AATATAACAAAAAAATTGTGTTTGTTGACAAATGGTTTCCGTCCACCCAAATATGCAGTGAATGCATGCATGTGGTTGGAAAGTTGGATGAAAGCATTCGTGAATGGGTTTGCCCCATCTGCGGAACGAAACACAACCGTGACCATAATGCTGCAAAAAACATTTTGAGAGAAGGGACATCTTCTCTTGGTATAGGCGACGTCAGACTTGAGAACGCTTGCGTTCTTGAGCAGTTGCCGTTCTAAAACCAAAATCTCCGAACCGTAGCTTGGAGAGTATGTCAAATTTGACAATTTAAAAATTCCCTTAACTTATAACTCTTTCCGTATGTTCTCAATTTCTTCAGTGCAAAATCTTTAATCTGCCTTACTCTTTCATTTGTCAAATCCAGCTCTTCTCCAATTTGCCTTAAATTCATCTCCTGACCAGTTTCAAGACCAAAGTACATCTTTAAAATTTTACTTTCTCTTTTGTTTAGTGCAGATAACGCAGTATTTATTTCATGTGACGCAGCATCTCTGTTAATTTCTTTATTTGAATTTTCATATTCTTCCCCTTCGAAAGAATCTGAAAAAGTAGTTTTTGAATCCTCAGAAACTGTACTCTCCATTTCCACTGAATAATTACAATCAGTAAGGGAATTGACTATATCAATTTCACAAACATTACAAAAATCGCTTATTTCTCTTGATGTTGGCTCTCTGTTTAATTCTTTAAATAAAACATCTTTTGTTTTGTTTATTTTGTTGTTGATATTTATACGATTCACGGGCAATCGAACAATGCTACCATTCTCATAGATAGATTGAATGATTGACTGTCTCACCCACCATACCGCATAGGAAATAAATTTTATTTTTTTAGTTTCATCAAACTTATCAACCGCTTTTATAAGCCCAATATTTCCCTCACTAATCAAATCTTCCAAGGGAATATTGCTGTATTGATATTCCTTGGCAACTGTTACCACAAATCTTAAATTACTCTCAACTAGCTTTCCTAAAGCATTTTTGTCCCCCGACTTTGCTTTAATGGCCAATTCAGTTTGCTCCTCTCCGCTGAGCAGCTCTACGTTCTTAAGGTCCTTAAAATAAGCCTTAAGAGCTATAGAAATATCCATCAAATAATTAGTCTTCCCAATCTAATTGAGCAAAAAAAGATTTGAGCCTCTCAAATTCTTCTCTTGATTCAATCGTCAGGAAAGCTTCTTGCTGAATTGGGGGATTTTGCCTTACATCAAGACCTGAGAGCAATAAAGAAAGATACCTTGTTTCAAGTCCCTTTTCTCTAAAAGTAACCAAATCAACTTCTAATGTGCCTGCTTCTTCGTTTTGACAACTGAAATAAGTTTCACACTTTTGATATTGGTCATCACCCAATGACTGAACTGTTTGTTGTCTTGGTTGTGCTGCAGGTTGTGCCGCAGACTCTGTTTTTTGTGCCACCAAATTGGGAGCCACTTTTACTTGCGGTTGTGGCGCCGTTTGCGTTTGGCTCAATTGCGCTTGAACTTTTTGCTCTGGTAGTCCGTTTTTTTTACCAAAATTTTTCAATTTTGCCTTTTGTTCTGGCGTCAATGTCTTGTATGCGCCAGTGTCTTCTTGTCCTTTGTTCATAGTCCTGTCTTTATATTTATTTGTCCGTGTGCAAAAATACGAAATAAATATATAAAAACCAAATTTTTACAGTGTTAATTTAGATTTAATATTTGCAACAAGATGTTTGTGAAATTTCACATCAGGAAATTTCTCAGAAATTTTAGCCGCTATCTTGTCAAGCCAATCTTCTCTGTCTTCAAAAAAGTGAATTTCACTCCATCCATTGTTAATGATACTGTCTTGTATAATTTTTTCTTTATATTCAGAAATTGAAACTCTTCCAGGAAGAAATAAATGTAACCCAAAATTTGGCGCATCAATGCCAACCTCCTTAAGTCTCTGCTCAATATCTTTTCTTAAAATTTCTTTTCTGCCAGTAAGAATCATTTTGTTCTTTACTGCCTTATATATAGAAAGAATCTCTGGATTTATTAATGTTCCAATAGTTTCCTTTGCATCAAAAAATCCTGGAAATGGATTTAAAACCAAAACGCCATTTTCTTCTCCAAGCGTTCTTAGCAATTCTTTTTTTGTAGAGTTTTTCAATCCTGCATTTTGCAACTGTTCTGGAGTTAAGTCCTGAATAAAATCCAGCTGTTCTGAACCAAGAGGGTTTTTGTTCCTACAATCTAAAACAACAATAAAATCATTGCTTTTTTTAAAACATATTTCTTTAAAAAACAAAGAAGAAAAAATACCTTTAATTTTTTCAATGACTTCTTTTAAATTTTCATTTTCCGTTTTAATTTGCCCATTTTCAACACTAACAAAATCAGTTAACCTTGGAGTTTCAATAAGCGTATCATCCATGTCAAAAACATATAAAGTTTTGTCTTCCATTTTCCAATTTTATCATAAATATAATAAAATTATACGAATCCCCCAGGAAAAAGTTGGGGGATTCGATAAAAAAATGTGAATTATTCAACGTTTATATTAAAATTTGACTGCTTTTCTTTTTCTTTATCTTTAGGAATAACTATTTTCAAAACTCCATCTTCATATGAAGCTTTTATGTCTTTTTTAACAACTTCTTCTGGAAGAATAAATCTTCTACTGAATTCTCTCTTCGCAAATTCTCTGAAGTGATATTTATCAGTATCTTCTTTTTTTTCTTCTGACAAACTTAAATTAATACTAAGTGTTCTGCTTTCCACTTTCACTTTAAAATCCTCTTTCTTCATTCCTGGGTAATACACATCTACCCTGTAATCATTTTCAGTTTCTACTGTATTAACTTTTGGATAACCATAGCTAATTGTTTCTACTCCATTTACAACGTCTTCAAAAATGTCGGAAAACAATCCGCTCCAATTTTTTTTAATCAATGTGTTCATAATAGTTTATTTTTAAGGTTTAATGACCGCACACTGTCTAATTTCATGCCAAACAAAAAAGCGGTCAATAAAACCGCTTTTTTAAAAATTATAAAAAATTCACATGACAAAATGTCACTGCATATTTATAGTCTATTAGAATATAGGTCTTTATATTTCAGAATTTTTTCCATCTTAATTGAGTCTAAAACCAGCCCTTTTCCTTTATTGAGGACGATGTTTACTTCTTTTGAAAGGGCTGTCTCTATAAATTCAAAACTAAGTCTTGTTTCATTTATTTCAAAACCTCTTTCAGAAAAAATCACTTCATATGGTGAGGTGCTTTTATCAAAGGTTACAACAGTTTCCTTTGCTTTGGGTTTTTCTGTAGGAACTATAGGTGTAGATTGAATAATTTCTTCTAATCCTTCGCTTAAAGTTTTAATAAGTTCTTTTTTTACTTTATCTTTTTTCATGCCAAAACTATTTTTTATAAATAGTAAAATTTTATAAAAATGCCCATCTTTTGACGGGCATTATTTGTTTAAGATAGAGGGTCCTTTCTAGACTCCAAGATTTTCATAATCTCCCTGTTTTGTTTTTCTCTTTTTCTTGCTTTTTCTTTAATGTCAGCCTGCTTGTCTACATTTAACTGAATTCTGGATTTTTTAAATCTTTCAGTTCTTTTTTTTGCTCTTTTTACAGCAGCATTCTTTTGTGTCTTTGTCAGTTTATTTTTTTTCATTTCTTTTATAATTAAATCATTTTATCAAATTTATAAAAATTATTATCTAAAATCAATACAAATTTATAACCATAACGATTACAAAGTCTTTTTTTACTAGAAATAACTTTATCTCCGCCCTGTTTTTCTTTAATCCATGTTGATTTTATCTCTATAATAAATTCATTTTTAAAAACATAATCGCTTATATAGTAATGCTTACCGTTTGTTATTCTTTTATATTTAAAAACCTTTCCTTTTGCTATTTCATGAAGAACATTATTCTTTTGACAATGCTCTAAAAAATTATATTCATATGTTGACTGATAACTTAAATCTGTTTCTTTAAATTTTCTTTTTCTAAAATAATTTATTTCCATTTTACTCAATGTATCACAGCATTTTTTAACAGTTTCTTTATTGAACATAGGGTTGTTTACTCTCATTCTTTGTCTAGCACTTTTTCTGTTTTCTTCTTTTTTAGAAGGATGGTCTAAACCGAAATTCCTTTCACACGTTTCTTTCATTTTTTCTATATTGTTAAACCTTCCATATCTTTCTATTTTCGTTTTTTTTACCTTTATTATTCTTTTTTCTTTATCTTTTTTCCAAGATTCCTTCAACTTCTTTCTTATTTCATTTTTAAACCCGTCCGAATGCAAAAAGTATTTTTTCCCATATTTTTTTAGATTTGTATCAACAATTTTTCTCTTCACTTCTTCCAATTGGAAAACGGATTTTACTGCGTATTTTCTAAAAACAGTATCCGCCACTTTTTTTTGGTTCCATTTGCCTTCTTGGCATTTATGGCTACAATATATATTCGGAACTCCCCTGTTAAATTTCACATTTTTTCCACAAGTTTTACATACAGGTTTACCATTCTTTTCAATATATTTTTTCTCTCTCCATTGAAGCCTGTTGTGTCCCTTTGCATACTTTTTAAATTCTCCTCTGTAGAACTCTGGTTCTTTTTCACAATGTCCGCATGCACACTTTGGAAAATTATTGTTGTATTTCGTTAAAACAACATAATCTTTTGTCAAAATATTGTGAACTTTTAATAAATGACTTGTAAATTGTCCTGCTAAATTATTTTCAAATTCCTTTTTACAAATATAACATTTTATCATAAAACATATTTAATATAAATATGTAATTTTTTTATTATTATTACATAGTATCAAAAGGCTTAACATTTCGAATATTGCCCGCAAGAATTGCATTTTAAGCACCCCTCAACATACATTAGTTTTGCGCCACACACCTCACATGTGTCCTGGCTAATGGTTCCATCTTTTATATATCTTCTAAATGTTCTATCAACTCCGTTTTTCCACGTATTTAAAGAGTCTCCCTTGAGCTTTAGCCCTCCAATAAGCGCCACAACATAATGCATAGGCATTCCATGTCTTAAAATGGCTGAAATCAACTTTGCATAGTTCCAATATTCTTCATTAAAAGCACGAGAAAGTCCAGCCATCTCAACTGGATACCCATCTTTATCCACATATCTAAAATCATATACAGAAATATCTTGTCCTTTTTTATCTTTTATTCTTCTTTTAATAACTTGTCCCTTTTCAACATATGATGGAATTGGGAAAGAATCAAGTCTACCAGTGAATAATTCATATGGCATTTCATCTATACCTTCTGCTGGTGAAACTTTTCCAACTATAGCAACCCATTTTTCATAATTATTTTGGAACGTCCACACATCAGCATTAACTGTTTTTGGCCTTTTTACTGCATGACTTTCAAATGTTTTTTTAGGTTTTTCTTCTTTGTTGGAAATCAAAACGCCGCTTCTACTGCCATCTCTATAAACAGTCAGCCCTTTACATCCAACTTTCCATCCAGTTTCATAAACCTTAGCGACCAACTCTTCTGTGACCTCATTTGGTAAATTTACGGTAACAGAAATGGAGTGGTCAACGTGTTTCTGCATTTTTCCCTGCATCTCAACCTTCTTTACCCAGTCAACATCAGCGGATGTTGCTTTATAATATGGTGATTTTTCTACGATTTTTGAAATTTCCTCATCCGTCATTTTTTTAACATCCTCTAAGTTATACCCGTTCGCCTGAAGCCACACATCAAACTTGTGGTGGAACACTGGATATTCTTGCCAACAATCTCCCTGTTTATCAGTAAAATCAACCCTTGCATCTTTCTCTTGTGGATTAATCTTTCTTCTTCTCTTATAATTTAATAGAAATACTGGCTCAATTCCAGACGTGGTTTGCGTAACTATACTTACACTTCCTGTCGGAGCAATTGTAAGAAGAGCAATGTTTCTTCTTCCGTAAGTCATCATTTCCTTATATAAATCTTCGTCCTCATCTTTTATTCTTTGAATAAATGGGTTGTTTTTTTCTCGCTTCATATCCCAAATTTCAAAACAACCTCTTTCTTTTGCCATATTAACAGAGCTCCTGTATGCTTCAAGTTTTAACAATTTTTGAATCTTCACTGCAAAGTTGATTGCTTTGTCAGTTCCATAAATAAGTCCCAGAGCAGCAAGCATATCTCCTTCTGCGGTTATTCCCAATCCTGAACGTCTTCCCAATTCTGTTTTTTCTTTTATTTTTTCCCAAAGTTCCCTTTCTGTTCTTTTAATGTTGTCTGGTTCTGGGTCATTTTCAATTTTACGCAAAATTGCATCTATTTTTTCCAACTCTAAATCTACTATATCATCCATCATTCTTTGAGCCATGTGAACGTGATTTATAAATAGTTTCTCATTGAATTTTGCGCTGGGAGTAAATGGATTATCTACATAAGAATATAAATTAATTGCTAATAATCTACATGAATCGTTTGAACATAAAACTATTTCGCCGCATGGATTAGTAGAGACGCTTTTAAATCCTAAATCAGCATAGCAATCTGGCACAGATTCACGTATTGCTGTGTCCCAAAACAACACTCCAGGCTCCGCAGATTTCCATGCATTGTACACAATTTTTTTCCACAAACTTTGAGCATCTATTTCTTTTGTAAAAGTTGGTTTTTTTGAATCAATAGGATATTGCTGTGTAAATTTTTCACCCTTTAATGCGGCCTTCATAAAATCATCTGTTAATTTAACAGACACATTGGCGCCAGTAACTTTCCCTTCTTGTAATTTTGCATCAATAAATTTTTCGGAATCTGGGTGAACAATAGAAATTGATTCCATCAATGCTCCCCTTCGGCCATCCTGTGCCACCTCACGAGTGGAGTTTGAATATCTTTCCATAAAAGGAACAATTCCCGTGGAAGTAAGAGCTGAGTTTAAAACAACCGAACCTTCTGGTCTTACAAATGATAAATCAAGCCCTACTCCTCCTCTTCTTTTTTGAAGCTGTACTAATTCTTGGTCTAGTTTTAAAATTCCACCATATGAGTCAGCATCAATATCATTTCCAATAACAAAACAATTTGAAATTGATACAACTTGATTGTTGTTTCCAATTCCTGCCATTGGGCTTCCTCCTGGGATTATATATTTAAACCCATCAAGCAACTCAAAAATTTCTTCTTCTGATAATGGATTCTTATATTTTTTTTCAATTCTTGCAAATTCTTTTGCAAGTCTTTTGTGCATATCATCTGGAGTAAGTTCATAAATATTACCATTGATATCTTTGAGGGCATATTTATTCATCCAAACGGTGGCTGCCATTGTGTCACCTTTAAAATATTCTGTACTAGCTTTTATGACGTCTTCTTCTGAGTGTGTTGTCTGTGCCTTTTTTTCTTTGATTTCCATAAAATTTATAATGTTTTCGCTGTCCTAATAAATAGAGAATAGTTTTGATTTCTGATACTTTTTTCTAATCTTTTACTTCTGGCGTAAAACTCTGATTATCCAGTGTTTTAGCCACATTGCTCATGTAACTGCCAATATTTTTTGCATCTTTTGCTTTCACTTTCGAAGATTCTGCACCAATCATTGCCCCCTTTTCAACTTTAGTATATCCAACTGGTGTTATTACTTCAATCATCAGTACTCTTGAGTCAAATGTTAGCTCCAATATTCTGCCTATTGCTCCATTTCTGTTTTTTAGTATTTTTAATGTTGCCTTACCATCTCTTACTTGCATATCGTCTCTACCAAACCCAATTACTATATCGGCAATGTTGTTTTTTGCTTTTGCTTCAGCAGTCATTCCCATATCGATTTCTTTTTTTGAATAGCCGTCTCCCGAAGTCTGTGATGCAGTAAGAACTGGAACATTAAATTCATCTGCCATTGCTCGTAGTGCTCTATAAATGTCAACCAGTTCGTGTCTTAACAGCTCTCCCTTTTGCAACGCTTTCATATTGTCTGCATAGTCAACAATGATAATTTCTGGAATGAAATTTTCATTACACTTTAACCAGTCTAAATGAGCATAAAGAGTATTTATCGTTGCAGTTCCATCAGCAAATTTTTTAATTTTAAGGTTAACTTTAAATTCATTTGCTGTTTCTGCAATAAGCTCTTCGAAATACTCCACCTTATTAAGAGGAATGTTGTTAAAGCACGCATCAAATCTTTGCCCAACAATTTCTTCTGATAATTCTAACGTAAAGTAAATAACCTTTTTTCCAGCTTTTAACGCTGCAACCCCGTTTCTGACAAGCATCATGGATTTTCCACCGCCAGTGGGAGCTATTACCACAAACAACTCTCCAGATGCAACGCCTTTCCCAATGTGTTCATCCAATCCTGGCAATATGGAAACTGGATTTCTAAAATCTTTTCTTAATCTTTTTTTAATATCACGAACATAATCATGTCCAGAATCTTTTGGTTCTCCTGCTTTTAAAGCATCTTCCATTTTACCCTTAATTCCATCAAAAGTGTTTTTCTTCCAATCAACAGCACATTCAATAAGGGTGCTTTTTACTTTTTGTGATTTAAAATATTTATATGCTCTTTCTTTAATGGAATCACTTTTTTGTGGGTCTATTTCTAATTCCTTTATTTTATCAATAAGTCCGTATATGTGTTCTTTTAAAAGTTCATCTTTTTCTTTGTCGTTAACCATTTCCTTAAGGTCATCATAATCTGCAGGAACTCTATATTTATTAAAGAATTCCATTTCATAATCTACCAAAACTTTATGAAACCCATCAAAATATTCTGGAAACACAATGTCAATTATTTGTTGAGCCCAGTTCTTTTTATCATCAATAAAAACTTTTAAAAATTTTGATTGATAGTTTGGTTCAAAAACATCTATGTTCTCATTAATAAATGACAAAATATCTTCATGTAAGTTTTTATTTTTCTTGTAGGGTGTCATTTTATTTCTTCTCGATATTTGACAGTATGATGTTTTTATGTTCTTCTGATATCTTATCAACCATAATTTTAGCTAATTTCTCAAAAAGGAAATATAAAGCCATTTCGTTTATTTCAACTGCATACTCGTCAATTCTCATGGGAGTGTCAAAAGAAATTTTGTGTAGAATTTTATCGGAAAACTTTATGATGAAATCCATTGTGTATTCATCACAGTCAGTGTTTTGAGTTATTTTATAAGTTAACTTATCTTCTAACTCTAAAGAAATATCTTTAAATGTATAGAAGAAACTTATGTTTTCATCTTTAAGAATTTCTCTTTGAAACTCTGTTAACCCTACTTCGTATTGATAAACTGTTTCTTTTTTGTCTTTGTTTTCAAGTTGAAAAACTAATTTTTCATTTGTCGAATCCATAGTCTTAGTTTTTTAAATTTGTCCTGTATTCCCCTTCTTTGTTTATGATTCTAAAAAATGGAGCAAAGAATAAATCAAAATGCTCATTTTTTACAAATTTAGTAAATCCATTGTTAACAAACAAGCTCATTGCAGATTTTATTGAAAAATTTTTATTATCTATTGGTTCATAGATTATTCTCTGCATCTCTTTCTTTACTTCTTCGTTTACAAAAGGCTTTTTAAGATTCATCAGTTCAGCGTTTCTGTATAAAACACTCCTGGCATCTATAATCTTATCATAAAATTTTAATTTTTTCTCTCTTTTTTTGTTGTAACATTCTTCTACAAGACGATTATACATATACTTCTCTTCGGCCATCCTTGGGAAATGTTCCAATAATGATTCGGGAGTAACCCCGCTAACCCCTTGTATTTTATCAGAAGAATCCCCGTTAAAACATTTAAATAAAAGAGCATTTTCTACTGGATAACCATATGTCTTTTTAAAATTATGTATAGTAACCAATTCAAAATTATCAGGGTTTAATATTGATACTTTTGGACTTATAAGTTGGGGAAAATCTTTATCTCTACTGTATATAATTATTTCTTCGTCTGGTATTGTGCTGTTTAAGATATAATAAGCAATTAAATCATCTGCCTCTATATATTTCACTTCTAAAAATCTGATGCAAAATTCTTCCAAAAATTTATTCACAACACTTTTTTGAATGACTATTTCTACTTTTTCTTTGTCCTCTGGGGATTCCATTCCATCCGTAGAAATCGCATGATATTCAGCATCCCAATCTTTTTTTCTATTTGCCTTGTATGGTTTGTAAATTTCATATCTTAATTTACCAGAATTAAACCCATCCCACATAACCACAATCCTATCTGGCATTACTTTATTTATTACAGACCTCAAGCTGTCAAGAAAACCAAATGAGCCCCCGCAGAGGCGCCCATTTGCTTCCAAATTTTTCCTTTTGTGGAAATTCTTTTTCAAACACCACTGTCCGTCCACTATCAACGTTTTAGTGCTCATTTGATTTGTTTTTTCATGTGATAACATATAATGTTTATCCATTTATTATCTATTGCAGTCCTATAAGCACCACCACTGTTTTTTACAAAATCTTTTTTAGAATTGTACTTTAATGCCTCGTTTTTACATCTTTCTAAAGTCCAATACCCATTTGGTTTTTTTGTTTTTAAATGAGAACAGATAATGTTTAACCAACCATTTCTAATCATTGCCATATAAGCCCCAGGACTTTTTTTATAAATTTCGTCTCTCGCTTTATATTTTTTCACTTCTTCTTCACATCGTTCTCTTGTCCAATATCCCTTTTTATACTTATTTTCTTTTGGCATATGACTACACACTTCATCCATCCACCCGTACCTCCTTGCAGAGTTGTAAGCACTATTGCTTTTTTTATAAAATTCTTTTCTAGTTTTACACTTTAAAGCCTCTTCTTTACACTTCTCAAAAGTCCATTTTAAATATCCCCCTCCAACACCACCAGCTTTTGAAATGTTCAAGATTGTAAACTCTTGGTCTTTGTATTTTTCAATTGTTAGTGCTTCAGTTTTTTTTGCATCTTCTATATTCATAAATTTTGAATATGTGAGTTTTGGGGTTAAATTTGTTTTTTTAATGTGCTTATAAACACTACTTCTTCTGTCTCTTTTGTGCTTCTTGTCTCGCTCGTTTATATCAAAAGTTAATCCAATATATACGCTTTTGTCATCAAACTCATAAACATATACTAATCTATTAAATCTATTTCCAATGTGCTTCATATGAGAACACACATTGTCTAACCACCCGTGCCTTTTACAAGCTACATAAGCACCGCAAGAATAACGTTTAAATTGTGACCTTTTATTATACTTAAGTGCTTCAATAACACATTTTTCATTAGTCCAGTAATTTTTATTTTTTCTCTCTTTTTTCATTTTAAACACTTTTGGTTAATAATAAATATCCAAAAATTTCATTATCTACCAAAAGTGTTTTCATAAAATTTTAATTATCTGATATTTCTTTCCAATATCTGTCAAATTCCAAATCCCAACCATCTCTATATTGCTTTTTATAAGCATCAATATCCGACTCAAGAATGAATCCGTGGTCAGTACAAACAATGTTGCCACTAGCCAAAACGTTTGTGATATGGTTTTTGTCAACAACAAGAGCAGATTTAATGGCAAATGCAACATCTACCTTATCTTTTGTTGCCTTTACTTTAGATGAACGTCCTGCAACACCACCTTGTCTAAAGACTAATGTGGATACAAGATAGAGTCCATCTCCACCATAAGGTTCAAGCGTTCCTATCGTTGCTGGCCTCTTTGGCGGGGCTGAATATGCATGATTTACAACCAACAAAGTGTTTGTAAATGGGCATTCTTTTTTTCTTGTGTTGTTAATCTTTGGTCCCAGGAACCTTGTGAATTTTGCCCTAATAACTTTAGCTGCAATCATCATCGCTGTGGTACCATCACCATCTTCTTCTTGCTGTGCATCCCACTCCGCCTTGGTAGGAGTCATTCCAATACTATCCCAAAGTAAAAGTAAATCATAATTCAATTCACCTTTTTCTTGTTTTCTCAGAACTAAATCTAATTCATGCACACCATCTTCAATAGTTTGTATTCCTTCAAAAACGATACATTCATCTTTAGAAAGACCCATCGTTTCTGCTCTTTCCCAACTAAATTTATTTTCTGTCAACACTAAAACTGGAAGAACACCTTGTTTTTGTGCATAAGCACCAGCCTCAATCAACATAGTCGTTTTCCCTGTATCACTTTTTCCATAATTCATAATAACGTGCCCCATTGGAATTCCTGGAAGTCTTGTTATTTCTTTAAATGCAGGACTCATATCAATCCACTCTTGTGGTTTGTATTCCATTTCCTTAATGTTGTTCTTTGCCTTGTAATCGCTAAGCCCAGTAAATTTTTTTCTTATAACAGGGTGCTTAAGTTCCCCTGCAGTTTTTTCCACTTCTTTTGTATTGTCTGTGGTTGGTTGGTCCTCGCCCAGAGGCAAGTCATCGTCTTTAATTTTCTTTGCCATAAAGTTTGTTTATATAATTATTATTTATTTCTGTCCTTGTGTGTTTGGAACAAACGCCTTCCAATCATAAGCTTTTTGTCCTTTGTAATCTCCTGATGTAATCTCAGTTGTCCTAAGATAATAAACGTCATCGTTTTTCTTTTGTTGTCCGAAATTTAATGTAGCCCTACATTTCTTACACCTTATGTATGTGTAATCAAATCCATCACCTTCTGTTACATGAGCAGATAGCTCAAGGTCATCGCTGTTACATAATCCACATGTATGCACATCATTAAATGATAATTTTTTTGCTTCCATTACAACTTCGTGTAGGTTTTTTCCTTCCACCTCAAAGGTGTGTACTTCTTTTCCGATTTTTTTCTTAACGTAATAAATGATTTTTCCCATGTCTTTGTTTGATTTAAAATTATAAGCAAATATATAAAAAATTATTTACAAATACAAGCAAAATTCAATTTTTATTTGCATTTATATTCTACAACCTCTATTGGAACACTTAAGTTTTTATAATCATATCCGCTACTATAACTTATGTTAAAAAACATACCGTTATAATACATTATTAATTTTGCCAACTCCCTTACAATAGTGGGCTCTTGGGGACTAATGTCAAATATTAGAGAGTCGTGAACTTGAAACAGGAATTGACTCTGTTTGTCAGCCATAAATTTTTTAATTTTATATAATTGGTCTACGATAATTTCAACAGCCGAAGATTGAATGAAATTGTTAAAACTTGCCCAATCCTTTTCTGGTCTCACAATTGTCCCCCAGGGGTTTATTACATATTCCTTTTCTTTATATGCGGCGTATACTGAGTCTGCCTTTCTAAGTAGCGGTGCCAAAAACAATCTTATTTTATAATACACTTCCTCTGGATTGCTTAAATAAGATATTTGTTGCATTATAGAGTTTTTAGACGCACTATATAATATTTGATGGTTTATGTTTTTTGCAAATAATCTGTTCTCTGGAGAAATAAACACATCCCCAAAGATAATTCTTGCAGTATGCATGTGAATGTCGCTTTTGTGGAATTTTTCAATAAAATCTTTGTCTTCACAAAAATATAAAGCAATCCTGGCCTCAAATGACATATAATCGAATACAACGATTTTACCGCCGTCAAACCTTGAAATGATGTTTTCCCGTTCCTCAGTCTTTTTGTCCAAATTCTGGGGGTTATATGCACCATTAGAGACAATTCTCCCAGTTAATGTTCTTTTGTTTGAGTAAGACACTTTTGCCAACCTGTTTTCTCCAACTATTGTTATATCAACTCCCGTTTTTTTAAATTTCTTTGACATGTTCAATTTCAAAGACGATAACCATTGCGTTATATTATCCTTTTCACACGCCCTTCTTAAGCTCTTTTTTTCATCATCAGAGAATTCGAAATTGGAAACCTTACTCATTATAAACGGAATGTATTTTTTTATATCAAACCCAGGAATTATGTTAAAATAAGACTCGTCAACCTCTTTATTGTATTGAACCCACCTTGCATTCTCGAATGTATAAACACAACCCAAACTGTCCAAATCAACATAATCAGCTATGTTTCTGTATGAAAGACACAAACATTTTATTTTATTTATAAACTCCGTTATTGTTTTTTTGTAATCGCCATAAACAGCTTCGAATGATTTTATGTTCAATATAAAATTTTTACCATCATTGTTAATATACAAGGCGTCTTTGTGAAAATATAAATAAGATTGCTTTTGAAGATTTAAGTCTTCTGAAACAAAGTCAATAAAAGTTTTACTTTGAAAAAGGGGGTCAAACAACAAAAATTCCTTTGGGAGCCAATTCTTTACAGATTTATTTATAAATCTTTCAACGGTTATGTTGTAATCTTCTTCCTTCTCAGTTTTACTGAATCCCCACTCAACAAAACTATCGATTGATTTGTCAAGGATATTGTGGCCTTTAAACCTATTTTTTACCACAGACCATCCAATAATAAGAATCGGAACGTTTTCTTCAAAATCTTCATCATACGACGTTGAAAGTTTTACAGGATATTTACTCACATATTCACGTAAAAACTCAAAATCTTCCCTTATCTCTGCTATAATCTTACAAATATACATTCCAACGCATTTGAGGCAAAGGTAGTGAAAAAAATAATAATATCAAAATGAAAAATAACTTATTTTATTTGAAACATTTTTGCAATAAATCCGTATAATATAATAGAAACAATAAAGATAAAACAAATGAAAAGAATAATCACAATTATAGCAATAATCATAGGTTCACTATTCGTTGTAGGCAAAAGTGTTGCACAGACAGTCAAACAGACTTCCATAGCAAGTGAAAGCTTTGATTCGTTTTATGCAAAATTCTACTCTGACAGCACATTTCAGGCCAGTAGAACTATGTGGCCGCTTGGTGGGGGAGAAAACATTGGAGCACTAACTAAACCATGGAAAAGTCGTTGTTTCTTGAAAAGTCCACGTTTTATGTATGTAAAAAACAATTTCGATTTTTATTCCTTTGATAAAAAGCCCAACTTATACACAATAGTAATTGGATTTGACGGGACTGGGATGGGTATTGAATATACCTATAAAAAGATAAATTCTAAGTGGTTTTTATCTTCCTATACAGTTTTTTCGAACTAATTTTTACACTGGGGTTCTTATGTTATTATCAGGCTTTGATATGTTTGATATGCTACGTTTATCATTGTCAGTAAGTGTTACTCCGATAAAGTTCAAATACTTTAATGGGTCTACAAGTTTTCCATTTATAGAAAGCTCAAAATGTAAGTGAGCGGCTGTTGTAGAGCCATGGTGTGGGTCTGCTAAATTACCCCCACTAATTGCTATTGGTTGACCTGCTTTAACTTTATCTCCTCTCTTAAGATTGAGCCAATCTTTACAGTGACTAAATTTCATTACAATAGTTGCACCTTGAAGTGACATAAAATTGGATGTTATATCGCTTTTATATGTTACTTGGACGTGTCCTCCAAAACCATCCCAGTCTCCAGCAAAATTAATTGTACCGTCAAACGGAGAATATAAAAGAGTTCCACTTGGAACTTTCAAATCAACACCCCCATGCAAATCTCCCGCCTTAACCTCTCCTCTTTGCCCATTTGCTTTTGTATACCAAAATCCTTTTGTTCTAACAAATCCACTAGTTACTTTGCTGTTGGAAAGATTGAAAATAGCCACCTTAATTCTTCCAGATTCATCAAATGTTATTCCAGTCATATCAGAAAATGCCACATCTCCCGCCGTTGATTCTTCAACTCTAGTTTCTCCTGTTAGTCCAAGTGTGCTTTTTTTATCTACATCTTGTTCTAACGGTCTTGACATATCTCCTAATGCCTGCAAATCTTCAAGTGTCACTGGTGGTATTCCACCATAAGAACCATTTGTAGAAAACCTCATTCGAATCCCTTCTACAGAAGTCGTCATATCATTGGGAGTGATGTTGTGAGTAACCTTCATTATCTGATGTAATCCCCCAAACATTGGCATCGTTTGTATATAAAAATACTGCATTGGATATACTTGTGCATTTCCTATCATGTCAACCTTGGCCTTATAACTTCTACCCTCATAAATGGGAAGCATGGAACAGTCCATGCTAACTTTTTGATTTGTGTTTTCTTTATCTACAAGCCTCTGTAGGTTAAGGATGCTTTCTGCTGTTGGTTTTGTAGAGTCAGTACTAACACCAATGCTCTTTACAATTTGGTTGTTTACAGACCCAAAACTTATTGATATTGCTTTGTTTTCAAAATCTGTATCCCTCATATAATCAGTTGTATATTCACTTCCGTTATTGTTCAACTTAGTCCTTGTTTCTGGGGTTGGTGAAAATAAAACATGAAAATAATTTTTTGGGGTTTCGTCTCCCTTATAAATTGGATAAGGTTTATAAATTTCATTTATGTTATCAGAATTTGCATCCCCAGGAAATGGAACAAATACAAAATTGTTCTTTGTACAAATTTGTTGTATTATATTTAAAACAGTGGTATTCCCGTTTGGTTTATATAATGGTTCAATGTTAATTATAGAGTGTTTTACATTTATTTTTTTCCCATTAACTGGTGCCAAAGGATAATCGTAAACAAAAAGAGTACTTTTATCTTTTGCCAAATCTTTAAGTGCCGTTGTTCCAACACCCCTTTCAACATGAGCATCACACATGCCAAACTCCTGTTCAATCAACAATGATAATTTTGATGAGTCTGAATATTCATAAGCTCTACAAGGCTCTTTTCCTTGAATAGTTGATGCTATTATTTGCCACTGATGAAATATTGTGTGCATTTGTTTATAAATGGCCGCCCTACTTTCATTTGCTTTTCCAAAGACACTTGCTATTAATTCTCCCTTTTCTGTTTCTATTTCTCCAAATTTTTTCAATATAGCCTTACACATTGTTTTTATTGCAATCCTTTGGTTTAATGACCTTCTGTCCCCAGAGTTAAAAGGGTTTCTATTAAATGGTCCAAACACAAGGTTTCTAGATGGGTCTGTGGCATCTTGGGTGTTTGTATAAATTGTATAACTTAAACTTTCAGCTGGCACTTGAGTTTCTGCCATTTGTTCTGCATATTGTACCGTATCTGTTGTAGGTTGTAGATAATTTGTATAATCTCTATAATAAGTTTTGCATTTTGAATAATTTAAACATTCTTCCGCTGCTATCCTTTCATTGATTACTAAAATTTCTCCTGGGGGCATTGGAACGTCACCTTCTTTGTTAAATTTATTTACATAGGTATCTATTGGAATAAATCCTATGGGATGTTTTGTTGGAGTGTTAAGAAAACCTTTCCCTTCAAAATCTTCTGGAGTTGTAGTGTTTGGGACGTTTATTTCTTTGGTTTTTGATACATCTGATGGGTTGTCAAATAAAACATAATAATATTTATCATTTTGTGCTTTTGGTATCACCCAATACAACCCATTGTTTTTTACATTTATTGCTGTTAATGTAATCGGGTCTATTGCAGACGTATTATAAAAAAGAGGTGTTTCATCATAATTTCCAATTTCAACACCAGTGTCATAATCAGCAGTTATTGCTGAAACTGGAGAATCGGAAATGTTTGTTGTGCTACCTGTGTTTCCTACTTTTTTTCCAGTTAATATTTCTCCAAACAACGTATACAAACTCATAGGCTCTAAATTGTTTGCCACCTTTTCCGCTTCTGCGTAATCACCCTTTCTTATTGCACTTCTTACCTCATCCGCCCCATTTACATAAACTGGCCATGTAAGAACTGGGTTGTGTGGAACGGGTTCAAATGGGCTCAATAAAACACTTTCTAATTTTAAAGCTGCCATTCCAGACTTTGCCTCTAGAAACCATTCTCCTATTTTTGCTTTTCCTCCTCCAGCTGCTGGGTGTATTGCATCTCCATCATCTGAAATTAAATTATTAAAAAAAGTACAAAATCTTTTTAAACTTGCCTGGTCTTCAAAAGAAAGTTGTGTAATAATATCCTTTGTCAAATTTTCCATATCCAAATTTGTCAAAGTAATTATCGAATTTGCTCCGTCATCTTGCAAATACACTTCTTTAGGATAATCACCAGGCTTATTTGGGTCTTTACTCCTAGTTATATAAGCAATTATTCCAGAACGTATTAAAATGTTTTCTATAATATTTTCATAAAAAGGTTTATATGGATTTGGTTGTATTGCCTCTAAATTATTTATTCTATTTTTAATTTTATCTCCCATTTCCGAAGCTGCATCATCACTTAATAAATTTTCTGCAATACCTTCTCCAACGGCACCTATAAATCTCTCCACAAAATCCATTTCACAACTAGCAACCCCATACGAATTGGCCTTATCCCTGTTTTTTTCTTCTAAAGATATATTTCCGACAGAACCCCCAATTGAATTTTTGCTTTTGTAAATATCTAAGTCTTGCATTGCTGGTACTTCTTCGCCATCACCATTTATCCATAAAGGAAAACAGTTTCCTATTAATTCTCTTTTCCCTTCTGCACTATCTCTTGACGCTTTGTTTTTGTAATATCCATCAAATCCAGCCTGTAAAATACTGCCTAAAATAAATCCAGAATCCCTTGCTATCTGTCTAAATACCTCACCAATTGTTAACTTTGATATTTCACTTTTCGTTGATGAAAATATTCTCCTTTTTATTTCATCTTCTATTAATGCTAGATTTTCATTGACAATCTCGAAAAGTTTTCCTTTTTTCTCCGTTTGTTCTTGTTCTTCTTTTTGTGTTTGTGCTGTGGCGTCTTTCATATCAGTATATTTGACGCCGCCTGATATTTCTTTGGTGTTAACAGGAGCTCCTTTTGCATTTTGCCATGCAGACGCACTTTTTGCTGTTGGAGAAGAGTTGTCTTCAACCCTTACATTCAATTGTAAATATGTATCTAACTTTCTTAAGTTCTTTGAGTCCATCGCTTCTTTCTGCAAATCTTTTTGTTTATCGCCTGCATTAATAGAAACAACTAAATTTGTAAACCCTTTAATCTGAATGTTGTTTACCAATCCAGTTATTGGCTCATCAAGTTTTATTGTTTTCGCAACAAAAACTGCATTGGCCAATCCATATTTAATACTTGTCAGTTGCTTTTTTAATAATTCAAAATCTTTAGACTCCTCATTTGTCTTGGTTTCTACATGCTTACCAATTCTTGTGTAAGAAAAAACACTGTCCGATTCAAATATGCAACCACCAACAGTCGTTCTGCTTTTATTTCCATAATCAACATATCTCAACTTCTTACATGCAAGCAAATATAAAACTGGAATATCTGCCAGAAAACCCCACTGGTTAGGAACAAAAGAACATTTTACTTCATAACTTCCATCAGAAGGAACATACGATACATTTGTTGTTTTTAAATTTAATATCCACGTAACACTTCTTCCAAGATATCCTTTAAAAGTAAAAATAAACTTGGGGGGCGGCCAGTTAAATAAAACAGAAGAGTCTATGGAATCGTTACTTGCCCTTTGCGTTCCAAATAGTGTATTTCCATATAAATCTTTGAAAGTTATGTCAATTAATGGTTGTAGGGATGGATTTATTTCTATACTTATGTCTGTTATCCCGAATCCAATATTTTTTGTGTAAAAGCTTGTGTCAAAAGTTTTTCTCCCAGTAAAATCATAAGCACTACCGTCAATGCAAGTTTTAAGCCTTACATTTAGATATAAGTCATCCATGTTAAAAAATTCTGGCTTTTGTAAATTTCCCATTGTTAACCTAAATTTTTCCTATTGATTATTTTTTTAGACACTTCATCTAAAACATCCATTTTAGGCCATGGAATTCTTATGATGGTATTGTCTGGGATGTCGAATTCGCATTCATAATCTGGATTAGCCCATAGAATTATTTTCCATAAAGTTTCATCCTCATATAAATCTCCAGCTATCCTATCAAGTCTAGTTAAGTTTTTATTGTACAAAACTTTTTTATCTGTAGTTCTTTTGTCTATGTCAACAGGTGGCATATCATCCAAAGTTCCTTCTGTGCTGTTTATTAATAAAGTTCCAAAATTAAATGCCATAATGATTCTTTTAATATAAATATAATAAACAAAAAAAATAAAGAAAACAGTTAACCCCTTATTGTTTTTGTTCCATAAAATCCTTCAACGTCAGTTGATGTTAACGGAACCCCACGTCCACCAGCTGGACCTACAATGTTAAAGTTAATGGTAACGTTTGCCCACATAGGCTGTACCTTTCCGCCAATATTCAAATCTGTCGTCCATGGAGCATCAGAATAATCATAACTTACACTGTTAACAATAATGTCATGGTCAATCCAATCCCCAAGCCTCATATGACAAACTGGTGGTCTTGTAAATGAAAATCCACCAGAGCCTTCCCAAACCATCTTTGTGTCATTATATACTCTGTCTACGGTATTGTTTGCTGGCCTTGTCATTTTTGATAAAAACTCCATTCTGTTTTTAAAATCAGCTTTGCTACCAGAAAAGAACGCAGGTTGAAATGCCAGGTTTTTAATCATTTCATCAATCCTTGCTATTGTATCTCCCACCTTTGTTTCTATATATCCATCCACCCTATCTTTACTGGTTACATTTAACTCATATACGTTTTTATACTTTATAGACGATTCCGAATAATTAGCAGAAAGGCTACTAATTTCATCTTCTGCCGCAGCATTTTCTTTATTTATCAATGCTTGAATATCTTGCATTTCCTTGCTGTAAGTGGCATATCCGTCTTGAGTTTTATCATTTACCTTTTTATCTATTTCAGCTTGTGTGGTGCCTGATTCTGTAGTTTTAAGTGTGACAATTTGTTGTGATGTGCTTTTATTAAATTCTTCTGTGAGTTTGTTTTGTTTTTCTTGTAATTCTTTTACTAGTGAAGCTCTTTTGGCTTCTCTTGCTTGAACTGCGAAAGTAGTGGATGTTTTTTGAAAATTTACACCAATAGGTTTTTCAATCAATTTCATGTCCTCATCTTGTTTTCTTCCTATTACAACACTTTCAGCAAAATCAGTTAACACAAAAAACGAAATACTCCCATCTCTAGATGAATTGTTATATGTGTAAATTGCCTCTTGTCTTCCTAAAAAATTTGTTGTATTCCAATTCGCAGAATCAGAATTTTGGAAGCTGTTAATGTATGGAGGAAAATACATTTGCTGTCCGTTGGAATAATTCTTAAAATAGAAAATTAATTTTCCAGCATTTTGTGGAGCATAAGGATTTTCTACGGTATATTTTTGATATGCGTTTTTTACAGCTTGGTTTCCTCCAATTTTTGTTTTTCCTATAATAAAAGTTTTTGACGGTGCATTTACCTTCCCTTGTATATCTTGGTAATTCGTTTTAAAATCGATGTCACTGTTTGATATTTTTCTCAATACATATCTCACTCCTTTTTTTGCAGTAATCCCATCAAACCCTTCTTCGTGAACTGGGTTTCCTGCAAATTGTTTTGCTGCAATAATCTTTTGAGCATTGGGGTCATTAATGTTTTCATCACTATTGTAGGTTGCATCAAATTGCGTTTCGACATCCTGTGTAAAATAACTTTCAGAAGGAGATGTTAAAGATTTGGGTGCTTTAAGTTTAAATGCTTCCTCATAGCTTGTCATCAAATCGTTAATGGTTTTTGTTGCTTTTGGATTGGTGCCAACAGTCAATCCATTTCCAAGAGACATGTTTTGTATCTTTGCAAGAATTGCAGCAACATTATTATCTGTATTGGTGCTTTTTAATGAACCTTTATCGTTTAAAGCAAATGAGTTAGAATATTTTAAATATTGTCTTATTAAATTATTAATATTATCTTCTGGTAAGCTCTGTTCTTCAGATGTAACATAACCGAATTTATTATCGTTGTCTAAATCATAGTTAATTTTAATTTTAGTAGTTTTAGAACTTCCATAAACACTATAATAATTCAAAGATAATTTTTGTGTAAGTGCAAAAACATACGCAGTTTGCAAACTTCTTTTAATTGGAGATGTGACTTCTGTATATGGTATATAATAACGAGCGGCATCAACCGTGTTGGTTGTGTTAATAAACTCTGCTGGGTTCATTGGAAGAGCTTTTGATGCGATGATATCCGATTGCCTTGGCACGTTTAAAGTATTCTGCAAAAGCATTCCTCCTTCTCCATATCCAGCCACATAAGATTCTGTATAATATTTTGAAGAAACGCCTGTGATTCCTCCAGAAACATATTTGTTTCTCATGGTTAATAAATTCCTAAAAAGCAAGCCTTGTGTCCAAACTCCAGATACACCAACATAAACAGAAGTACCACCAGGACCAAGAACATTAAATCCCAATTGTCCAAATCCAGTATTTTTGTTTAAGTTTTTTATCCTTTCATCTTCCCCACTGCTTACAGTCCCAAATTGGTCAAAGTGTGAATCAATTGTTTGTTTTGATGGCACGTTCGTTACCAATTCATTGTTTCTATATTGTGTTGAGTCTGTTTCTAAATCCGAGGTGTTTGGCACATTATGTGCTAACTCATCATTTCTATAAGAAACAGAATCATCTTCCAAATCTGAATTGTTTGGAACGTTTTCGGCTATCAAATCATCTCTATATGTAATAGAGTCATCTTCCAAATCTGAATTGTTTGGAACATTTTCAGCTATCAAATCATCTCTATATGTAACTGAATCAGTTTCTAAGTCTGAGGTACCAAGAACATTTTCTGCTACCAAATCATCCCTATATGTAACTGAATCAGTTTCTAAATCTGAGGTGCTAGGAACATTTTCCGCTACCAAATCACTTCTAAATTGTACTGAGTCTTCTTCTAAATTAGATGTTCCAGGCACATTTTCAGCCAGCACGTCATTCCTAAATGTAACAGAATCTGTTTCCAAATCTGAATTATTTGGGACGTTTTCTGCCAACACAGTATCTCTATATGGAATTGAGTCTTTTTCTAAATCTGAATCTGAAGGTACGTTTTCTGCCAACACACTTTCTCTATATGGTACCGAATCCTCTTCCAAATCTGAACTTGAAGATACGTTTTCTGCCAATACATTTTCTCTATACGAAACGGAAGCGTCTTCTAAATCTGAAGTAGACGGCACATTTAAAGATAATTCTTTATTTCTATATGTAACAGAACCGCTTTCCAAATCTGAAGTAGACGGCACATTTAAAGACATTTCATTTTTTCTATATGATATAGAATCAACTTCTAAATCAGTTTCTTTTGAAATGTTGTTTGATACATTGTTTTTTTTGTACCCTTCTGAGTCAATTAATAAATCAGTTTGCTTTGGGGTGTTGTTTGATATATTTTCTTTTCTAAACTCATTAGAATCGGCCTCTAAATCTGTTGTTTTTGAATTGTTATATGCTAAATCAGAATTTCTAAAAGCACTTGAATCATCTTCTAAATCTGATTTCTTTGTAACATTGTTAGCAAGCTGATTGCTTCTAAAAGAATTTGAATCATCTTCTAAACTTGAGTCTTTTGGAACATTATTGGCTAACTGATTATTTCTAAACGATTCTGAATCATCTGCTAAATCATCAGTTCCTTGTTGTTTGTTTTTGCTCAACTCTTCATTTCTGAACCTGGTTGAGTCCATTTCTAAATCTGTTTCTTTAGAAACGTTCTTGGCTAAATTCTCTTTTTTAAATTGTTCCGAGTCAACTTCCAAATCAGTTTCTTTTGTAACATTCTTAGCTAAATTTTCCTTTTTAAAACTTTCGGAATCAACTTCCAAGTCAGATTCATGTGAGTTGTTTTTTGACAAAGCTTCTCTTCTGAATGTTTCAGAATCAATTTCTAAATCAGATTCTTTTGTTTTATTTAAAGCAATTTCCCCATCTCTAAACGCTTTGGATTTTTCTTCTAAATCAGTTTCGTGTAAATTATTCTTTGACAATTCTTCTTTTCTGAATTGTTCGGAATTACCCAACAAATCTTGTTCCTTAGAGGAGTTGTGAGCTAAATTTTCATTCCTATATTCATCCTGATTTTCATTTGTTTTTTTCTCTAAATTTGGATTAACTGCGTTTTTGGCCACATTTGTATTTCTGTATGATGTAGAATCCACAAACAAATCAGCTGTAGAACTTACATTTTTACTAAGCAAATCTTTTCTTTTTGTTTCAAACAAATCAAAAGATTCAGTTGTACTTTTATGTAAATTTTCCCTGGCCAATAAAGATTTTCTAAAATCTTCTGATTGCTCTTCCAGTGAAAAAGTTTTTTCAACAGCTTTGGCTAATTGTTGATTTCTTATGTTTTCAGAAAACTCATCCAAATTAACATTGAAATGATTTTCGTTTTTGCTTAATAAGTCTTTTTTTACAGAAGGATAAAACACATCATATAGACTCTCTGGCTTAACCAGGTTCTTAGACATTAATCTATTTCTAATTTCAGATGAAAATGGACCAAAGAATTGATTCATTTTTTCTTCCATACTTTGCTGTTCGTCTTCGTAATCGTAATTTGTGTACATAATGCGATTATTTAATCATAAATAATCGAATAAAATAATTATTTTCTAAAAATCAACTTTTGATTCAAGACTTTTTCAATATTTTCATCATAGCGAACTCGAATGAGAGAAATGTTGTTGTTTTTACAATAATCTGTCTTAATTTTGTCTTTTAATTGTATTAGCTCAAATCCCCTTTGCCCACCAAAAAGCTTTATGGGAGTAGAGTGTTGTTTTCCATCATATTCAATACATATATTATGTTTTGGAATATAAAAATCAAAAGGAAGGGGTAATTTATATCTACATTCTTTAAAAGTTTTTTGTTGTTTAAAAAGTATATTATTATCCACTAAAAAGCGCTTTACTGCACTTTCTCCTTTGCTTGTTTTGCAACAGGGACAACCATTCCCTTTTAAGTGAGAATTTGCCTCTTGATTAAATATCCCATGAGTTAGACAAATTATCTTGATTTTGCTTTTTGAACTTTTATAATTAACTAAAGAATAATCATATTTACTTCCATGAACTTCTTTGGCTCTTTTAACAAACTCTTCTGTCTCTTTGTATTTCCCAGTGCACTTTTTACATCCTGATTTTTGCGAAATATGAGAATGGGGAGTTTGTTCAAAAATCCCATGAATATTACATATAATTTTAACCTTTTGTTCGTTGTGTATATAATTAACTAAAGAATAATCATATTTATCTCCATGAACATTTTTTGCTCTTTCAATAAAACCTTCTTGGCTAACTTTATAATATCCAGAACACTTAGGACAACCACATTTTGCAATTAAATGTATATTCGGAGTTTGAGAGAACTCTCCATGTGTTTTACAAACTATTTTTATTGGAGTTTCATAGTTTTTATAAATAACTAAAGAATAATCATATGTGTCGCCAAATTTTTCTTTGGCTTTTATAATAAATTCTTCCGTAGTTAATTTTCTTGCCATAAATTTTTATTACAAATATAATTAAATTTTACAAAAGACTCAATTTAATTAAATTCACTTAACTAACCTTGTCAATATCCCTCACGATATGCTCCTCTAGCACACGCCCCGAAGGCATTTTTAATTGAATTACTATGTTTCTATCTTCTCTTGGTTTTCCACCTTCTTCTTTGCCTCCTCCAATTTTACCAATTGCTTCTATTACAGCAACCATTGATGACATCGCTCCACCAGCGAGAGAAGCAACTGCCATTGCTTGAGAAAATTCTTTTACTTTGTCTAATTTTTCAAAATCTAATTTTGACAATGCATCACTAAGTGTTAATACTCCACTTGACATTGCATCTAAACCTTTTCCTCCAATATCAAGTGCCTCAGACAATGGAATTAAAACTGCTGAAATAGAAGCCAAAGTCCCAACCATAAGCATCATTCCAAACATAGTTATTGGATTTGCAAACATAAGGCCAGCCAATGAGAATGCCAATAAAGGACCAACAAGTCCCAGCAATGTTGTTCCCATCATTCCAAGAACACTCCACTCAACACCAGACAATAGTGTCATTGATGCTGCGAATGCCATCAACCCTAAAGAAGCAATTGCCAAAGACGCTGCAACTACAATTAATGCAGCTGCTCCAACAACCAATGCTAATCCTCCAGGACCTGACATAAGAAGCCCAACAATAGTCAAGGCGCCAACCAAACCAATAAGTGCCACTCCAGCCTTTGCCAATGTTTCCCATTCAATAGTTGCAAACATTCCAACCGCAAGTGCAAACACTCCCAAAGAAACCCCCACAAGTGCCATTGCTGCTGAGCCTAACAAAATATCTTTAAAATTCCTACCCATTACTCCAAATCCCTTTGCTATTGCTCTGAATCCAGCCACAACCAGTTTTTCTACTGCGCCAACACCAGCTAAAACCAACAATCCAGGAACCGCAGGAAGAAACAACAACAACGCTGGTCCAGCAAGCGCTGTAGCTAAAATTCCCTTCATAACCCCTTTTCCGCCCATTGCCTTTAAACCTTTTGCAAGAGTTTCCAACCCACTTTTACCCCTTGGTCCTTTTACTCCCTTGCTTAAATCTTCTGTTTTGGTTACTTTCGTTGCCAATGCATCTTTTCCCGCACCTTCTGTGCCAGAGATTGCAGGTCTCATACCACCTTTAAATAAATCTTTTACTCCACCTTTTTTAAACATACTTCCAAACTTCGTTCCCACATCAGCAAGGCCTCCAGCCATTTTTCCCATACCAGCAATTAAAGCAGGCAATTTAGCTGCCATCGCTATTATAGCAACAGTAAACAGAGCCCATTTGTTGTCTATTAACCATTGGATAGCTGATGTCAACGCTTCTATAACTGGTTCAAAAACTGTAAGTAAATTCATAAAAGTATTCTTAAATGCTGTTAATGCATCTTGGAATCCTTGGTTTTGTTTTGCCTGCTTTTCAAGGTTTTTATCTTTTTCAATTTGGTCTTGCATGATTTTCTTTGCCTGCTCTTGTGTTATTTCTCCCAAATTCTTTATTCCAGCCTTATCTAAAACACTTCCTTCAAGAACCTTTCCTGTCATATCAACAGAGTCCATCAACGTGTTTTTAATAGAATCTGGGTCAATAGCTTTTCCGTCTTTATCTTTCAACCCTTCAAAAGTAATATCGGGCATCAGGTTCATTTTCTTAGCATCCTCAGCATTCTTTTGAATTCCTTTTTGAATCGAGTCTAATGTTTGACCAGTTGCGTCTGCAACAATCTGCAACCTATCCTTATCAACCGCATCAAATACATATTCCATCTCTCCATTGGCATTTTTAACAAAATTACCAATATCCTTACCCATGGTTGTTAATATTTTTTGTAGGGCGGCGGGGTCTTTCCTTGCAGAAGCAAGCAAGTCCATAGGGTTTATATTTGCAAAGGAACCACCAGCCAATTGTAATTCGGCAGCCATTTGCATTGCACCTTCGATGTTTCTAGCCTTATCTGCTACATCAAAAATTTCATCAACATTCATTCTTAATCTTTCTGCAGTTGCAACCATTTTCATCAAACTCTTTTCTCCACCCTGGAAACCCATGGTACGCATCTTTGTAATATTCCTGGATATTCCTTCAAGAACTTTTTTAGAACTTACACCGAATCTCTTCGCCATAACATTTGCATCCGACATTGCATCTCTTACAGTTTCAGAAGAATCTCCCATACGCATCATTTCACCAGCCATAACACCCATACTCTCTGCCGACATGCCAGTGGCCAGCTGAATGGCCTTTAAATCATCTGTGGCTTGACTTAAGACATTAAAGTCAATTGTCCTCAACTCTTCACCAAGAGTTCCCATAAACGCAGCTGTGTCCTCTATTGACATTCCAAATTTTGCAGTTTTCACTGTAAGCTCTGTCATTCTCGCTGCGTTTTCTGTAAACATAATACCAGTTGTTTTCTGTGTATCATGAATAATTTTATCAAACTCCAACATCTTGGGGATTATACCAGATGCTATGTTTTTTGCAATTGCAGTTAATCCTCTGCCTATTTTGAAGACTTCCTTATCTGGTTTTGCCAACTCCTCTGTCATTTTTTTAACTTCAAAGTTTGCCTTTTTATATTCTTCGACTTCTTGTTGAATACTTTCAAAGATGTCTTTATTAAGCGATAACACTTCTATTCCTTTGTCTCCATGCTTATCTAAAAATTTAGCAATATCTTTGCTGGCAAGTGCCATTAACAAATCTGTCTGAAGCCCTTCATCTTTAATTTTATTAATTTCAGGCAGTTCTTTTTTTAATTTTTCATAAAATTTATCAGAATCTGTATGGCTTTTCTCAAGCACTTTTGCTATATCATCCTCTTGAAGTTTCGTTTTTTCAATTAACTTAGATAATTTATTCTTATTTGTCTCAGACATGTCGGAGAACTTCTTTGATTTTTCTGTAAGCAAATCAATCATGTCTTGCTGTTCCGTGAATGTCAAGTTTTCAGAAACGCCCTTAAAACTTGATGATATGATTTCCGTTTTACTCCTGAAGGAACTTATAAACCCTTCCAAATTCTTTTCCAACCCTTCCCCCATCGCCTTAATAGATACAGATAGTTTTTTGTTTAAGTTATCCCCAATATCATCAAGATGCGAATTCATTTGGTCAAGCATCTTTGCTTGCTTAACCAAATCCTCAGTCGTCTTTGGCACCTTATCCCACCAATCAGCGCCAGACACTCCAAAGATTGTTGCAGAAATACCCTCCCAGACGGATTTGTATGTGTCCGTCATTTTATTTAAATCTTTCTGCCTTTTATAAAGTTGGTCAACCCTTTTAATTGCTTCTTGATATTGTGCGGGGTTAATTCCAGTTTCTTGCTTTGCCATTATGAAAACATTTTCTTATAAATATAATGACAAAAAAATTTTTTATAAATAAAAAAAGGGATACACTTTCGCATATCCCTTTTGAAAAATAATTGTTTATAATTTTTATCTTTTTAAGAAGTTATATCCATCTTCATTGCTTCTTGCGGCCAACTGAGAGTCAATAAATCTTATTGTGGCCTGTGCTTTCTTTCCACCATTAGCAGCCAGAGAATCTATCCAGGCGGTTGACTTATATTCCTCTGCCGCTTCAGAATTCATCATAGTTGACAGTTTTGACTCCCTGTAAGCCTTTATTCTTTCAATATTTTTATTATCTCCGTCAAAACCAGAACATGATTTGCTAAATTTTTCTCTAAGAGAGTTTTCAAACACAGGGTTTTTACCAGTATGAGCAGAAGTTATAAAATAAACTCCTTTAACCAAATAAATCAATGCTGCAAATCCCAAGACAAACATAAAAAGAGACGATGCACCCTGTACGAATCCAGACTGAGTTTCAGCCCAAACAGACACCGAATCTCCCCATTTGTGGTTTGACCCAAGTGAATTTGTTCCGTATTCGTGAAAAATGAAGAACAAACTTAATCCTGTGTAAATAAGTCCTTTTAATAGACGTTTAACAAATGTTTTCATAATTCTTTTCTTTAAGTTTCTACTATAGTATACGAAAAAAAAACAAAAAAGTTACATTTATTCAGATTTTTTTTTATTTTTATTTGCCAGGAATGCTCGAATTTGTGCTTCGGCATCTTTATTCTTCTGCTGTTGTTGCTTTGGAGACAAAGGCATATTTCCCTTCGGAATCCTTGGATAAATACCACTTTTGTTGCGATTTAAAACTGGGTCTCTTTGAAAATATGGTACATATGTGTTTGTTTTCAATGCTTGTTTAATTTTATTTGTAATCAGGGTTTTTATTTTCAGGACAGATTCCGTTATCAAATTATTTGTGTCAACATCTGCCGCTTCTCCTGCAATATATAACATAAATTTGTTAAGATATGACATTAACTCTCTTGCTTTGTTATCTGTAACCTTTATTCCTCTTATGTTGTTGAAAATCGGTGCTAGACCAACAAATTCATCATCTGAAAACCCCCTCACAATACCAGAAGATATATACCCAGCCAGATTTTTCAATAAATCAGAAAAAACTCCTCTTGGCAAGTCTTTTTTAAATTGTTCGACAAAATCTTTTCCTTCCTGGGATGAAGAATCTATCTCAATAGGAATAGCAGTGTTTTTATAACTCAAAAACCCTTTTAATTTGGGGTCTAAGGAAAAATCAACTGTATCTTTTGCGGAAACTCTTTCTCCTGGTTGTTCATTGGTCACAAAAATAGAATCAACCTGCCCTATTTGATATGTGGCTCCGAGCAAATTAAACGGCATTCCTTTAACAATGTGTCCATTATTTAAATAATTTGTTCTGATTGTTTCCCACAAAACTTGTAGCTTTTGCAAATTCGGATAAATCTGGAACACAAAATTAGTGTCTTTGTCATCTAATTTTTTAATGACTCTAAAAGTTAACTTCTCTCCACCTTCTCCGAGAACTGTAACAAACCAACCAGTAGGTACAGCAGCCAATTCTATACCATCCGCTGTGTTTTCAATTGGTTCTTTATACATTTCAACTCCCAAAATTCCGTCTTGAGGATTTTCCCATATTCCTTTAAAATATTTTTCTGGGGGTGCTTTAAAACTTTTGTTACCAGCTTCATATCTTTCTCCTTTGAATTCTCCTCCGATAAAATTTGACCCCGTGGCAAAAGAATATCCCTCAAAAGAACCGCTATACCAATCTCCAGTAAATGTTAACTGGTCTCCTTTAATAAAAATATAATCTGCTTTAAATTTTGCATTTAACAACCATGCAAACTCAGGCCTATTGAACGTCGCCTCTAAATAAGCCCCTTCTCCTCCCATTCTGTAAAGATAATTTCCGTTTATTGCATATGTATAAACCCTATCTCTCGTTCTAGTAAGAATTGCTTCGTTTAAAAAGATTTTTTCAAATATTTCGTTGTTTTTTGAGGAAATTTCTTCTATTTTTTTGATTGAATCCATGTTTGTTTTCTATTTTTCATAAATATACAATAAAATTTTGATTTCAAAACATAATTGGCTATATTTATGAAAAAACAACATGAAAAGAAATAAACCCATACTTGGAGTATGTATTTCTCCAAAAATTGCAGAAAAATTGGAAAAGGGGAAATATAACAAATCTAAGCTAATTGACTCATTGCTAACAGAGTATTTTAAAAGATTAGATGAGACGATAGAAAGTAAATTAAAATAAAATTTATACTTGTGTATTTTTAATTTTTTTACATATTTATAATAAACACTAAATATGGGACGCAAGAAAATTAACACAGAAGAAAAAAAACAGCACCTATCGGTTGTTATTTCTCCAGAAAACTTTAATAGATTAAAGAACCTAGAGCTAAACGAATCTAAGTTTATTAATTGGTTATTGGAAGAACACTTTAACCAAATAGAAAATAGGAGAAAATAACTATGAAAAGATTAACAACAGCAGAGTTTATTATAAAAGCCAAAGAAATTCACGGAGATAAATATAATTATTCAAAAACAAATTATGTTAACTGTAGAACGAATGTTATAATAACCTGTATTCAACATGGCGATTTTTTTCAAAGACCAAATGACCACATATACAATAAAAGTGGATGTATTAAATGTTCTGGCACAAAGAAATTGTCAAAAGACGAATTTGTGAGCAATTCAGTAAAAACACATGGAGATATATATGATTATTCATTAGTAAAATACATAGACAACAAGGAAAAGGTTAAAATAATATGTAAAAACCATGGAGTTTTTTTACAAACACCAAATGCTCACATAAGTCAAAAGTGTGGGTGCCCAAAATGCGCAGGAAGAGGAAGAACAACAGAAGATTTTATTGTTGCTGCAAAAAATATTCATGCAAATAGATATGATTATTCTTTATCTGAATATGTAAATATAAACTTAAAGGTTAAAATAATATGTCCTATTCACGGGATGTTTGAGCAAATTGCACATTATCACATTAACAAAGGATGTGGTTGCCCAACTTGTAACAATAGCCTTGGTGAGAATTTAATCAAAAACTATTTAATAAATAAAAATATAAAATTCAAATCCAGCCACATTTTTAAAGATTGTAAAAACATCAAGACACTACCATTTGATTTTTATTTGCCTGATTTTAATATGTGCATTGAATTTGATGGGGTTCAACATTATAAACCTATTGCTTTCTTTGGCGGTGAAGAGTCTTTAGAACAGACCAAAAAAAGAGATAAAATTAAAACCAACTATTGTTCTAAAAACAACATTTTGCTCATTCGCATTAAATATGATGAAAATATAGCACATGTGCTAAATGAAAAATTATTATCATTAACTATTTAAAACTTACCTTTATTTGCTTTTGCTTTAGTCATTGCCTTTTTTTCATTCTCATTTTGTTTTTGTACTTCTTCATGAATACGCCTATACCACCACTTCCTAGTAAAAACTGGCATTTTTTGCACATCTTCATAGGTAACCCCTTTCCCATAATATGTAATTAAAAAAGACTCTTCCAATATTCCATCTTCTTTATATTTAACGGGAAGTGAAAGAAAATTGTACCCCACATCAATTTTTTGAACAAATTGTTCTCCACAAAACGAACAACTTAAATTTATAGTTTCATCTATTCCCAATTCGTTTTCTTTTATAAAATTAACAATAGAATCAACATGTTTTTTAGACATTCTTCTTATAATTTTCTTTATTTGGTCTTTGCTGGTAATTCCGTTTATTGAATCAATGTTATATACAAGCGATAGCGATTTTTCTTTTTTGATTTTCGTGGTTATTCCGTCCTCATCTTTAATGTTAAAGAAATCTTCATCACATTCATTTTCGTGCTTTTCAAGTTCTTTTGCAAACGTTAAAGGAGATAATACAAATTCCATTTTCACTTCTGGTATGGAAATTACATATTTTCCATCGTCGCCAGGATTCGTTTTCGGTTTTTTAAATTCTAAATCTGAAAGTTTAAAATCATTATCACCTTCTCTACCGCAGAATGGACAATTTGGTTTTATTTCAATTGTGTCTCCGTAAGCTGTAGACCTTAAAAACATCAAAATGGCTTGGAAATCTCCAATCAACAAATCTTTCACATCAATTTCATCCATAATCAAATCGCCCAAAACAAGCTCAATGCCTCTGCCTGATTCCATTAAAAAAGAATCACACAAAACATGTTCTTCGACTGCTGTTAAATATCTTATTAGAAGAGATTTGTTTTTATTTGGGTAGTATGCACCCTTAGAAGGAAGGTTGATTAAACTAAACTGTCTAGATAAATCAACCTTCTTTTTATTTAAATTTTTAACTTCTTTCTTTAAATCATAAAACCCTTCCAAAAGAATATTTGCAGTTTTTTTAAATTCTTCAAACGCCTGTAAATATTCCTTTTCGTCTTGCATTATAAATCTGCATTTGGATAAAATAACCTATAAGTCATTGGCACCTCATCTTCATAACGATGTCCACAATTTAAACATTCAAATTCATAATTGAAGTCAACTCCTGGTGAAATTAGTTTTACATATTCTCTAAACACTAAAGAATCTTTCATAGGCATAGCAGAAATTAGTTTGGATATATAAAGCTTATCTCTATTTCCTTCAACTTCCATTATCTGTCGCCTGTATCTTTCGGTAATGGCTTTTGATACTTTATAATTTGTTGCTCCCTTTTTCGTTGTAGCAGCTTTCCCAATTTGAGTTTCATCCCTACCATTTAAAAGTCTGAATTTAATATTTTTCTTCATAATTGGCAACAGAAAACTATACTCTCCCCTTTCATCTGGCTTGTCTTTTAAAAAATTAAGTTTTAATTTACTTAAATCAACCTCTGGCTCATATTGTTCTCCACAACTAGGACAAACAACTTTCCCAGGCCTGTATTCTTCTCCCATACCAGTTCTTCTGACATGAATAAGAATGGCATTTCTATCTCCAACAACCATATCGTCTGGGTGAATGTCTTTGTCAATTACAACAATTTGAAGTAATGCATCCAACACTCTTCCGCTTTTTATAAGCTCGGTAGAAAACAACACATCGTCTTCTTCAGCAGTTAAATATTTAATTTTAACTGTTTTTTTTCCAGTAGGATAAAAAGCGCCCATTGAGGGGAGCTCAATTTCTTCTGTTGGAACTATAAATTCATCATCTATAAACTCGCTTGGTAGACTTTGTTCTACGGGTTTTGCTTCTGATTTGTTTTGCCCAACTATAATTCTTCTTTCTTGATTTTCTTGATTCTGATTTTCCATAATTGTTTAACTTTAATTAGTTTATTATAATTATAGAAAAATAAAAAACTAAAGTAAATAGAAAAAAATTTTTGTTTTTCTAAGTTTTTAAAGAAAGAATTATTCAGCAGTTGGGGTAGATGGTACAGCTGGAACAGCAGAAGTCATCTGTTTACTTGTGTTTTGAATTGTGTTTTGTAAAGCCTCCATGTCGTCCAACTTTTTTTGTAAATCTTGATTCTGCTTCGCTAGTTCTACACTTTTTTTAACACCATCTTGCTGCATTTTAACAATGTTTTTTAATTTTGCATTGTTGATGCTCTTTAATGCATTAACAGAATTCTGTGGAGTTAATGGGTCGGCTGGCACCGTAGATTTTAATTCTTGGTTTGCTCTTTTTTTATTAAGCTCTAAATTTTGTTTTTGTAATTCTATCTGTTTAATTGTTTCAATATTAGAATCAATCGTTTGATTGGTTATTGTCTGTAAATCCTCAACATTTTGAACCTGGTCTGTTATTTCTGGCTGTAGAGAATCCAATCCGCTCAAACTTCCCATGTTTGACCCGCTCTCCCCAGCTTCAGAAATTGAGAGCATCTCATTTATTTGTTTCCTAATATACTTTCTCAACAGATTTTTCATATACAAAAAGTAAGAATCCCTATTAACTAAATATGACTTAAAATTAATTTCGTTTCTTTATAGTCTTGTTTTGTGTTCAATGTGTTTGTTAAATTTAACGGATTTAAAACTTTCTTATTATCGTGGCTATCAATTATTTCAATGCTTGAAATAAAATAATTATAGCTTATGATGATGTCAAAAACAGTTTTTGGAATGTGTTTTATTTTTGTGGTGTTAAATACAATTTCGTTTTCATTCAAATAGTCTAATTTCACTTTTACATTGTTGATATTGTCCCACCTTAGTGCATTGTTGATTCCCAGCTCTAATATGCTTAATTCATTTTTTTTTATCTTTTTCATAGTCGTGCTTAAATTTCTGACACAAAAAACAATGCACTTGGAGGGATATTTTCTAAAACATAATATCCAAGCAATTTATAGTTTGGGTCATCATAAATTTTTATATTTGGAACTAAGTCTGTTTTTATACCTAAAATTATATAAGACTCTCCTTCTTTTTTGATTCTATCTATAAAACTTTTAGCATTAGCAACAGAATTTGTTACGTAAATTCTATCTGGATGATAAGTTAGTTTAGAATAAGACTTAGGAATAATCCCATCTTTTACAATTTTCTCAATTTTGTTTTTTTTTGTTACATGGAATAAAACTTTTGGGACACTAATTTGTTCGTCAAATTTTGCCTCTAAAATTAATTCTATTTTTTTATACTTTCCTTTCTCCTTTATAATTTTTGCTAGTTTATCCTCAGAAAACTTTTCATAACTAAAATCATCATCAATCGTATACAAATCAATTGCAGAAACAAAATATCCCAAATTGTTTATTAAGGCAAACAATTCACCAAAATAATTGAAATTGGTGATGTCTATAATTAACCTATTGGTAGAGGTATCTTCTTTGGTTTTTAAATTGCTGATGGAAAACTTTCTGTCTAATATTTTTTTTGATGCTCTAGTTGAGTGCGTTTTTATAAGCCCCTCAATAATATTAACAACCTGCTCTTTAATATACTTTCTCAACAGATTTTTCATAATTATTTTGTTAATTTTCTCATTCTTTCTTTCACTTGATTATAATTCTTTTTTAAATCACTTTCCCACACTCTTTCTATTCCATATCCAAAGCCTATAGCCAAAGCGTCTTTATATTCATCGTTTTTTATAGCTCTCCTTTGTACCGAATTCAATTCTTCATACAATTCTTTGTCTCCATGCCAATAATTTCCATCAATTTCCACAAGAACGTTTATTGATGGGATGTAAAAATCAAAAATCTTACCCCCCACAATCTTCTGGGGCGTGATTTTTATTCCCAATTCCCCCATAAGCTTCTTAAATTCTCTTTCTGGCCAGGTCATTTTCCTGGTCATCTTCTTAGCTTGGTTTTCAATAAATTTCGCCTTTTTTGCGGCATATAAAGGTGCTTTTGCTCTCTTTTTCATACCCCACAACATTCGAGAAACCTTCTTCTTATCGCTAACCATTACTATATTTTTATATAAATATTAAAAAAAACTTATTGTTTTGTTTTTTAGAGCTTATTTATATTAAACACTACTGTAAAATGGAGACAAAGATTATAATAGCAATTTCAATGATTGCCCTTCTTGTTTTATATTTTATCTATGATTTAATTAAAGAAAGACAGAAAGAAAAAAAGAGCAGAAGAGAAAAGGAAGAACAAAGCCTTTTTTATAAAAGAATAGGAGAGCAACTTAACGATAATTCTTTGGTTAATCAAGAAATATTAAAATATTTGAAGATTTCCAGTCAGAAATATGTAGAAGAAATTACTGAACCACAAGTGAGAATTGTTATAGATTGCATTTTCAGTGCTTCTCAATTCGAGATTTATAATTATATTACAAAAATAATGAAAGAAAATCACGTAAAGGGAAATGAAAAAGACGTCACATCAAAAATAAAACTCTTTATAAACAATAGGCTCCACAAAGATTATTTGTTGTTAAAAGAGTTTAAACATAAGGAAAAAAACCTGGGTGAAAATTCAATAAGTGAGTGGAAAGAGTATTTGATTGAAAGTGTGTTGGCTAATGTGCTAAAAGAAAAGGGAGAAAAATCATTATCAAGCACGCTTCAAAATGCTTATGACAGCCTAAAGTGTGATATGCTCGATAAAATATTGGTTTAACGGTTTCTAACCCCCGTATATTCAGTAGCCTTAACCCGTTTGACTCTCATTACCATTCTCCATAGACGACCAAAATCAATTACATCCAAGTATTCAACACTTCTCCAGTGACATAATGCGTATAATCTTATTTTTTCTTGAATGACTTCCAAACTTGGTTTGCCGCTGCCAAAATAACAAGTTAAAAGTTGTTTTGTAATTCCATTGGCTATATTAACCCATGGCTTCGGCATTGTCATAAACATTATCCCATCCTGCATCAAAAGAAAGCCGTCTGGAAGGAATTTAACTGGAAATCCGTAGGGGTCGACATCAATAACGTCATATTTTCGCCTCTCAGCGATTAATTTGTGAAATAGTAGATAACTATCACCAGTCTTTAATTCTTTGTCATATTGCTCCAAAAACCCCTTCTCGCCGATATATTGATTATATGTTGATGTTAGGTTTCCGTGCCCAGCAAAAAGCTCCATTATTTTTAAATCAGTCTTTCCTTCCAGTATTTTATCAATTTGTGCCTTTTTTTGCTCTGGATGATGAACCTCATTACTGTTTTCACGCTGTTTTTTTCTGGTAACATCATGCCTTATTGCTCTGTATGTTTTATCTGGGGGAGTTTCACATGGCTTTGTGTGAAGAACCATCCAATTTCCGCAAATGGGGCACGTTTGGTCTCCCGTCGAATTCTCTGTACTCATAATTTAGGTGGTTTAAAATCAAATATTTTGACGAAACAATTTTTATAATTTGATGTTGCATCTTCAATGGATATTATTCTGTAAGATTTTGAATAACTCTCTATTTCTTCTACGCAAAATACTATTTCTTTAAATATAAGTTTAGATTCTTTTTCTTTTAAAACACCTTCGTCAAAATAACCATATTCATCAAAGAATCTAGCTTTTCTTCCAGATGAGTAGTTTTTGAAGTCCACAACAGGTTTTATAATTTCATCGTCATCAAAACCTTTACACCTTTTCTCTTCAAGACATCGGTAAAAAGCAGCTTGGGTTTTTTTACAAAGTCCTTCACTTTTTTCTTTTTCTGAATTGACGAAATTTGACACTTCTTCATATCTGGCTCGAAAAAGAACTTCCCACGCAGCTTCAAAATCTTCTTCCATATCCCTACATCAAATAATTTAAAATAGATTCCCAATCTGGAAATTTTTCTCCCCCAAAATGTATATGTTCCCACTCAGGAACCAACAATCCCGTTTGCACTTGGTCATCAATAAGGTATTTCCCCCTCAATAAAGTCTTGTCACAGGATAAAATCAGATTATCGCACTCTTTAAAACTGAAGTGCTTTTCAACCCAAATTCTCTTTTCTGTATAAGAAAGTGGATTATAAACTGATGGTCTGCTCAAAATGAAAACTTCATATTTTTCTTTCAATTTTTTATAAGCTTCAACCGCACCATCAATGGGCTCTAAGTTTTCGAAAAACTTATATTGTGATTGGGGGTAAACAATTCCTGGCTCTGCCTTTCTTGCAATAATAAATGCCTTCATGAATTTACACAAGCAATCATCCATATCAACATAAACAATATCTCTCATAATTTCTCTAGTTTAACTTCAAAAATTTTCACTAACGCTTTACTATATTCTGTAGGTGAATAATATGTATGATTAAAAAGCCTATAACATTTTGCAAGCTCATAAATCTCTATATCTGTAAATCCAATCAACCTAAACCCTTCAGTGTTCTCTTTCATATAAAATTCAAAAAAAGCTGCAAATTTATCAAAAACTCCAATCTTCCTTTTACAAGAATACTGTACATTTTCTTTATTTCTTTCATTGCCGTTTTCATTGCGCTGAAGGTAATCCATTAAAACCTTCAACACCTTACCATCAATTTTTTTTGGTTTTGATTGCTCTGCTTTTACAAAATTATTAAATCGTTCAAGTTTTTCTTTAAAAAGCCTTTTATATTCTTCTTCAGCATTCATATTACTTTATACGTTTAAACTTAGCATTTTGTTTAAAATTTATGAAACCTTTTCCATTTTTTACAAATTCTGACACAAAAATCCCCTTGGTTTGAGCGTTTGCTTTAATAAAATCGTATATATCTGCTTTATCTGTCTTTTTCCTCGGTGGAAATACTCTCAAACTTGTGGAGCTTATTCCATCTCCAACCTTTAAGTTTAAATAATTTCCTCCCTTTTCAGAAACGGCCTCTTGAACACTGTCTAAATAAAAGAAGTAGTAATCATTGTCAGAAAAATTAAGTATACTATCGATAACTCTCCCTGCCTTTTGATGCAATTCCATTTTAATAGCTGCCATCTCTTCAATTTTTGCTAAATCAAAATTACACACCTCCACAAACTCTCTGGTCTTTTGGGCTGGGCTTGTAGGAATGATAGAATCGCTTTTTATATTAGAAGTAAATTCATCAGAGTTTAAATCAAAGATGGCTAATTGCCCTGGGATTTCTTTCTTTTTCTTTTTACTTTTCAATTCTATTAAATATTCCCTTGATACCGTCCAATCATCAAACACGCCCGCTTTCACACAAACTTCGAAAGCTTTTTTGTTGAAAGTTGAGAATGGTAAACTAAAAAACTTATGTAATTTTATTGATTCCAAGGTTTCTCCTGATTTTTCCAAAAGTTCCATCAACTCTTTATACGCCTTATCTCCAAGACCATTTATTCCAGAGAATCCCATGGAAATTTCTTTTTCTCCTGTCATTGTCCAATTCCACCCTGAACGTTTTGAGGGTGGTGCAATCGTTATACCTTTTGACATCGCAGATGCAATCGCAGATGCAAGCCACTGTCTTTCTTTTTCTTTATCGGTATTTGATTTTATATGATTTAATAATGCGGTGTAAAATTCTGTGCTAAAGTAATGCTTTAAATAAAGCGTCTGACACGCTATATATGAATAGCATACGCAGTGGGACCTGTTGAACGAATATCCCAAATACTTAATCATCCAATTTTTAATCTGTTCCATTACTTCTTTTTGATATCCATTCCTAACGGCACCATCCAAAAATTTATTCCAATACTTTTCGAAGTTTTGATAAGAGCTACTTACCTTCTCTTCTGGAGTTAAAACCTCTCCCCTCGCTTCTTTATCAATTAACTTTGCCGCCTTGTCCATATATCGTCTAAGCATATCTCCTTCTCCCAAATTCATTCCTCCAATTTTACTTGCGATAAACATAACTTGTTCTTGAAAAATCAACACACCATTTGATTCTTCTAAAATAGACTGAAGAGAATGATGAAGATATTTTATATCTCCTGGTTTAAATTTGTTTTTAACGTAATCTTGATGTGCTCCGATTCCCATTGGCCCTGGACGATATAGTGCATTGGCAGCAACCAATTCATTAAAATTTTCAACTTTAATTCCTTTAATCAGCGCATTCATTCCCGCACTTTCAAACTGAAACACTCCCTGGTTTAATCCAAGCCTTAATTCTGTATAAATATTTATATCGTCCAAGTCCAAATAGTCAATATTGTCCGTTATGTCAATGTTTTTGCTTTTTTTAATCAATTCAATAGCATCTTTTATAACATTTAAAGTCTCCAAACTAAGCATATCGAGCTTTAAGATGCCTAATTGAGATAAGTCCTTATTGCTACCATCTGCTTCTGAGAATGCAGTAACAATACTTTTATTTGAAGCTATTATGTTTGTGGGAATATCATTCCAACATTCGGTTGGAGTAATCACAACGCCAGCCGCATGCTGTCCAACTCCCCTGATTTGACCTTGTAATTTAAGTGTTTGTTCTAAAATCTTTTTATTTGTCGGGTCTGTGAGCCATTGTCTTACTGCGGGGGAACACTCTTTTTCATTTGGCCACTGTTCAAACCAATCTTTTAAAGTATAATCCACTTTTGACCATTCTGGCATTTCTCTTGTTACTTGAAATACCACAGAATCGTATCCAGTTGCCTCTTCTCCGTGATGTGCTCTTACAACATCCTTCAAACACCCCTTTTCATTAAATGTAGAGAATGTAGATACGTGCAGAATTCTTTCTTTCCCATATTTGTTTATCAAAAATTCTTCTGTAATATGACGTGTATCTGACATGTAGTCTATGTCAAGGTCGGGAGGACCTACTCTAGTTGGATTTAAAAATCTTTCAAAGTAAAGTCCAAATCTTATGGGGTCAATTTTCGTTATTTCCAAACACCAAGTAAGCAAACAACCAGATGCAGAGCCTCTTCCAGGTCCTACGTCAAATCCTTTTTTTCTGTAATCTTGAATTATTTCCCAGTTGACCAAAAAATAATCCAGCATTTTTCTTTCTTCGATTACACTTATTTCATAATTCAAACGGTCTACATATTCCTTAACTTTTGCATCATCAAGCTTAACAATACCGTTTTCTTTATACTTGTTTAATTTTTGTTTTAACTTTAAGAATGCAATTTTTTTAATTATTTCTGATGACTCCGATGAATTACAAAACTTTATTACATCTTCTGTGGGCTCATACCTTGGGAATTTCTCCACACCAATTTCAAAATCAAAATTACATTTATTTGAAACTTCTAATGTGTTTTCTAAACATACATCAATGAAATTAGAAGGATAATCATAAGAAAATTTATAATTGAAGTCATGTATATCTTTGCTACTAGCGTAATATAAACTTCTTGCATTAAACTTAAACGAATGGCCAAGTTGACTCTTTCGATTAATTGCAAGAAGGGTGTCTTGCAATTCTGCATCTTCTGGAAAAGCATAATGAACATCAGAAGTAATTATAACTTTTACGTTATATTTTGCAGCCATTTCGATAATAAAACTATTATAATATTTTTGAGCATTTAATTCGTTCAATTGAATTTCTGCGTAGAAATCTTCTCCAAACTCATCTCTTAACCTTTTAAAATACGCCTCTGCCTCTGGCGCCTTTTTATCCATCAAAAGCTTTCCCATATAACTGCCCATACAGGAAGTTGTAACAATTAAACCTTCTTTATGTTCGAATAACCATTCTGTTTTAATTCTTCCTCTTTTATAAAACCCTTCTGAAAAAGATTTATATACTAATTTATTAAGATTAACAAACCCTTGCTTGTTTTTTACAAGAATAATTTGGTGAGAGTTTCCTCCTTCGTATTTTTTTTCTTCTTCAAAATCTCCCATTTTATCATTCACGTATGCTTCAATCCCTATAATGGGTTTTATTCCAGCTTTTTTACACTTTCTGTAAAACTCAAATGTTCCAGCAACACTACCATGGTCAGTCATACAAATTGCAGGATGATTATATTTCTTTGCTAACGTTATAGCATCATCAATACTCATACATCCATCTAAAATGGATGTATAGAAGTGGCAATGGCAATGTACAAAGGGTTTAAAAACACCGTTTATATTGTTGTCAATAGAAACAGTTCTAATATCCACTATTTGATTTTTATCGACCTGTCCGTCTGATGCCCTCAAATCAAGGTTATCAATGTTAAAAGTGCTCATCTTTTTTCAATATACGCAAATATAAGAAAAAGTTATGAATTTTCATAAAAAAAGTCAGAATAAATCTGACTTAACTATAATCGCTCTGATAATCTTGCCTTTGTAGGATAATGTTTTTTTTAATTCTTTTCCCCAACCTGTCAATTTCTTTTGATTTCTTTCTTATAAAAGCTCCCCACTTTCTTGACATAGGCCTTTTTACAAAGTTCTCCAAATCCTTTTCTAATTCATCAGTTAAGGTTTTGTGGTTTTCCCAGTCATTTTTTAAATTATAAAAATCCATTATTTTGTATCAGTATCTGGATATGTTATTTTATCCAATTCTTCGAATATTTCTTTTGTTTTTTCATTGTTTTTTTCATTTCCCTCAAAAAGAATATCTTCGTTTGGAACTGCCTGTTCTTCGCCCTCACTCAAAACACTCTTTGTTTCACCAGTTACAGTAACACTGTTAATTGTCCTATCAATAGATTCCAAAAGTTGTTTTGTTTTAATATTCATTGAGCTGTTTTTCTTTACCAAAACATTATCTTCCTTTTTTTGCTTTTCTTCCATAAGTTTTATGATTTCTTCATCTGGTCCCAATAGTTCATTAATAAAACTATTCATTCTCTTATCTGATTTTTTCATAAATCTTACCATTTTTCCTTCAGCTAATGGGGGAACTTCTTCTGCCCCTGGCTCAGCTCCTGGTTCCGCCCCTGGTTCAGCACCTGGCTCAGCGCCTGGTTCTGGCGTTATCCCTGCGCCCATGTCTAATCCACCTCCCATGCCACCAAAGCTTCCGCCGCCTCCGCCGCCGCCCATATCTGCTCCTGCCCCTTCATCTCCTGCTGCACCAGCGCCTCCGCCTGCAGCAACTGCCGCCGCTGCTTCTGGGTCTTCATATCTTTCATCCAATTCATCAAACAAACCAATTTTCTTATATGTTTCAACAGCACTATCAATTTCAGCAAATATTTTCTTTTCAACTTTTTTCTGCTTCAGCATTAATTTAATATCAGACTTTGAGAACCCTAATACATTTTCCATAGCCCAAGTATAAGATGCTGGAGCCGTAGCTTCAGTGTTGAAGAATTCCTTAAAAACTTCCAATCTCGCCTTCATTGTTTCCAACTTCAACAACTCTTGTTGTGTCGATGGATTTGTCAGTGTAAGTTGGAAATTGTCTATATCATCTAAAAGACCAGCAAAGTATAAGTGAACATTCGCAACTCTTCTAAGCTCTAATAAAATAGCTTCCTGAATTGAATTAATTGTTCTTGAGAATCTAATATCAGCTTGAGAAAGAGTACTTCCTCCTGGCATTGATTCTGCAAAATTCAAATATGTTTTTGGCACCTGAAGTGCTGCAAATAATTTGTTCTGTAAATATTCAATATCATGGATATCTCCCATGTTTGATGCGCCTGGTAACGTTTCCACCTTCGAAGATTTATCTCCTCTAATCGGTATCCAATAATCTTCTGTTACATTTTCTGGGTCATATTTTTGTGTCGTATTACCAGTCTTAACATCAATAATTGGCTGTTTCCTGATTTGATTCTGAATTTTTCCCATGTAGGTTTTTACATCAGCATCTGGCAAATTACCAACCTCAATGTAAAAAATTCTTCTGTCTGGTGCCCTTGTAATACGGTAAACAAGCATTGCGTCTTCTGCAAGCTGCAATTGTTTCCAAAGTTTTCTACTTGAGTCCAATATCGAACGTCCATAGGGAAGTTTTCTGCTGTCTTCTAACAATCTAAAATGTGCTATTTGCCATTCTTCAAAATAATCACCAGTAGTTTCCCATCTGAATCTTATCGAACTTGTCCTTCCATCAAACCCTTCTTCTCTGTGTACCTCTTCCATTGGAGGCGTAAGAAAATCATATATACCAACCTCTTTGTCGATTTGCAACAATACAAAATAATCTCCATATTTTACTAAATCTCTTATCCAAAGCCTTAAGTTAAAATCAACATTTATAACGTTTTTGAACAAATCTTGTAAAACTTGCTTAACCCTTTTGTTTTCTGAATAAACCTCAAGAATATTCCCACGTTCACTTCTCGTTAAACACTCATCACGAATTATATTTAAAGCCGCAGCTATTTCTGGTGTTCCATCCATAGCTCTGAAATCCTGATATGCACTTATTCTATCAGTGTCGTAATAAATTGTTCTCGTATATAAATCATGAGATATTTTGTGTACTTGCCAGTCTAAAAACTGTTGTTGCATATGCTCAACACCGCCCTGTGGGTCAAGAGTTGGCATTGTTTGAGTAACACCCATGCCTGGACTTCTGGGGTCTATGGTGCTTTTCTTTCTTCTACTTGTGTTAATTGCGTCTAATACTCCGCCAAATATACTTGCGCCTTTTTTTGATTCGTCTGCCATTTGTTTTTGTTTTTAATAAATATAATAAATTTTAATCTAAAATCAAGTTTTTTTGGATGTGGGAGATAACAACCAATCAATATCATTAAAGTCATCTGATTTATTATCTCTTTGACTGCTAAAATCATTAAAGAAAATTCCTCCAGCATCGGGGGGAATATCTGAAATGTTTTCTGATGCTGGATTAGATGAAAAATCTGTACCATTGATTGTTTTGCTAACATATCCAATCGCATCAAGCATACCTTTATACATTTCTGCTGAAGCTGCAGCATTTTGATATTCTGTATCCCTTATAAACAACCCTATCCCTAAAGCAAATATCAAGTCATCATTTTTTCCCTTTTCTGCTTCTGGCCTGTCTCCCTTTTGAATAAATGTTTTGAATTCATTCATCAAGAATTTTGAATAAATTTTTAATGTTCCTTCTCTTAAGTGAGTTCGTATGTTATTTACAACAAGCGGTCTTGTTTTTTTTGTTGTTTGAAATCCTGGGATGGTTTCATTTTCTTCTACTTTGTAATTATAAGGCCTAACAATAATTTCCTGAATGTTTTTAGAATAATGCATTCTTTTATAATTCATCTTTCTGCTCAAATCAATTGCCGTGGCCAAACCGAAACTGTTACATTCAACAACTAAATATGCTTCTCCATAATCCATTCCCACATTGTAAATAACATGAGCAAAAAGGTCAGGGGCTATTTTGTCTCTATATTCCGCCACAACTTCTAATGTTTCTATATCAATTATCTCAATCGTTGAGTAGTCCGTCCCATCACCTCTTGCTACGTCCCCACCAAGAATATATTTATGTCCTGGGATATATGGTTTAAATATAGTAAAACTCGTTTCATAATTAACAAACCTTTCTCCTGGCTTATTTTTATAATCATAATAAGTTTTATTTTTATCAATTAATTGATATTCTGGTAAAAGTAAACGCTTATCATATTTACTTATTAATTCATTTTCGATAGCCAAATATTTAGACCCCTCAAAAGATAAATCAAGCTCCTGTGCAATCTTTACTTTGTCATATTGCATTCTTTTACACTCTCCCTCATACCAAGGGCTCCAATAAACCTTTTCTCCACTTTCATCTTCCCTTAATTCAATTCCTTCGGCACAATATGGATTCTGCTTCCAATGAACTCTTGTGGGGACAAAATCATCTGGTTCAAAAGTGCTTTGTTTTTTTTCTGCTTCTGTCCAAATATTGTGATATAAGTTTGATGTTCCATTGGGGGTTGATACCATGATACATTTTCCATGGGTTGCTGACAATGCAAGTCCAGCTGCCATCCAAATTGTATCAGCGTTTTCAATAAATGCAGTTTCATCAAGAACTAATAATGTCAAAGCTTCTCCACGTCCAGCTTCTGGACTACTTGCTTTTGCTTTTGCAAAAGATTTGTTTTTTAATACGATTTCTTTTTGATTGTTGGTAAGTGGTTTTCCGTCACTACCAGGAAGAAGCCATGTTGGTGTATATTCCACAAATTGTTTTACCGCAGCCAAAAATCTAACAGCGCCATCTCCATCATTCGCAATAATTAATATTTTTTCATCTTTTCTGAAAATAATTCTCCATGCCACATAGCCCGCTGTGATTACTGAGAGGCCAGTATTGTGAGTTAACAATCCATTTATAAGGAAATTTTCGTTTTTTTCAACAGAAATATCAAAACATTTTTTAACATCCGTCTTTTCTATTTTTTTTATTATAGAACTATTTTTTACATCATGTTTGTAGTTTTCACAAATTTCAAAATGTTCATCTCTTACTTTATCAAATATACCAATCTCTCTTACAAATTTTATTGCACTTTTTGAATGTGTAATTCTAAGTTTATAAAATATGTTTTTTTGAAGCTTCATGTTTTTAACTTCATAAATATTACATTTGATATTGAACTTTTTCAATAAAGATTTTATCTGCTCCATTAAAAACAAAGATGGGGACGCAATTCCAAGTTCTAATCTATTACTTAGTTTTTTTTTGTAAATACTTATCCACCCATCTCCAGCAAACATTCTGTTTATTAACAAAGAAACACTTTCTTTGTCCCAATTAAAAACATCATTTGGCAGCAGTTTCTGTTCTGTCTTTTTGTTCGCTATTCCATATCTTTCGCACCATTCCATAATAGAACTTTTTGTGCTTTCTCCGTGCTTTTGGTGGGGGTAATAATCAAATCCTTTAAGTTTTTTAACTTTTCTAATTTCTAAATCTGGAAAAATAAAATTAGCGCTTTGTTCAAACTCTTGAAGATATTTTAAATTGTTATTTGTGAATTTAACTTGTTTTAAAGTACAACCATCCGTTATGAGATACGACAGTATTTTTACCTCGTTTTCATCAATATGTTTGTTTCCAAAACCTAAATTGATGTCAATTATCTCATCTCCTCGGTTTAATTCTCCTGCCTTAACCCATCCTTTTCCTTTAATAAAAAATGGATGGTTTTCTCCAACTTCAAAATTTCTTGTGTCTTGAAGTTTAAATTTAACACACTGTCTTTCTCCGCTAACCCATGCATCTTTGATTTTGTCGATTTCTAATTCATTAGTTTCCAAATTAAATGAATATAATTCATCTCCTATTTTAAAATCTTGTATTGCTTTAGGTCCATTTGGCGTGTCTACAAACGTGTTTTCTGGTAAACACTGCCTCGATTTTAGAACAACATTGTTTCTATATTTGTGAAATTTAAAAACGCAATCCTCCTGGTACTCAAAGCACGTCATCTTGTTAACACGCTGCTTTTGTGCATCAAAAACATACCCATAATTGTTTAAATAATAAAGGGGGTCTGTCGCACATTTTATATATTCACTTTGGCGCTCTGATAAAGTCATTCTGTATTACATTTCTATATAAATAGGGCAAAAAACAGAATTGCTATATTCTGAAGTCGTTAAACAAGGCGTATGTGGTTGACCCTGTTGTTCTACTGTATAATTCTATGGACATTAAACTATCTGTTTTTTCTTCATATTTTATATTTTTTTACATATCCCAAGTAAAATAGGGACTTGGTAAACTTGCACACACTATTGTCGTTGCAGAAATTGTCGTTGCCGTGATAATACTCAAAGTCGAGACTCCACTTACAGCTAAATTATCCAAAGTCGCAGCAGAAACATTTACAGACGGGTTATTGTCTGTTCCCGCCGTATATGTATTGGCTCCTGGCTGAACACGAGTTATATCCTCACTTCCTTTTACATCAAATATATCGTACAAATTTGTGCTTCCAGAAATTAAAGTCGTCGCAGAAACTGAACCTAAAGAAGTTGCTCCGCTTACAGATAAATTATCCAAAGTGGCCGCAGAAACATTTATCGTTTGTGAACTATATGTTCCTCCTGTATATGTGTTTAATCCAGGTTGTATTGGATATCCACCACCCCCAGTAGAACTTCCAGAAGGTATAAATATATCATATAAATTCGTTCCACCAGAAAGCATAATTCCAGCATTAATATAAGGAGTTGTGATTCCACTTTTGGCGTATATATAATCTACATTTGCACCAACCTCAAATACATTGGGTTGTCCAGTTACAGCACTATAGCTTCCACCAGGAGTTCCATAAAAGAACATCCTACCCTCAAAAGTGTTAACAAATGGCTCTGCGACCATCCCATCAGATGGTAACGTAGAACCAGAAGTGTCCTTTTTCCTAAAAATATATTTTACTTCTCTGTCTGCCACTTTTAATTATTCTTTAAAGTCCAACATATACAGTGGCCGTTTCTTCATCATCAGGCACCGCTAAATAAACATCAGAAGTATATATAAGATTTGTTGTCTCATTTTTCGAATATAACTGATAATTTCCATAAGATACTGCAGACCATGAGACAGTAAATATTGCGTTTGTTACATCAGTTAAGGAAACGCTTACTGAACTTTCTGTATAGGCAGTGCCATTCTTATATAGAATTGTCGTCAATGTTGCCGCAGAAACTGGATTGTTATTTGTGTCTACAGACACAATTGTCTCATAAATCGTTTGACCTGTAAATATTTTCATCTGTTTATTTAATATAAATATTCAACAATATTCTAAATCGTCTTTTTATATTCTAAAATCATTAAAAAGAGAATATGTTGTCGAACCAGTTGTTCTACTGTACATCTCAATGTTCATAATTCCGTCTGCTTTTGGAGTTATCGTAGTTGTCAATTGTTCCCAAGTCAACTCGGAACCAGTTGCAGTTAATATAACTGGGTTGGTTGTTAAAACATCCTGTGGTGACGTAATAATTAGTTGTGGTTTACTTGTTTCTCCAGACAAATTAAAATAAGTCCAACATGATATAGTTTTTGTAGTCCCAGATTTAACAGGAACAGAAATTCTTTTATATCCAGCTTGTGATATTTTTACAGAAGGAGCTGAAGAGTGGTATGTTGTCCAATCAAGAGATGTTGTTGAGTATTCATAGGCGCCACAATCAAGTATTCCATTCCCCATTCTTCTTGGGTGTTTTAAAATATCATAGTTTTCAGAAAATGTTATTGCTGTATAATCCGCTATTACAGTTGTTCCAGTCCACGTACCTACATTTATATATGTACCAATAGGCGTTGTACTTGAAAAGTATGCATAATTTGTTGCAGTCTCATCTGGTGTTGAGCCAGTGTTTGCTTGTATAACCCAAGTTGTAGCACTTAGTGTGGAATAAAATATCAAATTGTCTTTAAACACACTCTGATATAATGTTTGTCCTGTATATGTTCCAATGGAAACATAATCGTTTGCTGCCAATATGTTTCCTGAAACAGTCAAATTGTGCAAATCAGAACTCCAATCCTGTGAAAATAAATCTTGTTTAAAAGCTGTTGCTATTTTCAAAATCCTTGACACATCTGTATATCCTTCATACGCAATTTCTGTTGGTGTTCCTGTTTCATAAGTGCTACCTCTTTGAACACTGTTACAATGTGTGTGTCTAATATCACTTATATTCAAAGGAGATGTTAAACTTGTCCCATATGCAGCATATGAACAAGTTATTGCTTTACATTTAGTATATTTTTGAGTACCTGTTCCAGCAAATCCGGCAAAACCAAAGACAGCCGTACAATTTACCGTTTTTAAACAATTATAAAAAGAATAAACAGAACCATATGCGGTACAATTGTAACAGGTTGGTACAGAATTGAATCCATAATAGGCTGATGCCATTGATATACAATTATAAGCTGCTCCAACATAAAAACCCCCTGAAGAAGAGGCACCACCAGCGCCTATAGCAATGCAATTATAAGATGTACAATTTCTAATTCCACAAGCTCCACCTGCTACAAAACATCTATATAGAAGACAATTTGCGGCCACACTAGCAAGAATACCAATCTGGTCCGAAAATATCATACAATCATAAAATCTAGTTATGGTTGTAGGATTGATAATACCGTTGTTGTTACCAGATGTGCCATCAAATACTAAACTATAAAAATCATTATATCCTTTCGTATTACAATTTAATATTGATGCTGTGGTTGGTATTCCTGTTGAGGAATTACACGCCGTTATTCTAACATAATTTGGTTTTAAATCAATAAAATATTGAGCTTCTCTATCGCCCCGCCAGCTAATAATCTCTCCAAATGTTCCTGCTGTTGCGAGCGTCATCGTTTCATAATAAGTGCCAGGTGCAATATATACCGTGTCACCAGCTGCAACCACAGTAATTGCTTTTGCCACTGTTAAAAAAGCCTCTGAAGTGGTATATCCTGTCCCAGAGTTTGTATTTGAGCCATCAGTCCTAACGTAATAAATCATTTGTTAAATTTTATTAATTTTTATTAAAATTATTTTTCCTTTTTTCCCACCACAATTTCATTCTTTCACTTTGTTTTTCTCTTTCAATTTTGTTTTCATATCTTTTTGTTTGCATTACTCTATTTTTCTCCGATATTTTATCTTTAGCTTCCTTTAAAAATCAATTCATTATATATTCTTTGATAGTTCATTGTATTTCCATTATTCAAGTATTTTTAATTTTATTCCTTGACCTCCACCAATTTCATTGTATAGAAAAGTCATTTTAATTTTTTCATTTAACAATTCAGAACTTTCAATTACATAATTAAGTAGATTAAAAAATTCTTCATCATAATAAAATTTTTCTTCTTTATAATCTTCTTGAGAACGTATTTCATCAAGAAGTATTTCCTCATTTGTTTTTATTTCTTCTATTTCTTCCATATTTTGTTTTTTTTACATATCCCAAGTAAAATAGGGGCTTGGTAAACTTGCACACACTATCGTCGTTGCAGAGATTGTTGTTGCACTCAAAACAGGAACATTTAAAGTTCCCGTCATTGTATCTCCTGCAACATTCACATATCTCGCATCCATCAACGATGTCAATTCAGTTCCACCGCTTACAAATGTTGTGGCTGATATTGATGTTGATGTATCAAATCTATATTGAGAAGAGTTCCAATATGCGAAACCATTTGATATTGGGGAATCTTCTCTTGTGGCAACTGGTTGAGTAGTTCCAGTTTCTCCCACTCTAAATGTATCTGTTGATTCGTCAAAAACAAATTCATATTTAGTTGCTGTACCTCTATCAACTAAAATACCAGCACTTCCTTTTGTGACTCCTGAGTTAACTTCACCATAATTCAAAGTTATGGTGTTTGCTGACATAAAAACATTTTCTGTATGAGATGTAAAAGATGTTCCTTCCACAAACAAATCTCCGTGAACAGTTAAAGTATTTGTTGATGTTATTCCTAATGTTGAGTTCCCACTTACAGCTATGTTGTCTAACGTAGCCGCAGAAATATTTACAGTAGGCAAATCTACAGTACCACCTGTATAAGTGTTCAAGCCGCCTTGCACATATGTCTTGTTTAAGTCTGAACCAATAGGTTGAAAAATGTCATATAGATTTGTATTTCCAGAAGTTAAAATTTCAGCATTAACCGTAGTTGCGGAAAAATATCCAGTTCCTCTAAACACTGCGTTTATAGCACCACTATTTTGTTGAATTGTCAAAATATTATCTAAGTCGCTTCCAGAACCAACTCTAAAATTGACAGCACCTCTTGTTGAATCTGTTAAAATTTCTGGTTGGGTTGAATTATCATATGAATTCTGCAAAGTTGAAGTTGATATTCCAGCGGCACCTCCTATGTTTTCACCAAGCTTTGATGTTGTTATAAATCTTGCATCGGAGGTTACATTTAACGCCGTTGCACTTTTTTCTACGGAAAGTATTCCTATTAATATAGCATTTTCTGAAAAGTTGCTATATTCTATAAATGTTTCAGACTGAATCGCAGAGATAGCTTCTGAAAGTGTACTATAATAATTTTGTCCATATCCAATTCTCACCTCTCCTCCTGGAAACAAATATATTCTTTGATTTGTTGCTCTTTTAACACCAGCGCCACCTGGAATTGCGGTTATTGCCCCACCAACATCATAACGTGATACATCAATATCTGTTGTATCAACTGATGTTCCTCCAGTTTGTGTTCTATATCTAAATGTTGTTGGCGAAGTTGCGGAGAAGGATAATTCATTTGGTTTTTTTGTGTTACTTGGAAAATTAATTCCCAATCCGAATAATTTTCCGCTAGAAATATTAATTTTTAAATTACCACCATTTGCACTACAAACAAGCCCTTGTTTTATATATTTTAAAGAGGAAAACATATCATATGTGCTCTGATAAGGAGACAACATAGATAATAATTGATGTTGCACTGATGTATAGGCTGAATAATTGGGGTGTGTTATTTTTCCAACATATAAATTATCTCTTCTTTCTTCTGCTGTTGGATTCGTAGATTGCATCATGAGTGTTGATGCGGTGTTTACCAACAAATATGTTCCCGTATTAGAACTTAGATATATAGACGTTAACCCAGTTGCTCCACTATAATTAATATATCTAATTGTCGGGACAAAAACATCTGTGGTATTATCCACAACCCATCCCTTAATTGGAGCAACATTAAAATAAGTGCTTGTATAACTTAATCCTGTAAATTGGAACAATCCTGTTGATGTGTTTTCTAATGTAAAAATTGTTTCTTGTCTTCGGCTTATTCCAGAAATATTTCCACTCTCATTTTCAATAATAACAAGAAGCTTCCCAGTTAATGAACCATTGCTTATAACACGTCCAATTTTACTTGCCCTAGAAGTATTTAATAAATTTTCAAGTTTAATAAAACCCCCTGGCACAACATCCGATAAATAAACTGTTTCTCCGTTGCTAAATCCAGACAAATTAACATCCCTTACAATTCCAAAATTTGTTATAAATCCAAAACCATCGTTTTCAATTTGATGGGTTGCAATACCAGAAACAACAGCTGTGTCTCCAGTTACGTCAACAGCAGATGAAAGCACCACCAAAGGACTTCCGCTAATATCCCCGCAAAGACTCACTGCCTGTCCGTTTAAAATAGGAACCCCTGTGTTATTATAAATTCTTATAAATGATTCTTGTCCAACATTCAAAGTAACATCCATATTATCCGTATATGGAAAATATGACAAAGCATTTTCGTTTTGGTCAAAATAAACCCTACCAACTTTTGCCGATGGAACTGTTGCCCCAGAATAAAAATCAGCATATTTTTCTATGGAAACCTGTTGTAAATTCGAGCTTCCAGTTACTGTAAAATCACCATTAATTGTCCCCCCGCTTAATCCAAGAAAAGAGTTTGCTCCAAATTCAAAAACATTTGTTCCATCAAAAGAATAAAGTTTTTTATCAGCTGTATTAACAGCCAACTCTCCTTGTTGAATAAAGTTACTTTCATTTCCTGTGGTTCCAGTTGGAATTCTTCCAGATACAGCGGTTCTCTTAGGTAAGAACCTTGCGTTTTTTGTTGGCATAATGGTGAAATTATATAATTTCTAAAAAAATAAAAACAAGCTATATAGCTCTTAAATAAATAGGGAAAATAAACCTTAATTCTAAAATTTTAAGTTTTTTTAAAATAAAGTTGAAAAAAATTTTTTTCAATATTTATAAAAAACATTTAAAATTAAATTTACTATGGCAGATATGTTCAGACCAGTTCCAGTAGAACAGGAACCAAAAAGAAAAAATAGATTTGTTCTTGAGTTTCCAACCGAGTTGGGAATTGAATCTTATTTAGTACAAACATCAGGAAAGCCTTCGTTAGAAATCGGAAGCACTGAAATTCCTTACATGAATACCAGCACATGGGTATCTGGTCGTTACAAATGGCAACCACTTGATGTTGCTTTTATTGATGTAATAGGACCTTCCACGACTCAAAAAATTATGGAATGGGTTAGACTACATGCCGAAAGTGCAACTGGAAGAATGGGATATGCAATTGGTTATAAGAAAAATCTTGTTCTCAAAGCATTAGACCCAACTGGAGTTGAAGTTGAAAAATGGACTTTGATTGGTTGTATTATTACAAATGCATCTTTTGACGATTTTGATTACAGTGCTGATGATGTAATTCAAGTAAAAATTACCATTCAACCAGACAGGTGTTTGTTGAATGCTTAATTTTCTATTTGTTTAATAAAATCTTGAACATCTGATGTTCAAGATTCAAAAACCTTATCATCATGGCTGTAATTAGACTATATAGGAGATTTTATAAAATAAATGGCAGCAGAGCTGGAGATTCATATAGTCTAATTAATCCAACATCAATAAGTGCAATTGTATATATAAAAGATACATCAACCGTTGTTGAATCTGTTTCTACAATAAATAAAGAATCTGATGGGATTTATTTTGTTGACTTAAATCCCATTTATTATTCATACGAAAATGCTTATGATTTAAAGTGGACGGTTGGATATTTGCCAAGTACAAATTTAAAAACATTAACCACATCATTTAAATTAAATCCAATAAATATATATGCAGGAAACATTTCAGCTGAAATAAACGAACAAGAAATAGAATGTAAAATTGATAGTCAAATAATAGAAGTTATAATTTTATAAAATGAGCACTACACAAGTATTTAGAATAAAAAGAAATGATACATTGCCAGCACTACAGGTAAGCATTGCATCCCAAGGAAGTTTGGGACAAAAAGCTGGATATGACCTCACTGGAGTTTCTGGAGTTACTTTTACTATGATTGATGATTGCTCAAATGCTAAAGTTTATGACCAAGCCGCTCAAATTGTATGTTCTTCAGGAGGCACAATCCAATATACTTGGCAAGACGGAGATACTGACACTGAAGGAATTTATTATGGAGAATTTGAACTAAGATATTCTACTGGGCAAAGGCTTTCAATTCCAACACAGGGAGGAATTAAAATAGAAATACTAAAAGACCTTGACCCATTTTAAATTTTATAAAAACACAATTAAAAGCCTCAAAGAAATTTGGGGCTTTTCTTTTAAAATGAGCCCCCATCTATCACATCGCCGCTGAAAACTAAAGAAGTCAAATCTAAAGTATATGCGCTTAAAGTGTCATTTCTATCAAAATAAATCTTTTGTGCATATAGTGTGGCACCAGTTGTGTAAAAATTATCAGTAGAAATTCCACTTAATCGACTACCGTCTCCATAATAAGTCGTCGCAGAAACAGAACCTAAAGAAGTTGTTCCACTTACACTTAAGCTATCCAGTGTGACAGCGGAAACGTTTATCGTTTGTGAACTATATGTCCCACCAGTATAAGTGTTTAATCCAGGTTGTATTGGGTAACCACTGCCTCCACCACTAGAACTTCCAGAAAGTGCAAATATGCTATACAAATCTGTTCCTCCCGAAGTAATTACATTTCCATTTAATGTTGTAGCCGAAAGTCCTTGTGTAAAAACAGTATTGCCAGTAACGGTACCACCACTTAAATTTAAATAACTAGTGCTTATTGGCTTTATGTATTGTCCCATCTCGAAGAAAAAATGCGTGTATTTAAATAAATAGTTCTAAAATAATTAAAGTTTCACTATTTGTAAAATTTTGTTTGGGAATATTTACGATAATGATTGATGGTTTATTTCGTCTCGCAATGCAATAGGAAGCGCCGTAATCGACAAAGTTGTGTTGGAAGTAGAATTGTGTTAAAAAGAAGGGAAAGCGGCTTAAAATCGATTTAAATGATTCCCTCCACAAACAGTTCTATTTCTTGTTTTGAAAATAAAATCTTTATCTTATCACCAAATTCAATTACAGACTTCCATTTGGTTTTATTAATTTCTTCTAACTTTTTGTCTTTTCCATTCTTATTATAAGTCCAACCAGATTTTATCTCTATATTTTCTTCTCTAAAAAAGAAATCTGTATGATATACGTGTTCCTCACCATCATAAGTATAATTATAGCTTTTACCATTCGAAACTTCATTTAGCAACCCTTTTTCTTCTAATTTTTCCAGGAAATGAAACTCATAGGTACCCTGATAATAAAGCTCAGTAGATTTATATTGTAAAACTTTATACTGAGCTTTGAAGTGTTTCTGAAGCATTCCATAATCTTTTAAATGATGGGAAACTCCAAAATTATCTATTGACGTTTGTTTTTTCTTTTCTTTAATTTCTCCACTTTGTGATGCATTGTCTACTCCATAATGCTCGTTTGTGGTGGCCTTTACTTTATCTTTTATTTCTTGAAGTTGGGAAATGTTCTCTACTCCATGACGCTTTAAATTTGTTGCCTTTTGTTTATTTAAGAATTCAGGCAATTGTAAATGATGTTCAACTCCAAGTTTATTAAATGTAGTTTGTTTTGCCTTCTTTGAAAATTGTTCATAGCAATCTTTCCCATATTTATTAATTTTAGTAACTAACATTTTTCCTGGATTATTATAATTCTCATTACCATATTTATCTTCTTTAGTTTTTTTTGACTTTTCTTTTATATTTTCTAATTGAAAAACATTATCTACACCAAATTTTTCTTTAACAGCCGCTTTAGAAGATTGTATTCTATTTTCAATATTTTCTGGCAATTCAGCCCATTTTTTTCTACATTCTTCAGAACAAATTCTTCTTGTATCTTTTTTTCTAACTTCAAATTCTTTTCCACACAATAAGCAAATTCGTTTTTCTCGACTATTGATTTTTTTTAATTCATCTGCACATCTTCTAGAGCAGGTTTTCATTCCGTGTTTTGGATTTTCAATTCCACAAAACAAACAATTTGTTTTCATGATGTTTCAAATTTAATTTACAGGAGTCTTCTTTGATATAAATATATAAATTTTTTAAAAAATTATCAAATATAAAACAAAAAGGGAGAAATTTTATTTTCTCCCTTTTAACTACTTGACTGTCAGTTAATTTTAAAAATCCTCGAAATTTGCGCCAGAGGGAAGGACTTGAAACTCTAAGTCAATGAATTCTGCAGTTCTTGTTGGTTTAATCTGAATTTTACCAATTAACATATTCCTATCAATTGTCTCAGAAGTATTGTTACTATCATCCATTATAACCTTAAAGGCTGTTAAGCCACGCTGGTTCTGGATTTGTAATAATATAGGCTCAACTTTTGCCAAGAACTGGTCTCTTAATGTTTGGTCGTTTTGTTCGAACAACAAAGTAAGTGATGCAGCAGAAATTAATCTTCTAACTTGTAACAAAAGTCTTCTGATATTAATTCTGTCGAGAGCAGATTGTCTAACCTGAAGAGTTTTTTGTCCCCAAATTACAATACCTTGTTGAACAAAGCTTGCGATAGGATTAATTCTACCTCCATACAATGTATCTCTTTGTTCTCTTGTAAGCTTAAGGTCTGTTCTCTTAACGCTTGTTCCAGCGGTAGCCCTATTTAAACCAGCAGGAGCAAACCAAGGTGCAGCAACATTATCTGTCAAAGCTAAAGTTTTAACTATTAACAACGTTGGAGCCTGATAGGTATATTTTCCTGAGATTGTGTCTTCAATTTGAATCCATGGCCAATAAGTAGCAGCGTAGTTAGAATCAATTCCAGTAGACTCAAGAGCGGTAACCGCTTCTTCAGGAGTTCCTCTTTCGATGGTTCCATCTCCAGCAACCGTAGCAAGTCTTGGTGAATCTATAACATAAAGAATATCTGCCCTATCTTCTATTGTATCTAAAGCATATTTAACCAATCCAGTGTTGTTTTGATAGTCAATACCAGGAGTTGCCAATAAATTAATATCTACTTCTTCAGGATTTGCAAACACATCAACAGCTTCTTTATATTTCGTATAATTGCTACTTTGAGTTTCAATAAACTCTTCGTAAGGATAAGTAAACGTTTTATATTTATTAAATCCATCGAATCCACCACAAGGAACAACGGTAAATTTAAGCTTAGCCTTATCTATTATTGTAGAACCACTAGAAACAGTATAAGCAGTTAAAGTAGATTTTTCTCCAGAAACATAATATCTTGCATCTGCGGTATTTTCCATGTGGAAACCTTTTATTTGTGTTAAAGCACTAGTTGAACAAGCGCCATGATAAACAAACAAATCAGATTCAATGGACTGTACAGAATTTCTAACAGAAATTACACTTGAAGTTAAACCTGTATAACCCAATTCAGAAATTCCAAGATAGGTTTTAAAAGTTGAATCTCCTGATAAATAAGTTGTTTTATAGAAAATGTTAGGAGTTGCAGCAGAAGTTGAAGAGGTACCTCTTAAATAATATCCTTCGAAACCAGCAGGAATAGAAGTTGATGGATATCTTGAAGCCAATTCAACTGTAACAAACATTGATTTAGATGGATATTCTTCATCCCACGTTCCAATAACTTTTCCAATAAAATTAGAAGCAGTTTCATCTAAAGTAACGGTTGAGAATTTCTCCAAAGCGGTACTTGAAGCGGTTGCATCAGTGTCCTCAAATCTCCTTATGATAACATCAAAAGTATAATTGATAACATCTAAGTTTGCGATAGAAATTTTTATTTCTCTTGCAGATGCATCTCCATCAGAAATTGTATGAAATTTAAAAAGCCTATTAACTTCCCCACCGACAACTCTTGAAACAATCCAAGGTGTTATTGAATGAGCGTAATCAGCACCATAGTCTGTATATGCGGTATCTTGCCTATATGTAAGAGAACTTTCAAGAGTTCCTGTCATAATTGACCTTGACACTGCTTCTCTAACAAAATGAGGATAAATTTCTTCAACATAAAGATTAATCGTATCAGTTATTACTTGAGGATTCTTTCCAAAAACTTTAACTAAATAATTATCTTTTGTTTCATCCAAAGATACTGTAAGACCATTTGTATAAGCAGTTAAAGGACCAGTTGTACCACTGAGAACAAAATCACTTAAAGCATTTGTCATTCCAATAGTACCAATTATAACATCAGTTGATTGGTCAAAATATTTAGTACCGCTACTATCTTGTTTACTCTTCAAGATTGCCAAGGTCGCTCCAGAATAAATACCATTTGCGGTAGAAGCACTTGCTGCAATAATCCAAGCTGGAGAGCTTGTAAAACCGCCTGCTCCTAACACTCTGGAAATTGTTAAATCATTAGCTTGTGCTAAAAATGAATTAGCCACATAACTTAAAGGATAATCTGGACTTGTTCCACCAAATCTTAATAGATATTCATCTGCACTAGCCACTTTGATTGCTTCAAATGCGGGGCCTTTTTCAGTTTTTCCAACCAAACCAAGTCTGGTTATACCAATTCTTGAAGCGAATACAGTAAAGTCTTGCTCTCTTGTATAAACTCCTGGTGATACGAATATTGTTGCCATATTTTAATTGTTTTACTAAATTTATTTTTTATAAATAGATAAAAAAAGAGTAAATCATTTTAAATTTCAGAAATTTTAATAGAAATTTTCTTTATTGTATTCACTTTCTCAAATTTAGTGGGGTCAACTATTTTACCAAGTATTGTAGTAGGTATAGAATACTGATAAATTCTCTCAGCATTTATATCATCTACATTCGATTCGTCAATTGGCTCACCTATCTTTGATGCGAGTGGATATCCATTAACAGTCAAATATCCCTGACCATTAGAATATGCTTGATTTAACATCATTTCAAGGAAATCATCCACATCTTCCATATAATGTGCGATAAACTTAATATCAAACTCAACATCAACATATGCTGGTTGTGGAATTTTATATAAATCATAACCCTTCAAAGTCCCGTCAAAAGTAGGAACTTTTACAAAAGTAAATCTTTTTTTATTCGGAATAGTGTTCTTAATTGGCGCAGTTCCTTTTTTCACAGCCGTCCTAACCATTGCTATATAAGGCCTTGCGGTTTCTTCGCCATTCTCAGACCTCATTTCTTTCCAATTTATTTTTCGTTCCGCCCACAATTCTTGCGCAATATAAATTACAGGAACCCTTCTCGATTGACCATTCTCCATTATTAAACTTAAATTTTGACTCTCAATGAATAATTTTAATGCCATTCCCATATCTTCTATCTCAAGTTTTTGTGGAAGATAATTAAAATTTTCAAACTGTTTATCAAGATTTTTTCCTATGTTTCGTAAAGCAGTCATTGGGTTTTTTCATAAATAGTGAAAAAATAAATTGCTTTGTAAAATTAATTTTTTTTGACTATTCACTTTTTTTTTATATATTTGCTCTGAAATCTTTAAAACTTATAGGTAGACGGCTAAAAACACCTGACCTGTATTTTATAGTCCATCAAGGGAACAAATTGGACACTGGAGAACAAAAGGAACAAACCAGGTAGGCGGTTTACTTACAACCGATAGTGTTCCAAGCCAATCAATGTAAGTGATTAGATTGGTTGCAAGGGGGGGCGATACTCAAGAATGTATTTAAGTTTATTCCACCAACGCAGAGTTTCCAAATCCAAGTAAATTTTTTTATTTGGGTAGGGGGAACTCTGCTTCGAAAAAGGGCTCAATCTAAGAATATATCTCTTAGTTACTTATATAAATAAAAGTAACTTGTATTAGTACGGGCAATTTTACCTTCCCTTCATAATGTCTTCATCAACTTCCTTGCCCTTGATAGTAATGTAGAATCTTCTATCTCCAGCCCATGAGTGCTGGTTGTTTATTTGTGAGTGGCCATCATCCGTGATTTCGTAATATTGACCTTTATAATTTATGTATTCGCCCATTTTTATCTTTGTTATAATGATATTTCCATCATCTCTTTGAATTAAGTCCAATTCTCTTAATTGTTCTATATAAATGTGGGCTGTTAAAACGCCGAATCCTTTCTTTACAAGTCCCCCCTTGGTTTGATATGTGGGCTCTGTCACTTCAACGTTTATTCTTGCGAATATTTCTACTGGAGTTAAATAATGTTTTATTTTTGCTTCGCCGTATAATGGGTGTACTTTTGTTTTTTGGAGGTCGATTTTGAATAATAAAAAACTAGTTTGCAGAATCTGTTCAGTCATTTCTCTACCAGCCTCAGTAAAAAACGCAGCTTCTTTGTCAGAAAAGAATGTTTTTAATCCTTTGGTATCATTGAGAAGTTTATTAACATCTTCTTGTTGTTTTCCTATTTCCCTTAAATCAGCCATGTTCTTTTACCATAAATATAAACCCATGGGTCCGAAGCTCAATGCTTTGTTTACATTTTCTTGTATTGAGGCTCTGTTTTCCATAATTTTTGTGTAACTCAATTCTTCTAATGTTAACCTTAATTCTTCTTTTAAATCTTTTTTATCTTCTCTGGCAGTTGAAATTAAATCGTCTTTATTGAGATTTAATTCTGCATCAGGAATAGGGAGAACTCCGTTAAATTTTCCTCTTATTCCTATTCCCAATAATTCTTTTGCTAGTGCTTGAGCGTATTTTTTTACCCATGTTTGTGCATTAGAATTAAGTTGCATGTAAGATATATAATTAAGTCTTGCGTCGGCGGGGGTAGAAACCAATCCATTACCTTGATATCCATTGGCAGTTTCAGCACTTGTAAACCCTGTCCATCCAGGATTTGCTGTGTTTCCAGAAAAATCTGGATTTCCATAATTACTTGTTCTATCATAATAGCAATAAAACACAGTTCCTGGGGTGCCAGCGCCTCCGCCAATTCCCCCTGCGTTTGTTCCTGCCCCACCTGCTCCTCCAACTCCACTGTTCGGATTTGGAATAGGGTAAAGCGTAAGAACTTTTGTTCCTGAAGCTCCTGGACGGATAATATATGAATATTCAGACCCTCTTACTCTATTTCTTAATTCAGCAGCCTGAGCCGTCATAATGGTGTCAAAAACGGGCATTACATGATATAGTGTGTGACCAGCGAATGATGCCCCGAATTCAGAAAATGCTATGTTTGTATTTGCAAACGGGTCCAACCCAAAAAGGTTTATAAACGAGGGGGTAAACCAAAGAACATCGTTAATTTCACGCCCAGCTGGAATAATATAATTTTGAGTTCCAGCAGTTAAGGTAATTGATGTTGTTTTTAATTCTCTTGTTCCATCAGTTCCCAATCCAGCTTGTTCGGCAATGGATTTGCCAAAACTTTTCTCAAAATATAAACTGTTAGAAACATATTTAAGAGTAAAATCCATATCTGAGGGCAATCCTAAGATTTCCCCAAGCCTATTTGTAAGAACCCAATTGTTTATGTATGTGGAATATTCTTCTATTGATTCACAGATACACTCTTCTATTTGGCGGTCTATTAACTCCACGTTCATTACGGGCGCACCAATCTTGTATCTTATTCTATCGATAAGAGCAGATTTGTCGTCGTCCGACATTCCAGAAAGACATCTATCTGTACAAAATGACATAACTAATTATTTTAATATTTATAATATGGAATCTGTTTTCCTGTATATTGAGATTTAAAACCAACAAACTGCCCAGAATTTGCTTTGCAATATCCGACTAAAACATCTAAGCTTTGGCTTGTAGTGGCTGACCATGTAAATGAACCACCTCCCAATGCAGTAATACTGATGTTTCCACCAGACAAACAAAAAACCTGATGTATAGTTGTCGCAGTTGTAGTACTTCCAGTAAATGTATCCCCTGCATTTAGTAATTTTGCTTCGTAATTTTGATTGTATAGTGCCATTTTTTATTTTATTATAAATATGTTACAAAAAATTGTTTATGTGGTTATTAAAAACATCATTGTTCTTACTGTTACAGCTCTTCCACCATCTGTTAAATTCGCAACAAATACTTCAAAGTAATCATTAGGATTTACTGTGGTTTCACCAACAAGAGAAAATGGATAAGGCTGACCATTTGCTGCACAAATAACATCAATATCTTGAAGCTTTATGTTTCCGTTTTTAAAAATTGATATTGATATTGTTTTTGTATTTGTTCCACAAGATAAATCTCCTGATAAAAACATTCGTACTCTTCTTGAAATTTGGGGCAAATAAGTCACTTTATTTACAGTGTTACCAGAAAATTTAATATATTCTGACCCTGCAATATTAGCCTCTGTAAAAGTAGCCTTATAGTATTGATTTTGATTTGTACAAGTTACAGCAGATGTACTTCCTGTAATCCACATTGAATATAATGGTTTATAATCAGATAATCCAGCATTGTTTTCATATCTTATATCAGATTGTGCTGATGTATTAAATGTAAGACCACTTATATAAGTTCCCTGTCCATAAAATGCATTTCCTGTGGCAAAATGGTATGTTGGTTTTATTATATTATCTTTATATTGAATACCTGTTTCTCCAGAAAGAACGTTAAATATTGTGTTTTGAATTGAGAAAGTATCCGCTGTGGTTGATGCAGACAGATAAACTCCGTTAGTATTATTTGTTAAAGTTAATTCTGAAGCTCCCATTTTCGCTCCTACGCACCATAAACCGTTTACACAATTTTTTATTATGCTATCAAAAACCCAAACTTCCGAATTGCCTTCTAACTCCACTCCTTTAAAGAAGCCATCAATTACTAGTTGATGTATTTCAAAATATAAACCAGAAGTTGAACAATCTAAACAACACTCATCATCAACTAATCCATATCCAGTTGTGCCTGAAAGTGAAAGGTTTGAAAAATCACAGTTTGTTTTAATATCAAACATTGGAGTGCCACTAAGAGCTGATGTTGCATATAATAACGTGGTTTCAGTCCCAAATCCCTCAATTGTAATAGGGTATGCACAATTAATTTCAACAGTTTGAGTTATTGGGTAATTACCTGGATTTACTTTTATTCTTTTCGCTGAATTTGCATAAGAATTACAAAAATCAACAGCACTTTTTATGGTTGTAAATAATTGACTTCCGAGTTGAGAAACTTCTATTACTTCATTAATTTGAATTGTTGAATTAGTCGTTCTATATTTGTATGTTAAGCTTCCGTTAGAACTAAATGGTACCGAGACCATTTCTATTCTATCATTCGATGAATAAAGAGTTTGAGCTGTATATGTGTTAACAAATTGCTTTGATGGTGTTGTGATAGAAATATAATTAGATGATGAAACAATTCTTGGTTTTACAAACACAAATGTTTTACCTTCATTGATTGCGCTTGCGTCAGGAATTATAATATTTAAATTACCGCCAGCATCATCACAATAATATGTAGTAGAATAATTTGTAACAGTCCAATTTCCTGGACTTGTTAAAGTACATCCATGTGTTCCAGATGTCGTACCAGAAGTTCCACTGTATGTTAAATAACAAACATCCCATTTTACTTCTCCATTAATTGTGTTTGCACTTAATGTTGTTGCGCTAAGAACTGAAACGTTTAGTTGTCCATTTACTGTATCTCCCGTTACGTTGACAAACAAATTGTCAAGGTCAGTTCCACTTATTCTTATATAATCAGCGTTAAAAGACATAGCATCAACAGCGCCTGTTATATAATAATCGCCTGAAACAGAGTCTCCTCCAGTTTTTATAAATAAGCTACTTATGTTTGTGCCTGCACTTATAATTGTGCTTGCACTTAATGTTGTTGCGCTAAGAGCTGAAACGTTTAGTTGTCCACTTACTGTGTCTCCTGTGACATTAACAAATAGATTGTCAAGGTCTGTCCCGCTTATTCTTATATAATCAGCGTTAAAAGACATAGCATCGACACCTCCAGTTATATAATAATCACCAGAAACATTTCCTCCACCGTTCTTTATAAAAATATTCTCTATGTTTGTGCCAGCACTTATAATTGTGTTTGCACTTAATGTTGTTGCACTAAGTGTTGTTATTGTGTCCCCTGTGACATTAACAAATAAATTAGCTATATCAACACCGCCCAATCTTAAATAGTCTCCATTAAAAGACATAGCATCGACACCTCCAGTTATATAATAATCACCTGAAATAGAGTCTCCTCCAGTTTTTATAAACAAACTGCTTATGTTTGTGCCAGCACTTATAATTGTATTTGCACTTAATGTTGTTGCACTAAGAGCTGAAACGTTTAGTTGTCCACTTACTGTGTCTCCCGTCACGTTGACAAACAAATTGTCAAGGTCAGTTCCGCTTATTCTTATATAATCAGCGTTAAAAGACATAGCATCGACACCTCCAGTTATATAATAATCACCCGAAACAGAGTCTCCTCCAGTTTTTATAAACAAACTGCTTATGTTTGTGCCTGCACTTATAATTGTGCTTGCACTTAATGTTGTTGCACTAAAAGTTGAAGCATTTAGTTGTTCCGTGAATGTCGCAGCACTTAGGCTCGCTTTTGTGTTTAATTCTTCGGTTAAATTTGTAATGTTTGATATTGTATGCAGATGAGAAAGTTTAGCATAAATACTTTCTGTTAATCCTGTTACAAAATTAGTAATTTGATTTTTAACTCTACTAAAAGTAGAATTGTTATCAGTATCTTCGACTGTTTTTGTAACAAAGATTAAATCGTCGTCGCTTAGCGCACGACCAATTTCACTTTTATCTTTTAATCTTAAATCTGCCATTTTATATCATTATAAATTTATTACCTGATTCATCAACAAAATTATTACCACTCTCATCAATTAAATAAGAGAGTTCTTCCACAGAGCCTTGCGCATCTCCATTGTATGCAACAAAGAAAGCACAAAACAATCCTGATGAAATTAAAATTTTTTTAACAACAAGTTTAATTTTCATTCCAGCAGTAGCATTCCAAAAAAAAGAATTTCCATTAAGTGGAAAAATTTCTACTAAACCACTTTCAATATACAAAATTTCTTTTGGACAATCCTCTATTTCACAGGAATCAACATCATATCTTCCTGGATTTAAAATTACTAATGTTGTATTGTCTTTTGAGCTTAACATTTTGTTTTTTTATAAATAGTTATAAATTATAAAAGATTCATAAATATTGTAAAATAAAAAAGGGGCTGAAATTCAGCCCCTTCTTATTGTATTCACCTAGATTAGTAAGTGTTGATGTTGTCAATATAAATAACACCGTAGAACCTGTTGTTAACCATTTTTTTAGCATAACGAGTCATGATTCCTTTACGAGGTGTGAAGTCGTTAGGGTCAGTGATAGTCTGTGTTAATTGTAATGGAATATAAGGAGCGTAGATGTAACCTGCTTCAAGGAATGTGTTTCCTTTGTGTCCTAAAAGAACCAATTGTGATGGTAAATAAGGGTCTTTATAGACTACGTAACGTGAACCCAAGTTTCCGATTTTTTCAACTCCCAAGTTGTATTTTTCTGATTCTGGAGAAGCAGAAGTATCAACGTGGAAATATTCTAAGTCGTCAAAGATTGCACCAGCTTCAGCAGAACAAACTACCCAGTTTGCACCACCACGAAGAGTTGCTTTGTGTATCTGTGCAGAAAGTTCGTTAATCCTTGTGATAAGAGTCTGGTTCCAGTCTTTTTGAGTACCGAAGAAGTTAGCGTTGTTTGATAATCCTTGATAGTCCCAACGAGCACGGAAAGGTGCTTGGTTAGCAATATCAATAATAATTTCCCTGTCAATTTCAGCAGCCACGTGTTCTGACAATAAAGCTGTTAATTCAGCTTCAGCATCAATACTGTGGTATGCTTCTAAATCCTGGGCTAATTCAGGTGTCCAATGTGCACGTAATTTACGTGTGATGGTATTAACAGTTACAGAAGAGAATCTTAATGTGATTTCTGCCATTTCTGATTTACCTTCTAAGTTATTGTACACTTCATAAACTGGAGTAAAACCAATTGGGAAAAGTGAGCCAAATAGTCCAGCACCGTTGTTTAACATAGCTGTATTGAAGTCAGAACCAATTACAGAAGCTGGTCTTAAATCAAATACAACATTTGCTTGGTTGTCAGCAAACATATCTTCTGTCCATGTTTGAATTTGTGAGAAGAAAGGAATGTTTCCACCTGCTGCTACGATAAGGATGTTTTGTGAACCTGCACTGTAATAAACTGCAGTGTGAGCAGAAAATCTTACAGTTGCACTTGATTGTTGTTTACTTACATCAAATCCTGTTCCTAAAGCGAGGTCGCTTACTGCAGCGAGACCGTTTGAAAAACTGCTTCCAGAAATTGTTAATGGATAAGCGGTTCCCTGAGCTGTTTCACCTGTACCAAATGACAAATCGAAACCTCTATTGTTATAGAATCTTTCGTATGCAGTTGTGTTACAGAATGTAGGACCAGCTTGTCCATTTGCTGTATTAGCTGGAGCAACTTTACTCATTCTTCCGTTTGCAGTTTGCCATGCTGTTTCGTGAGAAACTGGATTGGCCTGTGTATTGTCAGAACCTGCATAAGATACTCTTGCATCCATGTAGAACAAAAGTCCTGAAGGAAGAGCTAAAGGTTGTACAGATACGATTTCATTAGCTAAAAGACGAGAGAAAACCCTACGTACTATTGGGAAAGCTACTGTGTCAAATCTACCTGCTGATGCATCTAATGTTACTTCATTTAACATGTGATGCGCTTGGTTTTCTAAAAGTTGTGCAATGTTAGTTTTCTTCATACCATTAAGGTTTTCAAGCAAACCAGATTCACTCCAGTTTCTAACGATTGCTTTTCTTTGTTCGGCTAAGTCTTTGAACACTGTCAAACCTACTTTACCGCTGTTTAATAATTCACTCATTGTTTTAATTTTTTTAAGTTTATTTTTTGTTTGAAAATTATAAATAGTTTAAAATTTTTAAATTATTAACAATCTTCATTTTTATCGATTCCTGCTAAAACTTTTCTACGTTTCATTTCAGCACTTTCAAATACCACATCTTTTCCTTTAATTGTGTTTGTGGTAGGAGCTTTAAGTTTTGAAGAATTGTCTTTATTTACGACAATTTTGTTTTCTTCTAAAATTTTATTATAAAGCTTCTTTGCTTCGTCTACGTTTGTAGTTTTGTCAAATTCTTCTGCTATTTTAGCTTTGTCTGTTGTTGATAAGCCGCCGCTTGCAAAAATTTTATTGGCGTAAGCTAACTTTGCATTGAAGGTTTGCATTTCATCGAATTGTTTTCTTAAATCCTTAAAAGATTCTTGGTAATTTTTAATAACTTCACCAAACTCTTTGTTAGATTCGTTTAAACGTTTGTTTTCCTTTGATAGCTCGTCTATTTTAGACTCGTATTGAGCTTTTATTTTATTTTCTGATTCTTCTAATCTTGTGTGAGGAACATTGTCAACACCATTTTGTCTTCCTCTGTTTTGAACAGCGTTTTCTGGACCAGTACTAACTTCGGCACCTCTTTGTGTTGCATATGACTGTCCTTTCATTTTTACTTCTTCTAACTCTTCTTCATTTACTAATGGAATGTCTAATGAAGGAACCTCTTGTTTCCATTCTGGTTCTCTATCTATATCCCCAGCAGCTTGTAACATTGCTTCGGGATTTTCATCAACATCTATTTCAAAATAATTATTCTCTTTTTCTTCGGGAATGTTAAATTCTAACATTTCACCTTCTCCCATACCGCACTCTTTGATTTCCTCTAAAGAAAATTCTAAAAGGTCATCATCTTCCTCCATTGGTGGTGCTGCAGGCGCAGGGGCTGGTGCTGGTGGCACGTCTACTGCAGGAGCCGCTGCTGATGTTTCATCATCTATATAATCTACATCAACACCTTGTTCTGTTCCAGCATCTCCACTGACCTTTTTATCAATTATTGTGTCAATAAGTTTTGCGAGTTTTAAAACATCATCATCTACAGGTTCTTCAACTGGAGCTTCCGCTGGAGTTTCTACTGGAGCTTCTCCTGGAATTGCTTCTGGAGATGGTGCTATTGAAGCGTCCACTGGAGCTGCTTCTGGAGCTTGTTCTTGTTCAAATGTTATCATTTCGTCTATATTTTTTTCAATTTCAATTGCTTCATCATCATCATTACTTATTGATATTTCATCATCTACTGGTTTTTCTTCAACCTCAACTTCTCCATTATTTGTCACATCAATAATTTTTTCATCTGTGGCTATGGTAACGTTATTTTCATCGTCAACGTCAACTGATAAAGATTCTTTTAAGATTTTGTCAACTTTTTCATTAAGCTCATTCTCAAATTCCTTTTTTGCCGCTTCGGTTGCAAATTTTTTAATTTCTTCAAAACTAGCTTTCGCTTCATCTAATGATGTCTTTTTTGTTTTGTCCATAGTTGTAATTATTTAAGACTTTTTAATAAATATCAAAAAAAATGTAAAAATTAAATTTTCATTAGATTTTTTTCCAAAAATCATTATTGGATAAATTAAAAAGCTTTTTGTATCCTTCACACATACATTCAGTAGCTGGTATAATTTCCTTTTCTTCTGGAAGAATAATTCTTGGAGATTCTACGGACTCAATCACTCTACAAATGCCGTTTTCACACTTTATTTGTCTCCATTTTTCTTCTGTAATTGGAGTTAGCCCCCACTCTCTTCCTTCTCTGTACATATATGCCCCTGGAGTTGATGGTGATGAAACAAAATCAAATGCTATTAATTCGAAATCATTTTGTACTACATCTTCCCCTTTTATTGTCTTTACAGAACCAACCCCTCTTGAAGAAATTCCCAATCTAAACCCTGTTTTTAACAATCCTTTTAATGTCTCTCCAGATTTCGTATATGCAATCATTATTTTCCCGTATAACTCTTCTCCCTGCCACCACATATCAAGAACTTTGTGAGAAGTGTTTGTAAGAGAAACCACTGCTGAATCTGGGTGGTCTAATTCTCCGCCAGCCAAATCGTCTTCGATTAACTTCATGTAATTGGTGGCCTCTCTCCTTAAAATATCATATGGATAAACCCTACCATTTCTGTTTAATGTATTTGCTTTTTGCAAAATACCAGTCATAATAATTGGTTCATCTCTTTCTTCAGCTTCTTTAATGAGTTTTCTAGCATTATCTGGCTTAAAACTATAGAATTCTGCAATTATATATTTTCCGTCTTTTATCATAAGATTATTCTTTATCTTTTTTAGATTTATCAACTAATGTAGATTCTTCTTTTGAGTCAAGTTCTTCGTCTATTCCCTTTTTAAATCTTTTTGCCAAAGCTTTTCTTTTTGGTGTACAAGTTGCCTTAGTCATTGGAGTACAATATCCTTTATGTTCTGGGTCTACTGCTTTTTGAATCCACTTATCTGTAGTCTTACTTTCTGCGAGAAGTTTTAAATCAGCTTCAATTTCTTTTTTCTGCTCTTCTAACATGGTTAGTCTATGAAGTTTTTTTACTTTTTCTTGGATGAATTTTTTAAGTTCTGAGTTCATAAAGAATGTATTTTTATATAAATATTGCAAAATTTGATAATTGTGTTTTTTTTTATTATATTTTGACAAAATGAGAAGAAATGAATAAAAGGACGGCAAGGGAAATAACAGTAAACAATAACGTTTTAACTAATAAAAACATTAACGTAAAAATAGGAACCGTAGAAAATAGGGATTTCCCTCAAACCATTTATATTAATGCTAGTTTTTGGATTAAACCGAAAACCACCATAAATCAACTAAATAACGAAAGGAAACTTCTTGAAGATAATTTAAAATCTCTCCTGCACGGAAAAGTAAAGGGGTTTTTACATGAAAACTATTTTTTCCCTTTTGATGAAGAAAACATATATATTTACAATATACCAGAAAACTTTAACTACAACAATAAATCAAATTTTATTTCTTTAGAAATATATTTACACACGCTGAATATTAAATCAGAAAAAAAATATCCATTAAATGCAAAAAAAAACACAGAATTGTTTGAAGAGTGTGTAAAAATCTCTAACTTTGTCGGAGACAATTTAAAAAAAACAGAGGATAATTTTTATGTCAGAAGAAATTCAAAAGCCAAAACAAATTCTGCACTTGAATGTTAAATCAAAATGGTTTGACATGATTGCGTGTGGTGAAAAGACAGAAGAATATAGAGAACTTAAACTATATTGGACAAAGAAATTTACAAGTTTTAATTGGTTTCTTGGATGCCATGGTATAAAAGAATCACCTTCTTATAAGTTTGGAATAGATATAAAAGGAACGATTTATAACCCTAAAGACGTAATAATTTGTTTTAGTAATGGATATTCAAAAAACAGAAGGCAAATATTTGTGGAGTGTGAGGGAGTAGAGTTGAGAGATAAAGGAAAATGTAGAGAAGATTGGGGCGCTGAACCAGAAAAAAATATTACGTATTGTTGTTAGGAAAAATAATAAAATTATGATAATATATAAGATTAAATGTGAATGGGATATGGGATTCGCAGAAGCATATTCCACAAAAGAAAAGGCACAAGAAGACATTGATGGTGCCGATTGGGAAGGATTAGTCGGGGAAACAAAAGAAGAAATTGTGAACTGCGGAATGGTTCGTATAGAAGAAATTAATGTTGATTAAAATGTAAAAAAGCCGTTTTTAGCGGCTTTTATTTTTACATGTTTTTTAAATTATCATTAAGCTCAGAATACGAGATAATAAAATCATCAGCGCTATAAGAATCAAAGACATATTCTTTATTTAACTTAGCCTTAAATGCCTCTAATATACTTATTCTTTCTTGTTCCTTTGCTTCTTTTAATAAATCTTTAATCAAATCTAAATTTTCTTTTCTTAAGTCTTGAATATGATTCATTTTTTTATTGTCATCGGCCAGGAGCATGCTCAAAACTCTTTTTTCCTCTTCATTTAAATGAGAATATCTTTCGTTAAAGTTATTTACTGCAAGCTTTGTAATATACTGCCAATTTTTTAATTCAGGATTGTCAATTTTTTCTTTTGATGCCTCCGCAGCAGGCACTTCTCTGGTTAGATATTCCAAAAGAAACTCGTAAGCCTCCTGTTCTACTTGTGTTTTTGTAAAATTTGGGTTTGTAGCGGATTCTATTAGTGTATGGATGTTGTTGAATAATTTATCGTTTTTTCCAGTATTTGACTCAACATGGCTGTTTTCCAACAAAGAAATTCTTATGTTTTTATTTTCATTAATAATATCTTGCCATTTTATTCCCCTCAATATACTTAAATTTTGGTTTATAAACCTTTCTGCCAACCTTTCCTTCGCAAATGGCTTGGCATCCTCAAAATTCTTAAAAACATAATGTTGTTTTAATAAGGTTGGGCTCTTTTTTACCATATCAGTAAAGACTTTTAGCGTATTATCTGTACTTTCTTTTAATATTTCCATTGAAGAAAGTCTTGTGATAGTGTCTCTTATAGCACCAAAATTTAAAGTAATATCTTTCATTTTATTAAAGTTTAATATAAATATACAAAAATTATGACTTTTGAAAAATTCTTCCTATATTTGCCTTTTAAAACATGTTTCATTAAAACTAATAAAAATGATAAAATTTATCAAGATTAAAGACGAACTTTTTTTGATTAACCAAAAAATCAAAAAAGACACAGTACAAGTAAAAACAGTTGTGGTTAACACACACCATGTTTTTATAGTCGACTGTTCTGGGTCAATGTATGACGAATTACCAAAAATCAGAAAGGATTTATATAATAAAATCTCAACTGATTTAAAACCTGAAGATTCATTAACAATTATCTGGTTCTCTGGAAGAGGACAGTGTGGTGTTATTTTAGAAGATTATCATTTAAAAAGCAACATCAGTTTAATTAAGGTTAAGGAGTTAATTGACAGATATCTAACTACGGTTGGATTAACCGCTTTTAAGGACCCATTTGTTGAGGCGAATGCAGTTATTGCTAGGGTTATAAAAGAAAAACCAGGAATTATTAACTCTTTGTTTTTTATTACTGACGGATACGACAACCAATATTCCACCAAAGAAATTTTAGGTGCTGTTAATGCAATTAAAGAACAATTATCAAGTTCCACAGTGGTTGAATACGGTTGGTATTGTAATAAGGAATTGTTGGCCAAAATAGCTTGTGAAATGGGTGGAGTTCACATTTTCAGTGAACACTTTCAGGACTACGAACCTTACATTCAAAAAGAATTCAATAGTCAAAAGACTTCGAAAAGAAAATATGTTAAACTGGAAGGTGGTTTAAGTTTTGGGAGTGTGTTTAACATCACTGCTGATGGGGAAGTTATCAATTATTCAACAAATGACAAAAATGAAGTTTTCGTTAATGAAGACGATGAGGGATTTTATTATTTTTCAAAATATCCCGTTGGAACTGAAGTTAAAATGAATATGTTGAGCGAGGCAACTAATGTCAAAGAGAGGTTGCATGGCAAAGACGAAGAAAAGGATAAATTTTCTACCGCCCTTTATGCTGCATTATTTAGTTTTAGTAGAATTAGCGACTACAATAAAGTTTCTGAGGTTTTAAAATTTATTGGTGACGCCAAATTTATTGTAAAAAAAGCGAATACTTTTGGCACTCAAAAAATAAACGAATTGGAAGCTGAGTTTTTACAAGCAGTTAAAGATAAAAACGCAAGATTTGTTGAGGGATATAATCCTGATTTGGAACCTGCAGAAGATGCGTATTGTGTACTTGATATGATTGAGGATTTAATGGAAGAAGAAAACAACCTATGGTTCCCCAATCACGAAGCATTTAAATATAAAAGAATTGGAGCAAAAGCTGTTTTAAAATCAGCAATGACAGATAAGGACAAAGAAGAATTAGAAAAACTATTAAAAGAAGGAAAGGTAAATGAGTTAAAAGAAAAAGCTGAAGAGGTTTCTAAAAAAGAAGGCTTGACTTTTGAATACGAGGATGAAAATATGGGCTACCCTATTACCGATTTGGTTTGGAATGAAAAAAGAGCCAATCTTTCTGTTCAGGTAAGATATCCAGGACAAGTGGAATTGCCTGAGAATAGTTTTTCTAAGCTTCCTAAAATCTTTAAAACATCTAAGTTTAGGAATTATACATTAATTAAAGATGGTGTAATTCACACCTATCAACTTCCAATTAGTTTAACAGAGTCTACCTTTGATAAACTTCAAAAAAATGGACTTTTAAAAGGGGAAAAATATGAGTCTGAAAAGATTTATGTTCTTGATTTTTCATCTCTTCCAGTTATTAATCGATTAATGGTTAATACAATGTCTGCGAAAGAATTGTTTGAAAACGAATATGAACTTCTTAAATTAAAAGCAAACAATTCAGTATTCAACCATTACAAAAAAGCAAAACTAGGAAAAGTAAGTTTTGATTTTATTAACCTGTATGGAGAAGAAGAAACAAATTGGTTAAAAGAACTAGGAATTACCGCCAATGGATTCAACCCTCCCAGTACTTTGGAAAAAACTGGAGAAGAAATTTTTGTAAATTCACTTAAAATTAAAATCGGTGGACTTACTTTAATGACCGCAGAAAAAGATTTCCAGAAAGTTCTAGAAAAATACAAAAAAGGTGAAAGCTTATCTGCAAGAGAATCATTATTGCTTCCTGCAATTGAAGAATTTGAAAATTTTATGAAATCCATGAAAGATATCGAGGATGACAAACTCATCGAGTCTTGGATTGATAAAAAATCAAAGCTTTTCAGAAAAAGGAAGAATCAACTAATGAATGAAATTTCGAAGAGCAAGTTTTTATGTGTAGTTGGCAAGTCATGGTTTAAAGAATTTAGCAGCAGGGATGAAAAAGAAATGACTCTTAATATTGACGGACAGGACATCAAATTTGAACTTGATGATAAAATGGAAAAGATAACTATCTAAAAAAGAAAAGCCCCAGAATTTGGGGCTTTTTTGTTATATTTTATTAATTGCTTCGTAGAATTGTATGAGAATTGGCTCGAATTCTGTGTCTTTAGTTATTATTTCAAACACTTTTACTCCAATTTCTTCAGGCACTCCTTTGTAGTATGCTTCTGCAATTCCTCCAGCCATGGCTGCAATTGTATCACTATCTCCTCCGATAGAAATAGCCTTTCTTATACAATCTTCAAAGTCATTTGATTCTAAAAAAGCTATGATGGCTTCTGGAACAGACCCTTGACAAGATACATCAAATTTGTATGTTGGCCTTATTTCACTTAATGTTCTATTTAGATTGTATTCAAATGTGCTTATGACAAATTCTTTTATTTCTTCTTTTGTTTTTCCCATCCTTGCCAAAAAAACTGAGCCTGCGATTGCTTGGGCTCCTTTTATACCTTCAGAATGATTGTGGGTGACTGCAGCTGTCTTTTCAGCTTCTTTTAAAACATCTTCAAGAGTATTACACAACCACCCGATTGAGCTTACACGCATTGCGGAGCCATTTCCCCAACTATTATATGGTAACATACTATCTCCATCCACCCAATTAACAAAACTTCCTCCAAAGCCAGCTAATTTGTGTTTTCTGGCATATTCCTTATAGGTAATAGCATAATCTTTTTTATTCATGTAAGCATCGGCCACCGCAATGGTCAAAACAGTATCGTCCGTGAATCTTGTTTTTTCACAAAACAAATCGAATTTTTCACTCTTACAATTATAGAATTCATAATATGAACCTATTACATCTCCAACTATAGCTCCAAACATAATTTTTTCTTTGTTATACGAGAAAAATTAAAAAATGTTTAATTATGGACGATTTTTTAATAATACTGGAGGCCTTTGTATGATGCCTTCTAAATTAAAAGGGTTTGATTTTGGCGCATGCATTTCAACTCTTTTTTGTGAAAATACATTTAATTCGCCGCTTTGTTTTTCTTGTATAATTTTTTTATAGAATTGCACACGTTCTTCTGTTACGTTTTTAAGCTCATATTTGTCTTTTACGAATTCGTGAAGATTGTTGGCCAAAGTTTCTCTTAAATCTGGATTTAAAATCAACTCTCTCATTGCCTTGTACCAACCTTTTTTATTATCGGAAACCAAGATTCCAGTTTTTCCATCCTTTAGCAAGTGTTTATAAATACCAAAATCCTGAGCAATAAGCGCCTTTTTCTTCATACCAGCCTCAATGATTTTTAATTCCGATTTGACTTCATTAAACATGTGAACTCTTCTTGAAATTGTTCCCTTGCTGTCTTTAACCATTTCTACTTCATCTAGCGGTGACAAACAAACATCACAATAGTCGTAGTGTTTTCCATATTGAGTTAGCGGCAAAGTCCATCTTCTTACATAATTTTCCAACTCAAACCCTGGAAAATCATCTTTTTTTATCGCCTTAAGATACTCAACATATTTTTTGTTTTTAATCAAAGAATAATCACTTGTAAAAATTTGTTCAAATTTATTCCATACGCTTTCATTGGGTTGAATGACTCTCATATTTGTTGACCCATCTGGTCTAATTTCAGTTATAGTACCTCTAATGTCAAATCCGCACATAATAATTTGATATTTATCTGTCAGCTCTTGAGATGAGTTAAGCTTTAACATTGAGTCTTGCAATAAAAGTAAATCATGAAGATGACTAGACCCACCAATCCAAGCAATTCGGCATTTTCCCGATTTGTTTTCTTGAACTTCCGATGTCCACATTTTATGATTCATATCTAAAGCGTTTGGAATGACATGAACATATGGATTAATTTTTAAAAGATATTTTTTAAAAACATCTGTTGTTGTTGTAACACAATCTACATTTTTTAAATTGTTTAGTATCTTTTCAGAAAGTTTATCCTTTTTTACTATTTCATAAAGAGGATGTGTTGTGGCTGGCTCCCAATAGTCATCTAAGTCCATTATAAGAACTGTACCCTTTTCTCTTAGTTGTTTTGACAATGCTTCAAATTTAGCATAATCTCCCATTTGCCTATGAAAGTGGATTATGTCAAATTGCGACAAATAATTTATATCATTGTAATCGATATCAATACCAATTTCAACTTCGATTTCATTCCCAAAGTTTTCTTGTATTGATTGTGCTGGCCAAATAGAACGAAAATGTCCAACTCCTTGATTGTCTGAGGGTTGTAATAATAATTTAATTTTGTTTTTTTCCATTTATTTTATATTTAAAATTTTATTTATTTCTATTTCTTTATTTTTTTTATAATCGCTTTCCCAAATAACAATAAATTTATAATTATTTTCTATTGCTATATTTTTCTTTTTTTCATCTTGTTCCCACAATTCTTCGGCTGTCATGTTCTTTTTTTTGTTTAAATAATCTGCGGGATATTTTTTTGGATTACAATGCCAGAAATCGCCATTATATTCAATTAATAAATTTTTTTCCTTTATAAACAAATCATAATGTAAACTTTTTATTGGAAACTGAGATTCAACGGAAAATCCTATTTCTTGTAAGCTTTTTTTTATTTCCTTTTCTGGTTCTGAAATCGGTGCATATTTTAACAATCCTGACGCTTGATTTTTCTTCGCAGTTTCACTTTGTATTTTTCTCAAAAAATCAAATTCGCCGCTATCATACTTTGCTTTTATTGTTTTAGAAAGAGCTTCTCTGTTTTTAATATTACTCATTGCATTGTTTTCGCCGCATCCCTTGCCAATTCTATTTTCTGATTGTATTTTTTTTGTTTCTTTAGAGTGATTTTTTCCAAAAAAATGGTTGTTTTCACCTTTTTTATTACAAGAGGCACAATGAATTTTTAAAGAATTCCTTATTGTTCGCATTAAAACATTTTTATTAAATGCAGAGTGCTTTATTTTATTATTACATTCTGGGCAAATTCGACAACCTATCCATTGATTATTTTCTTGAATTATTTGGAAAAGAATTTCTTCTTCTTTAAGTTGTTTTTGTGTTCTTCTCATAAATTATATTTTATTATAAATATGATAAAATTTTGTTCCATTACCCCACCCCCAAGTCATCCTTCTCCTCAACAAAAAAATCCTATACTTAATATAAATTAAATATAGGATTCGAAAAAAGTAAAATAAATAGTTTTTAATTATTTTGCGTAATTTTCGGTTTTTTCTTTTGCCCTGTCCAAAACAGATTCATCATAAGCTTTCGCTAAGTCTAAAGAATAAGTGTTATCAAAATCTTCAATTGATACCATTTTTGTTTTTGATTGTTTGTCGAGAGGCGCTGTCATTTGTTGCTTGCCCAAACAAAATTGATTGGGTTGTAATATAAGGCCTGGTGCCATATCAGATTTAACGCAAACAGTAAGTTTTACTGGTCCCTTTGTCAGGTTTTTTATTTTCCAAAGTTTTTCCATGATTTTTTTATTTAAATTTAATTATATGTAATGCTAAAGTAAATAGATAAATTTATTTAACATAACATTTTCTTGTAGACATTGGGTCGGATGGGAAATAATATTCCTTATCATTTAAAATCCACTTTTTTATCTCTCTGTCTTCGTAGACCAATTTGGCGCTGTTTTTTTTTCCCTCGATTGTTTCTAACAATTCCGCTGGAGTGTCAATCTTTTGAAACGCTTCAATTAAATCCTTCATTGTAACTTTTTCTTCTTGAATGGCTCTATTTATTCCCATTTGTTGCGGTGGAACTGGATTTGTATTTTTTAAGTCATTTACATCAATTCCTATCGTCTGATTATCATTTACCGCCCTTTCAGAATTCGTAAGAAAATAGTTTTTCACAATGTTTGTTATGACATCATTTACCTTTTGGTCAACGTCAACGGTGTTTTTTAAATAGCTTTCTATTTCTTTTGTGGGGTCAGCTGCATATGGATTTTGTTTATATTGTTGTTGCACATCAAAATCAGGTTCGGCACCTCTTTGAATAAATTGAGACTGTCCGCTTTTGTAATCAAAAATAATATCTCCTATTTTTTCGAACTTTGTTTGGTATACCTCCACCTTTGTTACTCCGTTCTCAGACCACATTTGTTGCATTGATTTACAAACATCTGGATTTTCCATTGTTTTAAATGGTTTGTTTGAAAGATTTTCACCCCCCACACTAAGTTCGTTAAAATCATATACAAAAATCTTTCCAGGCTCTACATCTTTTAAAAAGTCTGGTACCTCTGGAATTATTGCAATTTTTGGTTCAGATGGAACGCCCAATGGTTGTGTACCTGCTTCCATGCCAATCTTAGGAGCCTCAATATTCGGCTGATTAATATCTGGAGCAACTTTAAATCTTTCCTCATCTTCTTCTGGGTTTGGAAAGGTGGATGGCCCTTGTGCGACTGCTGGATTCTCCATTTCATTCATGCTTTGATTCATTTCTTTTATTTTTTGCATGACTTTTTCTTTCACCTTGTCTAATTTTATAGCATCATTCAATCCCACTTTTCTTATCTCAGCTGCGAGTAAAGCATTTACTTCATCTTGGTTTATTGTTTTTTCCATGGTTTTATTTATATATAAATATTTTAATTTTTCTTTTTTTGATTTTAATTCTTTTTCTTCATATATTTATTGTTGTAAACCAAGTAAAACAAAAGGATGAAACAAAGAAGAGGACAAAACGATAGAAGCCAAACAAAAGACGAATTAAAAGGTGAAGTAAACAGTTATAACGGAAAGCCAAAAACAAAACACTCTATAAGTAGAAGTGAAATCGAAAAATCAGGAATACAACTAACCCCCAAACAACAAGACTTCTATAAAGCAATTAGAAATAACATTTTCACACTAGTTCAAGGTCCAGCAGGCACTTCAAAAACATTCACAGCGTGTTATGCAGCACTTTATTTATTGGCAGATAAAAAAATTGAAAAAATCGTAATTACAAAACCAATCCAGGAAAGTGGTGAAAATTTAGGCTTTTTGCCTGGTGACATAGATGAAAAAACCGCTCCTTTTATGAGAAGTTATATGTCTAATTTTGAAAAAATTATTGGCAGGCAAAGTGCAGACTTTTTAAAAGCTTCAGGATATATATGTGTTGAGCCACTTGCTTATATGAGGGGAGTTACTTATGATAATTCTATAATTTTATTAGATGAAGCACAAAACGCCACAATGAAACAATTGGTATTATGGATAACAAGATTGGGGAAAGACTCAAAGGCTGTTCTGATGGGAGATATAAGTCAATATGATATAAAAAAGAAAGATTCAAAATTTTTAGATTTTATTGAAATGGTAAATGGGGTTGAAGAAGTTAACTCGTTTGAATTTACGTCACAAGATATTGTCAGAAATAAATTTTTGATTGAAATCGTAAATAGATATGAGTTATATAAAGAAAAAGAAGAAAAATAAGACTATTTATAAGAAACATCAAAATTAAAATTTTATGGAAAACAAAGAAACAAAAAGAGGAAGTGGTTTAATAGACCCACAAAAAGTGATTGAAACTGCTAAAAAACCCAAGAAAATTTCTACCAAACAGGATGGTTTAATGGAAAGAGAAGAAAGCAAAGTTATAACAGAAGACGGAAGAGAGCTTTTAAAGGAAAATTATTAATATGGAAATATGGAAAAATATAGAGTTATTAGGCAATAACTATTCGGTTTCAAACATGGGTAATTTAAAAAATAATAAAACTGGTAGGATTTTAAAAACTTTTAATTATAAAGGATATAGGAAAAAGACGTTTAATTATAATGGTAAAACATATGCTTTTTTTGTACACAGATTAGTTTTGAAAACCTTCAACCCTATTGAAAATATGGATAATGAAATGCAAGTTCACCACATAAACCACAATCGAATTGATAACAGGGCTGAAAATTTAACATGGGTGACAAACAAAGAAAACCAACAATTTAAACCTAAATATAAATCATATGATACTTTTAAAGAGTTATTAATAATTTTAGGTGATGAAAAATTAAATGAGTTATTATTAAAACAAAAAAACGCTATATTACTATAGCGTTTTTTGGCAGGCTCTTTATTTCCTTATGTTTTTAATTAGTCATTAAAATCATTTTTTCTGATTCCAGAAAGAATTTGCATTCTTTTCTTTGTACCCTCACTAACAAGTTGGTCTGTTTTTGGAATATCTGCTTTACCATTATCAAAAGGTACCGCTTCTTTTGGAGTTTGTTCTTGTGCAACGCTTGTTCCGTCCTGTTCTTTTACAATGCCTTCTTCTTCTGGACATCCTTCTGCACATGGAGTTTTCTTTTCATCCATTTCTTCGGATGGAACTTCTTCTGAAGGTATTTCTTCGGATGGAACTTCTTCTGAAGGAACTTCCTCAGATGTTTCACCACCCATTTTTTCGTCAACAACAGTTTCAATCTTATCCTCAATAGCATCTGCTAACTTTGCAAGGATAGCTTCAATGTCTAAATCACCTTCTAAGGCCTCTTCTCCTGGTAATTCTTCTCCTGGTAATCCTTCACCTGGCAATTCATCACTTGGCATATTATCGTCTATAACAACCTCATCTTCTACTTCACTATCCTCAACTAAGTGGCTACCTTTTTTTTGAAATTTTGGTGCCCATTTTTTATCACCGCCTTTTTCACCAGTCCAAGCCGTAGAACGAACTGCGCTCTTTCCACCCGCCTCAACTTCATCAATGTTTTCTTCAGTAATTTGCTGAATTTCTTCATTAATTTTTTTAAGCCTATTCTTTAGCTTAATTTCAGTAATCTTTTTGAAGTATTCTTCATTTATCATTTGAATAAGTTCTTCTTCGGTAATTCTTATTTTTGCCATAACTTTAAGTTTTAAGTTTTTTATAAATAGTAAAAAAAAATGAAATTATTATTTTTTATTAAAGCGAACCGAGTGAGTCTCCCAGTTGAGTTAATTTAGCCTTTATATCTTCAATTTCGTCTTTTATTGCCTGTACATCATTTACTGCTGCTGTATCGTCACCAACGACGCCATCTTCTGTGCCAAAGCTATCAATATCTTTTTCTAATTTTGGAAATTGGTCAAGCTTGCATCCACAATCTTCTCCTTCTGGTTTTTGTTCTTCATAATTTGAAGGTGTCACCAATCCCAAAACTGGACTAGGACCTTGATAATCCTTAAAACCAAACCCAGCCATTACGCCTGGATGACCATATTCGTTTAATTGTTTAAGCTCGCTATTTATTTTTTTAGCTTCTTCAAATAGCTGTTTTTTTCTTTTAATAGTTAAAGCTTCAGTTATGATAGCTTGTACAATTTCCTTTTGGCTAATTTTTTTCATAATTCTTATGGGTTATTTTTTAATAAATATTTGAAAATTTCTTTTTTTTTTATTATCTTTCAATAAATAGAGAAAAAAATTAGAATAATGATAAATGCAATAGTTTTTAGTTTTGACCGCCCCGCACAATTACATCTTTTGTTAGAATCAATTGAGAAAAACGCACAAGGAATATTCAACATTAATGTTTTATATAAATGTTCTGATGAGGAATTTAAGAAGGCATATGATTTAATAAAGGAAAGATTTAAAAGTGTCAATTATGTTGAAGAAGTAAATTTTAAAGAACAAACTGTTGAATTGTTAAATTCCACGTTGAACAAAACTTGTTTTTTTACCGATGATGACATAATATACAATAATGTATATGAAGATGACATTGATGAGTGTTTAAATGATGATGACATTTTTTGCTTCAGTCTTAGACTTGGAACAAACATAACTCATTGTTACACTATGAAATGCGACAATGTTCTTATTACAAACAAGAGAGATGAAAAATTTATTTGGTGGAACTGGTCGAAAAGCTATGCTGATTTTGGATATCCCCTTTCTGTTGACGGCCATATTTTTAGGACAAAAGAAATTAAGAAACTGATTAAAGCCACGAGTTTCAACAATCCAAATGTTCTGGAAGCTGCACTGCAAGTATTTGATAGTTACCCAAAAGAAATTATGGTAGCTTATAAGACTAGTGTTTTAATTAACTCTCCAAACAACATGGTAAATATAACATATCCAAACAGAAATGGAGAAAAATATGGTTTTACAACAAAAGAATTAAACGATAAATATCTTAATGGAGAAGTTATAGATTTTGAGAGAATGGATTTCTCAAGCATTATAGGATGCCACCAAGAAATAGAATTTAAATTTAAAAAAATATAATTATGTTACCACCTTTTTTTATATCACCAGCGCCATCGAGCGTGGAACTCGATGAACATTATTTTAAAATAATAGTTCCGTTTTATAACGCATCTACCTTTATAGAAAGATGTGCAAATTCGGCATTAACGCAAAAATATGATAATTATAAGGTCATTTTTATCGATGATGCCTCTACTGATAATTCCTGGGACTTATTGCCACATGATAATCCAAAAGCAATTTGTATAAGAAATGAAGAAAACACAACGGCATTACCCAATATTCACAAAGCAATAATGGAGCATTGTGAACCACATGAAATAGTCGTGCTTTTGGATGGGGATGACTGGTTGCCGAACAAAAATGTAATTAGTTATATAAACGAAGTTTATTGCAGAAATGATTGTTGGATAACATATGGACAAGCATCTTGGACTGATGGGAGAATGGGGTTTGCCTCAGAGTATACACAAATAGAATTTGACAATTTGAGAAAGGCGCCATTTAGAGTTTCTCACATAAGAACCTTTAGAGCAGGCCTTTATCAAAAAATAAAAGAGCAAGACCCTGAATTTTCTTGTTTAAAAGACAAAGATGGAAATTTTTATAAAATGACCTATGATGTTGCCATATTATTTCCAATAATGGAGATGGCTGGTTTGAAAAGAATAAAATTTATTGATAAAGTGTTGTATATATATAACAGAGACAACCCAATCAGCGACGACAAGGTAAACCAACAGCTACAGTGGGACATACACAATGAGATAAGCAAAAAGTCAAGTTTTAAAAAGATAGAAAAATATGATTAATTATAAAGACATAAAAGAAGATAGTATAATTATTATACAGCAGCCAGAAGAATTAGTTGATATTAATTTTCTTATTCCAGTTCGTGGGAGGAAAGAGTTTGCGGCGCCAATGTATAATAGTTTTTTAAAAGCTAAAGAAAACTCCCCGCTCAACATTATATACACAGTAATAGAACATTCGCACATAACTGAACATTCTAAATTTTGTAAGGACAATAAGATTAATTATATTTGGGTTAAGTGTGAAGAAGGTGATTTGTTTAATAAATGTTTGGCATATAACATGGGGGCATTATATTCAAATATATCAAAATACATTATTTTTCATGATATTGATTGTGTCATACAATCGGACTTTTTTCAAAAAATCGCACTGAATATCACCAATCAAAAATGTAAAGCACTACAGTGTTTTCAACAAAGGCGTGCTTTATATTGCGATATTGACCTAACAAAAGAAATTGTCCAAGGCAGGATAAACATAGATGACTTAAATTTAGACCTTAAGGGAGTAGATTTGCCAAGATTGGGAGGCAAAGTAATGCTTGGGGCACCAGGGGGCTCCATATTGGTTGAAAGGGGGCTTCTTTTTGATGTGGGTGGATATGATGCAGACTTGTTTTTGGCAAATTCTCCAGAAGATTCATATTTCTGGGAAAAAATAAACACAATAGACAAAATGTGTACAAGCGAACACCCTCCCATTGATGTTTTCCACTTGTACCATCCCCCAACTTATTTTAGTAATCCATTTATAAATGAAATGAAGAAAATTTATGAGGATTTTAAACTACTCTCAAAGGAAAAGAAAGAAGAAATAATAAAACAAAAAAGCGCACATATAAAAACCTTTTTATAATAAACATGGAAAATCATTTTACTATAATTATAGACGCATGCAATCAAGAAGAGTGGATTGAACAGTGTTTAATCACAGCAGTAACTCAAAAATATAAAAATTATGAAGTAATTCTTGTTGATGCAAAATCAACGGATAAGACATTTGAGATTGCTAAAAAATATTCTGAGGAATATCCTATTTTAAGCGTTTATCAAAATGAAGTCCGTTTGCCACAAATAGCCAATATGTTGTGGTTAACACAGCTTTCAAAGCCGAATACAATTTGCGTTAGCCTAGATGGGGATGATTATTTAAATGGCGGCAAGATTCTTAGCAAACTTAATGATGTATATAATTCTGGGGATGTATATATGACATATGGCACATATTGTGAATTTCCATATAGAAGCGTGTCTCATATTTATCATGCATATCCAGACAGTGTAATATCAAAAAATGCATTCAGAGAGCATCAATGGCTTGGTTCTCACCTAAGAACATATCGAAGAGAGCTTTTTTTGTTAATAAATGAAAAGGATTTTAAATTTGATGATGGGCGTTGGTTGGATACTGCTGGAGACCTAAGTTTTCAATTTCCCATGCTTGAAATGTCTGCAGAAAGGTCAAGATATATTCCAGAAATATTATATGTTTATAATGTTGCCAACCAAAATAGTGATGGAAACACGAATGCTCCAAGACAAAGAGAAGTCGAAGTAGTTGTGAGAGCAAAACAAAAGTATCAAAGAATAGAAAAATTATATTAATCATGGTAGTAGGAAGTGGGATGATAGCGAAGGCATTCGGAAAATATAAGAATTATATAGATATAATACTTTTTGCATCAGGAGTGTCAAACTCAAAAGAAACAGACAAAAATCAATTTGGAAAAGAGTTGAAATTGCTGCAGCTTTATGAAAAAGAATTTGATAAAAAATTGGTTTATTTTAGTACATGTAGTATATTTGACAAAACTCTGGTAAATTCAGAATATGTAAAGCATAAAATTAAAACAGAAGAGTACATTAAAAACAATTTTAAAAATTATTTAATTTTCAGACTTCCAAATATAATTGGAGAAACGGATAATCAAAACACGTCATTTAATTATTTTGTGAATAAAATAACAAAAAAAGGCATCATACAAATTCAAAAAAGTGCAGTGCGCTATATCATGGATGTAGATGATTTAACAAATATTCTACCCAACATCATAGAAAATGATGCACAGACAAATAAAATAATGAATGTGTGTTTTAACAATAAAATGAGTGTATTGGAATTTGTCAAAAAAATTGAATCTGTTTTAAACATTGAGGTAGATAAAACAATTGTTCCTGGAGGATGTGATTATAAGATAGATAACAACGAGTTTTTAGCAATTGCCAGTAGAAATGAGGGTGAAGATTATATAACAGAAACAATAAAGAAGTATTTAAAAAAATAGCGAATGAAAACTATCATTTATACAGAAATATACAATTGTGGTCTTATTGGAAAAAAGTGTCTCGAAAGCTTTTTTAAATATCATCCAGACACAATTGTTCACGTGGCTGGAACACATAAAGACTTTAAAGAGCTTGGTAAATTTAAAAACATAGAATATATAGATTTTTCTGGTGATGATGTGCTTTTAAATATGTATAAAAACCAAGGGCACCTGGGGACGGCATATATTTTCACAAAAGTTTTAAAGGGGGAATATGGAGATTATAATCAAATAATACATTTTGACAGCGATACCATATTTCGTTCAGAATGCTTAAGCTATATATTAAACAAATTTGACGAAGGGTTTGACTTAATAGGTCCTCGAAGATTATACAAAAAGAATGTGGCTAATAAAAATGGAGAATATGACAGCATTTCTGATGTTGTTGGTACATATTTTTTTGGATATAACAACCAAAAGGTATCACCTTTTGATTTTGACACTATTCACAGAATGGTTGTTGGATATTACAATCCGATTGGATTTCCCTGTATTGATTTTTTTGACCCAATATCATTTGATATTTTAAAAAATGGTGGGAAAATATATCATTTAGATTATGAAAAATTCGGTTCTCCAAATGAAGATGCAAGTTTTCTTAATAAGTACGGCGAACTAAACAAGATAATGGATTTTGGAGATAACATAATACATTTTGCTGGAGTAGGGTCTGGAATGAATTTTTATAAAAACGGACAAGGAAGTGTTCCTGCCACATATGTAGATTGGGCAAAAGGTAGATTTGCGTTATATATGAAGTTGTTCTATAACAAGGATGTTGAAATAGAATATGACAAAAACGATTATGAAAAAATAAAAAGTCAAATAATGAAAGACATTAGAGTTTTTTGTCCATTTGCCTTTGACTTTCAATTTACACACGAAAAACAAATAGAGTTATTTGTGGATATGAATGGGTTTGACAATAGAAGTGAAGATGCTGTAAAAATTCTGCTAATCATAGAATCATCTGCAATAATACCAAATGTTATTGAAAAAGCTATTGAAAACCATCAATCTTTTGATTATATACTTACTTTTGATGAAACTGTTTTAGAAAAATGCAACAATGCTCACCTTTTTGAATACGGAACAACGTGGATAAAAACCCCATACATTTATCCTGAAAAGAAATTTCAAGTTTCTACCATAGTTGGCGGTAAGAAGATAACGAGCGCACATGTGATGAGACAGGAACTGTGGGAAAAACAAGGCCAAATAGAAATCCCCAAAAGTTTTTTTGTAAGTGGTAACTATTCTGGAGATGTATTAAACTTAGAAGATACGAAAACATTGGGAGATGAAAAAAATGCTTTATTTGATAGTCAATTTCACATAGCAATAGAAAACATGAGAAATAAATATTATTTCACTGAAAAACTTATTGATTGTTTTAAAACAAAAACAATTCCAATATACTATGGGTGCACTGGCATTGGAGAATATTTTAATACAGAAGGAATGTATATTGTTAATAGTTTGGAAGAAATAATAAATGTGTGTAATAGTTTAACAGAAAACACTTATAATGAAAAAAAGGCTTTTGTTGAGGAAAATTTTGAAAAAAGTAAAAGGTTTTGGGACTACAAAGAATTCTTAAAAAATAAAATACAAGAGTTGGTAAAATGAAAGTAGGAAAATTTACATACGGACATCAAAACATAACAGAGGTTTTTGCAGATTTCCATCAAGATGTCGAATTGCATATAGGCAAGTTTTGTGGTATAGGGCGAGATGTAATTGTTTTCTTTGGAAATGGGCTACATGATTTAAATAACATTTCTACTTATCCATTTGGTCATGTGTGTGAACACACCTTTAAAAAGAAAACAATAGAAAAAGGAACAACAAGAGGAAATGTAATTATAGGAAATGACGTATGGATTGGACAGGGGGTAACCATAATGAGTGGAATTAAGGTTGGTGATGGAGCAATAATAGCAGCAAATTCACATGTCACAAAAACTGTTCGCCCATATTCTGTTGTTCGTGGAAATCCAGCAGAACTTGTAGCAAAAAGATTTGACGAAAATTCAATCAAAAAGCTTTTAGAAATAAAATGGTGGGATTGGCCTATAGATAAAATAATAGAAAACCAAGAACTCTTAAATTCTCCAGAATTAGAAGAATTTATTGAAAAACATTACAAAAAAGATGGTTAAGAATAATATAAAAAACGTGTTGCTTATTAGGCCAAACAGCACTGGAGACAAAAAAGATACTTATATAACGTTTCCTTTGGGCATTGGCTATATAGCTTCAGTTTTAAAACAAAACAATTATAATGTTTCTGTTATAGATTTAACAATTGAGGACGTTGACTATACCGAGCTAAAAGATAGAATTATAAAATTAAAACCAGATATTATAGGACTTACCGCTCTCAGCTATTCATATGTTCAAGTTAAAAAAATATCAGAATATCTTAAAACATTTTTGAGTTGTAAAATAATTCTAGGAGGTCACCTATCCGACCACAGTTATAAACTGGTTTTAGAAAAAACCAATGTTGACATTTGTGTTATTGGTGAAGGAGAAATAACAATAGTAGATTTGTTAAAAAACATTGACAATCCAAGTATAGTAAACGGGATAGCGTATAAAGATAAATCACAAGTTTTTATTACCACACCACGCCCCCCAATTTTAGACTTAGATACCATTCCCTTTCCAGCATACGAATTATTTGATATGGAACAATACATAAAACTTGACGATGTTTATATATCCAAGAAATACATGAAAAAGGGTGTAGTACACAAAAAAATTCAAATAGAGGCTGGGAGAGGATGTCCATATAATTGTAATTTTTGTTCAAAAATATTTACCAAAGTTAGAAAAAGAAGCGTAGACCATCTTGTTAAAGAAATTAAATTTTTATTGGAAAAATATGGAATAGACGTATATGGATTTCAAGATGAGCTTCTTTTTTCGAACAAAAAATATATATTTGAATTCTGTGAAAAAATAAAAGACTTAGAAATTACATGGTATGGAAATGCAAGAATCAATACGGTAAGTGAAGAAATAATTAAAAAAGCTAAAGATAACAAGTGTTTAGAAATTGCCTATGGAGTTGAAAGTGGCAGTGAAACCATATTGAAAAACATGAATAAAAAGATAACTCCAAAACAAATTGAAAAAATCTTATCATATACAATTAAAATAGGATTTCCGTTTGATATGGGTTTAATTTTAGGATATCCAGGCGAAAATGAAAATACAATTAAAGAAACCATAGATTTGTTTAAAAAAATTGGTTATCCAGCACTTAAGTTCAGATACATTACCCCTTACCCAGGAAGTCAATTATATGATTTTTGTTTAGAGAGTGGATTAATAAAAAATGAAGAAGAATATTTAGAATCAATTGGAGACGGAACTGGACCATATCGATTTAGGATTAACTTTACTGACTTTACCGACGAAAGGCTTTCAGAAATATTAAAAGAAACAACTGATAAAACTTTTAGAAACTATATTTTTTATCTTTTAAAACATCCAAATAAGTTATTTAGTAGAATTTTACGTAAAGACATAACAAACCCATTTTTTGTTTTATATAATAGAAGAAAAAATCCAACTAATTATGACAAAGCAAGAAAAATAAAAAAAGCATGAAGTTAACAATAGAAGATATCATAGACAAACATAAAGGGGGAAAGTGTATTGTGGCCGCACAAGGTCCCAGTTTAAATCCATACATCGATAAATTAAAAGGCTTTAAAAACGATAATTACACAATTATCTCTTGCAACTCGTGGAATGACTATTATCCAGATTGTCCTCCAGACTATTGGGTTCTTGCCAATACAATTGAAAATTGCACAAGCAAAATAGATGTTGTAAATCAACACAAAATAACTTTAATTTATGCAGATACAGTTGATTTAACAAGCCAAGATTGGCTGGAAGGAAAAATAGAGGCCGATTTTTTGCCATATGACCAGAGACATTTTGGTGGGAAAAATTGCGTTAATTGTTACGGTTCCGCTGGTTGTGAAAGATATTTTAACCCTAAACGATTAACAATACAAGAACAACTGCAGAATTACACTGGGTTTGATAAACATTATAGTCCAGCCAGCACCGTTGCATTGCACATGGTGGCGTTTTCGGTTTTAATGGGATTTTCTGAAATATACATTGTTGGATTAGACTTTAATTATCGACTTGGATATGCAAAAAACATAAGTGGAACACAGGTTCCCGATTTAACTCACTTCGAAACTTATGGCGAAAGCATATTAAATGACATGCAAATCATTGCCGATTCAGCAAAGAAAAAAGGCATAAAGATTTATAATTTAAATAAAGATTCCCATTGGAAAATTTTTGAATATAAAGATTTATAATTTGAAAATTAAATAAATTTCACTATCTTTATGATTATTTAAACATAATGAAAAAAATAGTATCAATCATATTGGCAAGAGGTGGGTCTAAAGGAATTCCAAACAAAAACATAATAGATGTTGGTGGCAAGCCGCTTATCGTATGGTCAATTGAACAATCTATTGGCTCTAATTTGGTTTCCGAGACTTATGTTTCATCCGATTCTGATGAAATTCTCAATATTGCAACCAAATATGGAGCAAAGCCAATTAAAAGGCCAGATGAGTTGGCATTAGACACTTCTACTTCAGAAGATGCATTAGAACACGCCCTAGACATCATAGGAGAAGTTGATTTAGTAGTATTCCTTCAACCGACGTCTCCGCTTAGATGTGTTGAGGATATTAATCATGCAATAACTATGTTGGTTAATAATAATTATGATTCATTATTTTCTGCGGCCAGGTTGGAAGATTATTGTATCTGGGAAGAAAATGGATTTGGGCTTATATCAGTAAATTTTGATTACAAAAACAGAGAAAGGCGGCAAGTAAAAAAGCCGCAATACCTTGAAAATGGGTCAATTTATGTTTTTAAACCATCTGTTTTGTCCGAAAACAACAATAGGTTAGGTGGGAAAATTGGGATATACATAATGGATTTTTGGAAATCTTATGAAATAGACAAAAAAGGTGATATTGAAATATGTGAATTTTATTTAAAAAAATTATAATATGAAAGATTATCATGATTACGTTTTTAAAGATGGCAAATTGGTTGGCGATTTTGACAACATGTATATCGATTGCGAAGACCCATGGAAACAATCTAAGAGACACCACACATTAGAAATAAGGATTATGAATGAAGTCCTGTCAGAAAAAAAATATGAAAGAGTTTTAGATTTGGGGTGCGGATTGGGAAATATTTCAAATATAATTAACCACCATTGTGAATTACTAGATGCTTGTGATATTAGCCAAACTGCCATTGAAAAGGCAAAGCTTCTATATCCAAACATTAATTTTTTTTCCCATGATATTTTATCAGAATCATTTCCACTTACCGTGAAATATGATTTAATTGTTTTGTCTGGCACTTTATGGTACATTGTTGATAATATTGATGCGGTGTTTTTAAAAATAAAAAAATTGTTAAAAACGAATGGCGAATTTTTGGTGGCTTTACCGTTTCCCGATATTACACAAAAATTTTATGGAAAAGACATTATAGGTGACGAAAATGGTTTATATAACAAATTTTCTTCATATTTTCAAATTGACACATTTCTTGTTTTAAGAGAAAAAGAAAAAATTACAAGTCCAACAGTTTTAATAAAAGGATTTAAAAATGAATAAAAACAAAAGGGTGGTGTACATAAATGGGGTTTATGTACCAGAGGATGAGGCAAAGATTTCAATATTTGACTCGGCTCTTATGTTTGGAGATATGGTGTTTGAGATGACTCGTTCATTTAATAAAAAGCAATTTATGTTATGCGAGCATTTAGAACGTTTGTACAATGGAATTAAGATTCTCAGAATACCAATGACAATGACATTAAAAGAGATGGAGCAGGCCTGTTATAAAACAATTGAAAAGAATGAGCATTTGTTCACCAATACTGATGAGCACAGGTTGATGATAAATGTCAGCAGGGGACCATTGGGAATATATCATCGAGTATTTGACGGTCATGTAGGAACAACAATTGTTATTGCTGATTTCCCGCTCAAATGGACTGTTGTGGGCATGGGAGAACTATATGATAAGGGGATTAACGCAGTCATACCATCACAAAGGGCAATTCCATCAGAATTGTTAGACCCCAAGATTAAGAACAGGAGCAGACTTCACTATCAAATGGCGAACATCGAGGTTTCAGAGGTTAAAGGAGATAACAATTGGGCTCTATTGCTTGACACAAATGGCTTCATTGCCGAAGGAACTGGAGATAATTTTTTTATTGTTAAAAATGATACAGTAATAACGCCAGAAGGAAGAAATGTGTTGCGTGGAATAAGTCGTGATTATATTTTTTCTATTTGTAAAGAACATAAAATTACATGTATTGAAAAAAACATCACTCCTTATGATGTTTATACTGCTGATGAGGCATTCATGACTGGCACCCCTTTTTCAATTTTACCAGTCAGCTCTTTAAATGGGATTAAAATTGGCAAAAAACCAATGGGACATTATACAAAAAAATTAATAACCATCTGGGGAGATAAAGTTGGGGTTGATTTAATTAAACAAATTAAAATGTTTAACGAAGAGTGTAAATTAGAAGATGGAGCTTCAACTCCATATTCTTTCAAAAAATAAATTTTACAATGAACGGATTAACAACATTAAATGTTGAGCTTACCAACAAATGTAATAAAAAATGTTGGATGTGTGGCCGAAGAAAAACAGAAAAAGACAATGGGACGAACTACAATCAAGAAATAGAATTTTCTTTGCTTGAGAATATCGCAAAACAGGTTCCAGAAGGAATTGTAGTACAGTTGCACAATAACGGAGAACCATTAATGTACAGCCGCTTTGGTGATGCTGTTAAATTGTTTAACAAACAAATAACAAATATAGTTACAAATGGTAAGTTGTTGTTGGGAAAGACAGATGAAATAATAGATAAATTAGATACAATGTCAATTTCAATATTTCAGGATGATGTTGAATCAGACGAACAATATGACATTATAACTAATTTTTTAAAACTCAAAGGAAGTCATAAGCCGTTTGTAACATTGAGGTTAATCGGAGAAGTTGATGGAACAAAATACAAAGCGTTAAATACTCAAATTATAACTAGGATATTACATGCCCCAATGGGCAGTTTTGATTACCAAAAAAAGACCCCAACAATCCCAGAGGTTGGTATATGTTTAGATTTTCTTAATCATATTGCTATCGATGTTAACGGAGACGTTTCCATTTGTGTTAGATTTGACCCAAATAAATTAGGTGTTATCGGGAATATTAAACAGCAAACATTGAGTGAAATATGGAATGGCGAAAAGAGATTAGCGTGGAAAAAGTTGCATGTAGAAGGATTACGTGACAACGTACCACTCTGTTCAATGTGTGAATTTTGGGGTGTACCAACTGGAAGTTAAAAAAAATTAAAAAATAATTGATTAACTGTCTTTTTTTTTTTATATTTAAGCTAAAAACTTAATAAAAATGGAAAAAGAAGTCTACATCATCGCAGAAATTGGTATTAATCACAATGGGGATATTAATTTGGCAAAAGAATTAATAGACAAAGCAAAAATGGACGGTGCAAATGCCGTGAAGTTTCAAAAAAGAACTATTGACATAGTTTACTCAAAAGAAGAATTAGATAAACCTAGGGAGTCTCCATGGGGAACCACCACAAGACAACAAAAAGAAGGATTGGAGTTTTCTATCGAACAATATGCTGAACTTGAAAAATATGCTAAGAACTATTCCTTAGATTTTATAGTTTCATGTTGGGATGAAAACAGTTTAGACCTGATAGAGCAAAATTTAAACGTGAAGTATCACAAAATTGCTTCAGCAATGCTAACCGACAAAAGCTTCCTGTCAAAAATTAATGCAACAAAAAAACCAGTGATTCTTTCAGTTGGAATGAGTACAGAAGAAGAAATTAGAGGCGCAATAGAATGTTTAGAAAGCGTTGAATATGTTTTGGCATGTACAAGCACATATCCTACAAAAAATGAAGAGGTAAATTTAGAATCCATCACAACCCTTAAAAAAATGTTCCCCAACAAAAAAATAGGATTCTCAAACCATTACAATGGTCTTATAGCTTGTTATGGTGCAGTTGCACTTGGAGCTGAGTGCGTGGAGTTTCATATTACAGCAGATAGAAGTATGTATGGGTCAGACCAGGCAGCATCAATTGAAAGCTCTGATGAACTAATAGAAGGAATAAGAACTATGGAAAAGTTAATTGGAGATGGCGAGATTAAAGTTTATGATTCAGAAATTCCTATATTACAAAAGTTAAGAAAAAAATGAAAATCTCAGTTGTAATACCAGCGTATGAAGCACGTGGGGTGGGAGATAAGTTAATAACAGAATTGCTACAATCAATATCTTCACAAACCCATAAAGACATTGAGGTGGTTATTCCAGACCATTCTACTAGTGACATTATAAAAGATGTAGTTTCTTGTTGGCAGAAAGAGTTAACTATTGTTCATTTTTTTAACGAAAATGGACGAGGAAATAGTTCTGTAAATATGAATGCGGGAATAAAAAGAGCAAGTGGAGATGTGATAAAAATAATGCACATGGATGATGTGTTTTGTAATGAAGAAGCATTAAAAGAAATAGACAATGCAATAACAAATGATAAGACAATCAAATGGGGCGCCTTTGGGTTTCAACACAACTATGAATATGAAAACTCAATTCGACAAATTATGATGCCCACCATTTTCTTCAATCCCCTCATTGGTTGTTCCGCTCTTTTGGGATGTCCTAGCGTCTCTTTTTTTGTGAACGAAGAAAACCTCTTCGATGAGAACTTAATAATAATTAATGATGTAGATATGCACTATAGGCTAGAAAAGAAATATGGCACGCCGCATTTCTTCAATGATGTGTCTGTTACCATTAGAATGCATAACAACCAAGTGACAAAAATTTTAGATAATTATCCACAAAAAGAATCAAAAGAAATTGAATATTTTAAAACAAAAATTACAACATTATGAAAGAAGACGTTTTAAGCGATTTGGCTAATAAATATGCATCTGACAAAGGAACTGTTATGCCAAGCGAAGGCAATCATGGTCCCAGGCTGTTTTTTACCACAATATATAATAGATATATGGAAGAAAAAAGAAATGAAGAATTAAATTTTCTTGAAATAGGAATTGGTTCTGGACCTTCTTTAAAAATGTGGTATGAATACTTCTCAAAAGCTAAAATACACGCAATTGACATCGCCAATTCCAAGCATCACGAAAATGATAGGGTAACTACTTATATCGCCAATCAACAAAAGAGAGCGGATTTACAAAGGGTTGTTGAGCAAACTGGTGAGTTAGACATCATAGTTGATGATGGTGGTCATATGATGGGGCAACAACAAGTAAGTTTAGGGTTTTTGTTTAAACATTTAAAAAGCGGTGGAATGTATTTTATCGAAGACCTTCACACATCCTTTTGGCCATATGGTCAATTTAAAGATTTGTATGGATTTCCATTAGACATTAGCGACGACAGAAGCAATACAACAGTAAACACCATAGAAAGCTATATCAAAACAAAAGAATTCACAAGTCAATTTTTAAACAAAGAAGAAAATGAATATTTGACAAACACTATAGAATCATGTGAATTATTTGACTTACCAACAACAATATATGGACCTAACAAATTAGCTTTTTTTAAAAAAAAATAGCATGAAAGTTTTAATAACTGGTGGTGCTGGATTTATTGGAACTAAACTGGCAAATAAATTAATTGAATTGGGTTCAGATGTTAAAATTATAGATAACTTTTTGCCACAAGTACACGAAAAAAACAAATCTACTTTAAGTGAAAAAGTAGAGGTTTTTAAAGGAGATGTTAGAAATCCTAGCGATTTAGACTTTGTAATATCTGATGACATAGATTATGTGGTACATCTAGCTGCAGAAACTGGAACCAACCAATCAATGACTGAAATTACCAAACATACATCCACCAACATTATAGGAACATCATTGTTAATTGAAAAGTTAAATAAGTTTAAAATTAAAAAATTAATTTTAACATCATCCAGAGCAGTTTATGGAGAAGGAAAGAATTTGTCAGAAGAATCTCCGCTAAATCCAAAATCCGTTTATGGACTAAGCAAAATGGTACAAGAAAAGTTAATTGAGCTGTCATATCAGTCTCCATACACAATATTAAGATTACAAAATGTGTTTGGAGATGGGCAAAGTATAAACAATCCATATACTGGAATTTTTAATATATTTGTAAAGAAATTATTATCCAACGAAACAATTGAAATTTATGACGATGGTCTTCCCACAAGAGATTTTATTTATATTAACAATGTGGTGGATGCCATCATTTTATCATTAAACTCTGAAAAATCAAATAATAAAACATATAATGTTGGCTCTGGTATTGAAATGAAAATATATGATTCTGTGGTCATGCTAAAAGAAATGCTTTATTCGAAATCAATTATTAAAAAAACCAATTATCATAGAGCTGGAGATGTTATTTATGCTTGTGGAAATGTTGACAAAATAAAAAACGAGCTAGGTTGGACTCCAGAGGTTAACTTTTCAGAAGGATTAAAATATTTCACAGACTGGTTTATATGCAATTATTATAATGAATGAAAATAAAAAATATTCCATACAACTAGTCCAGTTTAACAACAAATACGGCACTCAAGTTTATTTGCCATATAGCATTGGTGTGTTGTTAGCATACGCTTCGACTGATGAAAGAATAACGAAAAAATTCAATTTTAAAGAATTTGTTTTTATTAGAGATTCTTTGCCTAAATTAATAAAACAAATAGGAGAGGTCGATGTGCTAGGCATCTCCTGTTATAATTGGAATTGGCTATTGAGCCTCAAGTTGGCCGAAGAGGTAAAAAAAAACAACCCCAAATGTCTTATAATTTTGGGAGGACCTCATGTTCCAGGCGAAATCCTTGACTTTTTTAAACTATATCCATTTGTTGACATTATTGTTCACGGAGAAGGTGAAGAAACGTTCTGTGAAATATTAAAAAAGTATTCCCCACTTGATTTTGATAATCTTAAAAAAATTCCTGGCACCACGTTTTATGACAGAAAGAACGATGTAGTTGTAAAATCTTCACACAGAAATGTAATTTCAGATTTAAACACCATTCCTTCTCCATATTTAAGCGGAACATTTGATAGTTTATTGTGTAATAAAAAATATTCATGGATGATAACTTGGGAAACAAACCGTGGGTGTCCATTTAAATGTACGTTTTGTGATTGGGGCTCTGCTACTGAGTCTAAAGTTAGAAAATTTGACAATAACAGATTGTTAGATGAATTAGATTATTTTACAGAAAAGAAAGTCGATTTTATCTTTGGTGCCGACGCAAACTTCGGAATATTCAAGAGAGATAGGGATTATGCAATAAAAATGACAGAGAACAAAATTAATTTTGGATATCCAAAACAATTTAGGGTTTGCTTCACAAAAAATTCTACTGATAAGGTTTTTGAGTTATCTCAAATTTTTGCTAATGCAGGAATGAACAAGGGCGCTTCAATAAGCATGCAGTCGTTGAACAATGAGACTCTCGAAAACATTCAGAGAATAAATATTAAAATGGAATTTTTCAATGAATTACAAAAAAAATATAATGCTAGTGGGCTTATTACATACACAGAGTTAATATTGCCTCTTCCAGGAGAAACATATGAATCATTTGTTGGAGGAATAGATTTATTATTAGATAACTCTCAGCACAATGGGATTGTAGTGTATAATTGTGTAATAATGCCAAATGCAAAAATGGGAGATAAAGAATATCAGAAGGAATTCGAAATAAAAAGTGTTGAAATTCCCATATTTCAAGCCCACTCTAGTTTTAAATCCTCTTCTGATGTTGTCGAAAAGGAGACTATTGTTGTTGGAACTAAAACAATGAAACAGTCCGACTATATCCGCTCTTTTAAATATAGTTGGATAATTCAAAGCATGCATACGTTGGGGCTTTTACAAGTCATAGCAATAGTCTTAAAGTATCATTTTAAAATTAAATACTCGGATTTTTACAAAGGAGTTATAGAATTTGGGGAATCTAATCCAAAAACCATTATTGGAAAAGAATTAAAAAAAATAGACATTTTATTAAATGGGGTGTTGTTGGGAAATGGTTTTGGACAAAGAGTTGTAGGATTTGAAAACATATCTTGGCCTCCCGAAGAGGCTTCGTATTTAAGAGTATCAGAGAAAATTGATGATTTTTATTTAGAAATAGAAAACTTTTTGTTAGAAAAATTTTCAAACATTTTTAAAGAAAGAGAAATTTTAAACGACACAATAAAATATCAAAAAGCAAGAAGCGTAAGGTTCGACAACCAAAGTTCTAAAACAGTTTTTTTATCCTATGATATCCATAATTTTTTTGAAAACTGTAAAGCTGGAATTATTGGTGAACTTGAAAGGGGGGCAACAACTATTGAGACCATTCCTAATGCGACTTTTCCCAATAAAAAGGAATTTTCACGAGAAGTTGTTTGGTATGGAAGAAAGGGGGGCAAGTTTTTTCACCAAATCAAAGAAGAAGTAAAAATTAAAACAATATAAATGAAACAGATAATTAATTCCTTTACATATCCTGACTATCCAAACATAGAGGTAGATTATAAAAGGCGGATAAGATATTTTCTTGACGGCTTTCAAGGATATAATCCAGATGAAGATAGTTTTAAAATTTTGCACGTAAAAGAACTTGAGGCAATTTGTAAGCTACGAGATGAGGTAATAAGAAATAAAGATAGGTTTGATGCAATACTAACCTATGATGAGGAAATATTAAAAAGTTGTAAACATGCATATTTTATGCCATTCGGCACGACTTGGATACAAGATTATAGTTTTCCAGAAAAGAAATTTCAAATCTCTAACATAACTGGACACAAAGAGTGGACTGATGGTCACATGTTAAGAAAGAAGGTACATTACAAACAAGAAAAAATAAACAATCCAATAGACTTTTATATTAGCAAGTTTCTTGGGGTGGAAAATTTTAACAACAACAAAATACTTGGTGAAAAAAAAGACCCAGTTTTTGATTCACAATTTCATATTTGCATTGAAAACTCAAGACAGAAGAATTGCTTTACAGAAAAAATAATGGATTGCTTTGTCACTAAAACGGTTCCTATTTATTGGGGATGCCCAAACATTGAGGATTTTTTTGACATTAGTTCAATCATTGTTGTCAATGATTTAAAGGAAATTTTAGGTGTTTGTAACAGCTTAACCCCAGAAAGTTATGAAAAATTACTCCCAGGAATAGAAAACAATTTACTTTTATCAAAAAATTATGTAGATTCTGTTGAAAACGTTAGGAAAATACTTTTAGAAGAAGTTTTAATATGAGCAAGGTATCAGCAAAGTTAAAAGGGGGATTGTGCAACTACATGTTTCAAGTGGCCTGTGCATATTCTTATGCGCTAAAAAACAATAAAGAATGTTTTTTTACAACAACAGATTCTGTTGTTAGACATAGACATGTAGACAATTATAAAGATAATGTTTTTAACAAGGTGGTTTTTTTAGAAAGCTATGATTTTAGCTCTTTCTTTAAATACAATGAACCACATTTTCATTTTAGTCAAATTCCAACGATTGACACAGATGTTCATTTAGATGGAGACTTTCAAAGTGAAAAACACTTTTCCGAACACGAAAAAGAAATAAGAGAACTTTTTTCATATCCAGAAGATGTGAAAAATAAAATTGTGGAAAAATGGAAACATTTGCTTAATAAAGAAACTTGCTCCATGCATGTGAGACGATGTGATTATCTTAAATATCAAGACGCTTACATAATACCAGGAATAGATTATTATTTAAAAGCATCAAAACAAATGCCTGAAGATAGTGTTTTTCTTGTTTTTTCAGATGACATACAGTGGTGTAAAGAAAATTTTCCAGATATGCCAGAAAAATTTATTTTTGTTGAAAAACAACTAGACTATGAGGACCTACTTCTTATGTCTTTGTGTAAAAACAACATTATTGCAAACTCTTCTTTTTCCTGGTGGGGTGCCTGGTTAAATGAAAACAACAACAAAATTGTTGTAGCACCAAAAAAGTGGTTTAATTTTCAATATACAAATTATAACACTAATGATTTATATTGTAACAATTGGATAAAAATATAAAATATGAAAGCATTAATAACAGGCTCGAATGGACTTTTGGGGTCAGCATTAAGAAACAATCTTGGAAAAGGACACATATATCATCAAAGGAGCCATTGCGATTTATTAGACACACAAGAGGTAAATTGGTATTTCTCATCTTTAAATGCAATTCGGAATCCAGATACACTTATACATTGTGCAGCCAAAGTTGGTGGAGTCCAAGCCAATATGAATGATAACAGCGGATTTTTTCTTAAGAACATCACAATGGACAGTAACGTAGCCAGATGTGCTATTATACACAATTTAAAAAATGTTGTAACGATATTGTCGACCTGCGTTTTCCCAGATAAAGCGATTTATCCACTGACCGCAGACCAAATTGACAACGGAGCTCCCCACCCATCGAATCATGGATATTCTTATGCAAAGAGACTTTTGTATTACTCAACGAAATATTCAAGGGAGGTAACTGGAAACAATTGGATTTCTATCATCCCAAACAATGTATATGGAGAAAATGACAATTTTAATTTAGAAAATGGACACTTAGTTCCAGCGTTAATAAGGAAGGGATACGAAGCCTCTGTGTATGAAAAGGATTTTGTTGTATGGGGGGATGGAACTTCACTAAGACAGTTTATCTATGCTGACGACTTGGCCAAGATTATACTATGGGCTATCGACAATTGGAAATCAGACGTTCCAATGATGACAATCAATGAAACTGAGTATTCTATTAAAGAAGTTGTAGATATCATCGCAAATCGCTTTAAAATAAACCAGGAACGAATTAAATATGATATAACAAAACCAAAAGGACAATTTAGAAAGCCAGCAAAATCTGATGTGCCGAAAGATTTTCAATTTACAACACTTGAAGAAGGTATTAATAAGACAATAGATTGGTATTTAGAAAATAAAGATATTATTAGAAAATAAATCATAAAATTAGAAACAAAGACAAAATATGGACAAAATTTCTTTAGTAAGCGACACAATCAATAGAGATGATATTGATGCGCTTATAAAATGGTTACAACAAGACCCCATCCCAAGGCTTACGAAAGGAGACCTTACTGTTTTATTGGAGGAAAGATGGGCAAAAAAAGTTGGCACCAAACATTCAGTGTTCGTTAATTCTGGCTCATCTGCTATTTTATTACTTTTGGCAGCATTAAAAACAACAGGCAGGTATAGCAATAAAATTGTATGCCCCACGCTTAGTTGGATAACCGACGTTAGTTCTCCCATGCTTCTTGGATTTGAGCCGATATTGTGTGACTGTAATATGGAAGATTTGTCATGCGATTTAAACAATTTGGAACAAATATTTAAAGACAACCAAGAAGAAAAACCCATGTTGTTTATTTCAGTTTCACCATTGGGAATAGTTCCTAAAATGAAGGAAGTTCTTAAGTTGTGTAAGAAATATAATGTGGAACTGCTGGAAGACAATTGTGAGAGTATGGGCTCCAGATATGAAGGTAAAATGCTTGGGTCGTTCGGGCTAGCATCTGTATATAGCATGTATTTTGGACACCATATTTCAACAATAGAAGGTGGTTTTATAAGCACTAGTGATGATGAGTTAAACACCATTTTATTATCAATGAGAAGTCACGGTTGGAACAGAGATTTGTCTGATGAGGCAAAGCAAAAGTTAAAAAAAGAGTGGAACACCTCGGATTTCGATGAGCTATATTGCTTTTATTATCCAGGGTTAAATCTTCGTTCCACCGACTTTCAGGCGTTTATTGGATTAAGAGCTATTGAAAAACTTGATTATTACAGTGCACTTCGTAATAAAAATTATTATTATTATGAATCTTTAATAAAAAACAATGAATTAAAAATAGAAAAAAGGAAAGAATCTTTTATTTCCAATCTTGGATATCCAATAGTTCACAAAAAAAGAAATGAAATAGCAGAAGCACTTCGAAAGAACAACATAGAGGTTCGTCCTTTAATCGCAGGGTCAATAGCGAATAAACCATTTTGGATAAAAAGATATGGCAAAACGAATTTTCCAAACGCAAATAAAATAGATGAGTTTGGTCTTTATTTGCCAAATCATCAGGATTTATCATTGCGAGATATTAATTATATAGCAACCATTGTTAATGAATTTTGAATAAGACTTTAGTTTTTGGAATAGCTGGTTTGAAAATTTCATACTATTTATAATAAAAAACAAAAATGAAAAAAGAAGTTATAGAAAAAAAATGTGAAAAGTGCAATAATATTTTTTTAACTAATTCTACAAAAAAAGGATTAAAAAAGAGATTTTGTTGTATAAATTGTGCAAGGTCTTTTAATGGTAAATTGAATCTTGGGAGAAAAATGACGGAAGAACAAAAGAAAAGGCAATCTATTCGTTCTATGGGAGTTGGAAATTCTTTTTTTGCAAAAACACACTCTAAAGAATCAATAGATAAAATGGTTGACTCTAGATATAAAATTAGCTTAAAAAGAGCAAAAACATGCAACATTTCAAATTTAGAAATTGAAGTGTTAGACGGCATTTTGTTAGCAGATGCCTCATTAGATGGAAAATCGAAAGTATCATCTAGAATAACATATGGCTGCAAATTTAAGGAAACATTAGAAGAAGTTGTTGCTTCTTTTAAATCTATAAAATTTGGGAATGTTTTTGAGTATACATCAAAGCCACATAAAATAACCAAAAAACAATATACTGGGTTTTTCCTTAAGTCAAATTCTTACTTTGATTTATTAAAACAAAGAGCGAGGTGGTATAAAAATAAGAAAATAATTCCACACGACGTGCGAATAACACCCACATCTTGTTTTTGGTGGTTTATTGGAGACGGATATTGTAATTATGCAAATGTTATATTATGCACAGAGTGCTTTTCTTTTGAAGACAAACAAATTCTTATCAAAAAATTAAAAACACAAGGGTTTAAAGCAAAAATAAATTCTAGAGGCAGATTGTTTTTTGATAAAAAAAGTTCGCACATGTTTTTACTTTGGATTCTAGAACAAAACAAAATGCCAAGACAATATGTTTATAAATTGGAAAATTATAATAAACAAAATAAAAATAAAAAATATAAAATAGAGTTATGAAAAAAGTCGCATTTTGCACAGGGATAAACGGACAAGATGGGAGCTACCTAGCTGAGCTACTGCTTGACAAGGGATATGAAGTACATGGAACAATTAGAAGAAGTAGCTCTTTTAATACAGGAAAAATAGACCACATCTATGATAAGTTAAAATTACACTTTGGAGATGTAACAGACTCCTCAGCCATATCAAACTTGGTTTCTAAGATACAACCAGATGAAATTTACAACCTTGCCGCTCAAAGCCACGTTCAAGTATCTTTCGAAATTCCTTATTATACAGGACAGGTAGATGCCATAGGAACATTAAATATATTAGAGGCAGTAAAAAATCATTGTCCCAAAGCAAAGTTTTACCAGGCGTCAACATCCGAGCTTTTTGGAAAAGTTCAGGAGATTCCACAAAAAGAAACAACGCCTTTCTACCCAAGAAGCCCATATGGAGTGGCTAAAATATATGGATTCTGGATTGTAAAAAACTATAGAGAGGCATATAACCTGTTTGCCTGTAACGGAATTTTGTTTAACCACGAATCTCCACGTAGGGGGCTAACTTTCGTAACTAGAAAAATTACATCTGAATTGGTGAGAATAAAATATGGAGAAAACAAAACAGTTCGCCTGGGGAATATGGACGCAAAAAGAGATTGGGGTCACGCAAAAGAATATGTTGAGGGAATGTGGAGAATGCTTCAAACTGATGAGCCTGATGATTTTATTTTAGCCACTGGCAAAGCCTATTCTGTAAGACAATTTGTAGAATTTGCAGCTGATTACCTTGGTTTTGAGATTGGGTGGGAAGGAGTTGGTGTTGAAGAAAAGGGGTATGATAAAAAAACTGGGCAGCTATTAATTGAGATTGACCCAAAATATTTTAGACCAACAGAGGTTGATTTCCTATTGGGAGATGCAACAAAAGCAAAAGAAAAATTGGGTTGGGAACCAAAGATTAACTTTAATGAACTAGTTATAGATATATTAAAGGGCGATATTGACCAATATCAAAAAACAGGAAAAATAGAATAATTTTTTTTGTATTTCTAATTTTTTTTATATATATTTGCACAACAAAAGACAAAAGACATGAAATTTAAAAAATTAACTGAATCCGACATTGCTTATACTAAGAAAATTTATTCAGACAAATCATTGTCATGGGATGACAGAATGGCAATTCTGATGAAATATTTTAATAAATCAGAAAGAACCGTTAGATATTGGTTGGTAAGAATGGGGATTAAAGAAAAATCTGAAATAATTCCAGAACAATTGGAAATTGCAAAACAAAAGCAGCATGACACAAAAAAGAAAAGATTCCTAATAACCGCTGCGCAAAACGCCACAAAAATAAACACTGGGTTTTGGAACAACTTACTTGCCTATTCTGAATTTATTGATGCGGAGATTCTTGTAATTCCTTATAGATATCACAATCCAACAAGTATTATTCTGGAAACTGACAAAAAACAAGAGTGGTGGGATGAAAAAATCATACCATATCTTACATTAAACAGACATGATTTAAACAATAAAATAACGATTTTAAGTGATGTTAAAATTCAGCCCACGGCAATACTTCCACTAACCAGCCTAGAGTCACTTTGTAAAGAGTCCTGTGTAGTAGGACATCCAAGAATACAAATGAAATCTTTGCCAGTTTTAGACGATAACCCAAGAATTATGTTTACTACTGGTAATTTAACAGCACCAAATTTCACAGACAGTAAAATAGGAAAGATTTCAGAATTCCACTTAACATATGGCGCAGTAATTGTTGAAATAAAGAATGATGATGTCTTTTTTGCAAGACAAATTACAGCAGAATCGAGCGGTGATTTTAATGATTTATACTGGAATGTTAGCAACGGACAGGTAACAAGAAACAAAGAGATAACGGCATTGATTAAGGGAGACATTCACTATGGAGCTCATGATGAAAATGTAATAAAAAGGTCATTTAATGAATTAATACCAAAATTAAAACCAAATGAAATCTTTTTACACGATTTAGCAGATTTCAAAAGTGTTAATCCACACGAAGAAAAGAGCTGGATTCAACAATACAGAAATGAAGTTGAAGATGTGAGTTCTTTAAAAAAAGAAATCGATAAAATATTGAAGTTTTTGGATACAATTAAACAATATAATTTAGTTGTAGTGTTTTCAAACCACGATAACTTTTTAGACAGATTTATCATCAACTCAGACCCAAAGAAAAACATAAAAAACGCACTCGAATTTGTCGAATATTCAAAGGTGCTATTAGAAGATAAGGCGCCAAATGGACTTCTGGGATATATAATAAACCAAAGATTTCCTGGCATTAAAGTTCTCCCAAGGGATGGTTCATATAAGGTAAAAGGATGGGAATTAAGCAAACACGGAATGGATGGAACATGCGGTTCAAGAGGTAATATTCAACAATTTAAGAGACTAAACACTAAAATAATAACTGGGCATGCACACGGAGTGGCAAGATTTGACGGAGCCGTCCAAGTTGGTTGTAACTGCAAATTAAGACAAGGATACAATCATGCAGCATCTGATTGGGTGCACTCAGACGTAATAATCCATAATGATGGAAAGTGTCAGACTATATTGTATATTGGACCCGATGCTGAATTCACAACGTTCGAATAAATAAAGTTTAAATATTTTTAAAAAAGCCTTTACATTAGTAAGGGCTTTTTTTATTTTTCTACCATAACAAATAAAAAACTTATGGAAAACAGTGAAATTATTAGACAAATTAAAATGATGCTTGGTGGTCCTGTAATTGATATTGAACTGTCAGATGAACAAATTAATGAAGCAATTGTAGTTGCCAAAGAAGATTTTGAGTTTTTTTCATCTATTCTTTCTGAGGATGACCGCAAATTAAACCTTAAAATACAAAACACTTGGATAAAGAGATATACTTTGGCAATTTGCAAAGAAATGTTAGGAAGAATTAGAGGAAAGCTCTCAGAAATACCAATTCCAGGAGGAGGAGTCCACTTGGATGGAAATATTTTATGCAGAGAAGCTAAGATGGAAAAAAACTTCTTATTCAGAATGTGTGTAAACCATAGTTTGGAACAATTTGTTTTACTTAATAAAAGAGCTATATAATATGAAAAAACTAGGAATTTCAATTGATGGCGTTATAAGAAATTATCTTGACGCATTTGATAAACAGTACAGAAAAACTTTCATTATTAATGAAAGTATTGTAGAAATGAACGATGAGTTTCAACTCAAAGAGCCCACCGAACAAGATTATGAAGAAAAGACGAAAAAGCTGGAAGAAAAAATAAAAGAATTAATTTCTCTCCCAGTAGATTCTCCCGATTTGCTAAATCACTATCAATTTAAAGAAATCAAAGAATTTGAAAATGATAATGCGTTTAAATTAGAAGAAGAAGAAAAAAATATAATATTTCAAAATTTTGATAGTTTTGAAAATAAAATCTTAACACCCCAGGAGGCATTGAATAAATTCATGTATGAGCAGCATCCTTTTAGGATATTTGGGGACTCCGAAGAATTTCAAGGGGCAATGAGCCATTTTAACAGAATTCAAGCTTATGGGTTACAAAACAATTTGTTCGAAACCGTACTCATTACAGGCTTAAAAGCCACAGCAATCTCTGCAAACTACTTCTTTCTTCACAAGACTGGAAGTAGAGCAAGAAATGTTCAGGTTGTAAAAGATGATGCAGATAAGTGGAATTATTGCGATGTTCTTGTTGATGCATCTCCACTAGCGTTTCAAAATAAACCAGAAGACAAAGTTTCTATTAAAATTGATAGGTTATACAATCAATATGATGAAGCTGATTATACACTTAAGGGATTGAAGGATTTGAATAACGATATGCTGTTAAAAAAACTTTTTGAAAATAAATAAAAATATGAAAAATTCTGTAAAAACAGAAATGAAAAACATGGTTCAAAAAGAACTAGCAAGAATCATGGCAAAACAAATTTCTAACGAAGATTTCTTTAAGGAAATGGTACAAGATGTAATAAGCGATTTTTACGAAGACGAAACCCCCATTACAAATGATACTAAAACGGACACATCTTGGGCAGAAAGGGTTAGGGGAATGGAAAAAAACAAACTTGGTGTGATTAACAACATCATGAATGGTAGGTATAAGGATGACTTTTCTAAAATTGTAGAATATGGAAAAAAAGAATCTGATGATTTCCCATTTTCGTTAGGAACTCAACTTAACAACCCGCAGCCACCCAGAACAAAGGTTGAGTTGACAGAGGCTCAAATGGAAAAATTATTTGGGGAAAAAGAATGCGATTATAAAATTCTAGACAAGAATAACCCAAACAGAGAGCAATATTCTAACAAGTTAATTTTCACACGGCCAAATGCAAAAAATGCCGCAATGCTAAGAGATATACTTGCAGAACAAGCCACCAGCGGCTATAAACACCACATTCAATATACAGAAGATGTATTAGAAAAATTATTCAACTATATTGAAGAGCACAAATCTGAATTACAGGCCACACATGAACAAATACATATTGAAAACAAGTCCATAGAAACTTACTATGTAAGTAATAAAGAAGAGAGAGATTTTCAAGATGATTGTATGCCAAGGAATAATTTTTTTACACAAATAAACCCAAAGCATTTTTCTTTTGAATTAGAGGTTAAAACAAGCGAAGTTACGAAACAAAAATTTCTTTCTTTAAGAAATGTAACAATGGATGGCAAAGTCATTTCAGAAGGTGTTATTAGTGCACAAAACGTTGAAAGATTGTTGAGTTTAGTGGTGGAAGTTTATTCTGAAACAACAATTAAACCCTTGTCTCAAACAGTGCTAGAAATTAAAAAAAGAAAACACAATGTTGCAAAGAAAAAAGTTGTTGCAAAAAAGAAGGTTGTCGCTACGAAAAGACATAAAAAATAAAACAACTATTTACTTTGCGTTAATAAATAAGTATAATTTAATTAAATAAATGTAATAATTCATATGGAAAAAGAAATGACTGATAATATACAAGCCAATCCTAATGTTGTGGTTGAGCCAGTAGTCGAAAAAAACGAAATGCCAGATACCGCACAGGTTGACCACAACGCTCTGGTTGAGTCGGTAAAAGAAAAGGTTAAAAACAACGAATCAAACTATTATTTCTATTGTCCTCCCCTAAATAGTGCAAGTGGTGGAATTGGAGTTTTAATCAAACTTGCAAGGATTTTAAAAGATGCAGGATATAAGTCCAAAATAGTTTTTGAACCAAGACAAGACCAGAGAGCGTCTTATGAAGAATCAAGAAAGCAGGGGAAAGAGGCTGTAATTTTTGAGAAATTTAATCCAACGTGGTTAGATTTTGATTTTTCTGATATTGAATTTCTTCCTTTATCAGATAAGAAAACTATTTTTTATAATGATGGAACTAAACAAGATAGTACTGCGCTAAATGTTAATCCAGAAGATTTTTTTATAATTCCAGAAGGATTTCCAAATGTAATGAAAAAAACCATGCAAGTGGCCTGTAAAAAGATTATTTTGGCACAAAGCTGGTTTTACATTCTCAACTCTTTAAACACTGGAGAAACGTGGCAGGGGCTTGGTGTGTCTGATGTCATTTCTGTTTCAGATGCAATAACTGAATATCTTAACATTGTTATGCCTGGTTTAAATGTAAAAAGCTTTTCACAAGGTATAAATCGAAACTTATTTAAGGTTCCTGGAAAACAATCAAACAAATATCCAATGGTTGGTTTTATGGGAAATAGGGGACAAGAAAACCAAATGAAAACATTTAATATCATAAAAACATTTCAAGCATTTTATCCGCATTTAAGATGGGTAAGATTTATTCAACTAGGTGGACTATCAAAAAAAGAATTTGCAGAAAGACTGTCAAGTTGTGCATTTGTTTTATATACTGATGACATTGCGGGATTTGGAACATTGCCTCTTGAGGCTATGGCATCTGGCACCCATGTAGTCGGTTGGAATGCATACGGAGGAAAAGAATATGTAACCGCAGAAAATGGATTTTGGACTGTTAATGGAGATATTTTCCAAACAGCAGAAATTTTAGGTGTTGCTATTGACAAGTGGCTGAATGGAGAGATGGATGTGCCAGAAATTCAGCAAACTTATGAAAAGGTGCTTGAAAAATACACCGAAGAAGGAGAAAAGGAAAATTTTTTAAATATTATTAACGAATATAAACAAGAAAGAATCAATGAACTTGAAGGACTCAAAAAACAGTAATATACTTGTCGCTATATATGTAGACGATTTAAGTAATTTGGTGACATTAAACGAAACGTTTTATAGTGTTGCTCAGCAATCACACAAAGTGGACTTATTGGTGTTATGTCCAGAAAGTTTTTCTGACGTAACAAGCGAAAATTATCACTTATTAGAGACTGCAATAAAGAGCCCCGTAATAACAATCAGAAAGAAAAATGATAAAACGGGAATATTAGAAGAAGAAGAAATAAAAGCAGAGGAAAAAATCAATTATTTTATCAAACCATGTTCAATTGATAATTTCCCAAAAATCTTTAATGAGGCATTTAATATTGCACTCAAAAATGAATATGAGTTTATTTCAATAATAGAGCCAAATGATGTAGCTGGATTAAACTGGTATAATTGTGCAAATTCTTACGCAATTGAAAATGAAAACATTTCAATCTTTTTCCCAATTGTCAGAAACACAGTAAATGGAGTTTTTAGCGGTTTGGTAAATGAAGCTCCATGGGCTGAAGGACTTTCTGAAGAGGCTGGCAAAATAGACTTAAACCTTTTGTCTAGATTTAATTGTGTCGTCCCAATAGGCGCCATGTTTAGAACAAATGCTCTCAAAGAATACAGTGAACAAAAAGATGATAAATATTATCCACTTAAAGAAAGTATAAAAATAAGTCACTATTATGAATTTTTAATGAGAATGATTTATAATGATGTGAAAGGGATGTGCATTCCAAGAATAGGATATGAATTTAGGGTAAAGAGCAATAGTTCATTTAAACACACATATTGTAAAATTCCACAGAATATTACACAAATTCCTGTTGAACAAGGTGGTGTTATTCCAGAAGAAGGTAAGTTTTGGATGGATTTAGCCAAAAAAGAATATTTCTTTGATGTTGACAGAAATAAGGTTTATGAAAAAGCAAAACAATAAAAAGAAAATAATTCTTGATGAGCAAAACGAAGATGATGTAATAAGCTTTCTTTACGAAGAGTGCTCAGATATTGTCAAACTTCAAGACGATTTGTCAAGCAATGATGTTGCGCTACAAGATGAGCTAGAAGAGGAAATTTTAAAGAAATCTGAATTAAGTATTGAGTCTGAGGAATTAATCCTTGATGAAAAGTGTGTTAAAACATACTGGACTGATGATACAGAAGCTGGAATTATTGACTTTTTATATTTAAACGAATTCTTTTATGAAAACAGAATAAAAGAAGAAAAAGAAGAGGCAGAAAAAGAAAAAAGAGTTGTGAATAAATTCTATTGCAATGAAATGCAAAGAAGGATGGAGGAGGTTTTATTAATAGCAAACCGTGTCGAACAAAGGGAAAAGATTTTTAGGGAGAAAATAGAAGTACCGCTCAAAAAATTGGTAGAAAATATTTTGTTTAATTATAAATTGTTTTTACCAGATACGGACTCGAAAACACAACAAAAAGATTGTTTTACATTTTTATATCTTAAGTTCTGCAACTTTAATCCATGGAGAAAAACAAAATCCTTCTCTTATTTTGGAACTATAGCAAAACATTATTTTCTAGGAAATAAAAAAGAATATTCAAAAAGCACAAAAATTCTTTATGATTATGATGCCAATAAAGAAGAAGCAGACAATAAAAAGATAGAGGACCCCAAACCTTATATGAAAGAAGAAACATCTTTCGAACTCTTCAATTTCATCATAAACTCCATTGAAAAAGAATTAAACAAAAGCACCCTGTCAAAAAACGACCAAAAGGTTGGAGACGCAATAATTCAAATATTTAGGAGTCATGAAATTTTAGGAGTTTATAATAAAAATCAAGTATATCAATTGATTAAAGAAAACACTGGTCTTGAAACAAAGGACATAACCTATTCCTTACATAGGTTTAGAGGTACTTATAAAGTTTTAAAGCAAGAATTTGTAAAAAAAAGAGAAGATTAATTTTTTTTTAGTCATATATTTATAATAAAATTAATAATTATGGCTGAAAATGTAGAAATCTCAAAAGACGGCTATCTAAATCTAATAAAAAAAGTTTTCGAGAACAAACTTGAAGAAAGAGAACTTGCACTAGATAGATATAGAAAAGCTGATGAACAAATGGAAAACCCAGAACAATTCACGTTAATGGGTAGAAATGCTGTGGCATTCTTAAATTTAGCATCGGTTTCAACAAATGACCTTGCTGCTTTAGCAAAAGAAATAAAAAGTATTGTTTACAAAGATGAAGTCAGCGGAGACATCAATTTAAATCTTTCTGATTCTTGGAAAGATGCTATTGCAGAAAGAATAGATGAAGTAGAAAAAACCAGGAGCTCAAGAGTTTTTGAAGAGCCTGATAACGAAGATAAATAATGGCATACGTAATACCTTTAGACCAACCTCTAAGCGAGTCTCAAGCTAAGTTAATTGCCCAAATGGGGTCAATGAAAAATTTGGCAGATTTTTCTTTTTTAAAGAAATTTAAATTTAAAAAAGAAGATGGAATGTCCATGTTTGATTATTTAATTAAAGTCTTAAGGTCAATGGGTATAGACCCACAAATATTAATAACAGCATTTCTTAATGACCTTTTTAGAACAGAAAAGCTGGTAGACTTAATATTAAACGCAACCGCACGGTTGGCAACCGCTCAAAAATCTAAACTTGATTCATCTGCATCACTTTCAGTTCCAATGCTCGACCCACATACAATTGACCCAAACTATGAGTTAACTGATGAAGATAAGCAGACATTGACAGATGCAAACTATGCATGGTTAAATTCCAATGCATATATCAGACAACCACTCTCTACGGTTGTAGAGGCATTAAGAACAAGAATACTACAAGAGCTTATGATTCTGCTTTTTGGAAAGCCAAAAAAACCAGAGGCAGCTTCTGGACCAGACGGATTAGTAAATGATGATGCAAGATTGGCAGAGCTGATTGATGAAGCTTCCTGCGGAGGAGACGAAATTTTTAGCGTGTCAAGTCCAGCAAACAACACTTACGGAGAATTGTCATATAACAAGCTTCAAAAGATGGAGCAAATAAAAAATGGAAATTTATCATTTAAAGTTACCTGCCAAGGGGTTGAAATTAGCCTACCAGATGACCCTATGTATTTATTTAGAGATGCTCCACCAGGATTCCCAAGCTCTACTACCACAACACCACAAGAGGCCATGGTAAATGTATTTAGTCTTGTCGCCAATCAAATACAAAAACAAACTTCTGGAGGAAGCAGTCAATCAAATTCAAAAACTGGTTCAAAAAGCTTTGCTCAAAAACTTTTAGAAACTTTAATTTCTTCTATAACTTGTTTATTAAGTCCGTTTTTTGTTGGCATAATTGGCGCTGTTCCTGGAGAAGCACAAGGGATGGCTCCAGCTGCAATGCAAATGATGACAGATGGGTTGTTAAATGCAGTTTTCCCAGGTTCGGTTACTACTGACCCGTTTAGTGGGAAAAGAGTTGGGGATTATGTACCAGCCACAAGTTGCGAAATTATGCAAAGCGGATATAAAAAAGACAGCTTAACAACTGCACAAAAAAAGAAAGTGACATTAATGACAATACTATGTAACCTAATTTTAAACATGGTAATAGGATTTCTTTTAGCATATGTTCTTGAAAAAGTGAAAAAGATGATTATAAAATATATAACTTCCAGAGCACAAGAAAGAGCCAAACGAAAAATTGAAAAAATGAAAGACAAATACAACACAAGTCCTACTGGAAAAGCACAAAAGAAGATTGATAAAGCGGCACAACAAGTTGCACTAATGTCTAAGGTTACGAAAGCGCTTCAGTTTAAAAACAACACATCTGGTATTCCAATGATTTAATTTCTTAGTATGGCATTTATAGATATAGACCCCAATTTAAACGTGGCAGATGAAACGGCAGATTTGTTGTTAACTTTTATTAATGATACGTCTGAGATAAACAGAAGCTTAACTGTTTATGAGATTTTAGCACAAAAGACAAGGCCAGGGTTAAGTCCAGAAGTGTTGGCAAATTCCATTTTATCAAGATTTAAAGAAATTGGCCTACCAAGTGGTCCTCTTGTAAACGGGGCACAAAATGTAATGGAAGCATTTGTTATTGTTTTATGTGAAGAAATTGTTGATGCTATACAAAATGACATGAGGGTTGATATAGGTATATTTCCAGGAGGTACCGTTAATGCAAATGGGGCAAATGCTGGTGGGCCTGTTGTGTCTATTGGAACAACTGTAAACGCCCAAGAAGGAGTGGGGATTGCTAATTAATATGGAAAACAAAAAAAGCAAACAAGAATTGTTAGAATGTGCACAAAAGTTGGCAGATAAACATGCTGAGCTAAAGCTAGTGATTGAAGATATGTTGAAGGAAATGGATGCAATTGAAATGGAATATATTAAAGTTCTCGAAGAAATAAAAAAGAGTTAATTATGAAAGATGATGTTTTAGCACAAAGAGCACTTCAAAATTCTGGGCAAGGAGATTATAGCGCTAGCATAGAAAATGATAGAGCAATATATCCAGCGATTGTTGTTCCATATGGCACCAATGATAATTCAGAGCAAAACAGAATAAGGGCAAGAATTGTAACTCTTGATGATGACGGAAAAATACAAGGAAAATCTACATCAAACAATCAGGAAAACTTTAATAATTATGCTGGGAAGGATAGGGGTATATCAGACGATAGTTTGGTTTTATGCATTCCGCTTTTACCAGAGTTCTTTCACGTAAGACCACAGGTGGGGGAAATGGTTTTTGTGATTATGGAAAACGCAAAAAACAGTGCTAGTGTTAGATATTGGATTGGACCTATCATTTCGTCAAAGTTAAAGTTAAAGTTTCAATCCTATGAAGATTCTGCTAAAATTTTTAACAAAACAGATTTTTTGTCAAGCAAAAAGATTAATAGCTCTTTAGACCTCGCCAGTGTTTTCCCAGCAGAATCAGACGTGGCAGTACAAGGGAGAAATGATGCAGATTTGATATTAAAAAACAGAGAGGCTTTGTTAATTTCTGGGAAACTTAACGAAAATAATTTTACAATAAATGAAGAGACGCCTTCCTATTTAAATTTAAAACAAATAAGAGCAAGCCAACAAACACAGGAATCTACAATTTCTCCAGACCCAACCCACAACATTAATGTTAGCATAAGTTTAGATGTTAATAATCGATTTGTCGGTAAAATAATTGTTACAGAATTAAAAAACAATTTTGAGTTAAAAAATGAGTTGAATACTTTCGTGGAAAGAAAACAAACTGTTGATTGGTTAAATGAAAAAATTAAAGAAGCAAAGCAAAAATATAAGCTTTGGGTTTTTACATCTACCGAAGATGAGTTTAAAAATTTACCAGCAACTTTTGACACAAAAAAAACTCCATCGGCAACAACGCCGCCAACCAATAATGAACAATTGTTGCAAAGATATTCACAAGCAACACTGACATCAACAAATATTAACATTTACTCTCCCAGGGGAAAGTTTAGGGGAGACGATTTAAAAACTTTTGAAATAAACAAAGATTTAAAATCTTTTGGTGCATTTTCAGATTCACTTCACCCAGCTGTTTTTGGAGATGAGGCAGTTAGGGTTCTTGATTTAATAATTAGATTATTATTAGAACATATTCATAACCCTGCAACACCTTTGTTGTCAACAGCAATATCGGATGAGTTAAAGAAATATACCGTAGACGGATTTCTACAGAATATCCTATCAAATCATGTCAGAATTAATTAAAATGGTTTTATAATTTTTAAGTCTAATCTTTCTGGCATAACTCTGCTGGTGCCCATTTCGTTTATTTTAAAATTTATTTGATATGTTTGATTGCTTAACAACCATGAGGCATCTATATCAAAATAATTTGTCTTGCAATCATCAATTACAGCCTGATTAACTTCAGTCCACGGAATTATTTCGGATTGGCTATTCATAATCAGCCTGTACTGCAAAGAATAAGAAGTGGAAGGCTGTGATGTGCTATAATTAACCCTTAAATCACAATAAACTCTTATTTTTTCATTTTGATTCACAATCATACCTTGCTCAACACCATACACTTCAAGAACATATTCATTAATACTTGGTTTGGTTGTTGTATAATAGTTCTTTTGTACTTGGAAAGTTTGTTCTATGTTCTGATTATCATAATTGCTAAAACTTACATTGTTCCAAACGTCTGTGTACTTTTCTCCAGCTGTTGCCCCAGACATCCAAACGTTAACATAATATGTTCCAGTGCACAATTGTGTTGGCGTCAAACCAGTATATATATTGGTATTTCCCCTTTTAATATCAACCGTTACGGCGGAAAGGGTTATGTTGGCGAAATTATGTCCACTAAAAGTATATAAAAACAGATTACATGGTCTATTGTTTGAGACCTGTTTCCTATCGTCTTGTATTACCTGGTTATAAATCACCTCTAAACATGGTTTAAAGGCCGTGTTCGTCTTTTCTGTAAAAAATGAAGAGATATATCTTGTGTCGGTACTTAATAGCTCATAATCTCTCCTATAAGCTATTCCGAGACCATAGTTTTCTGACCCACCACTTAACCAATTTTTTACAATGTTGGTTATATCCATATTTATATCTTCATTGCCTATGTCAAAATGTTGTGTAGAATAGAAAGATGTAGATGCTGTTGGGTTTGTATATACACCTGATTCATCCCATGCAGTTGTGGTTGTTGCATAATTCCAATTTGACACTGCTGAAATTAAATAATCCCCCTTTTGTTTTACTATATAAATTTCTCTTATTAAATCATATCCTCTTCCTTCGTCCCAATCTTTATTTATTGGGAAACAAATTAAATCAAATGAGGATGCGACCTTTTTGTGTAAGACATCATATTCATATTCATCCTCAAGCGCTAAATCTGATGGTTTTGAATTAGTTAGCCTTAAATTATATGATGAAACTAAAGATTCGTTAATTTCTTTACAATTAAATTTACTTTGTAAATCAGATAAATCAAATTTACATAAAAATCTGCTGTATGAGTTTCTTTTTTCTGGGGCGGTGTCCGTTCCGCCGCCGCCGTACCACAAGTCTGTTACGGCGTTTTGCCCAGAATTTAAAGCGACATATGAACCTCCAGCAATTGTATTGCTTTTTGATGGGTATATTCTAAAAACTGACATTTTATTTTTATTATAAATATCCTATTTTATTGTTTTTTCAAAATGCTTACTCATAAATATAAACGTTTATTTTTTTTTAAGGAATATTTATATTTAAACAAAGTAAATTATGCAATCATTAGGTATAAAATTTCCATTTGAAGAAACGTATAACGGCGGTGTAATTGGATATACACAATTAGACACCGAAGCTATAAAATCTAATTTAACTTCTTTCCTAACCATGAAACGAGGTCAAAGAGTCATGAATAATGCACTATATTCCCCGTTATATGATTATATTATGGAAGTGTGGGATGAGTTGAGTGAAGCGTCATTAACAGATGAGTTAAAACAAAAGCTCGCTGATTTTTTTCCAGAAATAGATGTGAGAAAAATAAAATTTGTTTTTGAAGAAGAGACGCACCTTTTACATTTAACTCTTTATTATTATATAATTGATTTAAAAGTAGAAGATAATGTTTCAGTAAGTTTTGTTATACAACCTTAAAAAAATAAAAAATGCCAAATACCAGTTTAAATTTAGACTCACAATTTACTCAATCAGCAGTAGGTACCCAACAGGTTAACTATTTAAGTAGTGATTTCCAAACTATAAGAACAGATTTAATTAATTATCTAAAAGCTTTTTACCCAGAGCAATGGCAAGATTTTAACGTTGCATCACCAGGTATGGCTCTCTTAGATTTAAATGCTTATGTTGGAGATTTACTTTCATACTCCATTGACAAGAAATATAACGAACTTTTCTTAGACGGGGTGCAGCAAAGAAGTGCTGTATATAGAATGGCGAAAACCATGGGTTTTAAAGTCCCTGGAGTTAGACCAGCACTCACCATTGTAGATATAATTGTAGAAGTTCCAACAACCACAGATGGTCCAGATTATAATTATACACCAGTTTTAAGGCCAGGACTTCAAATTGGAGGGGGTGGTCAAACTTTTGAGACCGTCAATGAAGTGGACTTTTCAAGTGATTTCAGTGAGGACGGGAAAGCAAACAGAACCGTTCAGCCAGTATTAAACGGAAATCAAGACCTTATAAAATATAGAATTCTTAAAAGAGAATTAGTAAAAGCAGGAATTACTAGAGTTTTAAAAGTAGAAGTTGTATCTGGAAATGAAAAACCATTTATGCAGGTTACGTTACCAGAAAACAATGTGTTGGAAATAGTTGATGTAATAGTAGAAACTGGAGTTGGATTAAGCAAAACCCCAACTTATGAAGATTATCACGATAACGACAAAAGATATTGGGAAGTTGATTATTTGGCAACGGATAGAATTTTTGTGGAAGACGATAATGAACCAAGTGTTAATGGAGTAAAAATAGGAAAATATTTGCAAGTTTCTAAAAGATTTATTAAAGAGTTTATGTCTGATGGAACTTGTAAACTAACTTTTGGTGGGGGGTCTGAAAATTACGATTCATATGAAGAATATTTACAAGGACTTACAAACGTTAGTTGTTGCAATCTAAACACAAGCCTAAATGTGTCTTCACTACTGTTAAACCCAGCATTGGGAGTAATGGTTCCAGGGAATTCAACAATATATATAAAATATAGAATTGGTGGCGGCTCTTTAAGTAATGTCGGTTCAAATGTGTTACAATCTGTTGGAAATGTAACTGGAGTAATCTTAGGTTCAGATGCAAACATAAACCAAACAGTATTATCATCTATTAGAGCAACTAACCCAATACCAGCAATAGGAGGCAGGGGATTGCCAACGGTTAGTGAAATAAAGAATTTTATAGCATCAAATTTTGCGTCTCAAGATAGATGTGTAACACTTGAGGATTATATTTCGAGAGCATATCAAATCCCTGGAAAGTTTGGGGCTCCATTCAGAATCCACGGAGAGGTAAATGACAATAAGGTTATTTTATATTTTTTAACGAAAGATGCAAACGACAAGCTTAACACGGTCTCCACTGGAGAGGTAAAAAGAAATTTGGCCGAGTATCTTCTTCCATATAGAATGATTAATGATTTTGTAGAAATTAATGATGGAAAATTTGTGAATCTGGAAATACAAGCAGATTTACTTACAGATAAGACATATAATGGAAGTGAAATAAAGTTGAATGCAATTTTAAAAATTAAAGATTTTTTTAATATTGATAACTGGCAAATGAATCAACATATATATGTTTCACAATTAACAGATATTTTAAGAGAGGTGCCTGGGGTTATTAATGTTGTAGATATTAGGTTTTACAATATGGAAGGAGGATTATATTCTTCAATTTTGTGCTCACAAGCCACTGGACAAGGAACAGAAGATTTGGTACAAGGTGTTTATAAAACACAAATAGAATTTATAGACAATACTATATTTAGTACGCCAGTGTCAATGTTTGAGGTGCGTTACCCTGAGAAGGACATACGCTGTAGAATTGCTTAATATTCAAGTTGTTAACATGGTAAAAACATCAAAAGATATAGAAAACAAAATTTTAGATTTATATTTAAATCAAAAATTAAGCACAACAGATGTTGGGTTAAAATTTAATTTAAGCTCTACTGCTATTTCAAATATTCTTAAAAGAAACGGATTTAAAAGAAGAAATTTAAGCGAATCAAAGAAAGGTAAATTAAGGGGCACCTTATTGCCTATTGATGAAATTATAAAATTATATAAAGAAGGACTTACATCACGTAAAATTGCTGATATAACACAATGTACACATAGAAGTGTTTTAAACATTCTACACTCTAACAAAATTAATATCAGACCAGCAGGACACTTCAATTATATTAATCCACTACAAGAAGAAATTGTTAAATTATATAAAGAAGGAAAATCAATAAACCAAGTGAGAAAATTAACAAATATGTCCTATAGTGGTATTGGAAGAATTTTAAGAAATCTTAGTATTGTAAGGACTGAAAATAAAAATAAGGGAATGATTGGCATACAACAATCTAAAGAAACAAAAGAAAAAGTAAGGACAACAAGAAAAAAAAGAAAAGAAAACGGATTATATGACCACATATATTTAAAAAAAACAGGATATACATATGAGGAGTTTCAAAAAACATTGCCAGAATTTAAAAAATATTGTAAAAAAGTAAGATGTGAAACTAATAAACAACCATTGTCAGAGTTAAAAAACTACGAAAAAAGAGGCGGCGCAAAAAATAAAAACGCATATCATTTAGACCACAAATATTCTATAACTTCTGGTTTTAGAAACAATGTTTGCCCAAAAATAATTGGAAATATATGTAATTTAGAAATGATACCTTGGAAAGAAAATTTAACTAAAAGTTTAAATTGTTCTATTTCATTAGAAAATTTATTAAAAGAATATAACAGCAAATAACATGCAAGAGGAAATTCTAATAAAAGCAAGTAGAACTGGAACTACTATTTATTTTTTTAATACAGACATTAACGAAAACAATTATTCTGTTTCGACAGTTCCTGCTGTTATGAGAATTAGTTCCACAGAAAAAGTTCCCCTAGAGCTTAACACTTTTGATGGGGTGACTTTGACTGGTGACCCTTCTACTATTTTATGGAAAAGAAACACCCAATCGAATTGGTATAATTCAGAAATAAAAATGAATTATGTGTTTGGGTCTTTTTTCCCAGATTCTGATTATATTTCAGGAAGGACATTCTCCCAGGTTTCCGATTCACAACTAACACAAGCATCAATTGACACTATAACAAGTAATTTCGTTGAAGCCATGGATGCTCAGTTTACAGCTGGAACCACATCTTATGTTTTCTTTGAAGATACTGAGTTGGACGATTTGTATGCAAGCGTTAAGCTCGAAAGAACATTTGACATTCTGGATACTTTAAACATATATAATAAAGTATCTGGTGAATATACAATTAGAGAATCTACAACTGGAGTTGTTTTCGGAAAATTAGAAGCTATACAAAAAATATCAGACGAAAATGGTAACAGGTTGAGAATTCCTTTAAGGAATGTTCCAGTTGGAATTTTTGTTTCTTCTCCAGATTTTGAAACCCCTAATGATGTAGATAAAGATGGAAATAGATTGAAGTTAAACTACAGGCCCCTTACGTCAACTGAAGAGTCTTATCCATCAGATTGTGCAACATATTATTTTAACTCAGAATCTGCATCATTTGACAATGAGTTTTTAACACAAGTTCCATTAGACGGATTAAATCTTCATCCAACATTTACAAATGTCGTATACACTAATGAAAACGGTGAATTTATATTGCACAACATAGAAGTCGGTCCACAGATTTTATTCTTTGAAGTTGACTTGTTAAAACAAGGATTGACAAAGGACGAGGTTGCATTAAACTTTTTTCCTTATCCGCCGAATTTTGAGAACGCATCAATTGATACTATTCCACATTATTTTTATAGAGCAATTCCAATAGATGTAGTTCCAAGTTGGGGAGAATCATATCAAACAGGATATACAGAAGTTGATATATCTATTAATTTGGATTTAAGAAAATGGGCAACCTATATATTCCCTCCAATTACATATCAAGGATATGCCATAGACGATGCAGCATATAGAAAAATCTCTAGAGCACCGTTAACTGTTCAAGTGAGGGATATGAGTAAATACAACAAAAAAAAGTTGTCTGCATTAACTGTTGAAGAACAATTGGAGGTTTACCCATCAAAAGGAATTCAAATGGTGGAGATACAGGATATAGTTGATAAAAATTCTGGACAACAATGGGAGTGGGCAAATGAATTTTCTCAAATTAAAGATAAAGCATTGTTCCATACATATGCATTTCATGCAATTAAATTACCTGCAAACATATATGATAACAACGGTTACAAAACAGATAAATTTGCAGAGCCACAAAGTGGAAACACTTTTTTAAAAGGAACTTGGTTGTGTGGATATCAACTTAAGATTTTTTTGACAAAAGAACGGTCTTTTTATAGAACTACTGGGCTTGCCCTAGAAAATCAAGGAGGGGTGAAGTGGTATGATAGAGACCATTTTCATTGTTCATTATATGATAAAATTTCTGATTTAAGCATAAACGAGCCAGCAATTAGTTCATATAATGCAAAAGGCACTGGACTGGGCATATTTCCTTACGAAAAGGCTTGGACGAAAGACTATCCAAAATCATATTCTATTCCAAAACCACCCAAGATTGAAAATTTCGTTGATTATTATAATGACCCAAATAGAGAATATATAGAAACCCCAAGATTTGCAGATGGAGATTTGGTGCCTGGAAGTTCATGGTTAAACAATGGTTATTATGGATGGAATGGTTGGGGATTATCATGGTATTCAGTAGAACAATATACAGATTTTGCAACGGATGTTATTGGTGGAGTACAAAATTCTGACATGTATAGATACGAACCAATTGGGGCAGGAACTTTAGGTGGACAAAACCAATATTTTGGATGTTATACAAATGGATATTGTAACAATTTAGACAATGGAACAGGGGTGGGCGCCACGTCAACTGTACCAAATGCGGAAGAGTTTCAACGCATAGAGGCTGGATATGGATATTATCTATTTCCCTCAAGTATGCCAAGAATAGTTCCAATTCCATCTGGCTTAATTGGGTTTTCTCCGAAGCAGGTTGATATAAATGCACACCCAAACGTTGGGCAAAATGGTCTCTCAACAATTGCAGAACAAACAGAGTTACCTTGGTGGCATTTAAAAGCAAAAGTTCCACAATATAACTCATACTCCGTTTTAAATAATAGTAAGAGTATTTCAATGGACTTGGGGGGAAAGCTTACCACAAACTTTTTAATTAATGACAAATTAAATATATATAGAATAATAGAAGGTTCAGGAAGAGTTCCTTATGATATACCTCAGCCAATTATACCTACATACACAAAATTTGTCATAGAGGAAATGTATTTTACAAGTGACGATTCTGGAAACAGCTCTGGAAGTCCAGTTAAATTACTAAACTTTTGGATACCAGACCAATTTCCTTCTTTTGGAGACTCTCATGTAACATTAACTGTTGAAAACACTGGTGTCGAGGTTATGAAATTTCAGGCCAGAGATTATTCTCACAGTAATTTAATATCAAGTAGCTTAGATGTTGGTGAAAGTATACAATTTGAATATGGTGTAATAAACACTGCTGGTGCAATACGAACTAATTTTGCATCATTTGAGTTCATAGCACAAGGAAACCATACGTGGGACCAAAATACAAACAAATATTTAAAAACATCTTTGAAGTTTACCACAAGTGCATCCTGGCATGGATTCTCTAGCGGACAAAAGGTTGTTAATTTAACCATTAACGACAAATGCAATACAAATTGTTTGTTTGATGCTTCCGACTACCAATATGGAAATACATTTTATGCTAATACAATATGGAAAGCAGCCAATATTAAATACTATGAAAGGGATGGAAATAATGGATACCCAATAAGTAACGATATTGAACATTACGACGGAGATTGTCCAAGCATTAATGGTATGTATTTTAATCCTGGAGATAGGCTTGAAATGAGACAAAATCCAGATGGAAGTACATTTTCTTGGGGAACTGTTGGTGCAACGAATAGATTAAATTCTGGTGGAGCGATGGAGTTTTATTGGTCAAAGACTCCTCGACTTAACCCAAATAACGGATATGCTTATACGCCACTAGCAACAGTTGCGGCAGCAACAAATTGGGACCCATTCTGGAGTACTAGAGCGTGTCAGATGGCAAGTTGTGGATATTAATAATATTTAGACATGGACGAAAGAAAAAAAATATTATTAGGTAGCGAGGACATCTTATCAAGGACTGTCGAAGATTTTTATATTGACATAAATCTATCAAAAGACAACAAGGAGATTATTCCGTATAAATACGATAACATTTTTGATTTAACTAAATTTTATGATAAACAAAGAAATGAAAGTAGAAGCTTTGTTATATATGGAATAATAGATTCATATATGTTTGACTGTGACAATATAAGAATAGACGTTTATCAATCTCAGATATCAAGCGCACAAACTTTATCTTCTGAAGACTATCTGTGTACTGCATATTCTCAACATATAGTTAATAATAATATGCAATTCAGAAATATATATAATAAAATTAGAGGAAAATATACCATCGACAATATCCCCACCACATTTACTGGATGCTCAGTATATTTAAAAATGAGAGATTCCAATAGTGGTTACGAATACACGGACAGTCAACAATTAATTTTTACAACTTTAACTATAAGTCAAACTGGGGAGAAGATAGTAGAGCAGTTAAAATATGGATTAAATGAAGCAGTAACAGATTGTGATGGAAATGTTGCTCAAATTAATAATGATTTTGATTTCTTTTATAACAAACATTGGGTTAAAAAGAATTTGTATTTTATAAATTTAAACACCAAATGGATTGGTAATCCAAGTGATACAACTTGTATACAGGGATTTAATGGAAACACTGGTGCCATTGAGAACACTGGGGTTTTACATTATAATACAATAATAGAAGTATATGAACAAAATGGAGCCCCAACTGGAAATATTCAATCAAACTCAGGAACAAATGAAGTTCCTGATATTTATGATATATTTTCATGTCCATTACCAACACCAGTAAATAAGCTCACCATAGAAATTGTTCCAGACAGTTGTGGGGTAGTAAATCTAAATCCACAATCTGTAGGAAATATGTATTTCCAAACACAAATTGTTAACATTAAAGCAACACCAATACCTGATTATAATTTTACAGGATTTACATATAATGGAGCAATAGTTAATGGAAACCCAGATACAAGCATAGATGTACTGATGGATATTCCAAAAACTATAATTGCGGGATTTGAGAGGAAAATGAAATTAAAAATAGTGTTTGAAATTGAAGCGTTCGCAGAAAATAGTCAAGGACAAAGCTCATCACAAATCTATTCGTCTTTTAACAGTGTCGTCTTTTCTCCACCATCTTCTTATGGAGTACAAATAAACAACGGAGCAGTACAGAGTTCTTCTATAGATTTATTGGTTGATAAAAACTCTTTAATAAGCTTTGATGCATTGCCGCCTGCCTTTAATGGAAATAACAATGGATTTATGGGCGATTATTATTTCAGTCACTTAACTGTTAATGTTGGAACATCTGTAGACCCAGGAGCGACACCAATATACGACCCATCAACAGCCAATTTTAACATAACATCAGATATGACAATATACGCATATTATTCAGGAATAGTTTATATATAAAATCATGAACTTAAATCAAAACTACATAAAAAAACAAATATTCCTCAAGCGTGAATTTGAAGATGTTGATATACTTCACCTTGAAGAAGCGTATTATATAAATGTTTTTTTAACAAAAACATGTGAAATTTTTGAATACGTTGATGTAAAAAGGGATGAAAAAATATTCAAAATCAAAAATCAGACAATTAATCCATATTATATTGACTTCGGGTTTTTTGACACGGTTAAAAGAATTAAAGTTAATAATGAAAATGACTTAACTCCTGTCATGATAAATTATTTAAAAAATCAATACAGTTATTTATCAACAGCGTCAACTGCGGACGTAAAATCATGGTTTAATGAATTAGGATACAATGTGCTTATAAATGACGTAACTACCACTGTAAATGAAATCACAGGAGAAAAAAAACAAGAAAATGGACTGGAAAAATTGGAAAAATTACAACCCAAAAAAGAGAGCGCAGTTTCAAAAGCTTATTTTTTCCCAATATCTATAAATAAATAACAATGGAACAAACTCACGACATATTAAAAAACAGATTCTTTACTGGAAGCACAACATCTTCAGTTCAGAGTGATTTGCAATATGTGAACAATTATTATTTAAATGAGTCTGGCCAGCAGGATAAAATAGTCGATTTTTCGAATATAAGGTCTTTCCTCTCAAACGAAAACAACCAAAAGGTTGTCAAAGCTTATTATTCGTTTTTATCATCTTCCTCAATAATGAATTATGCATTAATGCTCAACCCATTATCAAACGACTTTATTCCCACAGCACAATTTAAGGCGATTTATTATGACGATGAAAAACTAGCAGACTCTTTTAATAATTTTTATAATACCTCAATCTTAAGAGGAATTAACTCTGAATATTCAGTCAACCCAGATGTTTTTAACAATGCTGTTAGAAATCAATTAATGGATGGAAGTGGGTATGAATATATCACACAAAACATTTTTCATAATTATTACTTTTGGTCAAGCATGACTCCGAGTATTGCAGCATATTCTCCAGCAAAAGCTCCCTTTACTGCTGCAACTTTAGATATATATAGAGGAGAAAGAAATAACAACACAGAAGAAAGATATGTAGACGTTCCAACAAAAGGTGAATATTATTTTATAAACGTTCTTTTGATGAAAAGATTTACACAAACAGCCAGAATGGCTTTTGACGCATGTGAAAATGTTATTTATAAAACCATTAATAGTGGGGTAATATTTTCTCAAAACCCAGCAGATTTAATAACAAATTATGACTTTTTGAAAACGGCAACTCAGACAAATATAAAAAGTGTTGACAGCTCTTTTGTAAAAGTTATAGGAAGCGACACAACACCTTCAACCCCCACGTCAACTACTTTATCGGCAGCAACACCTTCATTAATTCAGTGCTTTATTGACCCCAATTTTGTAACAAATGAAAATACATATTGGTCAGATACTCATTTTAATGCTATAGCAATAAACTTCAATGTGTCTCATTTATTAACTGGAGACACAATTGATGTGGCGTTACCTGATGTAATAATAGGAGAAATGTGATATTAAAATTTCAAATTATTTATAAAAAAGTTATATATTTAAAAAAATTTCAATTATGGCAATAGGAATATACGGGACAAAAAAGCTTTGCGATTGTGACTACAATGATGTTGATGTGCTTTATGCATATTCCCCAAACAGAGAAACCGTCACCGACAATCAATTAAGACCATTGTTTTCTAATATATCTAACAGTGATTTTACAAAAATGTTTGGTGCGGATGGAGCATATAAATTAAAACTACCAGCATCAATTTTTAGCGACCTTGGATTTTATGTTGTTTTGATAAAACCAAAGACATTTGAGACAAATATTATAGACTGTTCTTTTATTGTAACAGAAACAAGCGAAGAAATTCAAATTTCAAGAAAGGGAATCGTTATCCCGAAATTACAATTTCAGGGAACTGGAAGCTTAATCGGATATCAAGTGGAATATTTCGATGACAATGGAATAAAAATAAAGAACTTTCATAAAATCATTACTGGTAGTGACCCTGTGAGCCCAGCACAAAACACAACACAATCAATTCAGGGTTCAACGACAAGTTATACTTTAAATGACAATGGCGCCTCATTATTTCTTACTTTAACTCCAGATGAAGTTAGTTTAATATCGAATACTGCAAGGGCAGACCTTGGAAAGGCTGGCCAAAAAATACTTATTTCTAACACATTCTTTGACCCAGTTATGTTAGAAATAGAAATGGTCGACCAAACAGTTAAGACTTTAAGTTATGGTGTATTTGGAAACTCTACGAGAGATATGGAAACTGGACTATTTTCCATATTCGATGAAAATAATAATCTTTATAAACAATATAATTTATTAACAAGGAAGAAACAATTTGAATATGGAAATGTTGATTATAAAGAAGAAAGGGCAATTATCAACTACAATCAAAACTTCAACGATTTATCACAATAAAAAAGCCCCAGAGTTTGGGGCTTTTTTCTAATAGTAAAAGAGACACATCAATAATTAATAAGTTATGGTCCAGTATAATTGTAACCAATATTCCAATATAAAATATTTGTCGAATTGTGATAAACAAAGGAAAGTATATCTTCCGCTGAACCAGTAGAAGTCAAAATAACAACTCCACCTCCGCCACTTATAAATTTATTTGTAACACCTGTTGTCCCAGTTAAAAATAATTTATTGTTTCCAGTAACGCTTTGAACTACTATTAGTGTTCCACAAGCCCCGTCCGTAAGTCCTGTTATTTTTAAATCTCTATCTCCGCCAAGTGTAACTTTTGCATTACGCCCTAAATCATATCCCCAAACAATAGTTGCAGCGTCTGTAAGAGTTTGAAATGTTTCTGGAGCTGTGGTTGATTTGGGCTCAAATATGTCATACAAATTTGTAGTTGCAGAATAAATTGTTCCAGCGCTTATCTCTCCATTTATATAAACTAGTGTCTTCCCAGCCATTGCTGGAGGTACAGAAAGAACTGTTGCGGTAAAACCAGAAGCTCCTTTTAAGTTTTTTGAATCTTTCCATATTGCAACATAATCTGTTGTACCACTTCCTCCAACAAAGATGCTAGATAGGTCTGTGTTGGCAGAATAAATGGTAGTAGTAGCGCTTAATGTTCCAAGTGACGTTGCTCCACTTACTGTTAGTGAATCCAATGTGGCCGCAGACATATTCACAGATGGATTGTTGTCTGTTCCCGCAGTATATATATTTGTTCCTGGTTGAACTCTTGTTACATCTTCACTACCCTTTACATCAAATATATCATATAGATTTGTGGAACCAGACACCATTGTTTGCGCACTTAATGTATTAAAAGATGCTTCACCACTAAATGCATAATTTATGGCTGCCCTTCCCACATTTAAGGAACTTGCACTTAATATTAATTCTCCATTCATTTTTTATTTTTTTTTATAAATAGTTAAACAAAATTAATCTATACCAAAAACTTTATCTCCCATTGCTCCCCATGTATCCCATCTATTTCCCCAAATTAATTTAAGATAAATTACATCACATACAGTATTCGCAGTTATATTTATAGTTCTAGTGTCTTGCAAATAGCCCCTATAGAATGTGTTTAATGTATGTATCCCTCCTTCCAATTCTGTATAGTAGAAATTACCCACAGAATCTGTCAGTTTGGTTTCGTAATTTCCATTTGGATAAACCAATTGCATTGTAGCTCCTGTTACGACACTTCCAGAAACACTTCCACTTAAAGTGTATTGACTCTGAACAATATCATCTAGGTATTCTGGATAAATCATTTCCGAAATATCCTCCATGTGTGAGCTATCTGCTTGAACATAAACTTTAGACCTATATGAAGTTGAGGTAATCGTGGCAGCACTTATATCTGAAAATGTGTATACCTTTTGTTTTACACCAAATATATTTACCAATTCTTTAACGTTTGCAATTCTATACCAAAAGTCTTTACCAACTTTTAAGGGCACAGAATATTGTCTTACCACATCTGTTGTTTCTTGTGTTATTGACCAATCCCCAGAAGGTGAGTTTAATATTTCATTAGTGCTTAAATTCGTTTTGTCCTTTTCTATTGGATAAGAATATACGGTGCCACTAAATGATTGGCAATCTCCAGATTCATAAACAACCTGAAGCAAATAACTATCTCCATCATCAGTGTTAGACCAAAAGAATGTTGGGGCAAAAGTATTAAGAGAACCTGTTACATATGGACTTTCCCATTTTGGCTTGTTTGGAATTAAAAAATATGTAAAGAAATTTCCATGGACAGTGATACCAGAAAATGTTCCACCAGTTATTGTGTGACTATTGGTTGGAGTAATCTCCTCATAGTATTGTTGGTATTCAATTGAAACCAGATTTTTATCATCATCCAATTGATAAAACTCATCTAATCCCACCGCCTGTTCTCTGCTAAATTCAAACTGTGTTGTTATAAAATATTGAGCATAATCCTCAAATAATTGATATTGGTATCCTCCAAACTTTTTTTGATATTCTTCTAAAAACAAATCATAAACACTAGTTGAAATTCCAGAAGTAGTTGCTGTAACTGTTAAAATGGGATTGATTAATAAACTTTCTATTCCACTATATTGTTTTGAAACTTGTGAATCAGCGCAAGAAACTGTTTGTGGAAAAACTTTGGATGCCACACTATCTCTATTGCTGGTTAATGTTATCCTTTTTGTAGTTGCAGTAGCAGCATCACCGACAACACTAGCCTCTTCAATAGATTGAATTTTACAATCCTCACTGTTTTGTTCAGCTTTTTTATTTAATTCATCTGTATATTTTTTGTAATCTTTATAAGGGATTTTATAAACATCATGCTTTATTGTTGTTCCAGTTCCAAAACTTTTTGTATTGGCTGTAAATACAAATTTAATATATGGACGAGATATGTTTGTGTAAACAGACCAATAATCTTGGCTATAATAATTTAAGGTACCTCCCTTTGTATAGTATGAAGGAGTATCGAATGCAAAAAGCGTTGCATTAAATTGTTCAGCACTAACAAAATGATTTGTGTGAAATGCTTCTACTGCACTTTCCGAACTACATGATGCTTTCCCAGAATGCTTTTGATAGTCCTGTTTTATAAAAATTCTACTATTTGAGTCATATATTAATGGCATCTTCTAAATTTTAAAAATCAAATATTTCTTCACTTATTAAATTTTGCGACATTTCGTTTACCTCAACATTAGATATATTTACAGCATCAATTCCTGTCGATAACTTGTTTTTATTTATGCTGCAGGTCACTTTAATTGGGCTCAATGCACCACTCTTTGTTGTGATAGTGTCAATTTTTCTACCAGAAGTTTTGTTGGCAATGTTTTTTGCAGAAGGACAAATATTTCCCGCTGGAATATTCTTTTCGACCCTCCAGGAATTGCCCGTTATATCTAAAGCTCCGCTAGACAGGTTGCTGTGCCCAGCAAAAACACATATTGTAGCTGTATTCACAAAAGAATATCCAACCCCTGGTTGAATTTCATCAGGAAAATTTCTTCTAAACATAGACCCCTTATCGACTCCTTCTTTATAAACAAATCTTTGCCTGTGAAAAACTGTATTCTTATATAGAGAAGCGACGGAATCGTCAAAGATTGTAGTAGCAGGTATTAATTGTAATATATAATCTCCCATTTGCATTTCAAGCAATTGAAGATATGACTCCAGTCTGCACATAGTCAAATGGTGATTGTCTGGAGGACATGTTGCATAATAATAGGTTAAATATATATTTTTTAATTCTGGATAACTCCATGTTGTATGACATTGTGCGTTGGTTTTCCTATTTGTTGGGTCAATAGAATTAGTATAAACATAATCTATATACTGATTTAAAGTCATAGCAGTTATGTTTACTGGGCATGCATCATCACAAGTAAAGGAAAGATATTCAGATGGCACCGTTAAACAACTTAAAGAAAGAGCTGGAGTACATCCAACTTGTCCTTGGCAACACGCACCGCTTTGTTGATAGAATTCCCAAACATCTGTTTCTATTGCTTGTGCTGGAGAAAAGGCAAGGTCTATTTCTTTTGTGTTTACAATACTTCTTGTCCCACCAGTGGTATCTCCAGTTTGTATTTTATTATTATCAACCCTCATAACTGGGTCAAACTCTGGTCTCCACTGATTAATATACGCATCCCCATTTCCTCTACCATCTCCACCCTCTTGAAATATAAAATCACTGGTCGCATAATTAATATAACCATCAGTGTCTACTTTCCCTGTTAATATTGGTGTGGTTTTAGCAATATCATATACAAACTCATCAAACTTTATTAAAGAATCTGGAGCTCCAATAAGTCTAAAAATAAACATTATAGCATCTCTTGTTCCCTTTTTCTTATATAACCAAACGAGGTTGATTAAAATTCTCCTCCAAATTTCAAGATTAAAATAGGAAAATGAATTAGAGTTTTCGTCTAAGTCAGATGTTAAATAATCAAACAAGTCTAGTTCACTGAATCCTTCCGACAATTTCCACCCCAAGAGAGAACCTAATTTCGTTAAGAATTTTTTTGGCACTGTTTCTTCATTATTATATTCAATGCTATGAGCATACGCCATTGCATCTATATAATTCTTAAGCTTATCAAATTCATAAGCATATGTTTGTATTATAGTTCTATAAATTTCATTATCAGAATCTAATTCCGTATAATTTTCTGGAATTACTGTTTTTATAAAAATATCTGTCTTTTCTTGGTCAACCTTTTCAGCTGCAGCCAATATATTTTCTTTATAATCCTCGAAATCAGTTCCATATGAGTCTGGAGAAAACCCATCTATGGTTCTAGGCCATGTAAATGTTTTCTCAAAAGAGTCGTCTGCCGTGGTATCAATTGCTGGAATTAAAAATATTCCTTCATTTAACAATTGTGTCTCTAGCGCAGTTATAGAGTCATTGTAGTTAAACATTCTCTCTTTAGTAGGTCTTATATAGAGAGCGTTTTCATAGGTAGCAGTACCACTACTCATTAAAAACCCATAAACTTCAAAATACAGATATGTTCCAGAAAACGAATAGTCTTTTATTGTAAAAACCTCTGTTTTTGCACTTGTTGTTGCACTTAATTGTATACAAAACTCATCGTATTCATAAGATAAACTATATGTTTCCTCTGTGTTCCCAGAAGCTAATGCAATATTTCCCTGGTTCGTTAATCCAGATACTGGTATTTTAAAAGAAGAAGTTTTTTGTAATGTTATTCCATTAAAATATTCCGTATAATCAAATATATTTGTGTTCCCACCATTATGTGATAAAATAGCATATGGGAAGTTTTCTATTATAGTATTGATTGATGTTGCCACATTTGTATAAAAGGAAGAAAAATAAGCATGCGATTTTGGATTCCTTTTTGGTAAGTTTAATTCATTGTGTTGTACGGAAAACGTAAAGCTGTCATTAGAAAAATTTGCGGCACTTAAGGTTTGTAAATTGTCAAAAGTACCAAACTGAGAACTACGTGTATACCCCGTTAACTGATTTAAAGTATAGTTGTTTTCTATTGTAAAATCACCAAAAGAAAATATGGCCTCAGACTTTGAGGAAAACAGTCTTTTGTTTTGTCCTGGTCTATAATTTACAGATAGTGTAGTTGCAGAATTCGGTATTGTGTCAAAAATAGGCATTTAAAATTTGTTTTTTATAAATATTAACAAAAAAGATTTAAAAACAAATCAAAAAAGGTTTTTAATGGTTAACTATTTATTTTTTCAAAAAGTTTAAATATTTTTTTATTGATTATTTATAGGAAAATAAGAAAAATGAGTTATATAGTTCAAGAACCTTCAAATTTTATAAACATTAAGCTTACCGATACAGGAAGAAGATTGTTATCATTGGGAGCATTAACTTTTAATAAAATAGTTTTTTCTGATAGGGAAGTTAATTATGGAATAGCTAGAAATTATTATGATATTTGTCAAAATAGGATTCTAGCACCAAAGGATGACCACCCAATTTTTCCCTATAGCGGCAACACAAGCTTTAATGGTGCTGATGGTCTTGTAATAAGCACACAAAGTTTAACCAGTGCAAGACAGATTGTTTCTGCAATGACAAGTTCGGCTGGCTTTTTTTCTGGAAGTTCTAACAATTGGTCAATAAAAACTGGAGCTACTATCAGTGACGGTCCATGTATTGGGGTCGCACAAATAGATTACTCACAAAGAGCTCCATTTGGAACTACGGAAATTACTTTTTCAGCTGGAGGCTACTCTGCGAAAACAGGAGATTTGGTGTATATTCCTTGGGAACCACCACAATATAGTGCAATAACAAATAGTACGGCGTTTGTATACAGCGGAAGACCAAATGTTTCATTGTGGTACAGAGTACAAGGTAGAACTGGTTTTACTTTGGACTTAGACAGAAGTGTTCCATTTTTTGGATATCCTTTTATAGCAGCCTCTCAACAAAAAATCCAAGCTTATTTTTACCCATACAATGGAATAGAAACTTACTACGGGTCTGCGGCCACGGTCAATTGTGGAGTCTGGAACATGAATATAATAAGAACATCTTCGATAGAAGGGACTGCAATTTCAGATAGTGGTTATACAACATATGGCTCTATTGAGTTTAATGGCACCAAACAATATTTGGGATTCTATAACGAAACAAAAACTTTTGGAGTAATTCACTATACTAATAAATATTCTGGAAATACATATGCAGAGCAGTTTGTGCCTGGAACGGTTAAATTAGAGATTCCAAATATAATGTGGCATAAAAATTTCACAACAACATTGGGAGAAGAAATGAATTATGGAATTACTCTATATGATTTATATGGAGATGATACTTTTGACACTGTTTCTGAAACTTATTACAGAGATTTAAGGGACGGAATTTCAAGCACATCTTTGATTGTCGGAAGAGTTTATCATAAACTTAAAATAATTATTATAACAGACCAAGAATTATTAACCGCTTTAACATATAAATCTAATAGAAATTATACAATACCAGAACTATCGCTTAATTTAATGCCATCAACAATAGGCGCTTCAACTGGTCTTTGTAAAAGTGATTATTCTTATTATGTAACATATGTAACTTCTAGTTCACTATATCAAGAAGGGGTTAGTTATGGATATCCACAAAGCTCTCCGTGTGGATACGTAACGAGAATAGATGGACAAACAGACTCTGTTACTGGATTGCCATCCATCTTAAGAGCTAGTTTCCCAGCGCTTTCTTTCCCATACTTAAGAAGCGATACAAACTTGTCTGGGCTTACAGGAACTGGTTGGAACGCAAATTCAGTACAAATACTTGTTCAAGAGATTGTTACATCCGCAAGCACTTTGGTTGGAGATTTGCCAACATATAATTGGAAATTAATTTCTAATGGAGTTGGAAATGGAATATATACTGGTGGCACGGGAACAATAAGTCCATCAGATTTACAAAGTCATGTTTTCAGCATTACACAGGCAGATTATGATTCAGGAACAACTTACGCACTAAGCGGAAGGTTTTCAGCATTCACATCTAATGTAGACTCTTTATTTTCTAGTGGTTTAACTTTTGGAGACGAATCTTTCTTCTACGGGAATTTAACGACAGGGATAAAAGCAAGTGTGTATAAAACTATAATTACAATATATGCAAGAAATGATGAATATAACTCATCAAACAATGAATCTTTTGACGAGTTGTATGATGACAGTACTTTTATCACAGAAATAGGTGTGCTAAATTCAAACAATGAACTTGTGGCAGTTGCAAAACCAGCATACCCAATAAAAAAGAATGAATCAAGATATTTAGCATTTCAATTAGAGTTAGATTTTTAAAAAAGATTTTTAATATATTTATAAAAAAAAAATTATGGGACACGTTTTATCATCAGATACAATTTATGCAGTGGCATATTTAACGGATTTAGGAAGAAAATATTTGTTTGACCCAATTACAAATAACAGGTTTACATCAGATGGGCTTGGAGGAACAATAGATGCTTTTAAAATAGTATATTTCTCCATGTCTGACCCAGATTATAATTACGATATAAGCTCTTCTTACCCATTTCAAACAGGAGACATTTCAAATGTTTCTGGAAAAAATGATGACTGTATAAAAGGCACAATAGTAAAAGAAGAAGATAATCTAATTTCTGCCAATGGCCAAATTGATGGAATTGGTGGGCTAACACCTTCGGGTCCTATAGTTATAGATTCACCTATTATTTTAGGAACAGACGCAGCAGAAGATATATCTACAATAGATTTAACTACCATACCTACATCTACTGAATAAACTTTAATTTAATTAAATAAAAACATGGCAGCAACAACCAAAATAACAACGGACGCACTTGGCAAGGTAAATGCAGAAAAAATAGCATCAACACTTGGAACTACTTTGGACAAAATTCAAATAGATAGTGGGAACAGAACGTCTACATCTAAAGTAGAGAACCAGCATCCAAGCAAGTCAACAATTGCTGGGAAAATAAAACTTATAACTTATGGTGGGGTTATAAATAACAACAATATAATTGTTGAAAAATATTATATAAAACCAAATTTTGTTGGCTTGCAGGAGTGTGATGGTCCACAATCTGGAATTTATTACCTTCCAATTCCCAATAGCGTATATGCACTTAAATTTTATGCGCCAGACGATGGAAGCCCACAATATTATAACATGGTATATTGTGTGCCATGTAAAGCTGATGCTACTTATTTTACAGGATATAAAGATTATCTTACTGGTGTTCCACAGGAATTTATTGATGCTTTTGTTTCATATGCAAGTACACTACCAAACAACAACACCCCTAAAGTTCCCAGTGCAGTGCCAAATACAAATATGACAAAAACCTTTTCATCTACCGAAGCAATTCAAAAAGTTGATTATACTTTTAGTTATTGGGGAAGTGTAAGTGGAACTGTAAGTAAAGCATCTACTTTTTCATTTAATTTTAACTTTTATCCAGGCCAGGCACCTTCGCAACCTTCGTTAAGTAGAGAAAGCCCAACTGGTATTGGTGGAAAGACAACGTAATAAAGGCTACATAGAAAAAACTTTTATAATAAATAAAAATATAATATAATGGCAGAAATTAACAAAGTACAAGTAAACTCATCAACCGCTATAAGAAAAGAAGTTACGACGAGGAAAAGCTTATCGGGGTCAGAAATAGCATATACTTTAGCAGATAGAACGGACACCAATTCTAAATATGCGCACTATTTTTCATCGTTTAACATGCCCCATAAGGCATCAAACACAGTTTTTTATAGTGGAGATACTATTACAAAAGCCAATCCACAATTATTTCAACTGAACGTTAACAGAATCGTGGTGATTTCAATTAGTGAAAATGATTATAGTGAATATATCGATGGAAGGTCAATTAAAATTGTCGTTCCTCAATGGGGAAATAGCGGGAAAACAATAGTTTCTAGTTTTTATTCTGATAGATTAAGAACTTCGAAAATATCAGACTCCCCCATCCAATATTTTGGTCCTAACAATGTGGCATTTTTGTTTTCTGACGATGTAAACAAACCATACAGTGGAACCACAGAATATGCACATGTAAACCGTAGTAGCATTACAACATGGGAACCAACTGTTGATTTTAGAGATAGGCCTTCTGCGGTTGCATATCCAGAAATAAAAACCGTAGATTATAACACAGACCTTAGACCTTGGTCTACGGTAAATCTAGCCGTATCAGTAAATCAGGCATATCCAAAGGCAACCAGCCTAGATGTGTCACTTGGATATAATTATGATATACCAGTTGGATTTGTCTGCTTGGATAAAGGATTTATCATTTTAACACATCCGTCAATTGTCAACAGTATCCCATGGGTTTCTGGAAGTACAATCTATGAAGGTGGTTATGGGGCCACGAATGCTGGAGAAAATATTATAAACGGGTCAAACGCAGGAGCAACAAGCGGAACATCAAGAATTGTGTTTACAGGCACAACACCAGCATCAACTTTAACTTATGATGATATTAGCATAAGATATTTAACTTCTGTTGTTTGTATTGCTATGCCAGGACAATTCTTTATATCTAAGAATCCATCATGGCCATTGTCAAGGAACTTGGCTGAAATTACCAATCACACAACAAATTTTGACTCAATTTTTGTTACACAAGTTGGTTTATACAACGTCCACGCACAATTAATTGCGGTGGCAAAATTAGACAGACCAGTAGAAAAAACATACGATGGACTTATAACTTTTAATTTGGAAATTGATATTTAATTTTTAAAAAGAAATGTTTAAAGGGGGGATTAAAAGCCCCCTTTTGTTTTATCTATTGATTTATGTTTTTAATTTTTATATATTTCAGTTAAACTAAAAATAAAAAAATGTTATTGTCCCTGGATATAAGCAGCAGTTGTATAGGATACTCGGTGTTTAATGAAAAAAACACTTTGATAGAGTTGGATTACGTAAGTTTTAACGATAAGCACAGTTTGTTTGAAAAGCTCGGAGAATTCAAAGAAAAAATTTCTCATTTGTTAAAATTTGAAGTCACATCTATAGCCATAGAAGAACCTTTACAAAAATTTAAGGGAAAATATTCAAGTGCCCACACAATTGCCGTCTTGAATTTTTTCAATGGAATGGTTAGTTCTTTTTTATATGGGCACTTTAAAATAGAGCCAATTTACTATAACGTAAACAACGCAAGGTCCACGGTACTTCCAGGAATGAAAATCACAAAGGATGGAGCATCTACGAAGCATCAAATTTGGGAAAAGGTTGTAGAAATGGAGCCTCAGATTAATTGGAAATACGGAGTAAAGAGTAGGAAACTTTTGGTGGAAAATTACGATATGGCTGATTCATACATAGTTGGCAGGTGTTTCATTAAAATGATGGAAATACAAAAAAATAAAATTTCTTAATTTATTTTTGTTTATTTGTTTTTTTTTATTATATTTATGGTCAACTTAACTTAAAAAAATTATACACAAAATGAAAAAATTGATTACATTATTGTTCGCAATCGCAGCAATTGCATTGGTTTCTTGTAATTCAGGAGAAACAAAAAAAGACGCTAAAACAGATTCAACAACGGTTTGTGCTGACAGTACAGCAAAAGTAGATACATGTAAAATGGATACTACTTGCCCAAAGGTGAAAGAAGTGAAAGATGTCAAAACTCCTGTTGTAAAAAAATAAGGAAATCACACGACTAATTTGAAAAACTCCCAGATATATTTTGGGAGTTTTTTGTTTTTACACATTTTCTTTGATATATCCCTAATTAATGTTATATTTGCACATATGGAAGATGAAAAATTTATAATATTATCTATTCTTAAAAATTTCCTTGGCGAACCAAAGACTTCAAGCGATTTGGAGTCAAGGAAACAGTGGGAATTCAACTGTCCAAGCCATGACTGTAAGAATGATGTGAATAAATTTAATCTAGCTTTTAATTCTGAGGAAAATATATACAAATGTTGGAAGTGTAAAGATAGCGGTATTATTCACAAGTTGGTTTATAAATATGGTTCATCAGAAGATAATAAAAGACTGAAGCTTATAATGCCAACGTATACTGGCAATTTCATCAATGTTTTCCGCAGAAACACAGTAAATCACAATCTTATAACATGTCCTCTTCCAGACGGATATGTACCGATTACATCGTCCATAAAAACCCCAATGCACAAATTGGCGTATGATTATGTCACGAAAGAAAGAAAACTATCATCAAATCAACTTATAGAACATAAAATAGGATATACAGAGGTGGGGGCTTATCGGAACAGAATAATAATCCCATCCTTCAATGAACATAGTAGCATTAATTATTTTGAGGCCAGAGCTTTCTTAAAAAAAGTAAAGCCCCCATATTATAAACCAGACCAAAAGGCATTTCCAGATAAAAATGTTCCAGAAAAATATGATATAATTTTTAATGAAAAAAACATAAACTGGGACTTGCCAATCTACTTAGTTGAAGGCGTCTTTGATATGTTTAGAATACCGAATTCAATCCCCATGCTTGGAAAAACCCCATCATGGTTGTTGATTTCTAAACTCATTGAGCACAATGCAACTGTTATCATTTGCCTGGATGAAGATGCGTTTAAAGATAGTTATGAAATATATGAGCAACTTTCTTCTTTAGAATTGGATGTTTATTTCGTAGATTTAAAAGGTTTGGGGGATATTTCTCACTATTATGAGCAAAATGGTTCACAAGCAATAACAGAGCTTTTAAAGAAAAGAAAAAAAATAGATTTTATTTATAAAATGTCAAGAATATTAACATGAGCAATATATATAAAAAAAAAATAACTACAACTATTGTAATTGATTATATAAAATGTGACAAATGTTTAAAAGAGACACAACTTGCATGCGCAATAGATTGTTGGTGTATAATTAATGGAGATAATTATTGTTTAGATTGTCAAAAAAAGTATAAAGTAGGTTTTTATAAAAAAGTGAAATGAAACTAATTAGATGTAAACATTGCAATGACGTTGTAAGATTAATTCACACACGGTGGAGAATTTGTGAATGTGGACGTTCTGGTGGTCAATACAACGAGGATTTAATAACGGCTACCGTTGGTGGAAATTGCGAAGTATTTGGAATATCCAATTTGTTTTTTGATGAAGATTTTAATAAGCTTAATGAGAAAGAAAAGGTTGAGTACAGGAAGAGTATAAATCATCATTGGTGTGAAATATGGTTTGGAGAGATGGAGGGTGACGTTCAAATCCATAGAATAAAATCCCCCAAAGGACCCAGGTTAAAAATGAAAGTTGAATGGGCGGGAAAGACAAAAACAAAATCAACTTTTTTAGACAAAAGAAAGTATTCAATAAATTTAAAGGACAATAAAAACCCGAAATTTATTATTACTGAAAATGATATGAAACTAAGCTTTAAAGATTCAAAACGTAGGAAATAAGAAATATATGAAAATAGCCCATCTATCAGATATCCACATTAAATTTGCAAGCAGACATGACGAATATAGAGAAGTTTTTAAACGTCTGTATGATGATTTGAAAAAACAAAAACCAGATAGAATAGTAATCACTGGGGATTTAAATCACTTAAAAGTAAATATGTCTCCAGGGTCTTTGGATTTGACCTCTGAATTTTTAATAAATTTAGCAAAAATAGCCCCCGTTGACATTATGCTGGGGAACCATGACTTAAATTTACAACAAAAAGAACAGGGAGACACTATAACGCCGATTTTTAAGGTGGCAGATAGATTCTCTGACCTTGCCGCAGAAACGGGCAAAAAAAGCATTAAAAGAGCCTTCATCATCAACAAGGAAAATGTCAACACAATAGATTTTTCAAAAAAAGGAATTTACTTTTTCCCAGATAGCAATTTTTATAAAATATCTGATGAGTTGGTTTATGGAATTTATTCTTGTAAGGACAACAAAATTCTCACATTAACTCAAAAAGATGCTGGTGTCAAATATATAGCCTTGTATCATGGACAGCTGAAGGGGGCAAGGGGAGATAATGGTTATGAGTTGGTGGGAGATGATTTATTAAATGTTACTACATTTAATAATTTTGATGCTGTATTAATGGGAGACATTCATGAACATCAATCTTTTAGAGATGATGAAAGTATGGCATATGCAGGTTCGTTGATACAGCAGGATTACGGTGAATCAATAGATAAGGGTTATCTTATGTGGGATTTGGAAACAAATTCATTCCAGAGGAGATACATCCTTAACGATTATGGGTTTGCCAAGATAACGATTGCCAAGGGTGAGCTTATTGAGGAAAGGATTGAAAACATACAATTCAGCAATAACAAAAAGCAAACAAAAGTCTATATCATTTGGGAGGACTATGAAGAAAACTACTCAACAGAAAAGGAAAATCAAATAGCCAAACTTGTAAAACAAAAATATGGGTGTGATGTTGTAAAGGTTGAATTCTCTGATATAAAAAAGATACAGCAAGACAATACAGAAGTAGCAGACTCTTTAAACAAGGAAACTTTTCTGCAGCAATTGACTGATTATCTAAAAGAAATCAATCCAGACGAAGAAGAAGATGTGGTTAAAGAAGTTTTGGAGTTGGCAAAATTCATAGATAAAGAACTTGAAATTTCAGAAAAGGTTGAAGATGTAAAACTTTGGGATGTCGATTGTGTAGAAATTTCTAACATTTTTTCATTCCCCGAAAAACCAATTGTCATCAACCTGGAAAAGTTAAGGGGCGCCACGGGAATATTTGGTAAAAATTATTCTGGGAAGTCAAATGTTGTAAAGGCAATCGTGTGGGGACTATATCAGCACATTCTTGGTGGTGGAAGTGCCAAAAAAGTTGTGAACATTTATACATCATCCAACAAGGCATATGTAAAAATTAATCTTACAATAGAGGCAGAAAAATATTATATAAAAAGAGAGGTAATTACAAAAGTTGATAAACACGGAGAATCATCTAACACATACCCGATAGAATACAAAAAATTAATCATTGACGATGACGGAAAACAAAAATGGGTAAGTGAAATATCAGACAAAAAAGCCAATGACAAAAAAGAAGTTAAGAACATTGTTTTAAAAGCAATTGGTACAGTTGATGACTTTACAAAGGTTTGTCTGCAAGCTCAAGGAGGAAAGGATGATTATATAAATCAAGAACAACAGCCTAAAAATGATTTAGTGAACAAATACATAGGCCTTGAATCTTTTAGAGATAGATACGAATATGGAAACAAAAAATTTAATGATGTAAAGAAAAAACAAAAAGAACTTGGAGACACAGCATCAATCCAGCAAAGTGTATTGGAAATAGAAAATAAAATTTCCATACTGCAAGGAGAATATGATTCTTTTGTTAAGGAAAAAGATGAGTCTGAAAAGAAAAAAGAAGCAGTTGACGCTAAAATAATTGAATTGACCAAAACTCTCAAACAATTCACTCCACTTACAAGTTGTGAAATAACAAATGAAGAATTTGTTTTGGTTAGAATAGATGAGTCAAAAAAACTCATAGAAGAGAATGAAAAAATATATCAAGAGTTGCTATTATGGACATCATCAAATCTAAAAAAAGAACTACCATTTGATGAAAATGATTTGCTTGAGAAATTAGGACCAGAGTTGTCCATAGTAGAAAATGCATCTGCAAACATATCAAATATCCAAGCTCAATTAGAAATTAACAATCGAAATTATAGTGAATTGTTTAATTGGGTTTCTACTAATTTTAAAAAAGAACTTCCTTTTAACGAAGGCGAAACGGTTGAGTCGTTAAACCAACAACTTGTAGAAGAAAGTCGACTGTTTGATAAAAACAAGGCAAAATATGTTGAAACAGAGAAGTGGATTAAAGAAAATCCAATTAGGCAGATTTATAGTATAGAAGGGCTTGATTTGGAGATTCAGAATTTAAATTTTGACATAGCGAATTTAAATTCCAAATTACCAACACACAGGGGGGAGACATGTCCCACTTGTGGCCACGTTACAGCTGAGCCGAACGTAGAGTTGTATAACCAGTGTGTAAATGAAATTACAATAAAAACTCAACTTGTTAACACTTATAATAGTTCTATTAATCAATACTACACAGACACAAAGCATAATCATGACTGTGAAATTTACAGCACTAATTTACAAACGCTTCGTCTTACTCTAACATCGGGAAAAGCAAAAAAAGAAGCGTTAGTTCAAAAAATCAAATTAATATCACAATCACAAGATATTATTAAACACAATGAAGAGGTTGAGTCAAAAAACCAACAACTGCAACAAACAAAAAACGCAATAGATTATAACGTTAAAACAATAGAACGACTTAATTTGTTGTTGCAGTCGCAAGCCATTATTTCATCTAACAAACTTGTTGATGAAAAAATCTCTTTAATGAACTCAGCCAAATCTAATATTGACGGAAACGTTAGGTTTTTGGAAAATTTAAACACCAACCTAAATAAAATAAAAGAAATTGCAATGTGCTTGACACACAACTCTTCAATTGAAGTAGAAATATCTCAACTAGAAGAAAAAAGTAAGGCATATAAATTTTCTATTTATGGACTTTCCCAGCAAATAACCAATAAAAACGGAGACATTCGAGTCGAAAAAAACAATCTTGAAAATTATAACAACAAACTTGATGAGGTAAAAGCTGCAGAAAAGATATATAAAAAATATTCATTATATCTCCAAGCAGTTCATAGAGATGGGATACCAGCAAAAATAATCAGAAAGAAGCTGCCAATCATTAATAATAAAATCAATAGCATCTTAAGTACGATTGTAAACTTCAAGATAGAAATGAGCGTAAACGCAAAGGGAGACGTTATAGAAGAGTTTTATTACGGAAACAACAAAAAGTATTCGCTGCCATTATCGTCTGCCTCTGGGGCTCAGAAATTCATTTCCAGCGTCGTCATCAAAGATGCTCTTCATTATATGAGCAGTTTAATCAAACCTTCCTTAAATATTATTGATGAAGGGTTTGGTACCTTGGATGATGATTTAATTTCTGGTATTATAACCGTATTACAATATTTAAAGAATAAATATAAGAATGTTCTTGTAATTACACATAGGAATGAGATAAAAGATAGTGTAAACAATATTATAGAAGTTTACAGTACGTATGAGGGAATTCCACAAGAAGTTCTGGATGTAACCGAGCATGTAGGCATAACACAAATAAACATATCATAAAATGGAAACACAAAAAGACGACAAAAAAATCATTAAAGAAGACGTCAAAGAGGATGCCCTACGTCAACACTCGAAGGATAACATGACAGACCGAGAGAAAAGGCTCCAGGAAAGAAAAAAGCTGGATGAAGAAACAACCAAACAATGGAACCTTAAAAAAGAAAAGATTAAGCAAGACAAGGCAAAAGCAAAAGAATTATTCCAAAAAGCATTGTTAGAACCACGTATAAAAAACAACTTAATTGTTTGGGTCGATAAAAATAAAAACGGAAGTGTTTATGAGGGAAGTTTTGGAAAAGAAAAATGCTTTGAAATAAAAAGAGGTGTACTTATGTTTTCTTTAAAAACAATTCACAAAGAGATTAACGTGGATACAAGAAACAACAATTCAACAGAGTTGTTTAAGCTTCAGGAAAAAGCAAATAAAATTCTTTGGAATAATCCAGAATTTTTACTCAAATTTAAACCCGTCCCTGAGAAACTTGTTCCAGGGCTTTCTAAGATATAAAGCTTTTCTCTCTTTTTCAGTCAACGGTTGTTCGACCCCAGCCTCTGGAGCTTGTGTTTCTGGTGTTTCTGGGGTTTTTTGATTTTCTGGAGCTTCAGCAGGAACCTGTCCTGTTGGCTTAATGCCTCTTAAATCAATTGGTTCACCAGGCTTTTCTCCTCTACCTTCTCTAGCGTCCCTTTCGACTTCTGCTGTTTTTACGTCATATTGTGTTGCAATAGAAGAAAACCTTTTGTCTCCCTTTTTATATCCAGGCGGATATTCATAAAAAAACTTTTCTGAAAACCACATGCTTTTAAAGCTTTTGGGGTCTAAATCGAATAGTCTCCAAACGTATTGAGGTTCTTCGCTTCTCTTTCCCGTCTTTTGTGCTGCCCTTTCTGATTGGCCTGCCAAGTGGAATGCGCTTAATTTTAATGGAACTCCACTTTTTGTTTTATAAGTTCCCACCGTAACAGGCAATATCAATCTAAATTTTGTTACTGGCATGTCGGTGCTCTTATAAGATATTCCAATTGCTCTTCCTTCTCGGATTGCCTGTTTAATCAAACCCAAGTCAAACCCCTGCATTCTTTGCCAACTTTTGTCATACGCTTGTGACAAATCTTGCGTAGTGAATTGAATAGCTTCAAAAAGACTCTGCTTTTCGATTCCACGTTTATGCAAAACCATCAAAAAACCATTTTGACCGTCGTCAGACTCTGGTATTATAATACCATCATCCTCAGTAAAAACAACAGGCTCAATATTTGCGTCTGCTCCCAAATCTTGTCTTAATATTTTTTCTGCTTCTTCCTCAGATTTAGCACTTATTAAATCATAATACTTATCGGCAGAAGCCATATATGATTGAGCCATTATTTTACTTGGAGTAACCCAAATTACAGGAGCGTCGTCTGCAATCTTATATTTAGCTTTCCACCTATTAACCTCTTTTAGCTTATAGTTTCCTCTGTCTTCCACCTCTATTTCAACAAATTCGTAAAATGGAATTGAGTGGCCATGGGAATTGTAATATATTTTTTTAGGAACTATTCCCGAAAGTTCCTGTATCCTGATTTTGTATGATTCTGATAAAAATCCCATATGTAATAAATATGAAAATAAACTTAATTTTTTAGTTTTTTTTTATTATATTTGTAAAAAGCATTATATGACAGTAAACGAAAACATAATTAAAAGCGAAATTCACACAAGCCTGGGCAAAGACGATAATAAAATTCACATTAGCTTCAGCGAATTTTCTCTTTATAACGAATGTGGGCATAAGCATCTAATTTTTAAATATCTTTCCTTAGACACTCAGGAACAATCCATTCATCTTTTTTTTGGAAATGCCATACACGAGGCAATAGAAATGGGAGTAAAAAATGGGTTAGACAAGGAACAACGAGCAAAATACTTTGCAGACAAATTTAAAAAAGATATGATGGACAACATGCTTCATGATAAACAATTTAAAGATGTTGATGATTTTGTTGAACAAGGGAAACATATACTGTTAATTTTAGATACAGAGGTTATTTTAAAAGGGTATCAAATTGTTAGTGTAGAAGAGCCTCTATATGAAATAATATACAAAAAATTTCATTTTAAGGGATTTATTGACCTTATTGCCTACAATCCAATAACTGGTAGATATTTAATAATTGATTGGAAAACATCTGGTGAAGAGTGGGATATTGATAAGAAAAAAAGAGACCCGATATTCTTATGTCAAATGAGATTTTATAAATACTTTTGGGGAAGAAAAAATAAAACCCCCCTCGATAAAATAGATTGTAAATATGTGGTTTTAAATAGATTAATAAACAAAAAAAACGCATCTGGTGGATTTGGTGATATACAAATAGTTGATGTAAATTCTACCGAAGAAGAAGTGTTTGACTCTTTGTTAAAGCTTGGAGAAACATTGAAAAACATTCATGTGGAAAGAATTTTTCCCAAGATAAAAATCACAGGAAATGAAAGATATCATTGTATGTTTTGTAAATATAAAGGAGGAATTCATCCTTTGTGCAATTCAAAATACAACCAATATGTAGAACTATTACGAGAAAATAATAAATAAGACCATGGCATATTATAACAAAGAAGGTGTAAGAAAATACATCAACGAAAACAACGAAAAGATTGAGAGTAAGGGGCACAAATCTGTCACTCCAATAGAAAAATCAATAATGCAACTTGATAATGAAGAGGAAATTGTTGGATTTTTCTGGATGGATATTAATGAAGAGTCGGGTAGCGGAGCAAAGGTTGGGTTGTTGGGAAAAACATTTTTCAGAATCGACTTCAATTTGTATACAGATGATAGGTTTGCAATTGATTTATATCAATCACAAATTGAAAGAAAGACTGTTTCACAGATAATAAAAGAGAGGCAAATAGACCAGGAAAGAGCAAAAAAATCTGTAAAAGAAAACAAAGAGAACTTAGAGAATGGTGTCTCTGAGAAGTTATTAAAAAAAGAGTAGTATATGAACTTAGAAGAGTTAAATGGGCTTGCAGATTTAAATGAATTGGATTTGCTTTACAAACTAATAGAAGTTGCTGGGTCAAACAAAAAAGACACAGAAAAAGTACTTAGAGGAGAGAAGGCTGCTGGAATCAGGGTGCGAGATAGTTTACAGGATGTTAAAATGCTGTGTGAAATTATAAGAGACAAAATACAAATCAGGAAGGGTATGGAGTGGGGACCAAAAAGAGTCTCTGCATTAGATAAAGCAATAAGAGAAGCACAAAGAAAACAAATAAAAGGCAGAGAATTAATTGAAAAGAAAAAACGAGAAAGGATAGCCAGACTCACACAATAAAATATGGCAAAAACAAAAAAAAACAAGGACACTGAAGAAGTTAATGTTGTAAAAATAAGAAAATTAATAGTTAACTTCGAGCTGAGGTATAACTATTTAAAAGTTCTTACCGAATACATAAAACGTTTACCAAAGGAGCATAGACGCACCAGAAAGGATAGTGTTGTTGGAATGGATGGTAACCCCAAAGACGAGTGGGTAAGAACCATAAGCGAAGCTAAAATGGGCGAGATTTTAACTTTTATGATTGACAACAAAATAGACTTTGCTTTTGAAAACATTACCCAAGATGTCTTAGAGAGACTAAGAAACGAATATCTTGAGAGACAAAGGAAAATATCAGAAGTTTTAAAACTAAAAGCTGAATTGCTTGACGTTTCTGGAGAAGACTATTCCTTCATGAAAATACCGCCTTATGGATATCAAAAAAAGGCTGTAAAGTTTTTCGAAATAAACAACGGAGTATCAATACTTGGAGACCAGCCTGGAGTGGGGAAAACGTGTCCAGCGTTTGCTTATGCAGTGAAATATAAACTAAGAACTTTGGTAATTTGTCCAGCGTCATTAAAGCTGATGTGGAGAAAAGAAATATTAAAATTCACTAATGAAAAAGCATTTGTTTTTAAATTTAAACCTAAAAAGAAAAGTAAAACCATAGCATATTCGAAAGAAGAATCTTTATTTCACATCACAAACTATGAATCAATTGAATCATATATAAAAATTGAATATCATCACAAGTGCAGCGGAAATATGCTTCAGGCAAAAGGTGGAATGGGAAAGTGTACGTGGGAACAAACTGACCTTACAAAACAATACAAAAAGTGTCCTATTTGCGAAAACACTGGAAAAGTCAAATCAAGAGCCGTCAGCCTGGTATCATTTCAAGATGGATTTTCCCAGTCAATAGACCCCTCAGAATATGACTTAATAATTATTGATGAATGTCATAGAATGAAGGAGTTAAAGACCACATGGACAAAAATTATTCACAAAGCATTTTCATGCATTCCAAAGAAAATTTTATTATCTGGTACCGTTATAAAAAGCAGGCCGTTCGAGTTTTTTTCCACTCTAAATTTTATTTTCCCAGAAGAATGGAAAAATTCCCACGAATTTGGAGTTAGATATGGGGCAGGATATCAGGATAATTTTGGTTGGGATTACAGTGGAGCATCTAATCTTGAAGAGCTGTTTACAAGAGTTTCTTCTTATTTTCTCAGAAGATTAAAACGAGACGTTTTAAAAGAGCTTCCAGAAAAAACATATCTAGAAATACCAATTGAGCTTGATGATAAAGAATATTCAGAATACCAGAAGCTTTTAAATGAAGTAAAAAAAGAAATAGTTGATGGAAAGGAAATTGAAAAGAAAGATTCCTATTTGGCCAAAGTTCATAAACTCAAAATGTTTACTGGAAAGATTAAAATAGACAGAGCCAAAGAGATGATACAAGATATAATTGACAGTGGGGAAAAGGTGGTAGTTATTTCTGATTATATGGAAATGGCAGAAGAAATAGTGCGATATTTTGGAGATATAGCAGTATTACATACTGGGGAAATGTCAAACGAAGACAAGCAAGAATCTGTGGACAGGTTCCAGGAAGATAAAAAAATAAAAATATTCTCTGGGATGATTATAGCATCTGGGGTCGGAAATACACTAACCGCTGCAAGTAAGCTTATTAAATTAGGGTTTGCATGGAGCCCAGCAGATGAAGAGCAAATAGAAGATAGAATCCATAGAGCAAGTGCCACAGCTGATAAAATAGAAATTATAACATTTATTTGTCAAGATACTATTGATGAGGATATAAGCGAATTGTTAAATGATAAAGCGTACATTGTAACCAAAACGTTAGATAATAAAGAGTACAAGAAAGAAAGCACAACAATAGATGAGGGTGTTTTTAAAGACCTTCTTAAAAGAATAAGAGAAAAATAGAAAGCATACTCAATTTTTTTATTTTTTTCTATATTTATAGGAAACTAAAAAAAATTGCCATGGAAATTATAATTAAAAAATCTTTATTCGAACAGATAGTTAAAGAAGAGTCTGTAAAAGTTAAAAAACTTATTACTTTAAACGAAGAAAAAAAGAATATACTTAAACAACTTAATGAGTTATATGCAGAAGAAGATGAAGTTGTTTCTGTTATGCAAGAAGATGACATAATGAACATAATTCCAGACCCACAAGACAAACAAGCAGCTATTCAGGCACAGGCGGCAGTTCAAATAGCTCCAGCACCAGCCGCAGCACCAACAACACTCGAAGAAGGGGTAGGAGATATCCTTAATAAAATAAAACAGGCAATAGCATCACAGGTTCAAGCGAAAGACCCACAAGGATTTAACCAAGCGGTACAAACCCTTTCTCAAAAGTTTGGAAATAAATCATATGCTGAAATTTATAATGATATAAAAAACACAGTAAAATCAGCTTTTGGAACCACAACCCCTGCTCCTGGAGTTACAGAAGAAGGAATTATGGGAAAAGGGTTGTCTAAACAACAACTTGCCGTTGGCGCTGAAAAGGCAGCCAATCTTGCTGCTAACTTACTTGGAATCGGTGGTGTCGGAGCATTTATTGCTGCTGGCGCTATGATAGTTATAACAGGAAGCGGATTTGGACTTCCAACAGTAATAGCTGGTTATGCAGCAGCAGCTTTGGTGGGCGCTCTTATTGCTGGTATTATTTATGTTATTGCTCACTGGCAAGCTCAAAGATAAACTTAGTATTTTATATAAAAAAGGCCATATGTGTATATGGCCTTTTTTTATTATTTCTTTATAGGAAAGTTATTCTTGATTTTCACGATTTTCTTTGTCAATTTCAAAATTCTCCCTAACACCACGTCTAAGGTCATCTATAATTTTATGCAAAGACTGAAGTTTGTGTTTTAGAAGATATTTGTGCATTAAAAAAAAGAATATTGGATAAGCAATAAGCATAATTGCAACAAACAGTAAGTTGTCTTTAATTGAGAAGTTCACCGTATACATTACGGGGTACATAAAAATAATGAAGTTGCAAAAAAATGCAGCCCCCGTACTAAATAGAATTCTAACTGCGATTAAAATAACCTGAACAGTTCTCCAAAAAATTTTGTCTTTCGTTTTCATAATAATTTCTTTTATGTGTTTCTATGTGTAGTATACGAAATTTTTGCAAAAAAGTTACAAAAAAACACTTTTTACTTTGAAACATTAGAAAAAAATACATATTTATAAAGAAATGAATTTTTTATGACAAAGGATGATGAGTCAAAAGTTCGAAGTATGATAAAAGATACTATTGATAAAGAGCTTAAGAAACAAAGGGATGATTTTGAAAAACAAATTCTTAAAGCTATTAGAGACAGCGAGAAGACTCAAAAGCAAGAGTTTTTAACATCTTTAAAAAAGGAGATTGATGCCTTGAATGAAAAATCCATGACAAAACAGCAGGTAAAGGATTTAATGATTAAAGCTTTTGTTAGACAAAATAGGTTTAATTGGGAAAAATCGAAATTTTTAACATCTTATTTTAACGAATTATAATTATGGACGAAATCGAAAGAAAAAAAGTATTAGAAGTAATAAAACAATCCATAGACGAAGTAGTTTATGATGAGATAAGACAAATGCCAGCAAGATTGCAAGCGAAGCAAGAAGAGCTTACAAAAACTAAATCTCAGAGAGCTCAAGACGCCCATGATGCTTTGTTTGGCAGAGATGAAGATGAAATGAGTTATAAATTAAGACTACATGAATCTTCTGAAAATCCCAAAATAACAACCAACGAACTCGACCAGTTTCAAAAAGAATTCAAAAACCGTTTTCCTGGAATATCTTTTGATAAACAAATTGGACCTGGACAAAATGGCCAAATTGTAGATTTTCCCGTAAAAAATGGACAAAAGGATGCAGTCACTTCTGGCACTATAACTGTTGGAAAAGACTCCATAAAATTCTCAATGTCATTATTAAATGGGGTTATAATAAAAAGCGCTATTCAAGGCGGAAAGTTAAAAGGCTTTGAGATTAGCAAAGAATCGAAGGACACTTTTGACAAAATTTTAAATCTATACGAAGAAATTTTTAAGAAAAAATTTAATGAGATTATAAATCCAACACAAGATGCCACCGATGTAGCCCCAACGACTCCAGAAGTTGCACCTATGGCGGCGTCCACTCCGCCACCTGCTGCTCCCGCTCCAGCAACTCCTGCGGTTTAACATAAATCAAATAACTATTTAATTTGTTCTTTTTAAGGACTATATTTTCTTTATATGCATACAACTCAACAAATAATAGACAATCAAGCCCTTTTTAAAGAAGAGATTTTTCACTTTTTTTCTAAGGAATGTGAAGATGCAAAAAAGATTCTTAACAACATTAAGTCAGAGGATGAATATATTGTTAAAGAAAAAAACAAGCTTGAAGGTAGGTTTAAAAAAATTAAACAAAAAAAATATATAGAGCGTTTGTTTTTTTTAAACTCTTGTAGAAACACAACCTTCTATGTTTGGTGGGATAAAGAAGAAAAAGAAGCTAAAATTTTTAAATATGATAAAAAATAGGAAAGACACACAGATTTACTTGCTAGACATTAAGTATAGCCATTCAATGAATCGTTTTGAAGAATATTATGGAGAAAGTGTAAGTTATTCTTTTATAGAGCAAGAAAGCTATATAGATTTAAAAAAAATGGTTGCAGAAATGGTTAGCGAAAAGATAAAATTTAGGAAATTTGAAAGGAACAAAATGATTTTAACACTTAAAGTTGAAATGTTAGAAGAAGAATTAGAAAAATTGAAATATTTAATAAAAGAGAAGAAGATAAAATTTCTCCATGATTATGAAATTAGTGATATCAGAAAACTATAAAAAGAAATAAATTATGGGACAAGAATTAACACCAGCTCAACTTGAGAGACTGAAACAGCAAAAGGCTCTACGCTTTCAGGCAATGGGACTTCCTGCAGCCGCAGGGCAAATAGTAGATATCCCCGTAGAAAATATGCCAACACAAAGGGTTTATAAAGCGCCAGTCCAGGTTGTTGAAGAGTCTTACGAGCCACAGAATGAAGCTCCACAAAAGCCAACAAATGTTGAAATACCAAATGAATCCAACGTTGCGCAGCAAATCCAAATTCAATTGGCAGAAGAAAGAGCAATGAGACAAAATGCTTTATACACGGCACCAAGAGATAAATTTAATGCTTTAGACGCAATCAGAAAAGGCGCAAAAAAACAAGAGTTTAAAACTTTTATAAAAGCAGAATCACACGGGTCAAATGGTAACCAAATCCCAGTACCAAAGGTCGGAAGAAAACCAGTAAGACCTGGACAGCCACAAGAAAGGTCGAAAACTGCAGTACCAGTACAACAATATAATGCTCCTAAAAACCCAGAAGCAGATGCTCTTGAAAGTATGTTTACAGATAGAGCTCCAGGAATAAGCATGCGCTCTTCTGGAAATGGTGTTCCACAAGGAGATTTAATTCAAACTGATGAAAATTATTCAAACATAGGTCCAACATTTGACCCAGTTGCTCACTTAAAAGCAAAAGCAGCAGAAAAAGGAGTAAACTTAGAACTTCCCCAAAGACAACAAACACCACAAGTTTTTCAAACTGACAATTCAGGCCAAATGCAACAAATGATGTTGATGATGGAAACTATGATGAAAAATCAACAGAAGCCCAGTGGATATGATTTGTCGACTTTAAAACCAACAATAGAGGCTATTGCTAAAAGAATAGCTGAAGACACCATTAGAAAAGTATTAAAAGAATATGTTGAGTCTCAGAAAAAGAAAAAGGTTTTTGAAGTAGTCAGTGCAAAACAAAATGTTGTAAAAATCGATAATGAATTCTTTCAACTAAAAAAAGTAAACATTAAGACTAATACAAGTCATCAATCATAAAGTTGTTTGTAAAAATTACCTTTAATGTAGGGGTAAACTTAACTTCTCCAGCAAACCACTCCTTTAAGAATTGCTCTGGAGTCTTTTTTAATTGCACTATTTCTCTTTGAGCCAATGCACCATATATTTGATTTGCTCTGGTTAATCGTATTATATTGTTTTGGTCATGAATGGAATTGGCAAATACAACCCACTTTTTTCCTATGGAATCTTCGATATGTTGTGTTGCGTGACACGCCTTACATAGCGTTACCCCCTTAGAAGTTCCTGGGTTTTTCTTGTGTACTTCATACAAGTGAAAGAACAAACAATCTTTTTTTCTATGTTCTGGGGGCTCGTGTCCACATGCAGCGCACTTTCCTTTATCAGTTGCAAAAGCTTCGTTTTTAAGAGAATCAAATAATTTTTGTCCATATTGAGAAATAAAAAACTCTTCTGGCAAATTATTAGACACAAACAAATTGTATATTCTATCATTTTCTTTCATACTGCAAATATAGCATTTTTTTACCAATTTCAAAAGAGTTTGGCATTATTTTATGTATTTTTTAAAAATTTTTTTTATGTTCTTCGATTTTTTTGTTTTATTATCTATTTATATAAAAATTAACTTATATGAACACTATTAAATTCAAAAACAAAGCAGAATTTGCGAAATACGTAGAAACTGAAGCTCGTAAAGTTCTTAAAGAAGAAAAAATACAAAATCTTGGAATCCCAACTGATTTGAAAATGAACAAGAATGACGGTTCCAAAGACTCTACTGGAGCGCAGGTTGAAGCAACTGGAAAAACAAAAACAGCAGCCCCAGTTGATGTTCCTAAAGAATTTAAAACATCAAAAGACCCGATTGATGTGAAAATGGAAGAAAGAGACGACGGTCATGATGAGGAAATTGCCACAGCAGCTAAAATAGAAGGCACAAAGACAGAAAAGGGTGAAACTGAAACCAACCCTTATGTTAAAGGACAAGTAAAGCCTGATGTTACTAGCAAGAAGACTCAGCCCAATGTTTCAAAAGAAGCAGACCCAACTAAAGAAGGCGGAGTTCCTGGTAAAAAAGACAATGATGTAGAAATGAACAAAGAGGACAAAGAAGATAAGACAGAAAAGCCAATGACACAAGTTCTTGGACAGGGAGAAATCTCAAAAGATGGATTTTCCAAAGGCCAAGTTGATAAAGATGTTAATAAAGCAGCTGAAAATGAAAAAGATGAAGTTGAACAAAAACTAAGAGATTCTATAAAAACAATACAACTTCCAGAAAGCTTTAAAAACAAAACAGAAATGTTGGAGTTCATCAAAAAAGAAGCTCTGAGAATATCAAAGATTATTTAATTACACCCAAATAAACAAAAAAGAGTCAGGTTTAATCTTGACTCTTTTTTTTTGTTTTACTATATTTGAAACAAAAACAAAATGCAGGTTTTAAATATAGAAGAAATTAAAAAAGAATATTCATTTTTGTTTGAAGACCAAAAAGAAGGAAAAGAAGTGTATTTTTGCAACTGTGGTGGTATAACAGAAACTGAAAAAAAACTCGAAAATGAAATCGCCGTACAAAAAGAATTAAAAGAGGCACCAGAACATGAGAAAGTAGAGTATTTGTTTCCAAAAAAAGACCCGACATCAATTGGGCTTCTCGCAGCTGAAGAAGATGCTACCAACAAACTGTTGCCTTTACCCGAAGGTGAAGATGATTTTGCGGATTTAATTAAAAGCATAAAATTATCAGAAGAAGATTTTGGCATTAGGTGTTGTGCATGTGATAAAAACTTTGCAACATTAGAAAATCAGAAGAAAATGGTTATAGATAATTCTTTTTTTATATCAGGGTATAACTTTTTTGAAACAGACGATGAACTATTCCTGTATTATGAAAAAGTAAAGCCAAATATAAAAAAAGAAGCCAACGATTACACTCTTGACTTTGAGACCCTTCAAAAATATATAAAATACAACATAAAAACGAATACAATATATTTCAAAGACATTGATGTCGATGAGGTCGAGATTGATTTGGATATGATTACAAAAGCAACAGATAACATATTTTCAGAAGAAATCTCTAATATATATAATCTTTACTATCTTCAAGTGTATATCAGCAAGCTTGCAAAATATGTCATAGACGTAAACAACACAAATGTCGTACAAGAGCTGTTGAATGAGGTGAGAAATAGATTTAATCATGCTGGCCTTGACTCTATCAAAAAGGTTGTTTCTATATTTTTTGGTATCATAAAATATTCTAATCTATCTACAATAGCATTGACTAAGGGGTGTAAGTTTTTATATGATTTAATGAAAGAGTGTGATATTCCTAGCTGTAATAAGCTTAAAGAAGAAAGTTTAACATCTCCAATCCCAATATTTAATTATCTTGTCAGCAATTATATCAAAAAGATAAACGAAGAGGTGAATGAAGACAACAGAGAAGTCCATGAATTCCTTTTCAAATCTAGTCAAATGATAAAGATAGAAACTGACGATTCTGATAAAATGCAGGAAGCAAAAGCGTTTGAGGTTATAGATACTGGTGAAGAGAAAGAAATGAAAATTAAATATAAAGAAAACGATGACTATAAAAGCAAAGTTTTACATGATTCCAGCGCCAACAAATTTAAGGTAATGGAAATATCAAACGATGCGAACGCTTCAAAATTCATATACAAAAGCATTAATAATTTCTCAGACTATAAACAGCTGTTAAAATATTTTAAATTTTACGATAAGCATCAAATAATAACATTGCTGCAAAAATATGATTTAGAATTGTTAATCAGAGTCATCGATTTAATTTACTTCAGAGATACAGTCGACTTTAAAGAGTTTGAAAGAATTATAACGATAATAAAAGATTACGCAATGCGTGAAACTTTAAATTATAAACCAACACTTAATGTTGAAAATCTTGTAATAGACTATTCATACGTGAATAAGTTTGAATTTGTTTATTATGATGATAGCGTAATGATGATGGAGGTTTTAGAGTTTGACCCCAGAAGAGAATTTAATAAAATCAAAACATTCAACGAGCTTAGAGACTATCACGACAATCTGGTTAAATATTTTAACGTTGTGGCCGATAAGGAAAAGAATGCTAAATTTAAAAGCTTTGCAGAAAGATTTAAATTCTTAGAAAGTAGAGAAGATTACGACGGACCTCTTGAATTTAAACTAATAGCTACTCCTGCAATGCTTATAACAGAAGGTGTGCAAATGAAACACAGCGCATCGTCTTACTCAAAAAAGGTTATTACCGAGTCTTATGTTATTGGGCAGGTATTTGACAGAACAAAAAACTTACCAGCAGACGAGCTTATAAGATTTACAATCGGATTCACATTCGATAGTATTAATGGGTTAGAATTTCATCAAGTAAAAGGATTTGCCAACAAACCTGGTTCCGATAGGTTTAAAAGATTATTAATGGAATTTCTTACAACCAAGGACATATCTTACAGACCCATCAAGGATTTAAAGTTACAAAACGAGTAACTGCAATTAGTTTTTACCCAAAAAAAAGAATTTTATGCTATTTATTATAAAACATTTATAATGAAGAACAGTATAAAAAACTTTTTGTTAGAATCTGAGAGCGAAAAAGATGAAAACTTCACCTATATCAAGGCAGACACAATATCCAAAGTGCTAGATATAGATTTCGAAAAGAATGATGATTATATAAAAATTGATTTTCTTACAACTTATAATAAAAAATATTCTTTTTTAGCTAAATTAACTGATTTTAAAAAATGGTTAAACCAAAAAGGGCAGGAAAAAGCGTCGACGCTATTCAAAGATTACCTTAAAGATTTTTTTAGTTCTTCGGAAGAGGTTAAAGTTAAGGAATTGGACGAAATTATAGATGACACTAACGAAATCATGCCAGACCAGGACATGCCATCAAATGCAACAAACAGAATGGTGGGTGGAGACCACACGATGGATTTGGAAAAAATATTTAAAAGGTCAATGCCAAAGTCAGTTAGAAACTATTCTGGCAACTTAGGATTAGGAACAGTAGTTTGGTAACGTATATAAAAAATGAAAAAAATGGAAAAAAACATTAACGAAGAAAGAATGCTTGAGGTTATGAAATCATTAGAAGAATCTCATGAGATTTATAAAGATAGTACAAAAGAAGTAAACCAGGAAAAGATTACAGAAGAGAACGAAAGGTTAAAGAGTCTTATTTCTAAGGAAACAAACTCAGATATTAAAGAAAACTATTATATAGCTGGCAACTTTGGTACTGGCGGAAGGGGAAAAACCGTCAATTCAATCTTGGACGATTATCAAAACAATCCAATTGTAAAGACCCCAAAAGTAGCGCCATCCAATCTCAAACCAGACGAAGCCCTTGAAGTTTGTATTAAGAGAGTTCTAAAATCAGGTACTCCAATAAACAACATTTCATTTTATGATGAAATAAATTGGAACATGATGAATTTAGGGTTCCCAGCTGTAAATGAAATCGACATAAAAAACGCCATATTGTTAATGGTGGGTGAATAATGAAAAATGCTGTTAGAAAAATAATAAGAGAACAAATTGATTTGTTGTTCGAATCGTTTGATATGGATAACAGCAATAAAAATTATACCCCGACCAATGAAGTTGCCAAAACAGCACAAACAGCACTAGAATCAATAAGCATAGCACAACAAAAAGGAATTCAACTTTCCAGTCTTGACCAAAACGGAAATCAGGGCAGCGGAAGGCTGAAGGCAAAACAGCTCTCTCAAAGAGCAAAACAAAGCTTTTCTGAGATGAAAAGATTAAAGTCATTCTTTGAATCTAATTCCGAAAAAGTAGAGTCTGAAAGAAAAAACATAGGAATAATTCAGCAAAAAAGAGGTACAATTGAAGAAATGATTAAATCCAATGTGTTGTTAGTTTGGAACTTACATGGTGGTGACGCTGGTAAAAAATGGGTAACAGAAAAGTTGGCAGATACACACGAGCAGGGAAACAGAAAGAAAGATAGGTTGCGTCAGGCGGGCGGAGCCTATAAAAACAATGGCATGGGCGTTTTTCAAACACAACATGACCCCACACAACAAAGAATAAATAGATAATTTTGTTTTTTTAGTTTTTTTTCCTATATTTGATTATTAATTTAAAAATATAATCATATGAAAAAATTGGATTATTCGGAACTTAACAATGTTTCCACGCCACAAATTTTAGTTAAAACTTTAGAAAAATCTGTTGTATTCGAAGGCAACCTACAATACATGGATGCAGATGATGAGCTTCTGGCCATTGCAAATTTTATTAAAGAAAATACCGACCACAATTCAGATATTAATCCAGAAAGAATAAAATATCTCTATACCACACTTGTTAAAAAAGATGGTGGAAGATATGTTTTGGGGGGACTTAAACCACGTTCAGAAGAAGAAAGAATGATAAATGATGAATATGATTACATCCTTTCTGTTCATTATAAATCATGGAAAGAATTGGATATTGAAAATAAAGTCATTTTGCTTGATAAAATTCTTTGTGGTGTTGATGTTGATTTAAACAATAAAGTTAAAAAGCAAGCTGTTGACGTTAAAGAATATGATAGTAATTTAAAGTGCTATGGTGTAGAGAAATCACTTAATAGTTCAGAAATAATCGATATGGCTATTGATAGAATTATCAGTGAGGAAAAGGAAGAAAGAAAGAATAAAAAAGATAAAAAAGGTCAAGAAGATGACGAATAAAATGGAAAATACCAAACAAAAAATGTTATTGGCCGCACTATCTCAATGCGTAGCAGATAGAGATAAGGCCGCCTCCAACATCTCTTTAATTTTAGATGGCGGATTGCCAGATATTAACGAAAACGTTCCAAGACTGAAGGATGAATTTGAAAAATTCTCACAGGCAGAATTAACAATAGAGTCCATATCAGTATATTATGCAAAACATTTCCCAACTCCAAAAGAAGAAAATGATAATAATTCTTAAAATTATACTTTTGCTATTTATAGCACTGGGCGCCCTTATAATTAAGACGCTGTATAAAGACTTTAAACTAACTGAAAAATCTGAGGCATATGAAGACAGTACCATTGCGGACAAAATCAAAATAAAATCATTACTATATTTTTCTTTGATTGCAATATGTTCCTTTTGCCTGCTCCTTTTGTATTATGTAATTATTCCTATGCAAATAACATGGTTCTGGTAATATGAAAAAGAGAAAATCCCGCTATAAGCTAACAGAGATTAATCCCAAATTTTATGAAAAAATTAATACAGAAAATTTAGGGGAGCACAAAGCATTAACCCAAGAAGAGTTCGAGGGTGGAATGCAAGGGATTATATATGCCCCATACATTTTAATAACAACCGAAGATTGTAAACCAAGCAAAGAATATACAAAATTCATGAAGCAATATAAAAAAAATCATGAAGTTTGTCCAAAGTGCGGCTCAAAATCACATAGTACAACACTTGTTGATTATGTGTTTTATGCTGACAAGAAGGAAGATTATAAAGACTTAAACCTTTGTATATGTAGTGACTGTGGGGATAGACACACAATGCATGAAAGAGTTAATGTCAGAAGCGTTAAAAAATGAAACTCTTTAAAAATACATGGAAGCACTCAAGACTTAGATTCTATATTTTAAACGCAAAATGGAACTATAAGTTTTGGTTATTTGCAAAAAAAATGCACAAAACCGTATCATATCAAATTGAAGAAGGTGATTATGACATGGATTTTGATTATAAATTAAAAAGAAACAAAAAGACAGTTTACAAAAAAAGGTTTATTGGCTATTTTTTTGAAAACAACATATATTTAGATAATCCAGGAATAAAAATTGATGACCGTGAGACATGGGAGGCTTGGAAGAAGAAGGGACTGGTAAAATAAAAGCTGTGGAAACACAGCTTTTTTGTTTTATATAACGCAAAAAGGTTTTTTTTTAATATTTATAAAAAAATCTATTTGCAAATGGAAAAAGAAGAATTATATCCAGAAGGAACAGTACAACAAACAGACGACTTTGCGTTTCGTCAAAAAATAAAAAAGATTGTAGGCGAAAATGTTGAACAGATTATCAAAGATGAAACGATAGACGCCTTTAAAGAACTTGGATACGAGGAAAAAGACGGATACTTATTTGTTATAGCTGCTGGCGGAAAAGACAATGAGGAAAAAGAAATAGGTAAAGGAACCGCAGAAGGCAAATTAAACGTAACCGTTTCTATTCCAAAAATGCTTAATATGGGAGCTGTAAAACCAGTTTCATATATGCAAAAGGTTACAACCTTTGGTGGGAAAAGAATAGTGAGCGAAATTTATTTAGAAATTAAGCAAAAAAATGTTCACATAGAATATAAAAACACTGAAGCCGCAGCATTCCACCAATCATCAGAAAAAGACACTTATGCTCCGCAAGAGTTAAGCAAAAGCGGAACCATCTCAAACATTGACAACGAGGCATCTTTTAAAAAGGACTTCAAAAAATTCTTTCAACCAATTGCTCAAGCTGAAGCTTCATACTTAATTGGTACCAAGATAGCTGTTGATGATAAAACCGAAAAAGACATGAACGACTCAATTGTAAAAGAAAATAAATATAATATGAAATTAACAGACCTTTTCTCAAGCTCTTTCGAAGAAGTTGGAGATAAAATAGATAATCTTGTAAAAGAAGCATTCGTCACAGGAGATTCTCCTAGTTCATTTGAAGATGATGACAAGACCGATGGTGCTAAAACACCAGATACTCCAACTGGAGAACCAACTGATAAAAAATTAGTTATTGGAAGCGAAGAGGAGTCTGAAAACCCTTTAGAAGAAATAACAACATCGGGTCCTGGAATCGGTGGGGCAACCGAGCCAAGCGGATTTAAATACCCAACCCCTTACGGATTCTCAAAAGATGGGAAAACCCCTGATTTAAAAGCAAACAAAGATTACACACCAGTAAACGAAGCTGTGAAAGACACAACTTATGGACAGATGAGAACCCCAAGGGCTCATTTGACGAGACAAAACGATGGAAGTTATAAAGTTATTTCAGAAGGCTCATTTCCATACACTGAAAAAGTTGAAATGGAACCTGGCACATTAAATATGCCAAAGGGAATGAATCACCCATATGCTATGGGAATGCATGGAACCGAATTAAATAGCAAAGAAGAGTTGGACAAAACTGGCCATGGTGATTTAAACGCAATTGTTAAAGAGATAGAAAAGACAACAGACAAAGAACAGATGCTCAAAAGAAAATTCTCTTCCTTAAAAGAAAACGAAGAAAAAGGCATCAACAAAAGGTATATTATTACAGAAAAGATGTCAAAAGAAGAAGAGAGCAAAAGGTGGAAAACTTTATATGAAAACGATTGTTTTTGTAACGTAAAGGACACTAAAGATGTAGTTTCTGGAGAACAATATGAAAGTATGGCAAATAAAGAATTTGAAGCGAATAATAAGTCTTTAGAATCTAGTTTGAGCAACACTCCATATTCTGGAGAAGAAAAGGGTTATTTGGATGTCCCTAAAGCAAGAGGAAGTATGATTATATTTAGACTCTCAGAATCTGATGTAAGAAGAAATCAAATGTATTTGATAGACCATTTTACAAACAAACTTGTTCTTAATCCACTTTTCAAACCACAAGTTTAGTTAAAAAATTTAAATAAATTATAAAAAGTCCATCAATTTGATGGATTTTTTGTTGATTTTAATTTTTGTTTAAATTATATTTAAACTAAAAAGAAATTATGAACCACGTAATAGACATTAAAGTAACATTTTTAACCCCCACAAAGTTTGGCGGAGAAAAAATAAGAGTCTTTTTTAAAGACATTTTTAACAACGACGTACAAATTGATTTACGCCCTGGAGAAGTGGTTTACTCACAAACCAACAAGCTTTCCAAGGCATTAATAATTTACTCAAAAAAGGGAATCATAAAGGTCGATGAAGAGATAAAGCCAAGTTTTTTGAAATATTATGTTGGGTATAAACAGGAGGATATTGAAAACAGTTGTTTTATATTTAATTTACAAAAATCTTTAAAAGAAGATGGTGATACCACAGTTGCAGAACCAGAACACATCAGTGTTGATGAAGTTAAAGTATCAAAAGAAAAAAAGACTATTGTAGACAAAGCGATAGAAAACGCTTCAAAATACTCTTCAAAACCTCGTGCTAAAAGCAAGAAGCGCCCAGGCAGACCAAAGAAAAGAGGTCCTAAAAAGGGTTCCAAAAGGAAAAAAATGGAGGAATAATTTATGGTGATTAAAAGTTTTAAAATCAAAAAGGATGATTTTGAAAAGAAACCCATTACCATATTTCAGCACAAACTAAGGGTTTTAATGAAGTGTTATACCATAAGAGACCTTGTTCTTGATGAGGTCAATTACACGATTAAGTTCAAGAAAACCCATAAAATAAACGGTCTCAAGATGCAAGACTCGAAAGAGTACAATGGTTCCTATGAGGTTCTGGATGCAGAAAACGAATCAGAACTTGTTCTTAAACTAATGATATAATGAGCCCTTTAGGTTTAACGAAAAGAGAACAGTATATTAAATCAATTTTTCTTCCAGAAAATAAAAGCCCCAAAAAAAAATATTTATCGGAGAAAGAAGTTGACAAAATCGTTAAGTCTATATCAGCAATAGGAGAAAGATATGGGTTTGTCGGAGACAAAGAAAATCAAGACATTCATAAATCGTCCAAAAGGAAACACAAATACGACGTTTGGATTGCTAAAGAAATAAAGAAAAACATTGACCTGTTAAATGAATTTAATAAGATTAGACTCATTATTGACTGGGCGGTAGAAACAAAAGCAAATATATTTACTTCTTCATTTGAAGATGCCTTTAATCACCAGGAAGCTTGGCACAAAGAGATGTACGAAAAATATGATATTGAAGATTTAAAAATATATCAGGTAAGCAACGAAAGGGTTTTATATAGATGCTCTGACAAAAAACACTTTGTATATTTATTAAACCCTGAAGACCTATCATACGAAGGGAAGCGAATGAGTAATTGTGTAAAGGGAGAAAGTTATAAAGCAAAAGTAAGGAATGAAAGGTCTATAATTATTTCTTTAAGAGACGAAAAAAATGAACCGCATGTAACTATAGAAATAGATGTGAAAGACGGGGCAATTATTCAACAATATGGCAAAGGAAATACAGTGCCTCTGCCAGAATATAAAAGAATGATTTTGGAATTCGTTTTGTTTGCAACAAATTATACAAATTCAGAGAATAAAGAAGTAATTCACTTTTTAAATCTTAATCAGACCCTTTGAAAAACACATTTTCTCACTATTTATAAGAAAAAGTAGTTATGTGGGAAACAATTAAAAAAAACATAAATGCAATATTAATTATTGCTGGAGTTCTAATTCTCTTACTCTTCTTAAATCAATGCAACACAACTAGAAAGTTAAAAAATGAAATGAAGCGCCAGGAACAGGTTTCTAAACAGAACTTGGCGGCATTGAATGATTCTGTTAAGGTTTACAAAAACAAGCTTGGCCAATTATCTTATAGCAAGCCAATAGCAGACATGTCTGTGAGCGAGGTTGAGAAATACTTCCCCGAACTCTATAAAAGATTAAAGGCAGAATTGGGCGAAGTTAAAATTATATGGATGACCAAAATAGAATACAGAGATACTGGCTCCGTCAAAAACGGAGTTGTTTCGCTTGGAAATAACAAATACGCTGTAAAATATGATTATTATTCCAAAGATGGTTCATTGCATATTAAATCAACCAGTATGCTCTTTATTGAGGCTATGCTTACAGATAAAATTACAAACAGGTATGATATCGTTACAAAACCAGATATTTCAACAATAGACGACATGAGTTTAAAGTTGGGGTTTACGACTGGAATTAAAAAAGAAGGGGGTTTGTATAAAATATTTATCACCCCAGACAATAAAAACGTAATTGTAGGCCAAATAGAAGGCGCTGACGTGTCTAATTTGATTAATCCTCCCCAATCATCATCCAAAACAAAAAGATGGTCTGTAGGGCCTTATATTGGGTTTGGGATGAGTTTTGGCAAAGATGGTTATATAATAGGACCAGGAGTGGGGGTAAGCTTACAGTATTCTATACTGAAGTTCTAATAATTTTCACAATATTTAAAAAATCACACAACCATGGAAGTAAACGAAACAACCAAAGGCTATGCCGAAAAATTAATTACACTATTAGCAAAGAAGACTGGGACTGACATATCAACATACGATATGGATGAGTTAATTCAAGGAATGCTCGTAGAGCTAGAACATGGCACCCAAAATCCAGAAACAAATGTTACAGACGATGACCCAGAGAAGACCTTTAAAATAGTTCTAGCACACATGGATGAATTGTCAGACTATTATACCAGATTAAAGAAAATGGAAAGTGAAGCAGATTCCGTTAAAACTGATGATTCAGAGAAAGAAGATGACTTATATGAAGAAAAAGATGAGAAAAAAGCTACTGTTGAATGCGTTTCTAAAAGATTCAAAGAGCTTTGCGGCATAGTAGAAAATGAAGAAAAGAAACAACTAACCAACGAATTATATCAAGAAAACAGTAAAAAGACTCTTTTGACTGAAGAAATAGACCCAACCAAATTCAACATTGTTAAATTTAGCAATGATGGATTGGGAGAAAAAAGGACAGAAGACGAAATTGACCTTTACAAAATGCAAAGAAAAAAGAAGAATCTTTAAAGAATAGTTTTTATTCGGTCTTATTAAACATTCTTTTTAAAAGGTTTTTTCTCTTAGGAGCTTCTCCAGGAAGGATTCTTTCTTTTGTTTTTACTCCTTCTAGCTGACTGAAAGCAGTAGATATAATGTCTGAAACGATATCGTGTGACAAAACTTTTAACATAATGGATTTTTCATCACTTGTAACATCTTGATTGTTCCATATAGCAATTTTATTATGAACCCTGACAATCAATTTATTCATATCAATTGCAATTTCTTTTTTGTTTTCTTCCATATTGATTTTTTTATTTAAATATTCTATATTTTTAATAACAGCACAAATATAATGAATAAAACTCAAAAAACAAATATAATTGTACAGGCATTTTTGTCAAAAATCATATCAGATGAATGGGTTGAGTTGAATAGTGAGGAATTGAGACATTTGTGTCAATATGTTGATTTTAATAAAATTCCAGACAGAACAATTGCTGACAACGAGGTCATGCATGACATGATTCCGTGGGAAAGTTTTGACAGGATGAAAATAATAAGAGTGGTGGCTAGGAATGTAAGGATAGCAGATTATGTAGACCTATCGAAATATAACTATACCATAAGAGAGGCACGAGAAATGTTGAGGATTCGTCCACACTTAATTGATAAAATCAATATTGACTTAGAGAAGATGAATCATGAAGAAGCATTTTGTCTACTTACTATTGGAGCTGAAGAGCTATCTGAGAAAGTTGATGTAAGTAAATATGAATTTACGGCCAAAGAAAAGTTTGAAATAATAGAATTTAATGAATTTGCAGACGGTGTAATAAGGAGTTTTGATTTAAGCAACTTAAAAGATTATCATGTGTGTGATATGATTATCAACACAGGAGACATCTATTTTCAATCCCTAGACCTAAACAAGCTTACAGCAAGGAAGTGGATAGAAATATTAGAAAATAGACCAGAATTGTTGTGTTATTGTAATTTCTTAAAATTTATTCAAAGCGATATTTACAACAGCGTTGAACTTATTTGTTTATTCCCAGACGAGAATTTTGATTATTTGATAAAAGAACGAAATTATAAAGAAGAACTTTCTGCTTTTGGATGGGAAAAACTAATAATAAACAAACCAGGTAAATATATAAATGAATGTTGTTTTTGGAAATTGAATGAAACTAATTGGAAAAACATTGTAAACGTTCATCCACAGCTAATTACATATAAAACTTAATAGTTTATTACAATTGATTACTGAGATTCTTTTTCACAAGATTTAATGAAACAATCAAACCGTCAATTTTTTTAATCACATCCTCTTTGTCAGGATCTTCCTTAACGGCCTCGAATTCATTTTTTAAGTCAACAAGCTTAATATAAGCATCTTTTTTTAGTTCAGGCAGCCCCTTTTTTTGATTTAAAGATTTAACATCCCTTAATTCGTCCGTGTTCAAAAGTATTTCCCTAATTTGTTTCCTTAATTGCTTTTTAATTTCTTCAAGTTCCATCATGTTTTTTCTATTTTATATAAATATCAGCAAAAACTGTTTTTTTTAAACATCATTTTTTTTATATTTTCCAAAAGACTTAAAATTAAATAATATTTATTAAAAAAATACAGCATTAATGAACTATATAAATTTAGATTTTTGTATAATTGAAAATCCCCTGGACAAGACTAAACGCCCGATTATCTTTGTAACCAGGAAAGGAAGACAATATTTAGATGAAACGGTTATTAACGAAGATGACTATGAAAAAGCCATTTTCGCAATCCAGAACATAGGGTATGTTGAATCTGACATATTAACATTTGAGTTTTCTCAAGACCCAGATTTCCCAAGAATTGAGGTTCCAGATATTAAAAATATTTTAGAAAAAAAGGGCATGAGATATAGTCAGGAGTTGGAAGAAACAATAAAGGGTGAACTGGAAATATTGAACTTAAATGGAACAAAACAGCTTTTGCAAGACATTGCAGCTAAAGCAGATTACAAAGAGGAATCAAAAAGAAACATTCTACAAGCCTTCAAAATAGGTAAGTGTAAAATTCCAGAGATAGGAGAAAAGTTGTCATTATATTTTTATTTATTCATTGAATGCAAGTTTTCTGGAGACAAATGTTATTTAAATCTTAACGGAGACTTTACGTCAAAGTCAAATAGTGATTTGAGAAATTATTTACTTCCGTTTAAATGTGATTTTATTAGGATTAACAATGTTTATAACCCGAATAAAATAATTTTAAAAAGCTGTAAAACGAATAGAGAGATTTTAAAAAAACTCCCCATTAACTATGGTGGGTCTTTTAATTTAAAAATAAAAGAAAAAAACCTGTTGATAGACAAATTGTTTGTTTATTATTTGATGGAAGTTAAAAACAATTTGCCACAAGAAAACAGAATTACCATAGAAATAGACACCTCAAGCAATTTTGACCAAATGATTTCTATATCAAAAGATATAAAAGAACACTATGAGTCCCTGTCAAAATCAAAATATGATATAGATGGTATGTCAGAAGTGCTTGAAAGAATAAAAGAGATATTAAAATCTAAAATGCTCAATTTATCAGATGAAGAAGAATATGAAAGAGCTGCTAAAATAAAAAAAGATATCAAATATGTAGAAGGTAAAATTGAAAAGCTAAAGCTAGTAAACGTGACTAGTGTGCCCTTTTCTCAATACGTTAAAACTTTTCACATAAATTAATTTTGATAATCGCCATTTTTTTTATATATTTGTTTGACTTAAAAAAAACAAAAATGGCAGTAAGAATAGTAAACAAATCCCAAAATCCGTTACCAGCATATGAAACATCATTATCAGCTGGAATGGATTTAAGAGCAGATGTGGGCGAATACACCCCAGTAACAATCAAACCACTTGAGCGAGTTCTAATACACACAAACCTTTTTATTGAGTTGCCAGAAGGGTTTGAAGCGCAAATCCGTCCTCGCAGCGGATTGGCAATTGTCAACGGAATCACCGTGCTTAATTCCCCAGGAACAATCGATGCTGATTACAGAGGAGAAATCGGAGTAATACTTGTAAACCTATCAAGTAGAGATTTTACCGTATATCAAGGAGACAGAATTGCTCAAATGGTAATTTCAGAATGTACACAAATAGAATGGGACAATGTTCTTGTTTTATCTGAAACCAAGAGAAGTAAAGGTGGTTTCGGGCATACTGGAAAGAAATAATACAATTATGGAAAAGACATCGAGAGAATGGTTAGATGAAATACAATCAAAAATACATTTGGTAATAGATTTAAATGCGGAACCATGCGGCTGGAATTTGAATAATTTCAGCCACTCATTTCATAATGAACAAATAACGCTAAAAGAATTTAAGGAAAGAATAAAAAAATCTATTATAGAATGCAATATTATAGAAATAAATGATTGGTTAAACAATTCCAGCAAAAAAACAATATGAAACAATACGTAGAATTAATTACAACTATTCTTAAAGAAGGAAGAATAAAAACTGACCGCACAGGTACTGGTACTATATCAACCTTCGGCCATCAATCTGTTTTTTATATGAAAAATGGGTTTCCACTGTTAACTCTTAAAAACACCTATTCAAAGGGCGTTATACACGAACTATTATGGTTTCTTAATGCAATGCCAGAAAAATATAAAGAATTCGGCAATACAAACATTAAATATCTTGTTGATAATAATGTGCACATTTGGGACGAATGGGCTTATGACAAGTATGTGAAACATGTCTCTAATCTGCAAGAGCCAGATGTCAAATTGTTAGTTGACGACCCGATTTTAGGTTGCCTCAGAAACATGACACAAAAAGAGTTTATTGAAGATATAAAAAGTTGTGATGAGTGCGCAAAACACTGGGGAGAACTTGGTCCTGTTTATGGAAAACAGTGGGTCGATTGGGGCGGAAGAACATCTTGGGAAGAAGTTGGGGGATATAGTTACGGAGGGTCTTTTGGAGGACCCACTCACCACATTCAAGGCAAGATGGAAAAAGTAAAAATAAACGGAATTAACCAAATACAAGTAGCCATTGATACTTTGAAAAACAGACCAGACGATAGGGGAATTATGGTTTCTGCGTGGGATGTTAGCGAACTATCTCAAATGGCACTTAGGCCGTGTCACACAATATTTCAATTTATTACTGAGCCATTAACGATTCAAGAAAGAGTTGGTTTGTGGGAAAAAAACAAAAAGGTAGATAAAATTTTATATCTAGAACCAGGTGATGATAATGTTAAAAAATGTGATGAGTTTAACATCCCAAAATTTAGACTCTCACTCCAGCTCTATCAGAGGTCCTGCGATACATTTTTAGGAGTTCCATTTAACATTGCTTCATTTTCATTGTTATTACATATGGTCGCTCAAGTTGTAAATATGGTTCCTTATAAGTTTGTTCATACATTTGGAGACTTGCATTTATACCTTAATCATAAAGAACAGGTTAATGAATTTTTAAATAGAACGCACAGAGAAGGAGAAGGCGCAACAATAGCAGACTTTAATCCGTGGAACAAATCTAAGGAACCAATTGATTATTGGTATAATATTAATCTCACTCATACGTCAGAGCTTATAGGAAATTATTATGGACCTCCCCTCCCAACGCTGAAACTAAATCCTGCAATAAAAAACATTACAGATTTTAGAGCTGAAGATATTGAAATAATTGATTATAACCCACTGCCTGCTATAAAGGCACCTGTATCTGTTTAAAATGGAAAAAAAGGGATTTAAAACAAAATGGAGGGCGAAGCGTGATTTGAGAATTCGCAGAAAAGCCGCTTATAAAAGAATTCGTGAAAGAGGAGACAAGGTTGTGGGGGACAGGTCTTTTGTATATGCAAGTTATGATGGAATGGTAGTGTTAAAAATAGATAAAACCAAAAAATTAAAATGGTATTCATGGCTCGCTATTTCAACCGAAGAAATGATAAAAGATTTCGAAAAAGAGTGTGAAAGAAATTACGAACAAGAAATTATAGATTTATTAGCAAAAGAAGCATAAAAAAAGCCAGATAAACTCTGGCTTTTGTTTTATTTGTTATTTTGACCCTGGGGGTCTATTTATATTTGAGTTATTGATTGTGTTGTCTGTTGCTCTAATTCCAGATGTTCTATCTAAAATTACTTTAATATCACCCTTCATATCACCCATGTCCTTTATAAACTGTTCGTCTTTGTCCTCAAAACTTCCAAGTTTATCATCTAGTTTTTTCTCAACAGTTTTTATGAAATCATTTTTATCTGTTTCCATTTGTGCCTTATATGTTCTTACGTCTTTTTTTACATCTAGGTAAGCAAAGGTAAAAGCGGTAGAGGCTAAGAAGATAATACCACCAATTATCCACAAAGCAACCTGAACAGTTAATGTGATTTTGGTTTTTTCTCCTATTACTTTTTGTCCGATTTTTATTTCTTTATCTGCCATTGAATTATGCTTTTATATAAATATTAAAAAAATTAATAAACTGCAGCACTCTGCCAAGTAATTAATATTAAATCGTCTGGTGAAACAGAATAAAACGTGGCACCCAAATTAACCCCATCAAAATATGCTGTTTTGGGATTAATTAAAACATAATCTATATATAAAATATTGCTTTTTATTCCAGGCGCATCTGTTCTGTATATATTAACACCAGTTAAATATGTCCCAGCAAGAAGTCCATATGTAGTGTAGCTATTGCTATAAAAGTAGACATAATAGGCATATTTCCCATATTCTGGGTATGCTGTTCTCATTATTTTTGTATAAAGTGAGGCACAACCAGGACATGTAATTCCACACATCCACCAATCATAAACAAACCCAGTCCTGTCAATTAAAGTTTGAGTATAATTTATTGAGCTTTTTTCTATGGCTCTTTTATAGCTCTTTTGATGCATGTTCTGAATGCTTTGAGCTATGCATATAAGGCCAATTAACATTAGAGCAATTAATAATAAAAATTTTTTCATAATTTATAAATCATAAATTTCATCAAAACCTTGATTCATTGCGAAATCTTTAATTAAAATTCCAGCCTTTGCATTTGCTTCGTCTTCTATCCAGCCGCCAATAGTTTGAACATTTTCCCCAGACGCAAAACTCTCAACCTCTCTCTGTCTGTTATGAGTGAGCTCATGCGCAATGCTTCTTAATATATCAACAAGCGCTCTACCGTTACATCTGATATGATTTGAATTCTCGTCTGGAACATATGATGCAGTTGTTACTATATACTCATCTCTTCCCTTGTGAAGATAAATCGATACTGGTTCCTGGAGCTCAAGTCTGTTACAAACAAAGTTTATAAAATTTCTTATAATTTCAACCTTTTCCTCGGTCATATCATCAATCCCATGCTCAACCCCCAAAGTGTTTTCTCCTTTTTTTAAGTTGAAATAATACTTTTCATTTGGTGGATATGAATAAACGAAAGAATCACTTTCGAAAACAATATTCTTTTTTAATTTTTTTGCGTACTTTTTCCCAAGCCCTGGCTTTAAATAAGCAATTGTCATGTGTGGATGATAATCGGGATGGTCGTTTTTGTAAGGAAACTTTTCTCTTAACGCCTCATTGAGTTTATGCAAATCAGAGGAATCAATATCAAACTTTAAAACATCATAATCTTTGTTTTCAAACAAAGAAATCTCTTTTAATTTCACCTTTACTTTATCTTTCCCGCTCAATATCTTTTTTGTCACTCTCTTTACATCTTCTGGCGTGGTTTCAGTGTATATGAAGCCAAACAGTGCAGTAATGTGGGGACTGTCTTCTATTTCAAATCCAGGTGCATCATAAACATCTTCCTGGCTTATCTTATCGGTAATTTCTTTCCAATTCTTTATGTTCAAATCTAACATTAAACACCCGTATTTCTTTGGTGCCTCATCTTTCCCTTCTTTGAGAAGCGTTTTTGTTTTCATAGAAGATTCGGTTATTGCACTATTTAATGTCCCTTTGATTATTTCGTTCATCTGGTAGACAAAAGTTGGGTTCATTTTTTTTGAATCTACTATATTTTCATGATTATCATACAGTCTTTTGTACTCTGGTTTGTAGAAATACAATTTATCATCATATAAAATCATAAAAAATCTTTTGCTTTTTATTTGTCTTTGGTAATCCTCTTCATCTCTAAAATTAACTAACAAATTCCATCGTTGTGCCTTTACCGTGTTTATGTCCCAATATTTTAGACTAGCAGGAACAAATGCAAAATCATCTTTTGTCAATGAATATAGAACCTTTACTTCATTATAATTGGACCCAATCGAACTTGGACGTTGACTTCCTTCTTCGTGTTCATCCAACGTTTCGGCCAAGGACAAAGATGTATCAAAAGCGCCCTTTTTAATGTCAGAAAGTTTTTCTAAATATCCAAGCTTTCTCAGAACCTTAAAAGCAAGATTTTCAACAGAAAATTCTCCCCCCTGTTCTAGCCCAGATTGTCTTAGTTTTTTTATTCTTTCCTTTATCTTTTCTGACTTCGTTAATATTTCCTCATCGTCCGTTGCTTGTTGCAAATCATCAATATCATTCATGACAACAGCTGCTTTTTCTTTTATAGCAGGCTCGTCAATGTCTTGTGTATATTTTTCTGGTTTTTGAATCCACGCATCTCTAAGAACGCTGTAAATACCCTTTGATGAAAATAAATTTTCTTTATCTTTTGCATAAAGCTCTACTTCAAATCCCTTTATTTTAATGTTGTGATTTTCGTTCCACACAGCCTTTTTTGCAGCAATATATTCTGCCAAGAACTCTTCAGGTTCGTCCATTGATGATAAATCAAGAATTAAGTGAATATCGATATCACTCACCAAAGTCCAGTTATAGTTGGCTAAACTTCCAGTAAAAATAACATCTTTTAATCGTGTGTCTAATTTTAAATATTCCTTAAATGCCTTTGCTATTTTTAACATAGCAATTCTCACTTCTTTTTTTAACCTTCCGTTATCCCAAATTTCTTTATTTAACGTATCTTTAGGCTCGTTTACTTGTACGTCAATATCTTCTGGAGAAATTGTTTCGTTAAAAAAATTGAAGTTTCTTCTTAAAATATATGGATTTCTTTTATCGGAATTCATTTAAACAACATTTTTCATAAATAGTCACAAATATCAAATTTTGTGTATTTTGAAAAAATTAGCAACTTCATGCTTTTTAAATGAATATAATTTCGTATTGCTGCCAGAATCCCCAGCCATTTCAAACACATGTGGATTAAGATATTGAATCATTAACCTCAATTTTTGTGTTGATATATTCCATATTTCTCCGAAATGTAGGAAATATGTTACGAAATACTCTGCCTCGGTTACTGCAATTCCAGACGGCTTGCCCCCCGATTCAAACTCTATAACAATGTTGCCAGTATCTCGTGGATAAATATCGGTTTTTACCTCATAGGTTACCGTTCTGTTTTGATAAGACATTTTTAAGTCATATCTGTAATCTCGGTTATTGTTTAAGAAAACAAAGCCAAAGTCAATTAAATAATTCTTAACTATATCTTCTCCACCTTCTCCCTTAACACAGTCTTTTTTGAAATCGTATTCACCTCGTATTCTGTCCATTTTGTCTGTTTTGTCTTATTTGCAAATATAGGGAAAGTTTATAATAATTCAAAATAATATTTTTAATTATTTATATAAACTTAACCTAACCATATTATTATGAATGAAAATTTATTAAGTTTTGGAAACAGCAAAGTTGGAAATGACACAGCCATTTTCAATTAATTATAGGAATAAAAAAAGCCCCAACTTTTGGGGCTTTTTTGTAGCATATTATCTTAAATTATCATCTGGTATTTCGTAGTTGTATAGATTTTTCCATCTCTCTGTAGAATCCTCTTTTATTACATCTTCCGTTGGTTTTCTATCTTCAGCCACAATATCAAACAATTCTGGACTAATCAATGGATTTCTTAAATCAATCTTTTTATTAATTTTTTTCATCTCTTCTGCCAAAATTTTAATTTTATCAGGAGAACACACCTCTTCATTAACAGACGGTGCTTTTGGAGTTGCAATGGTTTTTACTTCTGGGGTTTTTGGTGCTTTTGGCTCCTTGGGTAATTTGTTCACATCCCTTTTCATAAAATCAGGTTTCGTTAGCTTTGGGGGCTCAGGCTGCTTCAAGATTTTCTTTGTTTCATCCAATTCCTCATCTTCAAAAATATATTTTTGAGCGCTTTTAATCACAAACTCTTTAAACTCGTTTAGGCCCATAACCTTTATTGTTTGTTTTTTTTATAAATATACAAAAAAATCAAAATCTAATATTTTGCAAATAAAACATTTCCTAATCTTAAAAATATTATATATATTTGTAAAAAAATAAGCAAATGAATAAACGTGATGAAATATTAGAACTACTTGAAAATGTAGAGCTACTTAAAGAAACAGCCGACGATTCAATAATCGGATTTGTAGAAAGGGCTGGAGACTCTAGCCTTGTTTTGTACGATAAAAACAAATTGTTTGAACACTATGAGCTTGAACCATTGCACATAAAAAAGAGCACCTTCTTTTTACAGAGGCCACGTTAGACGAAATCAAAGATTTCAAAAACGGCACTTTGTTGGTTGCAGATGGATTCGACGATGCAATATTGGGATATGCAGAGACAGATGATGCAGAAGCCTTTGTAATTTATGACACAGAAAAGTGCCTTAATATTTTGTTTGAGAATTATAAAAAAGATAAGTCTATAAAAGAATCTGATGAAGACTTACAATTAATGGCCTTGGAATATTTCTATTATAATACAGCTGGAGCATATGTAGGAAAGAAAACTCCTGGATTTGCTACAATTTTAAAAGAAGATTAAGATTTTCCAATAAAGATTAATTTCTTTATTTCCTCTGCGTCACCAGAACTAATTATGTTTTTAACTCTATTTGGGTTTTTATAAAACTCCTTCTCAAGTCTTGCAATTGCCATTCCAAGAGCCTCACGTTCATATCCCAACGATTTTAACAATTCAGAAGGCTGTACAAATTCGTTTGCCAATCTTAAAAAGTTCTTTATTTTCAATTTGTCAATGTGATTTAAATCTGCAAATTTATATATCACATCATCCGTCATTGGGTAAAATTTTTCATTTATTTTTGGATTTGAATTCTTTGCCTTTTGAAGATAAAATCTTTTTATTGCAGACGCAGTGTTCTCTTTAAGGTCAAGAAGTGACACTAAAAACTTAACGCTGTTTATTTCATCAGCGCTGTATTTCTTTGTTGATAAGTTCCTTTCTATTTCTTTTATTCCATTGCGTTTTAATAAATTAGCCAACAAAACAATTGGATGCCTCTCTTCAACAAAAGAGTCTGGTGACATTCTAAGGTCTGCAAATAGGTGTTTAATAAAATCAAAACTGACCAATAACGCTAAAAAATACCTTACACTTTTTGAGCTTTTAACTCCCTTGTAGAACTCTTCTCTTATTCTTTCATTTGACACAATTTTTCCTGTGGGGTCTGTTAATGATGTGCCACCTTCTCTGATTGCATCTGCTACGTTGTCTGGTATTTGAGAGCCCATTTTAGAAGCAAAACGAATAGCACGAATCTTTCTTAGGGGGTCTTCGTTAAACCTTTCTCTTGGGTCTCCAACGGTGTTTAATGAATTTGTTTTAATATCATCTATACCTCCAACTAAATCGTGTACTATTCCATAAAACCCATTTTCATTTGTTCCTAATATTTCATAGTATAAAGCATTAATTTTTAAATCTCTTCTTTGAGCATCCTTTTCTATTGTTTTTTCATATTGCACTGAATCTGGCTTCCTTCCTCCACCAGACTCACTTCTTAATGTGGCCAATTCATATCTATTTCCGTGTTTTGTGACAAGAAACATAATCGCAAAAGATTCACCAATATTCAAAATGTTTGAAACAAAACTGGCATCCTTAAATATATCAATTACTTGACCTGGAACAGCATCTGTAACCAAATCGAAATCCTTTGGCGTATCTAATGTTTCATCCGTAGGGTTTTTTGATAGTTTTATAGCATTTTTAACTGTATCTCTGACCGCCCCCCCAACAATCCAAATTTTAAATCCTTTTTCATTAAGTTTATCTTTTATGTTTAAAATATCACTTTTATCGCTATCTTTTACTACCATATCAGTACGAAAAAAATTATCATTGTTTTCTTGTATGTAATTTTCTAATAATATTTTTCTTATTCTTTTCTTTATTGTTTCCATGTAAAGATATTTTTTAATAAATATTTTTATTTTTTATTATTATACGTTTATTTTAATAAATAGTTTTAATATTATTGTCAAATCCCGTCTATTTGCGTTTTTTAATATATTTATAAATAAAGCAAAATGAAAAATAAATGTTTATTATGTAACAAAGAGTTTGAGGTAAAATCAAATCAAAAGAAGAAATTTTGTTCGTCAAATTGTAGAACAAAAAATAGCACACAAAACAGGATGGTAGGAATCGAAGGTGTTGATTATGTAAAATGTAAAATTTGTGGATTAAAGTTTAAAGAGATAAATGCTGACCATTTATATTTACACGACATAAACAAAGAAGAATATGATAAATTATACGGAAATAGAATATCTTCAAAAACAAGGGGGAGAAAAGACACTTTAACGAAAATATTAACACCAGAATTGTCAAAAAAACTATCATACTCACACACACTTGGTGGTTTTATTGAAAAATATGGAAAATCACTGGGTGCTATTAAATATAAAGAGCGCAATGATAATATGAAAAAATGCAAAACTTTAGATTATTATATTGAGAAATTTGGAAACCTTGAAGGTAGCTTAAAATTTAAAAACATTCAATTAAAAAAAGCTGTGACATTAAAAAATTTTATTAAAAAATATGGGAAAGAAATAGGAACTGAAAAATACAACAATTGGAAAATCAGACAAAAAACAAAGAACTCAATTAAACATTTTATTGAAAAATATGGCTATGATGATGGAGTTGACAGGTGGTTTAAAAAAAATGATAAAATTTCACAAGCAAACTCAAAAATTGAAAAATGTATGAGAAAGGATTTTGAAAAATATTGTCTTGCTGTAAATAAATTTAGCAGACTTTCATTACAATTAAATAAATTAGATAATTCTGATTTAAGAGGAATAAAAAATGGTTATGATTTAGACCACCAAGTTTCTAAGATTGATGGATTTAAAAACAACATAAACCCAGAAATTATTGGGCATATATCTAATTTAATTATCATTCCAATGTCTGAAAACAGAAAAAAGCAACACAATTCTAGTATTTATATAGAAGAAATAATATTAGAATTTAAATCAGACACAACCTATCAAAACACCATCAACAAAAATACATTTTGAATATTAAATTAAAAGCTATATATTTGTAAAAAATAAAAAACATGGAAAGAATACACAACGTAAACTTACAACCTCTTGCATCAGTCAGAACTTGGGATACAAAAAGAATCAATGCATACAAAGATAGAATTCAGAAACACATTTCTCAACTCGAAGTAAACGGATATCATCATGATGAAGAAAATGAAGAACAAGCGAAGATAAATCTTCAGAAATTCAAAAATTATAAGGAAGAGTTGAAAAAAATATTAGAAAAAAGAGAACATATTCAATAATTTTTCGTATAAAGTAGTGAAAACAAAAATTTTTTACTATGAAAACTAAATCTCCAGAGTCCATTAACAAAGATTCCATTCTTTGGGCAGACTTGTACAAATTTACAATGATGTGGGCTATTATAAAGAATTTTCCAGAGGCAAAGGTTCGTTATGAATTTATTGATAGAAGCCACACTCAATACCCAGATGGATTTGCTGTCAGATTGAGAAAAATTGTTGATGAGTACCGAAACAAAAAAATGTCAAAACAACGTAGACTGGAATTTGAAGCAAGGAGTCCTTATTTGCCAGCCGCATTCTTTGATTTTCTTGAAGGATATAGATATGACCCAAGTGAAGTTGGCATCGTACAAAACGGCGGAGACCTATCGATGCAAATTGCAGGATATTGGTACAGAACATGCCCGTGGGAAACAACTCTTATGAAAGATATTTGTAAGTTGTATTACGAAATGACAGGTCAAAGTGACGAAAATGTTGATATAGCCAAATCTTTAGAAAAGGCACAGGACAAAGCACAATACTTTTATTTAAACAACATACAGGTAGTAGACTTCGGAACACGAAGGGCAAAGTCCGAAGATGTTCACGCTAGTGTTGTTGACATATTCTGTGGTTCTTCCATGTATGAAAACTTTGCAGGAACAAGCAATGTTGAACTTGGTTTATACAACGGAATCAAAGTAATTGGAACATATGCACACGAATGGGTTTCTGGGATTGCAGCAATGTTCGGATATGCTCACGCCAACAGAATTGCCATGGAATATTGGATAAAGACATACAATGGAAATCTTGGAATTGCCTTGTCAGACACATTCACAACAGATGCTTTTTTGCGAGATTTTGATAGCAAATATGCAAACTTGTTTACTGGAGTGAGACATGACAGTGGAGACCCATTCGTTTTTACAGATAAAATTATTGACCATTATAAAAGTCTTGGGATTGACCCAACTACAAAAACGATTGTGTACTCTGATGCTCTAAACCCAGAGTTGGTAATAAAAATTGATAATTATCGAAGGAAAGAAATAAGGAAGTCATATGGAATTGGCACCAATTTGACAAATGATATTATCGGCGTGAAGCCAATGAATATTGTCATAAAATTGTTTGAAATAAACGGAATGCCAGCCATTAAGCTTTCTGATTCTCCCACAAAACACGTTGGAGACGAAGAAACAATTAAGTTTGTAGAGTGGCAGATAAATAAAATGGCAAAAAAATAAATTTATGTCAAAAAGAACCATTGAAATAGTAGAAGAAAAAAGAGTGTACCATGGATACACCAAGGTTGATGAGGCGTCAATTAAAGACACTTTAGAGGATGGAAGTGTGTCCACATACAAAAGACAAAAGGTTTCAAGACCAGACACTGTTTCAGGACTTATTTACAATGTTGATACTGAATGTATTGTTTTAGTTAAACAATTTAGGTATCCGACACGAACAAAGAATCACGGTGGATTTATTTACGAGGCAATGGCTGGCACCATGGACTCAGGAGAAACTCCCAAGCAAACATTTATAAGAGAATCTCTTGAAGAAGTTGGATATAAACTTGATGAAAACAACGTAGAACATTGTGGAAGCTGTTATACCACCCCAGGATATTCAACTGAAAAAATGCATTATTTTATTGCTACAGTAACAAACAAGGAGAAGGTAAAAAATGCTGGTGGTGGAGTCAAGGGAGAACACGAAAATATTGAAATTTGTGAAATTCATTACCTTCAGTTTAGAAGCATGATGGACATCTTAGATGACGCAAAAACAAAACTATTAGCATTTGAAGCTCATTACAGAAACTTATTTGATAGAACATGAAAGAAGACATTAAAAGCTATTTAACAATAGCAGGCGCATTTGCAATGATATTTCCGCTTATTCATGCATTTTTTGCACTTGACTTTGGATTGATTAAAGGTGGCGTTATTGCATTTTGCATATACACAGCAATGATGTTGCTTGCAATACCAATGTATAATTATTTACAATATGGTAAATTTTGGTATTGGGTTAAAAACAAAAATAATCTATAAAAAATGAACAAATCAGAAAGGATAATTATGGAAAATAGGGCAAAACAGCATATTAATTGCTTGACAGAGAATTTCCCAAATGTATCATCATTAGAATACTCAAGAGTTGAGGCTTATATCATTAGTTGGTTGAAACAATATGCTGACACAGCAAAAGTTGATGGTTTTGTTATTGGAATTTCTGGAGGAATAGATTCTGCAGTAACATCAACCCTGGCCGCAAAAACTGGATTAAAACTATATGTAATCCAAATGCATATCCATCAAAAGGAAGCAGAAGTAGACAGGGCAAAACAGCATATTAATTGGTTGACAGAGAATTTCCCAAATGTATCATCAATTGATTGTAATTTAACAAATACATTTGACACCCTTCTGTCTAGTGTTGAACAATCTCAGATAGAAGATGTTGAAAAGAAGAATCTGGCAGCTGCTAACACAAGGTCAAGAATAAGAATGACCGCATTATATTACTATGCATCTATTAAAAAATGCTTAGTGCTTGGCACTGGAAATAAAGTTGAAGATTTTGGAATTGGGTTTTTTACAAAATATGGCGACGGTGGTGTTGATATTTCTCCCATAGGAGATTTAATGAAATCTGAAGTCCGTGCTCTCGGAAGATTTATGGGAGTTTCTATTGATATTATAAATGCAAAACCCACAGATGGGCTTTGGGACGATGGAAGGGGAGATGAAGACCAAGTTGGTGCCACTTACGATGAATTGGAATGGGCAATGAAAGAGTGTAGTCAGCCAGGGAGCTCAATTCTTTATATGCAAGATGAGTATATTGACATGGCGACTGCTTCGTTTACCCCCCGTCAAATGGAGGTCTTAAAAATCTACAAAAAAAGACACAATGCAAATGCTCACAAAATGAACATGCCTCCAATTTGTGATGTTAACTTCTTAAGAGAAAAATGAAAGTAGCCATAATAGGAAGTCGTAATTTTAACAACTACGATTTACTTAAATATAAGTTGTTGCCGTTTAAGGCAAATATCACAGAGATTGTGAGTGGCGGTGCCTTGGGTGCAGATAAATTAGGAGAAACGTTTGCGAAAGAATTTAACATTCCAACAAAAATATTTCCAGCAAATTGGGAAGACTTTTCTGAGCCCTGCAAAATAAAAGTCAACGATAAAGGGAAGCAATATAATGCTTTGGCTGGGTTTAATCGTAATACACAAATAATACAAAGTGCTGATTTTATAGTAATTTTTTGGGATGGAAAATCGCCAGGGACAAGAGATTCTATGAAAAAAGCTCATCAATTAAAAAAAGACATGCTAATAGTTTATTTTTAGCAACCCTTCTCCTTCAGCTTTTTTATTATTTCTTCATTGATTATTTCTGAATTATTCTTGGAAGTATCGAACTCTATTCTGTTTGATGTATAATAATCTACAACAGGCTTTTTGTTTTTGTCATAATCATTCATGGTTTTATTAAAAGAGTCTCTTGAGTTCTCTACCATGCGATTTAGAGTGTCAAATTGGTCTATATTTAAAAACACAGGGACAACCTTTTCAATTCTTCTTGAGAACAAAAATGAGTCTAACGCTTTTGCCTGGGCAATTGTTTGTGGATAATTATTAAAAACAATTCCATCTTCCTTCAGGTTAATAATAGCATCTTTCATTAACATAATCGCATATTCATCTGGAGCTTGTACTTCAGATTGAGAGTATTTTTCAAGAATTAACCCAATTTTTGTTTTATTTTTAACCTCTTCGGATATAACATAATCTAAAGAAAAATATTTATAATTCAATTTTCCCGACAGCATCTTTGCGTGTGTATCTTTTCCAGAACGTGGAGCACCAATTACAACAATAATTTTTTTCATATAATTTTTTTTAAAGTTTTATCCCACAATACTTATGGGACATATAAATATATTCAAATTCCATAAAGCGTAAATGTTTTATTGATAATATAATAAAATTTGTTTATATTGTAAACATTATTTTAAACAAAAAACATGTACGACAAAGACATAAAACTAGATTTTCATGACTTAAGGGTTAAGCCAGATACGATTAGCTTTATTAACTCAAGAACAGAAATAGACCCCTACTACAACTCATATCTCCCAATTTTTACAGCCCCAATGGATACTGTTGTTAATAATAAAAATGCCAGCTTGTTTACGAAAAACAGAGTTCATGCAATTATCCCAAGAGGAGAAAAACAGCCAAGATATGGTGGTGACCACTGGTTTAAATCTATTGGACTGAATGATTTTATCAATCAATATATAAACATTGATTATATGGAACAACACTTTCAGTCTGAAAACACAATTTACATTCTTATTGATATGGCCAATGGACACATGAATAAACTCATTAGTGCGGCAAAAGATGCAAAAGAAAAATACGGGGATAAAATGGTATTAATGGTTGGTAATGTTGCCAACCCAGAAACATATAAGCTTTTTGCAGAAATCGGAGTGGATATGGTTAGAATCGGTATTGGAAATGGAAATGCCTGCTTAACCACAAAACAAACAACAGTTGGATATCCCATGGCGTCTTTAATCAGAGAGTGCTATGAAATAAAAAAACAAAATAGATTTCAAACAAAAATTGTGGCCGATGGTGGAATGAAAGATTTTTCTGATGTTATTTTAGCATTAGCACTTGGAGCAGACTATGTTATGATTGGTTCATTGTTTAACAAAGCTCTTGAATCTTGTGGGAACACCTATCTCTTTAATAAAATAAAAATTAACCAATACTCAAAATTTGCAAAATGGCTGTTTAGGAACAATTTTAAGCTCACAAAAAGCTTTAGGGGTATGTCCACTAAGGAAGTACAAAGAAAGTGGCACAAAGAGGTTGTAAGAACTTCTGAGGGGGTTTCAAAAAGACAAAGGGTGGAATATACATTAGAGCAGTGGGTAGAAAATTTTGAAGACTATTTAAGGTCAACGATGAGTTATTCAAATTCGAAAAACCTCAAAGAATTTATTGGAGAGGCAGAAACAATCCAAATTAGTGACAAAGCATACGAAAGATTTAACAAATAAAACCACATAATATGAAAAACAACCCCAACGTGTTCCTCGGAGGAACTTGCAATGATTCCACGTGGAGAGAAAGACTAATTAAAGATTTGAAAGTTCCATACTTTAACCCAGTAGTTGATGATTGGGACGAGGCGGCTCAGAAGAAAGAAAGAGAAGAAAGAGAAACTGCCAAATTTGTACTCTATGTAATAACTCCGTTAATGAAGGGTGTATACTCAATTGCAGAAGTGACAGACGATTCAAACAAAAGGCCAGAATCTACTTTGTTCTGCGTTCTTGAAAAAGATGACGATAAAGAATTTGAGAAACCAGAAATGAAATCTTTGACCCAAGTCAAAGAATTGGTTAAAAAAAATGGTGCAAAAGTATTCGACAATTTGTCTGATATAGCTACGTTTTTAAACAACCAGGAAGACAATGATAAGATGAAAACGCTCGCTGGGGTCTAAGTATTGTTTTTTAAAGATATTTATTGAAAATAAATGTCGTGAAAGATAAACTTAGAAAACTAATACGAGAAGCAATTGAACTTGACATCAATGTCGGAGACGAAATCCTAGCAGGAAGATTCAAGAATAAAAAAGTCATAGTAAAAAGCATAGGAAAAGACGACAAAAACCAACCTACCATTAATGGCAAAACAATTCTTAAATTTAGAATTAAAAAGCTAATTAAAGAAGAATTAGATAAACTTTTTGAAGTATTGGATTTTCCCACCACCGCTGTTGAACAAATGGCTATGAATATGTCATTGTTTAAATTGCCAAGGAAAGGAATGGATGATTCCATAAACAATTATAATTTAGTGCAAGCTTGTTTGGACAAAGAAGATTCCCCAGAGGAAAAAGAGGAAGAAGTAATCGATAAATTTAATTCGCCAGCAATTAATTCAGGCGGCGCAACGGTCTCTACAAACATATACGAAGCAAAAGAAATAGAAGAAAGCTATGGAATATACGGTTCCACGCAAGCCGCCCAACAAAACCTTGACTCAGATGGTGGAGTTCCTCCCAAAACCGCTAGCTTTACCAAAGACGCACAAGAAGAGTTTGATTTGCACAACAATAATATCGACAGAGAATTAAAGGAAATTCCAGCTGGAGACAGCAGAGAAGGGGGAGTTTCAAATAATAAATCCAAAAACTTTTAAAACATATAAGAATTTGAAAAAAAATAACTATTTATAAAAAAAATTATAATTATGAAAATTACGAACAACTTCGCAAAGGGAAAATGGATACACGTTAAAATAAACGGAGTTTCTTATAAAAAATGGATAGCAGCATACTCCTCAATTATACTTCCAGAGGTTACAAGAAGGGACCAACTTAATCTTAATGCTCACGAAGAAGCAATAATTCATACAGAAGAACATACTGGACATGAGCCAGACCCAACTCCAACTCCAGAATTTTATTACATAGTTCAAGCCACAAGTACAGGTAGAGTTACTGGTGGAACAACGTCGTTAAGTGGAGCGTCTGTAACGGTTGCAGAAGGACTTAATTTGTCATTCTCTGTATATCCAGACGTTGGAGTAACATATCTTTCTGCTTATACTGTTAACGATGTGGCACAAACCATAGTTTCGTCAGCATCAACCGCTACAACAGTTTATACTTTATCAAGTATTAATCAAGACAAGAACATAGTTGTTTCTTTTGGTAACTTGTAATTAAAATTATTATATTCTTAATTATAAACCCCCAAAGAAATCTGGGGGTTTTTTATTTGTAACTTAATTTATAATTTTACGTATAAAATAAAGTAAAAAAAAATAATATGCAAGAACAATCATTAAGTGAGTGGTGTAAGTGGCTGGAGAAAAACTTTTCCCCAGAAGTAATGATTCCAAAACTTCCAGTAATCATTCGTCTGGACGGTAATAATTTCAGCAACTGGACAAAGGGGCTAAACCGTCCTTTTGATTCTGGTTTGACAAATTTAATGGTTGACACAACAAAATTTCTTGTTAAAGAAACCAATGCAATTATTGGATATACCCAGTCTGATGAAATAACCCTTGTTATCTACATTGATAATAATAAATCTTTCATTTACAATGATGGAAAAAAACAAAAGATTTTGTCAAAGTTAACAGCCAAGTGTGTAACTTATTTTAACACAAACAGGCCGATGTGGCTTCCATTACACAATAAAATTGCTAACTTTGATTGTAGGATTTATCAGACTCCAACATTGGAAGATGCTGTAGCACAATTGTTATGGAGGGAAAATGACGCAACAAAAAATAGCATTTCTATGTTGGCTAGGAGTTTTTTTTCACATGAGGAGCTGAAGTATCTTGATGGTAACAAAATGCAGGATAAAATGATGATTGAGAAGGGTGTTAATTGGAACGACTTGGACACAAAATTCAAAAGAGGCGCCTATGTAAAAAACACAAAGGTTTCGAAGCCTTTTACTGCCGAAGAATTAGCATCGCTTCCACCAAAACACAATGCTCACAAAAACCCCGACCTTGTTATTGAAAGGAATGTTATTAAAGAAATTGAGTTTCCTGTTTTTAATAAAATAAAAAATAGAGTGGGCGTGGTTTTCTTTGATGAAGCTCCTGTGGTAAGCATTGGAGAAATAGCGTCTTAGTTGACGCTTATTTTTTTTAATTCTTTTGAGACGTAATCGTTAAAATCTCCATTGTTAACATTTCTGAACTTGTCACAAATGGGGTCCTCTTCTTCGTCTGCATATTGGTCTGCATTATAAAACTTATACCAACAATCCAACATTTCCTCTTGGACTTTGTTTAAGACCACTTTCCCAATATAGATGCCAGTCACATTTCTTCTATATCTAACTTCCTCTAAAAACATAAAATCACCACCTCCCCAGTGACTAATATCCTTGTCTGGAGATTCATTGATTTCGTATATATAAAATGTGTTTGTTTTTTTTGCACCCAAATTTCTTCCCGAAAAAGCCCCCATCACACAACCGCCAATATATTTTGATGCGCTGGTTTCATATGTTTCTGATTGCATATACTCTCCAAAACTCATAACTGCTTCATCGTCATCACCAATTTCTTCATAATAACCACCTGGTTCAAAAACAACATTGTCTCCTAAAAACGTATCTACTGCCCGATAATATTTTGATTTTATCCCAGCAAGCTCACGTATTTTGTTTCTATAACTTTCAGATATCATGTTAAAGATTTATAATTTTATCAAACCCTTCTTCTTTTGAGGGAGGTATATAATAATTTTTCATTTTTTCTATCGCTTCTGGGGGAATATATTTTCCAGTTTCTTGCGCCCTTTTTTCAAGTCTTCTTTTTAATTCTTCCTCTGGAACATTAAATACCACAGCTATTTTTTTATAATCACTCGGCACCCTTTCAAGAGCATCAGCCCTATCGCTTCTTTTCATGTTGGTATCATCTATTATAATACTTTTGCCTTTTTTTATAGCCTTTTCAAATGCCTTAACATAAGCAGGCATAATTTTCCCATGAAAATCAATTTTTTCATATGCGTCATTATATCCAAGCCCCAGTTCATCACCTAATTTTTCAAGTGTGCTATCGAAAGAAACTACCACATAATCCTTATCTGGCCGTTTTGTTCTTAATGCTTTAATGTAGGAAGATTTTCCTGAACCAGGAAATCCAACTAAAAACAAAATTTCTTTATCTGTTTTTATTCCAGCAAGCTCTTGGATTCTTTCTTTATAATTTTCAGACAACATAATTATTCAATTTCGTCCCCAGGCTTCAAAATTTTATCTATTACACATAGTCTTTTTGCTTCTGCCGAAGAAAAATACCAATCTGTTTTTGTCTCGTATACGTTTTTTAATTTACTTTTTGGAATCTTTGTTTTTTTTATCGTAACATCTTCAAATATTTTTTGTATCCTTTGAATCTCCGTAGCATCATCCTTCATTTCTTTGGCTGTTCCTAAAGACTCAGAGCTTGTTTGGTGATATAAAAATGTGGTTAATTCGTATGCAAATCTTTTGTGCCCACAAACAAGAATCAATAAACCAGAAGACATAGCTGCACCAGTTGCAATTGTATAAATTGGAGTTTTGGAACACTCAATTATAGACAATAACCCAAAGCATGAATAAACATAGCCCCCAGTACAATCAATGTATATTTTTATTGGATTTGGATTATATTCGATTCCATATAACACACTATAAAGAACTTTGAGTTTTTCATCGTGTTCATTTATTTCTACAATCTGCCTTATAGCTTCTCCAACCGACTCTGAATCAACATCTTTGCTAAAAAATATACTCCTATATTTCGGAGCTTCAAGTGCTATTTGTTCCAGTTGTTCCATGAGATATAATTTTCTTATAAATATAGCGGCTTTTTGCTTTTTGTAACTTTTCTGCCAAAAAATCGTATAAATTAACAAAAGAACTTTATATGATTACGAAAATCCTTTTTGTTTTAGCAGCTCTGATTATAGCTATAATAACTATAAAAAGAGATTGGAAAACCCACAAAGAAAGATGTTCCGAATCTAATCCAAACAGAGTTGTTGAGATGTCAACAGACACTTTTGAAAAAATTTGGATGTGTATATGGAGACCCATAATTGCATTCATTATCGGAATTGTAATTGGTGGATTTTTTGCTATAACAGTTGGATTTTTCTTTCCTCACAAACAAGTAGTTATAATCACAAATGGCATTTATCCCATGAACGATTCTTGTAGAAGCGGGGAGCGTGGTTATGTTGGAATTAGCATTTATAAAAAAACACCCTACTACTTTTATTCTTTGAGTAATTCAGAATATGGAAATCTATTAAACAAAATGCAAATGACAGATGTCCAATTGGTTGAGGATGATTCATCCATTCCACGGATAGAATACTTGAGGGCTGAATTTACAGAAGAATATTACAATTTGTTTGGCATGTGTGTTAACAATTCTCATGACGCAAGAATAATTATTCCCAAAAACTCTACCAGAACTTTATTGCATTTTGATTTAAAATATGTTCCAGAACCCGATTTGATAATGTGGCAGTAATTTTTTAAACTATGAAAACTATTTTAGTTGCTATTTCTGGTGGAATCTCAGCATACAAAGCTGCAGATGTAATTAGTGGGCTTAAGCGTAACGGATACGAAGTTCACGTTATTACAACAAAAAATGCTCTTGACTTCGTAACTCCCACCGTCCTTGGCGCCGTTTCTGACGGCCACTATATCACCGAAGAAAATGTAAATACAATAACACACATTCAGGAAGCTCAACATTGTGATGCTTTTGTCTGTGTCCCTGCAACTGCAAATATAATTGCAAAATTCACATTTGGAATTGCCGACGACCTTGTTTCTTCTACTTTTATTGCAATCCCCAAAAACATTCCAAAATTTATATGCCCAGCTATGAATACAGTAATGTATGAAAGCGACGCATGTACAAGTAATTTGCAAATACTTTCCAGTAGAGGTTGTCATGTTATTGAACCTGTTTATGGAGAGCTTGCTTGTGGAGTTACGGGAATTGGAAAATTACCAAAACCACGTGATATTGTTAACGAGATTATTGAAGGCCTGGATACAAGAATTATTTGGAGTTGGCCGTTTAATTTGATAAAACCAATCAGAACCACGGAAGACTCAAATTCTTTTTTAAGAATAAATCTTGAACGAGATGTTGAAATTCCGATAAAGCATCATTTTGGAGCATTTGGAGCAATGAGAAGATATGATAGGCACAGAGGCGTTGATTTATATGCTCCAATTGGAACTTCTGTTTATGCGGTGCAAAAGGGCATTGTGAAAGATATTCGTCCATGGACTGGAATAAAGGCAAATTGTGACTGGTGGAACGACACAGACGCTATTTCAATCGAGGGTGACGATGGGCTCATCGTTTACGGAGAGATTCAAGTACATTCACAATGGAAGACTGGAGATGAGGTTAATGCGGGAGATTTGCTTGGCACCGTTCTGCAAGTTCTCAAGAAAGACAAAGGTCGCCCGACCAGCATGCTTCATCTGGAATTGAGAAAACCAGGGTTCTTAAGAAATATTGATAAAGAGTGGGGACAAACTCTTCCCGAAGGTTTGTTAGACCCCACCCCATTTCTAATAAGGTCAATGAAAAAATATTATAAATTTTAAAAATACAATTATGGACATTATATGTTATAAAGGCTCTATCATAACAGAAGGCCAGAAAGAAAAAAGTCAACTTTTTTTTACAAAAGAGCTCTTTGAAGGAGATGTGAGCAAAAAAGCTCCGCTGTCTTTACGAAAAAAGATGAGTGCAGAAATAATGGAAAACATTGAAACGAGTATAGTGTCCTTTTATAGCGCACCATGCAATTCAAAAATGGTATTTCAGAGTTATTCACATTTTAGAAGAACTTTGGATGAATTGGGAATTAGTTTAAAAAGATATTTAAAATAATGAAAATTTTAGTAACAAGCGGAGGAACCCGTGAACACATTGATGAGGTTCGGGTTTTAACAAACATCAGCACTGGAAAGTTGGGTGCACAGATAGCAAACACATTCTATCTCAATCATAATATTGAAAAGATTTATTATGTCTGCAGTAAGGGCTCAGCAATTCCAAGTGTTTGTAATCTTCATACATTGGTGGAGGACAACGAGAAAAATATGGTTGAAGTTATTTATGCCGACAGCACTCAAGATGTATATGACATAATGGAAAGACTTGTCCCGAAAGTTGATGTTGTAATTCATTCCATGGCGATAAGCGACTTTGGGTTCAAACCATCCAACATTAAACTTAAGAGTAATGACCCCCACGCCTTCATAGATTCCCTCAGAGACCGAATTGTTGTTAATCCGAAGATTATCTCATTCATAAAGAAATGGAACCACACAGTGAGGCTAGTGGGGTTTAAATTTGAAGTAAACAAGACTCACGAAGAATTGATTGACATTGCCTATGAATCATTAGTAAGGAATAACTGTGATTTGGTTGTGGCTAATGACAAACAAGAAATGAAGGAAAACAACGAACACATTGCCTATATTGTTGGAAAGGGAAAAACATCCAGTAAATGTGTCGGCAAACTTGGGATTGCCATGAATTTGGCAACGCTATTACTTCCTTAAAACAAAACCATCAAAAGAAAAGCCTCCTTTTTTTAAAAAGGGGGCTTTTTTTATTATATTTTTAAATATTTATTGTTGGCACATGAATCAATTAAGATTATATATAAGAAAAATTATAAATGAAGCTATGCAAAGCATTCACTACGAAGTTCGTGTTTTTAACAGACTGGTCAATCAAGATGAAATAACCGTTGGGTATGAAATTCCAGGTACAGTTGGAGAATATAATGAGGTGGGACTTTATGCGTTGCCAAAAGAATTAAAAAATAAAATTATAGAAAACACCAAAATCGTTGAAGACTACAATTTTCCCAAGAACAAATCATATGCTGTTAAAATATCAGATATTCCAATTGACTCTAATCAAATAAAATATTTTAGTGAACAAGAGAAACAGGACGTGTTAAGGACCAGACCAACAATGCTCTTTATTGATAAAGAAACAAACAGTAACGGGAATCAACTATACGCCGTTGTAAGAGACAATCAAATTGTAACAGCTTTTTTCGGAAAGAGCTATTCAATGAAAAATATAATCGAAAAAATGAGGGTTGATGTTTTTGTTAAAAATATTGATTTGATTAAACAAAAAAAGATTTATTAAACAATCGTTTCTTCTAGTTTAATCTTTTCTGCAGGAATTTTCTCTGAAATATAACAAAAGCATTCTTTCCATGCGTTATCATCTGCTTTTATTTTACTTTTCGGTAAAACGAAAGACCAGACATCAACATTAGAATAATCAACATAATCAAATCCCAGATTGTTTCTGTCAGTGGAGAAAAAAAGCTTTTTTGAATAATTCATGGCCTTATTGTCTTTCGGAACCAATCCTTTTTTTAATATGGACTGCCTATTTCTAATGGGCGATATGTGATAACATTTTATCATTCTTCTATTTTATACGAATAAAATTAATAAAAGTTTTATTATGAAGTAACTTTTTTCTTTTTTTTTCGTATAGCATACAAAAACTATACAAACATGATATTAGCAATCGCAATTATCGCTGGAATAGGATTCTTTTTTTCTATCATAAACGACATTTTATCTGGTGAAGCAAATGCAAACCTTACGTTGTCAGCAATCTTGGTTATCAGCACGTGGAGTTGCTTACCTATAGCAATTATTGTAATGTCAATTACGTTAATTCGTTTACTCATCCAACTTGGAACTGATTAATAATATGGAAACACAAAGAGCCACTTTTGAGATTAAAATGTATAAATTTGCCACAAAGTCTTTCAGAAGAGACTTTCACGAATTCTGTTCAAAAAACAAAATTCTGTGTTATGTTATCAGTGAAAAACATTTTTGGCCATGGAAAAAAGAAAAAACCAAACTGATTGTTGTTGGAAATCAACAACATATAGATGTTGTTAAAAACGAAATAAAAAAAACAACAAAAATTATTATCTAGTTCCAAAAAGAATTTGTATATTTGCTTTGCAAATCTTAAAAAAGGAACAAAATGAAAAAAATTATTTTACTCTTAATTGTGCTTTTTTGTACAACTTTAATTTTTTCCCAAAACTACATTGGGAAAAGCTCATTTCAAATTATAGCCAATGAACTATATGTAATGAGCCCAGATTCAACAGAAATGTGGGAAAAGAAAGATGTTTTTCTTGAAACAAGGAGTCTAAAAAAAGAAAGCAAAATGATTGTACATGATATAAGTAATTTTAGAATAATAAGTTGTTATTTTAAGAATGATACTTGTATATCGTTTACCGTAATTTATTATAATCTTAGTAGAAGTTATGTTGAACAATTGTTGGTAAAAAAATACGATTATAATGGCAAAGAAAGCTGGCTCTGCTGTTTAGAGGACAAAAGGCTAGAATTGTGTCTCAGAGAAGAACCAGGAAGGTTGTTTATTATTGAAGCATGTCACCCTACCGTAGACATTAGCGGTAGACAACAATAAAATAATTTAAAATTATGCAACAACAGCACATTAAACTCAGAGAAATTATCTGGGAGATTACAGGAGAGTGTAAAAACGGATGCACTTATTGTGGTTCCAAATCTGTCAGAAACACAAAAACTGATAATGAAACAATTCTTAAAATTGCGAAAGCCATTGCTGAATATCCCCCAGAAGAAATTAATATTAGTGGAGGAGACCCGCTTCTTTTGAGCATTTCCATGCATGAAGAAATCCTAAAGATATTCAAAGAAAAGAATATTGTTTGTAAAATCTTGGTAAATCCTAATTCTCTTGGAGACTCATCCAACTCAGCCACATTTGAAATTCTTAAAAAATACGATTGGACAGGGATTTCTGTAAACACAAGTTCTGAATTGGAAAAAATAAAAGAATTATTAAATCCAAAATTTGTATCTCCTGATGTTCTTGTAGTAGAAACGGAAACACCCACACAAAGAGAAAAATTCGAAAATTATACAGTAATTACAAATTTTAATATTCAAAACCTTTATATTTTTGATTCAATTGAAGAGTTCGTGAAAAAAAACAACAAAATGTGGACTATTCAATTTACTGTTTATGATGACCCAAACAACCCGCTCGCATTATACCATCCAGACAACGAAGCTGCGTTTAATGTTCTTAAGGAAAAGGTAGAAAAAAGTGGAGCAAGAATAATTCTTTCTGATAATATAAGAAACGATATGCCATGCGGAGCTGGAATATCATCTCTTGGAATCACTTATGACGGAAAGGTTATCCCGTGTCTCTCAATGAGAAGCTGGACAAAAGATTTTGGAGAGCTCATCAATATTTTAATAACTCCCCTCGAACAAATATGGATTAACTCATTTAAGGAACAAAGATTCGGAATCTTTAAATGTTGTAAGGATGCCTGCGACAATAAATGTTTACAACAAAAAACCGATATTTTTGCTGGACGTGAATTTATTGAAATTCCAATTGAAAAAGAAAAAGATTGGAAAAAATTTATAGAAGAAATCGTCAAAGAAAACCCAAGACCACAAATTCAAGATTATGCTGTGGTAATGTATGCGGTTGTTTCTCCACAAATTATTATGTACGGAGTTGATTTCCCAAGACAGCCAAACATATTGCTTTATGGAGTGAAAGACAACTTTAATCGTGTGTATGTATATGGAGTCTTTTATGATAAATACACAACAGGAGACGCCCCAGAAAAAAAAGATGATACCACAAATTCTGACACGTCAGAAATAAAATAACAAAAGCCCCGAAATATTTTGGGGCTTTTTTATAACATTTTTCGTTTTTTCTCGTATAGGTTAAAAAAATATTAACTTTAAAATTTATTACAATGAAAAAAATTGCAGTTTTAATTATTGATGGGCAGAATGACTTCTGCAAACCAACTGGTGCTCTTTCAGTCCCAGGAGCGGATAAAGACATGGAACGTCTTGCTAGCTTTATTACAAGAAACAAATCCAAAATCGGCTACATTGGATTAACTCAGGACAGCCATATGGTTATTGACATCAGCCATCCAGCATTTTGGCAGGATAAAGAAGGAAAGTTTCCAAATCCATTTACCATTATTTCTGTGGAAGATGTGAAAAGTGGAATATGGACTCCAAGGTTTTATCCACAAGCAGCTCTTAAATATTTAGAAGACCTTGCAACACAAGGAGAATTTCCACATTGCATATGGCCAGTCCATTGTGTTGATGGAAGTGAAGGCGCAGCAATCTTCCCCGTACTTATGGATGCAGTAAAAGACTGGTCAACATCAGAATGTTTGTTCCATAAGATTGTAAAAAAAGGCGTTCATCCTTTAACTGAGCATTTCGGAGTTTTCCAGGCAAACATTCCAATTCCAGGAGAAGATGGAACTCAGTTTAATGACAGACTTGCAAAAATTCTTAACGATTATGATGTCGTTTATTTTGCAGGTGAAGCTAAAACACATTGTACAGCTACCTCATTGAAACAGGCTATGAAGTTTGACGAAGCTCTTGCTAAGAAATTCGTTATTCTCGAAGACTGTATGTCCCCTGTTCCAGGAGAAGTTGCCCCTGGGGTTACATTCGAAAAATTGGCACAACCAATTTACGATGAGGCAAAAGCATTAGGAATCAAGTTCGTCAAAAGCACAGACGACATTTTATAAACCCCTTAATTCAAAAAAAATGGAAAAAGTTAAATTTGATTTTGGCGGAGATGCGGATTTTAATCCTGAAAACATTGAAGTCGAAGAAACGATAAATGCAGTATTTGCATTTGACCTATCTGGGTCTATGTCTCAGCGGGTTACAAGTTTGAGCACCACAAGGTGTGAAGAGCTGAATAAAGCAGCCAATGAATTCGTTGAAAATATGTCAAAAAGCCATGTTAAAGACAGGTTGTTAATATCAACTATTGTTTTTGATAATGATGTTGAAGTTCTCACAGGGTTTCAGCCAGTAACAGAAGTTGAAGAATTCAAACTGTCTCCAAGAAACGGTGCAACTGCATTATACGCAGCTGCAAGAATGGCTTTGGACAAGGCAATTGATTACAGAGATTCTCTCCAGAAAACTGGCGTAAAAGCAAAAACTATTCTTTTTGTAATTACTGACGGCGAAAACAATGCCTCTCCTGACTCAGATGCTCAGTATGTGAAAGACAAACTGATTGAACTGAACAAAGAAGAGCAGAACATTATGACATTCTCTTCTGTCCTGTTGGGAATTGGTGAAGACCAGTATTTCAAAGAAGCATTTGACGCTTTGGGATTTCAGTCTTTAGCAGTTCTTGGTGACAACATCAGAAAAGCTGTTGCTATCATCAGCAGTTCTGTGACAAGCGTTTCAAACGGCCAGAACATTTCTCAGAATTTAAACTTCTAAAAAATGTTTGAAGTTAAATCACGGCAAGTAACAAGACGAGGGAGAGCTCACGCCCACAGGTGTGAAGACGAATCCCTCGTCTTCTCTTACAATCAAATCGCAGTCATCATTGTATTTGATGGCTGTTCTACTGGGAGAGATTCATATTTTGCGTCTGGACTTTTTGCAAAAATATTCAAGAAAATAGCCATTCAACACAAAACTTTTCTTGAAAGCATAAACGAAGAATCAAACTTGGAAGATGTTGTGCACACTTTAATTGAATTGTTTTTTAATGAACTGAGATACTCATTCAATTATTTTGTGCTTGATTTAACCGAAATACTCTCAACAATAGTACTATCTGCTGTAAACTTAAAAACAAAACAGTCATATTCAATTATTGTTGGAGATGGAAGTATTTACATTGACGGGAAAATTCACACAATAAAACCAACCAATGAGAATGCGCCAGACTACATTGCTTATTATTTGACAAGCCTATTCTCAGATGTGTGGAAAAACAATGTTTACAAATATAATTTTAAAATTGAAAAAACCATTGCTGTAATGAGTGATGGAATTGATTCATTTAGAAATTATGATGAGAACAGATATATAACTGATGACGAAAAGGACGAAATAATAAAACGTTTTTTCGAAAGTGGTTTTCTTTTAAACAACAAAATAGGACTTGCAAGAATTTGCAATATTCTTGACGACAAAAACATTGCCCCAAGTGATGATTTGTCTATTGCGCATATAACTTTTGTAGAAATTATAGAAGACGAAAATGAAGCTGTTCAATAAAGTTGGAGACGTCGTTAACATAAACGAAAGCAAGGAAATTGCCAGAGGCGGAGAAGGAATGATTATAGATATGGGCAAAGGAAAGGTTGCTAAAGTCTATCATCAAATAAACCCATTGTTCACTGAAAAAAAACTTGACTGTCTTTCTGCATTAGACGGCTCAATTTTTATAAAACCCGAAGAACTTCTTTTTAACAAAAATAAAAAAATAGCAGGTTTCATAATGAAGAAATTGTCTCAGGATTTTTTTCCTTTATATTCGGCCTATAGCTATAATTTCTGCAACACAAAAGGATTAACAGACAAAATTAAAATAAAAGTAGTAAGGACGCTTATAGAAAGCATCAATTCTGTACATGCAAAGCAAATTGTTATTGGAGATTTTAATCCATTTAACATTATGATGAATGATTCTGGAACTACATTTTTTATTGATACAGACTCTTATCAAACCCCAGGAACCGTTCATTCTGGTAAATTATTGGACGACATCAGAGACCATTTAAACTTTGGAAAAATTAGTAAAGAAAGTGATTACTACGCCTTGGCAGTTGTAGTGTTTAATTTCTTAACAAACATACATCCCTACAAAGGAACACATTCAAAATACAAAAGCCTTCCTGAACGTGCAATTCACAAAATCACAGTCTTTGACAATGATAAAGACCTGATTGTTCCAAAATGTTATCATCCATTACAGGATAAGAATTTGATGGAACAGTTTACAAGAATATTTAAAGATGGAGAAAGATTTATATTAAGTCTTGACGCTGCAACTCAGACAATCCACGTAATTAACATTGATAAGGTTGTAGAAAAAGAAGGAGAATTAACAATTACACCAATGCTAAACAATGTTGAAATTCGATATGTCAATTGCAGTAACAACATGGCTTGTGTGGCTCTTAAAGACGAAATAGTCGTTTATAGTTTAAAAGACAAAAGTTATTACAAGGAGCTTGGAAGAATACCAAGAACAAGCAAGGACATGGCACCGCTACCAACCGATAAGGGATTGTTTGTTTTTGAAAACAAAAAGTTTTTCAAATACGACTTAAATACCTTTCAAAGAATTGAAATGGATGATATGGGCATTGAAGATATGGTGATGGCCAAACAATATGGGAACATATTTGTTGTGATTGAAAAAGATAAAATGTTTACTATTTTCCTCGACGAAACTGTTGGAACTCATATTAAATTCAGAACAAAAGAAGTGTTCGGAAGCAGCTTTAAAAAGTACAATGGAATGATACAAAATTTCGGAAAGAACACATATCTGAGATTTAACACAAATGATAATCTGGACACAATCATATATGATGAAGTGCTAAGTGATGTTTATCAGAACGGAAATGTAGGAATTGCCCAAACAATAAAGAATGGAAAAGTAGAATTCAACTTGTTTAAGATAAATGGACTGAATGTAGACAAATATTCATATCCACTATCATCCATAAGACATTTTGGATACAATCCGAACAATTATATTATCATGCCAGAAGACAACCAGCTAATATTCCTTAGAAATGAGGATATGCAGCCGCTGGCTAAGTTTAAATGTAGTTTGGTTGACGAAACTACTCAAGTTTTCTACACGAAGGCTGGTATATTATTAAATGATTCAAAAAACTTGTATTTAGTTAACAAAAAATAATGGGCTTAAAAGAAGAATTTGAAAAGGATACAGGTAGCATTTTGATGTTAAGTGGAGCTTATTATCCAGCTAGATACATAGGCTGGTTAGAAAAGAAAATTAAAGAATTAGAACAAAAAGAATCCACGCCACAAATTCTTACCTGGATTAAAACTATGTTTGAACACGCTGAAAAGAAACAGTGGTTTGAAACATATTGGGTATTTGATGTGCACGGTACCATATGTAAACCAGATTATAGAAAAACTGTAAAAGAAGTTGTCTATTATCCATATGCAAAAGAAACCATGCAGCTTTTATCTAAAAGACCTGATACTATCATCATCATGTTTACTTCTTCATATCCACAAGAAATTGAATTTTACAATGAGCAATTTAAAAAAGATGGAATTGATTTTAAATACATAAACGAAAATCCAGAAATCACAGACTCAAAAGGGTCATTCGGATATTATTACAAGAAAATGTATTTTAATGTACTCTTTGAAGATAAAGCAGGATTTAATCCAGAAACAGACTGGAAACAAGTTTATGACTATTTGTACAACACAATGTACAGGCCAAACCCATCTTGGTCCATGAAATATAAAGAAGATTACCACAAATAAACAACCTATGACAAACGAAAAAAAAGCAAAAATGATTGCTGACCAGTGCAAGCCTTGCACAAAAGATTTTTATTCTGGAATTTACCAGGGAGTTCTATTAGCATTAAATGCTGAGGATAATGCTCCGCAAAAAATAGCGCCATTTTATCCAAAGTTTGAAGTAGTTAAAATAATCGCAGGCGCCTGCTTAAAGCATGCCGACTCTGGAGAAGGAAGTTATAATAAAGAAGCGAGAGTAATTCTTATGGAACTCGAAAACAACGGATATAAAATAGTTAAAAAATAATGTCACAAGCAAACTCATTAAAAGCAGTATTCGTAGCATTAGCAGGGAATTTTATTATCACCGTTATCAAATTCATTGTTGCTATTATAACGTTCAGCGCCGCAATGATGGCCGAGGCTATCCATTCAACCGCAGACTGCTTTAATCAAATATTCTTGCTCATAGGAAATAAAAGAACAAAAAAAGTCCCCACCGAACAACACTCTTTCGGATATGGAAAGGAAGAATACTTCTGGGGTTTTATGGTCGCTATTTTATTGTTCTTTGTGGGAGGGGGATTTTCCGTATACGAAGGAGTTCATAAGCTGATTAATCCTGAGCCAATACAAAACGTGGTGTGGGCATTCGTTGTGTTGAGTATTGCTATTGTAATAGAATTTAACTCCTTTAGAGTTGCATATAATCAACTTAAACATAAAGAATCACTGTATAAAACCATAATTGCCATGAGCAATACAAATCTTATGGTTATATTGTTGGAAGATTTTGCTGCGCTATTGGGATTAATTGTTGTTCTTATTACGACGATTTTGGCATTTACAGTGTCCCCAATCTTCGATGCCATCGGGTCAATACTTGTGGGCTCAATCCTTATTATCATCTCTTATACGCTCTCTAATGAACTCAGAAAGCTTATGGTTGGAGAAAGTGTGCCAAGAGAAGTTCGTGCTGACATAAAATCTATAATTCATGAATACTCAATCGTCAAACACATAAATAAAATTCAAACAATGTTTATTGGGAAAGAAAAATTTATGTTACTTTTGTCATTGGATATTGAAGATGAGGTTCACGCTTATGAAATCGAAAACGTTATAGAACAGATAAAGCTCGATGTTGTAGAAAAGTACGCTGGGGCTTCACCCATTTACATTGAAATAAAAGACTCAGTTAGAAATAATAAAATTTAAAATCATGATTGAAAAAGAAAAAGCAGTTAGAATTCTTAAAGCTTTAATCGAAAATAAAAGGTCTGTGTTGAGTACAAGATTCTACTCTTCTCATAAAAAAGTAGCCGTTTTATATGGCAATCACACCATTGAAATTATAGGGGAAGACAACAAGTGTCTTAAGTATTCCAATGCCATAGTGCCATTAACGAAAAAGGAGTACAAAGAATTGTATTCTTTATTTATAGAAGAGGTTAAAAAGCGCAAGGAAGAATCGGATTTGAAAAGATTCAATCAGCTTGAAAACGATGTTAATTCATAAATTATGAAAACAACTTGTATTACAATTACATTGGTTTTTTGGATGATTTTTACACTTGTCCTGGCACTGTCCATCATAGGAGCAATTTGTGTAATAGCGCCAAAAGTAAACAACACGAGATATGACCAATCGCAGGAACAATTAAGAAGCACATGGATGCGTATTGGGTATGACCTTAAAGAAAAGCTTATAAACATTTAAAGATTAATATATGTTACCAACAATAATTATATCTGGCACTGTTCTCATTCTATGTGTCGTTCTTGCAGCTATCACAGAACACAAGGCAACGTTAATAACTTGTGTTGCATTAATAATTATATCAATCATTGTGCTGCTATCAGCTGCAAACGGAATCCCTTTTCGAAAAAATAAAAAAATCAATCCTGGTCAGATATGGGTGAAGGAATACAACCTCAACAACCCGTTTCAAAAACCGACAAGGGACACCATTATAATCCTTGATGTTAAAAACGGATATGCAAAGTACACAAAGAGTGGAGATACCGCTTCAGAAAAATGTGAACTTATCCCAGCAAACGCAAGGCTAATTAAAGAATAAAAAGAATGAATCATGAATACACAAGAAGAAATAAACCAGCTACAAGAGAAAATCAATTCTCTGAAAGAAAAAATCAGGAACTGTAAGCATGACTTCAAAGACCCAATCTATGACCCAGAAACTGTTCAAGAAGGATATGGCTCTGTTCAAGATGGAGCGGGCTCTGACCCCCATTGGAGTTATGCTGGATATAGAGATGTTCAAAAGGATAGATGGAGTAGAGAATGTAAGCTCTGCGGAACGAAACAATATACCTATGAACAAAGACCAATAAAGACCGATTATAAACCATTTTTTTATTAAAAAAACCAATGACCACATTTCAAGAAGGCCTCAGAAAGAGAAATAAAGAAATAGAGGAGCTAATTCAATCAGGATATAGTTATAAAGAGGTTGCATTTTGTGTTAATCTTACTTATAACAGTGTTCTTTTTATATGCAGAAAAAATGGAATTGTTCCTCCCAAAAAACTTTTAAAGTGGAACAGGGATAATTTTGATAGAAATTATGAAATTATCGAAATGATTAAGAACGGCAGCAGTTATACTGAGGTGGCTGACAAGTTTCAGCTTACAAGACAAAGAATACAACAGATAGCTAGCGAAATAAGATTGAGTTCCAAAGCCCTTAAGGCTGACAAATACAAAAAGATTGTAAAGGAATTGTCAGAAGAAATGCAAAACCAAGCCGAACAAGGCGTTCGTAAAATCAAAATTTCCAAAGATTATCGTCTACAAACACTTATAAGACACGGACTCCCAAACGTAAACAGCTTAAAAAGAAAAAGAAATAAAGAAATAATAAAGCTATACAAACAGGGATTGTCGGCAAAAGAAATTGTAGAAAAAGGCGTCCTTGCAATCAAAGACATCAATAGAATTTATAAAATAATTGGAGAAGCAAACTGCCAACGCACTCCCAAACTAATCAGAGCAGAAAAGGGACATATCAATGAAAACAAGCGAATTCTGAAAATGATAAAGAATATGAGACAAAAAAAGAAAACTTGTCCAGAAATAGCAGATTATCTAAACAAAAAAGGATATAGAACAATCACCAATCAACCTTTCTCCAAAGCAATGGTAAGTGCAAAATACCTACAATCCTTAAAATGTATAAAGTGACCTCGGCCCTGATTTTTTTTCGTATGTCCTAAACCCCACCCTCCAAAACCAAAACCCGCAAATGGAAAACCTAGCATTTCAAAAAATTCTTAAATGTAAAATAGAATATTACGGAACCACAGAAGCAGCATATCAACTTGCAGCCGAAGAATACGCACGACAAATAATCGCCGAGACCTCCACTCTTTATGAATTCATCTACACCGCTGAGGCATGCGAAAGCGCATGCGCAACCATGAGCATCCACCGAACCAGAAAAGGTGCCGAAATGGCATTGGAATTCCATAAAAAACAAAAATGGGAAGAATGGCAACAAACATACCCAACAAAAAAAGACCAGGAAGAAAATAAATTTGGATTCGACCAATACTGGGACATAAGAGAAACAGAAATAGAAGAATAAATATGAACAATACAATCTATATCTACAAACACAAAGGACAAAAGTTCCACACAGGAGACTATGTTTTCTGCAAAAATCCCCACAATAAAAAGCTGCCCGCATCCATCGAAGGCAATATTGTAAACAGATGGTGCGACTTCTATTGCTTCGGACAAACAAACGAGGGGGGAAAGAAAAGAAAGATACGCCTGTCTGATTATAAAGATATTGTCATGCTAGCATCAATACTAGACGTGGCAACCATAGAACGCTTTCCTGAACCAATACATATGCCAAGATTCAAAACTCCCAAATTCTCCTGGCCAGAATTTGTTTTTTGACTTTAAAAATTCATAATATTTATATGAAAATATAATGTTGTGGTGCTTTTATTTATTCTTCTAATAACTTTATTTCTTTTAAAATTTCACTCTTCGCATTTTCCAACAAAGTCTTCTTATGAAGCTTTGTTGCTGTTTCTTTAATGAACTGTTTGAGGGAGCTTTCAGCAAGACCCCCCGTTAATTCCATAGCATCATCTTCATCTTTTTTCATTGCACTTACCATGCTTTTGGTTAGCTGGCCAGCCACCCCTTCTCCAAACCTTTTTGCAATATCATTCTCCTGACGCAAATCAAAAAGCTCTCCGCCACATAAGAAAACCATTACATTCTCCAATTTAAAGTTTCTATAACTTACCTTTGACGCAGCTCCTTCATCAGCACCGCCCTTAAGCGCCTTAATATATAAATTTGTATCATAAACCAACATCAAATTATTATTCTGCAGCATGTTTGTCTGGGAATTTGATTTTTCAGCATCACTTTTAACATAAGACTTGAGATTTCTCCTAAAAGATATGTGTCTTACGCTTCCGTCCTTTTTTACAAAGGCCACACTCATAGTAATATTCCTGTGGAAATACTTTTTTACCTTTTCTGGGAGGGTTTGATAAGTTAACATAGTGATTTGATTTTTCAGTTCTTATATAAATATAAAGATTTTTGTAACTTTCTATATTTTTTTTCGTATTAGTAAGTACAAATTATTCACTTAAAACTTAAAACTATGATTTTTCCGATTTTATTACTTTTATTTGCGTCAATCGCAATCTTTTGCCATGCTATGAAATGGAAAAACAGCGCCATTGGATTTTGGGTCGCTGATTTTGTTACAATTATTGTTGTTGTTATTATAGCAGGTATTGCGCTCAGCTGCAACAACTACGAAATTCAGTGTCTAAATGTTATGGAAAACAAGGTTAAAATATACGAAAACCAGCGTGACAATCTGCAGAAACAATATAAGCAACTGCTGGATACAAATTATAATAAATACGAATCTGGGCTGTTCGACAAAATGACCAATGTAAACAAATCGGCTATGAGTGCAAAAGGAGAAGTTTCTATTAATGTGCTTCCGCAATATCCCCAAACAAAATATCAACCATCTCTTATTGCTCTGGTCGTTAGAATGGACTCTCTTAACTCACTTGTATACAACTCCCAAATAGAAATACAAGACAAAATAGCAAGTATTAAAATATATCGAGGAAACATATGGCTACCTGCATTTATATATCGTGATGTCCCCGACGAATACCAAAACTATGTAGTTGTTCAACCTATAAAATAAAGAAAGCCCCTTAATTTGGGGCTTTTTTCTTTTATTCCGCTCTTCCCACAGCTCTATCAATCGCTCTGTGTCCCAAATAGTCTTTGTGCTTCGACCCAAACCCCTGGGGAGCTTTATTTAACCCCAGCTTAGTTTTTTCCAACGGAGACATGATGTGTTGTTTCCATTTTCCCTCCAAATCTTTCTTTTCTTCATCGCTTATTTCTGCGCCCGTATAATCATCTATTGGAATTAATTTATATGGAATTTGGTTTCCTTCTTCCCCAATTCTTAATCTCCATGAGCTATCTATGTGAAAATCCCCATTGCTTTCTTTATTTAAATCATTCACAATTTTGTCCAAAACAGCTTTATTTTCTGGCATTTCCCAAAACGAAATTACTTTACTGTCAACCCATAACCTTCCATCATATCATAATCGCCCACTTGGTGTGCAATTCTTCTTGCTTTAAGAAACTCATCCACCATATCATTAATAATATCCCAATGACTTTCTCTTTTATAAAAATATCCGCCCTCATCCTTCATGAGCAATTCTCCATTATAATATAAGAACGGAATAGCATCTTCATCTTCTAAATTAAAGCGCTCATCCCCAGCGGAAAAATAATCCATTTTCACAAGTCCAGCGAGCTCCTGCAATCTTCTTTTATATGACTCCGACAATAACATTGATTAAATATCTTTAACCTTATCCACCGCTTTTTTTACAATAAAAGCCAATTTAGATGATGCCTTTTGTCCCGATAAATCCGTATACTCATCTTTTATTACACCAGCTTGTACAAGAACATCAGCAAGCGCCGCAGGATTTATATATCCACCTGTAAATATATCTTCTTTTAAAGTTTTTTTGTGAAGCCTTTTTACTTCTTCTTTTATAAATTCTCTTATATCCATATGATGATTTTGTTTATAAATATTATAAAATTATGCAACATTAACTTAAGTGTTTGGTATTGCTCATTACAGAAGTGACCTCACAGAATATAAAAGATATGTTATTTCTTATTATTTTCCTTATATACTTTTCCAAAATGAACAATTTTATATAAATATTACAAAAAACTTGTTTAATTCATAACTTTTTTTTAATTTAGCAGGAAAATTTATAATCCTATGCCAGCACAAGAATTTTTTTTCACATTCAATACAAAGATTGAACTGACCGATAAAAAGTTTGAAGAACTTAAAGATGCATTCCTTTGTGTAGAAGAAGATGGAGAATATTTTAAACCATTCGGTTTTAAAGTGCTTTTCGACAAGTGGGACTATGAAGGAACAGGACAAGAAAGTCATTACTACACCTTTACCGATGAAAATGATTCAGTAAAACATTATACAAAAATAGTCCAAGACGCCGTTAAAAAACTTCAGCAAATGGGAGTGGGGGCTGAATTGAAAATTGGCAAATACGAAACAAAAAACCACTGCGAAGAATGCGGGAAAGAATTGGAAAGCGGAACCGTATTTTGCACAGCTGATTGTAGAAGACATTATTATAGCGAATAAAAACCCCAAAGGCGAAGCCTGTTAAAAAAACAATATAACCCACAAAATAAATATGAAAAATTTAATCAACCTAAAAAGCAAAACCGAACTCTCAGGATTTTATATGGTATACCACGGAAGTACATTTATTGAAAAACCTGGCACCTACGGAATTTCCCACCTTATGGAACACCTGATGTGCAAAACATTCGAAGACCTACAAAAATCATTCGACCAAGACGGAATACAATGGAACGCATATACCTCCTCAGATGTAATCTGCTTTCACATCACAGGCCTCGACGAATATATCAACAAATGGAAATATATATTCTACGAAAGATTGAAAAACTTTAACGTTACACAGGAAACCCTAGATAAGGAAAAATTAATCGTGCTGGAAGAATATAAAGACTCTTTCAATACACAAAACGAAGCTCATGCACTTAACCTGCTGAGAAAATTGTACGGGGACTATAATGCCATAGGTCAAAGAGAAAGTATAGAAGCAATCACCCTCAAAGATTGTGAAGAACACTTCAACCAGCAATACAAAAACCCCCAAATCATAAACGTATCCAAAAAAAATAAATTCTCTCTGGAGGGATTTGTCGAAACAGACCTTGTTATTCCAGAAGGTAAATTGAAACTGAAGGAAAAGAAAAAAGAAGTCGTCTACGAGAAATCAAACGACTTTAAAGAAAAATCATCCATCATCCTTGTTTCCCCCATCGTAAAAGATAAAGATGTGGCCATGGTCTCATTTATCTGTAAACTGTTCGGATTCGGACTCCAATCCCCATTTTACCAGGAAGTAAGAGAGAAAAAAGGACTCGTATATTATATTCATTGCTACCTGCAGGAATTTAATACAAACGGCTCCATATTCATCTCCAGCGAAGCCTCCAACGAAAATGTGGAAGAATTCATCTCAACCATCAAAGAAGTAATGGCCAACAAAGAAAAGTTCATCACCCAGGAAAGATTTAACTCCATCAAAAAATACCTTGAAATCAACTTCAAGAAAAATGAAATCGAAAGATATAACTACCCTTTCAAATATATAAGACAACCAAACTGGGACAGCAAAAAACTTTTTAAAAGAAAAGACTTCAACCTGGGACAGGTCTTAAAAGCCTGTGATAAATATTTTAACCCCGATACCTATTACGTATCCGTAGATAAAAACGAAAACTGGAATTAAATATGAATAAGGAAAAACTTAAATATCTTGTCTTTAATCTTTTCTTTTGCGTAACAAGCTGGTTCATCCCATTTCTTTTGATTACTGAATTTATTTCAATAGATACATGGATGGCAGCAGTAATATCATTTTACATCTATTTAAACGATGTAATGCAATCAACTAAAAATGATTACATGGAAGAAAAAATTAAAAAATTGGAAGACGCACAAAAACAATCTATATGAATATAGAATTACTATTAGACCCAAACTCAGACCAAGGAATGACCGAAAAGGAAATAGTTGAATATTACCACAAACATATAGACACAGAAACCGAATGGTACGAAAGTGAAGATGGCAGGTTGTTTTATGAAGTCAAAAATGACCCCAACATATCCTTCGCTCAATATGCAGGTTCTGATGTATTCATGTCATTGAGACCTGCAGTCATAGAACATATAAAAAAACAAAAAATGGAAAAAAATAATTAAACTAATCTATATGAGAAAAACATTTGGAAACATTATTTCGGAAGAAAACTTAGAACCAAAACCAAACACAGAATATATCTATAACTTGGATATGATTTGGGAAAAAGGTTCCTGTGAAGGCCATTTTCCAATAGGAAAAGGAATAATTGTCGAAAACGTAGAACAACTAGACGCTGGAGACTATTGCTTTAATATTAAAGGGGAAGGGGAAGATAAAAATAAAAAATATACCTGCACTTACGGCTGGGCATTCATTGAAAACACCGAAAGAAATATTAAATTGCTAGAGGAAATTGAAAAGGAATGTGCTCTGTTGGAAAAACAAGAACAAAAAATTGAAGCGTTGAGAAATCACCTGGACAGATTATTTAAAAAAACTGACTGTACTGAAAGTAATGCGCTTGATATGGTAGAACGATTTTAACAATATAAACTATATGAGTATACAAATGGAAAATAAAATTAAATCAACATCTAAATTGGATGTGCAAATAATTCTTAGTTTAACAGAACAAGAAGCCAGAGCTCTTGAAGCAATCGTTGGATATGGCACCGAAGCATTCCTTAAATGTTTCTATCAGCACCTGGGGGAACATTATCTTAAACCACACGAAGACGGAGTGAAAACATTGTTTGAAACCATAAAGCTAGAACTCCCCAAACACCTTAGAAAAGCAGATAATGCAAGAGATGCATGGAGTGGTATAATTTTAACAAAAAAATAAGAAAAAAAATTTTTTGCCAGGATGAATATAGAAAAACCTATATCTTTTCTGCCCCTGTCTTAAAGGTTGAAATTTTGGCTAAAAAATTGGGGGAAAAATTTTTTTGAGGACTCACTTTAAAATATCCCAAAAGAATTTGTCAGGCTATAACCTGACAAAGGGGGGGTAAAAGTCAGGGCATAACCTGACAAATCACCACCAATGTAAAAATAAGAACACCTGTTGCTATTTTGGAGTATAGCTGGCACAATTCCCCATATTAAGATAAAAGTTCCCCATATCGAAGGAAAATGGGCGTAAATGCCCCGAAACAATTCCCCATATAAAGAAACAATTCCCCATATTGGAGTGAAGCTTGACCACTTTAGGAGTGAAGGTGGAAGGAAATTGGAAATGAAGATGGGATTTGGGGGAATTTCAATGGTTGAGATTTTTGGGAAAAAATTGGGAAAAAAATTGTGAGCGGTACGGGAGGGGGGTCAAATAGGGGGTCAATTAAGCCCCTTATTATAGGTACGAGGGGGCTAATTAAGGGGTCTAATTAGGGGGTTTAATCTATATAGGGGGTCTAAATTAACACCCTACGTTTAGGCGGTTTGTTTTACTTCAGCTGCTTCAATCTTTCCTAAAGCTTTTATGTATCGTTGTGCCAGTCCTTCCCAACAAGGTTCGTCAATTTCTTTCATTCTGTTTAACAAGTCTGCGATACCACTTTCTTCTGGGGTGGTTTTTCCACTTTCAATTTGCATAAGCAAGCCCCTTATTTTTTTTTCTAATAGCTTAAACATATCGTTTGGTTTTTTGGTTAAACATATAAAGATATTTGTTATGAAAAGAGGGCGGTGGTGTTGATAATTTTTGTCCCTCTTTTGTAACTTTTTCCTTTATATATGCGTAAACTAATTAAAACACGAATAAAATGGAATATATAACATTACTAAAACTGATTGAGGGATTCAACTTTAACGGTGTTTCCTTTGTTGCAATTAAGGGTTACTGTTCAGATTCATCCGAAAACAGTGAAATTGCAGACGTTTTAATTAACGTAGGTGCAAGTTACGGCAATATGAAAGAAGCCGACATTGAAACTTTAAAGGGTGCAAAGTTAAATGATTTAGTAAATGACAATTTTGGTCATTCACTAATTGAGCAGGCACTTACTGAAAAATTGCAGTCCCTTGTTAAGCCGAACGAAGTACGTTCAAATGGACAAAAAGAAGCTTACATTTCTTTAAACGATAAGGGTACGCTGAAATATTGCAAGGAAACAGGCAGTGTATTAATTTCGGGTACGGTGGTACGCAAAAATGTTATCAAGGCAGGCATTTACAAAGAAGTAAAAAGCCGTCCTTTGACACTTGCAAAAAAGCATATTGAAAAGGTGCTTGACCTTAAAACATCAAAAATTCGCTATTATAAAATTGCTAACATTACAAGCAAAGTTAAAGTAAGCGGCGAAACGATTGAAATTGAATAAGGGTTAAAAAAAATAGGTAAAAAGGGGGTACAAGTCGCACTCTCTTTTTTTTTCACTCAAAAAAGTTTCCCTCTTTGCTAATGATTTTCTTTATATACATAACAGAATAAGAAACAATGAAAGGAAAACAATTATGATTAAGCGTTAAGAGGTTCAGTCCTTTTCTCAGAGAACGAAAGTTTGTTGACCTGCACTCACAAGGTGCGGGATTGGGGTATTTTTGGGGCTGTTTGTCTCTCCCTCTTTTTGTTTTTATTTGCTTTATATATCCGCAAACCAATTAAAACTACGAGCCATGAAAACTAGAAACAAAATCGGGTTCAAGAGTTATGATGATAACCCCTCCGAAAACTTGTCTGCACCATTAGAGCAAATTTCAGTTGTTCCACAGGGAGAAAAGACAGTACCTATTTCGCCTGCACAGGCTGACCTTTTAGAGACCATTCAGAATCTTTCTGAGATTATTGTGGATAAAGATTTTTCACAATTCAACGAAGCACAAAAAGTTGTAACCATAAAAAGCTTAATCAATGCGGTTGCTTTAAATATTGAGCTGACAACGAAAACAAATCTATTAATCATCTAAAAAGCCTTAAAAGCTATGCTGAGAAATAAAAGTCCTTCCCTGCAAAAAGATTGAGTTAATTAACGCCTTATTGATTTACCTTAAATACTGAATAGATATGATACGAGCGCCGACTTTCTTCTAACTGTAAAAAACATTTTAAATCTTACATTATAATAATAAAAAAGCCCCAAAGTCAGGGGCTTTTTGGTCATTTTCTAAAAAAATTTACTTTAGTTATTAACCCGTGAACTTATCCAAATTAATAGTGGAATTTAACGTTTCACAGACTTGACTATTGTCAACGCCTCACCGTTTTTTTGTTTATCCTGCAACGAATGTCCCTATTCACCACAGCAATATTTTAAAGAACTTTATTATAAATATAAAAAAGAAATTTAAAAAAACAAAGACTTATTTATAATTATTTTATAAACCTCCCTCTTTTGAGGGAATTTTGCTTTATATAATCATAACCCATAAAAATAAAACAACATGAACGACAAATCTATTCTCAGGACAGCACGTAAATTTGCTCGCAAAACTGCTGAAGCAATCAGACTGGAAAAAGGCAATCCGAATACCACTTTTGCACGTAAAAGAGGAGTAAGGGCAAAGTAAAAAAATAGCAAATGTTTCCTTCTTGGAGGGAATTTTGCTTTATATACTTAACCAATAAAAATTAAAACAAATGGAACTTTTAAACCCCACTGAAAAGTTTATTGACTATGTATATTATTCAAGAAACTATTTGAACTGCCCTAAATTTATTTTTAATTCATGGATTGATGATTTTTACAGGCACGCTTATATTGAAGGTAAATCTTTGCAAGCTGTTTATGATTTTTTGAAACAATGCAATTATCCAAGTCCATTGAAGGCTGCTGAAAAATTTGTTGATGAAAGGAGCAAAATAACGTTTCAGGAATTTAATAAATTGAATGTTAATTCTTATATTGATAAATTGCCCCCTCATATTGAAGCAAGACATTATATAATAAACAAGTGGTATGAACAAAACACAAAAGAAGTTTGGAGGTATGGAATATTAATCTCTAAAACGCAGCCAAGCTACCCATACAGGACAAGTTTTCGGTAATTTTATATATTTAACCAATAAACCTATAACAAATGAAAAAATTATTTAAAAAGCTGCATATACATAATTTCAGCAAACCAATAGCATGTATGTATATTTCTTTTCACACAAGAGAAATAATCTTTGAATGCAAATGTGGAGCAAGGAAATTAAAAAAAGAAATCAAAGCATTTGACGAACCATTTTCAAGAGGAGCTGACTTTGTAAGCTCTAAAGAAATGAAAGAAATCCTGGCTGGTGAAAAAAGTCTCCTTCTTTAAGATAAATTTGCTTTATATACTTACACTCCACGTCTTGTCAGGCACACAATGTAATGTTGTGAACAACGCAGGAAATAATACTGTGACAGGTTCGAGTCCTGTTCGTGGGGCAAAAGACAAAAAACTGTCAAACATGAAAATAAAACAATTAACCAAATTTTTTGAAGACAACGGGTTTAACGTATCTTTGTTCAAAGAAGAAAAAACACAAGTTGCCGAATTAGAAATATGGACTTCTGGCGGGGTGGATATGATTATTCTTTTACGCCCATTTACCAAAGAGGAATTTGTTTCTTATGTGAATGATTTTAATGTTGATGAACAAATTACAACCTATAGGCAGGCAGAAGATTACTGTAATGTGTTTACAATACGGAAGTCATTAGAAGACTTTGAAGAGTTCCATAATTTGCTAAAATCTATTGCAAGTAAATTATAAAACCAAAAGTCAATAATAAATCCCTTCTTTTTGAAACAATTTACTTTATATATTCAAATATAGAAACCATGAAAGACACAACAACAGAAACAAATACATATTTAGTTGTAAAAACTAAAGATATGAATGGTTATTTTTCACCAGAAGGATATTCAAAATTTGATGAAAGATGGAAAAAGTTTAACCCCGAAGGAGGAAAGACAACTCTTGATATTTATGGATATGAACAAGCACTTGAACATATACAGGAATTAAGAGAAAGTGTTTATGAAGGGGAAAAAACTTACGAAAATTCTCAATTCCAGATTCAAACTATTACAACAATAACAACAACTATTAATGTTTAAAAAACTTCCCTTCTTTCAAAATAAATTCGCTTTATATATTTGTTAAACCAAAACAAACCAAAATGAAACGCAGAATTAAAAAACCTCAAGGAACATTTTATTCAGATTATGCGATACAAGACGGAAAATGCTTTGCAATATTTGAGCATGATGTCAGGAAAACAACAATATTCGTTTGCAATACGAAAAAGCAAAATTCAGATTGGAGAACGTTTAATATTAGTGAAACTAAAACCCATTTGATAATTGATTTAAACGAGTCAAAATAATCTTTCCTTCCTTTCTTTTATACATTTATAAACCAATAAAAACTAACCACTATGAAAAAAGAAATTTTAATATCCAAAAGACTTATTTTAATTATACTTGCCGTTGCAATTGTCATTACTATTTGTGGTGGGTGGGGTGCAGTGTGGGACGTAACGTCGGGGTTTATTTCTTTTTGTGTTTCTATATTGCTTATTCTTTTTGCAGCTTATGGAATTAACACTTTTATAGATAAGTTTTTTAAAAAAAAGAATACATTTCATATTAAATATTGTGTGGCTTATGTTATTGAGGGGCGGGATAAAGATTTAACAGACTACTTTCAAAACTTTGAGGATAGAGAAAAAGCACTGTCGTTTTATGAAAGTCTTTTGCTTAATTCCGCCTTATATACTGCAAACTTCTGTGAAGTTATTGAAACGACGGGTTGAGTGATTCTCCCTCTTTTCTGGAGAGGTTTCTTTATAACTCCAGAACCAGAGGTGAAGAGCCAGATAAAAGTTTCTGGCATGATAAAAAGAAAATACACATGTTATAAAAATATTAGTTAGCGAAGTTGGTTTTTTCATGTTTAGGTTTAGTTGGTTTTGGAAGACGGGTTTGGTACCCCGTCTTCCCTCTTTATTTAAAAATGGCTTTATAAACTTACAAACAATCGGTATGAAAAAGTCTATAAAACAACCAATGCTTATTAAGTCTCGTACAGAGGATGTTTACTATTATCACGTAGTTGGTTCAGAGACGACTTACCGTTACGATGTTAAAAGAAATATGATGCAATTCATTATCGCAGGTAAGTTCAATAGTGAGATGTTTGCCCCAATGACCTACGAAGAATTTGAAAATGATTGCAGGTTTATGTTTATCCAATACGTTCAAAAGCTGAGGGGGTGGAATTAAACCGATTCCTTCTTCTTTTAATATTTTGCTTTATATATTTAACAAGCCAAAACCACAAACTATGAAAAATACAAAAAAAGACAGAATAAAATTCGTTTCAGAAATACAGAAAATCATACTCAATCATGCTGGGACTAAGGTTCACAGTCTTAATTCACAAGCCTGTGAATATGAAATTCCATTAGATGAAAGTTCATTCGCTGGTGCAATTGAACCGTTAAAAGTTACCCTATACAATCCTGACCATCAAGAAAATTTATATAGTGTATTCATGAAGCATAAAAAATTCTGTGGGTTATCTCACCCAAACCATAAGAACAATTTTCATAGCTGTGAAAACGTTGATATAGCTATTAAAGACTTTGAAATCTTTCTCAATGAGGCTATATACAGGGAGTAAACACTCCTTCTTTCCATTTCCTTTTGCTTTATATATTTAACCAAAAAAACAATTACCATGTGCAGGAAACTCTCAGACATAAAATTTGAATCAAACCACAAAGGGATTGAAACAGGTCGTTTTTTTCTTATTCCTTCTCCTAAAAAATGCTTTGGCAGAGAATATGAAATATTGTACAAGGTTTTTGGTTTTGAAGGCGACACTATTTATGCTCAAAGGATAAACAGAAGAACTGGTAAAATGCCAGGAAACGCACCCATACTTGAGACTTTTGATTTTAATACAATATTCCCTAAAAACTAAGAGCTATGCAACTCGGTGAATATGTAAAAGTTATTACTCATTCTGGAACCAAACTTTGTTTTATTGACATGATTAATTCCAAAAGGGTACATTTTAAGAATCAAAAGTTTGGGCTGGAAGTAAACGCAGAACGAATACAACCCCTTCCGAAAACATGGCGTGGGGCAAAGTACATTTATCATTCTTTTAATTAATCCCTCTTTTCATTTTTGTTTGCTTTATATATTTAGCGACCAATAAAAACCAAATACCATGAAAAGGCTCAAGAAATTTCTCAAAAGAATATACCTGAAATACCAATTAAACAGTGTAATAAGCAGCAGAAGGTTCTGCGCACGTCTTTTTTTTGGTGAAGACAAAAACAATACATACGGCAGACATGCGTGTTTAGAAATGTACAAAAAATACAGCAGGCAAGCTGAAAGCATTCAAAAGGAATTAATGTTTTTGGATTAAAAACTCTCCCCTCTTTCCAAATAAATTCGCTTTATATATTCAATCAATAAAACTTTGCACTATGAACTTCCCAAAATTATTATTAGAATTTGCGAATGAGAATTTTTCATCAAGACCACTAAACGGTCTACAGGAAAGCACATGGAGAAAATTAGCAAAGAAAACTGTAGAAACACCAAAAGACTTAACGCCAATAGAAGCGTTCCAAATTGGTCGAATGATTGAGAGAGTAAGAAGTGTATCAGACGACGAAACAAAAAAGGAACTGGATGAACTGTCAACAAAAATTAAAGTATCTTTATAAACCAATAAAAAACGCAACCATGTACGCATTTGAATTTGAATATACATTAACGAGTGCAAAAGGCAAATTAATAAGAAAACAATTATTTGAGAGCGAAAGAGCTTTTTATGATTGTATTGTTACGTGGGATAAGATGGGGGGTAATACGTATGAATATTCGGTAACTCCCGAAAATGTGGGAAACAATTTACTGAATGCTAAAAGAATAGATGTAGAAACATTTCCTAATTATATCTCCTGCAAAGGGCGTCCTGAATATCTTCATACTTCAAATTGCACTCAGACGTGGTGTGTAAGAAAAGACAAATCCCTTCTTTCCTAAAACTTTTGCTTTATATATTCAATCAATAAAAACAAATTACAATGGAAACACTATTTGAATTTTTAAACCAACAGAGTTCTGGTAGATTATTAGGATATGGAGTAATATTTCTCGTTTCAGTTTATTACATAATGCAAGGACTTATATATATATTTCAGGCAATATTTAAACGCAGAAAATAATTACGCACCCCACAAGAAACAATTCTATGTGGTTTATCCCCTCTTTCCTGAACATATTCCTTTATATGTTTATAAACCAATAAAACCAAACTGCTATGATATTCTGTCAAATTGACAAAGGACTTTTAGCGATAATTAAAAAGGAAGCCAAAGGGCGTGTGGTTGTAGATTGTGGGGCAGGTGAGGGGTTGCTTGGCTCTTTGATGGATAAAGTAATCAGTTTGGATATATTGCCAGGGGGCATAGCTGATGCAGGTAAAACCTTATCAAAGGTATTACCTTTGGATTGCACCAAATTTAAATTCCCCGATAGTTGTTTACCCGTTTTCATTCGTCCTTGTCACAGTGGTTTTCCCGAAGAAACGATTGAAAATAACCTTGAGAGGTTTGAAACAGTTTTATATGTTTCCGAGCCTAAAAACATTGAAAGGGATTTGGGCAGCATACCAAAGAATTTTGAGATGAAACGTATAGGCAAATGGGTTGGTTCAGATGGTGAATTTTGCTACAGAATAATTGTAAATGAAAAAAAAGCTATTGATATGAAAACGCTTGTATTGGTAAAACAATTCATTGGTGCAAGCGAAACGGATTTTCAAATTTCTTGGAAAGAGCTTGGAGGAAAGCACGCAGACGGCTCACAAATACTTTTAGCATCAAATGGCTTTAGTTGGTGTATACTTGGGTCAAAAGATAAGATTCTCGAAACTGTTAAGGCGAAAAGTTGGGATGTGGTTAATACAATAGAACAGAGAGCAAAGACAACACACTATCAGGACTTGTTAAAAGATTCCACAGATAAAAGTTTAAAGATGGGTTGGCTCTCCCCCGATGGAACAATGCATTATTGTAAATATACTAATCATATTGAATATGTGCATACGATTTTAGAATCAGATGTGCCTACAATTGAAGCAAAGGGATGGATTCATATTTTCGCTGACATGAAGCATTTGCACCCGAACAGCGGCAAAAGATTGACGCAAGCACAAGCAAGGACGGCAAGAGAAGAATTGGAGCTTGAAATTTTTGATGATGATGTGGCTTATCAGTAAAAGTCTCCCTCTTCCCCGAACGGATTTCTTTACATATTCATAACCAATTAAAAATTTTAGACACTATGAAAAAAGCATTTGAATTATCCGCAAACATTTTATTTGTAATTATCATTTCCTTATTCTCCCTTACCTTTGTATCGGTTCGCTCTGCTGAAGTTGTCAGCACAAAGAACACAATTATAAAGGCAAGTATGAGAGAACAGAGACGTAAACTGGCAAGGGGATAAAATGGACAAGCACGAAAAGGCACGGGAGAACGCAAAGGATGCACCGAACAGGGCAAACTCCCCAAAGCCAAAACGCAAGACAGATAATTCGGAACAACCGAAAAAGGGGGGGGAGGTAAGTTTTCCCTCTTTCCACGTTTATTTGCTTTATGTATTTATAACCAACAAACAAAACAATGAAAACAAAACTAATGGACGGAAAACCGCTTGCTTGCCTCGATAAAGATTTCAAGAGTATTTCATACAGGGAAGCAAATAAACTTGATGTTGATTTGTATTTGCAATATCTGACCGAAAGCAGAGGAATAAAAAAGTTTCCTGAAATTAAGAAAACAGATGTAAAGGTGGACGATTATGTTCATATTTTCAAACCCAATATGGGGTTTGGCGAACAGGGATTTGGATATGTTAAATTTGAACATGCAAACAGTTTGTTTTATGTCAATGTCGCATATTTGTTTGGGAATAGCACAGGGATGTCGTTTTTAACAAAACGAATATATGTAAAACACGCCTCAACAATTACACTCATTATAAGAAAATAGGCCGCCCTCTTTCCAAACAAATTTGCTTTATATATTCAATCAATAAATTAAATATCATGGAAGTAAGCAAAAGGCTTTTAGACCTCACAAATAAATTTCTCGAAGAATTTCTCGAAGCGTGTACTGCTGAAGATGAAGGAACAAAAAGAGATGATTTATATCATTTCAATTTTACATTAGCTGATGCTATTGCACAGAGCAACTACCCACGATATGAAGAAGTAGGCACTATTTTGATGGGTATGTCAAGATTTGATGATTCGATTGCCAAAGCCTTTTTTAACAACAATATTCAGGGATTTGTAAAGTCCATTGAGAATAGGATTGCTCACACCAAAGGGCAGGAAGATTATATAGTTGATGGAATTAAAACAGAAGATTATTTGGCAGATGATTTTCATGTTGAATGTTTTAAAACTGAAACAGGAGAAAATTCTTTTAAATCAATTCCATGCAAAACGAAAGCACAAAAAATATCTTTTAACGTATCTAATCACAAAAGCGGATTTGAAGGGGATGCGGTTCTTTATAAGAAAATGAGCAAGGAATTTACCAGTAATGATAAATTTTCTGAAAAGATGGTAGTAAAGAGAGTTGAGTTTTTCTGTAAAGGAAACAAGATAATGGAAATTAATTATCATTTTGATTATGATAAATTTACCTACTATGAAACTGGTACTTTCACACACTATAAACACATTGCTGATATAAATTCATTTTTCTTTGTGTTGGGAGGGATGTAAACTCTCCCCTCTTTTCTTAAACTTTTGCTTAATATATTCGTATAACCAATTAAATATAAAATTATGAATCCAGTAGTCCTTTTATTGATATTTGCTTTTATTTATGCAGCTCTTTGGGCTATATCATTTGTTTTTTATTATTGTGTTTTAGGAGTAACCAGTAATAAAGATTTGTCTCGGCTTACATTGATAACAAGTTTAATTTTATTTGTTATTGCCGTTGCTTTTGCAATAACAAAATATTATAATATAACAATATAAAACCAATGGCAAGAATTATATTAACAAAGAGAGAAGTCTGGATGCTTCATTATCTGTTGGATTTTTACATTTGCAGGTATATGATGTGCAATTCAAAAGGGCGTGAAGATGGGGGCGAAAAGGCGAGCAATCATATTGAAATTTCGCAGAGACTTGCTATGTTTTTTTTATGTGAGGGTGCGCCCCGAAATGAAGAAACAGAAAATGTTGTAAAAGCCACGATGCCTGTTCACGATTATTTGGCGCATATTATTACAGACAGGATGGATGAAGTCATTGATTACCCCATTGACAGACCTTTGAACAGTGATGAATTCGATTTCTACGGAAATAAATTCTTTGAAGTTATTTTGGAACACGCAAGAGAAATTAAAGAAATAGTTATGGAAAAGAAACGGAAGAAGTGGTAAACTCTCCCTCTTTCCTGTTTTATTTCCTTTATATATTCACAAAACAGAACCAATGGAAAACGCAGTTGAAGTAAACGGAAAACTTTATCAAAAGAGAGAACGGAAAACTCCAAGTTATCTAAAATCGAGGAGTGTGTTAACGGTTATGGCTATGGTTTCTTTGTTTGGGGTGCAGGGCAGTTGTGTTGGTGGGGGTGGCGGTGAACGTCCAAACGTTGATATTGTAAAAGAATACGGTTTAATTGAGTTAAAGAAATCAAACCTTTCCCGAAGCCAAAGGGACTGGGTTGTAAGTCAATTTAAGCGTAATTACGAAGAAATAAACGAAACCAATGATAACAACAGTAAATTGTAAAGACACCACGAAAGCGTTTAAAAACACCCTCAATCAAAGATTTGGGGGTTGGAAAGCATATTTCAAATTATTTAAGCAGTTTTTAATTGTGTTAAAGGGTACTGAGACAATGGCTGCAATAGTTCTTAAGTGGAGCAACGCAATAAAATCCCCCCGACTTCAAAAAATACTGGTAAAAACTTCAATTTTTGTTATAAAAGTAAAAATGTTTTTTCAATGTGTTTTCAAACCTTTCAAACAGTTTTATAGTTACACCACAATCAGCAAAGGTGAATATTCAGCGTCATTTAGAGACGATGAATTGGTTTCATATTGGCGTAGGACAAAATGCACCAAGAGAACGAAACATTATTTGTTTGGTATTCTGTTTCTGATTACGGGGGGTATAATGTCAGATAAAGAACTCGAAGAAATTATAAACGATAAAAAATAATAAAATGGATTACAGATATTATTCATTACGTGAAGTTACTGGCGAACATATTGGAACTGTTCAAGCCAATAACAAAGTAGATTTAGAATTGGGCATGCAACGTGCTTGTGAATCACATTTTGATTGTGAAATGGCTATTGAGGGTACTCATCCTTTGGAAGATTATCCCTTCGGAGAAACAAAGAGAGTGTCTGTGTTATTTGTTGGTGTGGGCAGGCGGTTGGAAATTTTAATGTGCAGAAGTGAAATGTTTTAAACTCTCCCTCTTTCCTGACAGAAATGCTTTATATATTTAAATCATTATAAAAATCAAACGCTATGAAATTTAAACTTCGTGAAAGCAACGGAAAAGAAATTGACACTACTGGAACAAGTTTGATAGATGAAATATCAATATCTTTCAAAAAACTGTGTGAAACATTTGGCACAGATTATTCAAGAGGAGACGGATATAAGGTGGATGCCGAGTGGTCTATTAAATTTCCTGACCGCAAGGTTGCCACAATCTATAATTGGAAAGATGGCAAGAATTATAAAGGCGCACAGGGGTTAGAGCTTGAAGAAATTACCAACTGGCACATTGGAGGTAAAGACCCCATTGTTGCAGAAAGAATAAGAGAGATTTTGGGATTGAAGTAAACTCTGTTCCCCTCTTCCCCGAATGGATTCCTTTATATGTTTATAAACCAAAAAACAAAACGTTATGGAAATAAGAATGGAAATAAGAGACAATGCTTTTGAGCCTGAGCCGATACGCATATACAATTATGAGAAGAGCGCAGACACGCTTACAAAACACTTTGATTCTAAAATAAAGAAGCACCGAAGAAAATGCACAAATTTTACACCCAAGAAAAAACGCAGAAAATAATCAATAAAAACTCAAAGTTATGTTAAAAAGATTTATACATTTTCTTTTCCACGGATGTGGATGGTCAGTTGAAAACAGAATTTATTATTATGAGGGCAAGCCTTATATGGGATATATCCTTTGTTATGATTATGTTATGTTCGGGATTCCCACTTATGACAGAGTTGCCGCTTGTCATGATAAAGAAGCGTTGCAAAGGGAGTTGGATATAAGAGGAATTGTTTTGGGATAAAAACTCCTTCTTTCTTAACAAAAGGCTTTATACAATCAAAACAAAGTACTATGGCTGATTTAATTAAAAACGATGCATACACAGAATTTGAGGGTGAATCTGACGAAGAAATAAAAGCTACATTAAAGCTAAGCCTAAAGATGGCAATTTTTTCTCACCTTAGTGATGTACAGGAAATGTTAAGGTTCCAAGGACAGGAAGAGAAAATAAGAATGGAAGTGAATTATGTTAAAATGCTTGTAAGTAAATTAAGTGACGGAGTAAAAGAAATGACAGAGAATGAACTTAACAGCCTCTGGCAGGAATGTCACAATAAATTTGGAAAAAAAGGCTAAGGTCCTTGAATATATTCTGACATATGTTTGTGGTTTAACATATGTGGTTTAACAAGTGAGAAAGGGTTCCCTCCCAAGGAGCCCTTTTCTCTTTTTTACTGCAGTGACAACGGAGAGCCCTTCTTTTCAAAATAAAACTCTTTATATATTCGAAGAAAGAAAAACCGAAACAGATTTTTGTTCCTTGAATTTTGAAAGTGCAGGCAGCCGTTGGGGAGTTAGATTCTCTCGCTTTTATAAAAAGATTCAGGAATTGTTTTGCGTGGGTTAGAGCCCCACACTTCATAAAAACTGGGAGGCCTGAACCTCCCATTTTTTTATCCCCTCTTTCACAAACGAGTTTCTTTATATGTTTATAACCAAAAAACTAAAACAATGGCAAAAAATAAAAAATTATCAGTAAGGAAAGCAAAGAAGTTACCACCTCGAAAAGTTGGTAGACCTCAAAAAGTTGTTTCCATCGATACCGTTCGTGATTTTGTACTTGCCAATGGTTCAGAAATGAGCAATGAAAAAATGGCAAAGAGGTTAAAAATAAAACCTATCAGAATTGCGGGGTGTATTGCTGCTTTAAAACGCTTAGGGGTTATTAGCAACGATTTTCTTTTGACAGACATAGCAAAGTCCCAAAAGCCAAAAAGAACTCGTAAAAGGGTTAAAAAAGCTTCATTTGGCAATTACTTTGGAGAGAAGAAAGAAATTGCAAGGAATATGATGGCGGAGTCTATCAAAGAAAGTGGACTTGTAGAAGGCAAAATCTTGTCTTTACCCGCTGCCAAGTGCATTTTGGAAAAAAAGATTGTCAATGAAGTTTCTAAGCACTTCAAGTTTGACGTTGCCGAAATTGAACCAAGCACAAAAGTAAAAATGATGCGCACCATTTTAAAAGATGGGTTGCCAGTAGCAACGATTTCTGAAAACATTTCGGATATGATTGCAGAATCAAAAGCTGACAAATACTCTCATTTATTGCTCGATTATTGCGCTTCTTTTGAAAGTATAAACAAAGACCTTACAACTGCAATGAAACATAAAATTGTAAAAAGGGGCGGTACAATTTCTTTCACTTTCAGTCAGCGTTATGGTAGAAGCAAAGAAGGAGAAGTAAATATTATTGACAGGCTGAATGGGGAGAGAAAATACAAAAGAGAAGAGTCTAAAACGCTAAGTGCAATGAGTAGTTTTATGAGCAAGTTTGGCAATTTCAAACGTATCAATTACCTTTCTTACAAAGACGGCTTAGAAAACCCTCCCATGCTTCTAATGGTTGTGAAACGCATAAAATAAGAACAATATTTATAGAATGGGGGTGGGTGAAACTCTCCCCTTTTTTTATTATATGTAACCTTTTTAAATTAGATTCGTATAAACCAGTCTCAATATTAATTAATTAATAAAAGACAATCATGAAGAAAACAAAAGAAGAACTTTCTAAAATTGCGCTCAAGGCTGCTGCCACTCGTAAAAAGAATGAACGGGCAAGAGCTGAAAAAAGAAGTGCTGCTGCTCGTGCTGCCTGGGTAACACGACACGCCAATGAAAGAAAGAGAAAGAACCGTGAACGTGCTTTAAAAGCGTGGAAAACGATTCGCAAAAACAAAAAGGCAACAGCAAAAAGACCGCTGGCCGTAAAATAAAACTGAGGGAGGGGGAAACGGAAACGTCTCCCCCTCTTTTTTGTTTAATTTCTTTATGTATTTGTAACCAAAAATCTTAAAATCATGAGTACAATGATAAACGATTTAAAAAAGCCCTACTACTATTGTTTGCAAACTTATCACTATGGGGCTGGCACCACTTTTCACATTGGTTGGGAATATCAAAAAAACTATGTTGATAAATTTTGGAATATAGATAAGACTAATTTTAAATTGATTGAATAAACTCTCCCTCTTTTTAAAAATTTTTCTTTATAATATCATAAACCAATAAAATTTAAAGTTATGGAAAAGAGATTTTTTTTAGTCGAAGAAGTTGATAGTGACAACAGCAGCAACACGTCTGTTATTCAAGCCACCTCTGATAAAAAGCTTAATGTTAAACTTACAAAAGCGTTAACAGATATGCTTTGCCTTGGGGCTAATGATGAAATTACCAATGTTGACACACTTTCAATATCAGAAAACTTTAAATATGGAGGAAGTGTAATAATTAATGTAGAATATAACACAGATGGAGAAGCTGAAATAAGACAAATAAGAGTTTCTGAAACTTGTCTCTATTAATAAACTAAAAAACAAAGTTATGAAAATTGGAAAAATAGAACTAAAGGAAAATGTTTACTACGTAACAAAAATACCGAACTGGCTTCAAGGGTTATTTGGAGTTAAAGAAAAGGTGGAACGTTATAGAACTTATAATGAGGTATTCCATTTCTTTCCGCAGTATAAGGTGTTTTATTCGTCAGATGGAAAACAAGTTAATTGGATGAGTAAAATGAATGAAGCCCTTAATAATTACCCCCGAAGATTTTAGCTTTAAAAAATATTCGTTATACACAACGGACAAGGCTTTGGCGTGTGAGTTGAAAATGATTACACAGGAGACTTAAAAAGTCGTTTGCACTGGAGAAAACTTGAGACAATAAAACGGTGGGATGCGTGTGGTTGACCAGTATAACTTTCCCTCTTTTTTAAAACTTTTGCTTTATATATTCGTATAAACCAAAACAAATGGGACACGATATTTCAGCACGCAGATTTAAAGTAAGACTTCCTTTTGAAGAGAAATCGCACGATGATGATGTGATTAGGCTTAGCAATGGAGTTGAGGTCGGCGAAGAAGTTGCTTACGTTCGTTTTTCAGCAGGCAATGTCGTTGGTCAATTTTTGTTTTATGAAAGTTTGGATGCACAAAAGTTTAACAGTGGATGCAGCGGAGACGGAGGGGACGAGGTTTTTTCTACTGAACAGATTAATCTTGCTAAGGAAAAGTTAAATTATTTGGGGTCTGATGAAGGGATAAGTAGTCAGATTGGGAGTTATTCACAAGATGAAAAGCACAATATGTTTAAGAATCTTATTTCTATGCTTGGCGGAACTCCCAGTGAGATATTCTCAAAAGAAAATAAAGAAGCCATTAAGTGTGAATTGGAAAAGATAAACGGATTTTATGATGCTATTCTTAATTGTGGCGATACAGAAATTTATATAGGGTTTTGGTAAAAGCCCCCTCTTTTTATTAAAGATTTCTTTATATGTTTGTAAACCAAAAAACAATGCTATGGGCAGGACACTCCACTACACAATAAAGCGTGACAAAGGAAATTTCACACGCAAAGAACTTGAATCCATGTATCAGGTTTCTACTTTTTACAATTCAAAAGGTTTGTTAAAAGAAATTAATACTACTTACAAAACCAAACTAAAGAATCTTTGGACTTGTGAGAACTTTTGGCTTGGTGTGGGTAATTACTATCCCAACTGGGAAAATAACGCTGTAAAACTCGTTACAAAGACAAATGGAGGCGGTTCAGAGGCAGGTTGGGCTTTGATTAATCAGCTCATGGAAAAAGCCGAAAAGGAAACGGGCAGTTTTATTGACGCTGTTTTTGAAATGGAGAAAAAAGGATATATTCTTGCACATGACAAGGGGGACAATGAGTTTCACGGCTTCACAAAGACACAGGGCAATGAATTTAACAGCTTGCTCGTTTTTAAAGCACTGATAGAAATATCTAAAAAAGTTCCTTCTGCCTTAATTACTCTTTCAGACGAGGGCGAATTTTTGCTCTGTCCTCTCAAAATTAAGAATGGAAAGGTACTCCCAATCATTCAGGATATGATTGAAGATATACAAAGCTACTCAATGAGAATGTTACTTTCAAAAGAGTTCAAAGGAAACATTTTGAAAAAACTGAAACATACAGATTTCAAAAATGAATTTTTTAAAAATGACATTGGAGTTGGCAACGGCTACGGTGATATGATAGAATATATAGACGCAAGGTTGAGAAACCTAAAAGAAATTGAAGCCGTGCTTTTAAAAGAGACCATACAGGACAACGAAATGTATATTTTTAATATTGGAAACAGAAAACCTGAAAAATGGTTTAAAGCTGAATCTTTTGTCCGTCCTGTTAATGTCGAAAGATTTTTGGATTATAAAATGTCTCCCGCCAGTCTTATGGATGGATTTTCAGGTGAGGGCTTTGATTTAACCGACAAAGACAGCGAAGCTGAAAGCTATAAAATGATTGCTAAAATGTTTTCAATATTGGGAAAAGCAGGATTTAAAAATGGCAACATACAGGTTCTGGGAACAGAGTAAGAGTTCCCCTCTTTCTCAAAATTCTTTCTTTATATATTCGTATAACCAAAAATAAACTATTATGTCAAAGAATATGTATTTTACCAAGCACGACGTTTTTAAATTTGACAAAAACGATATAACAATGCACATGTATTATGATTTAAAGTTGTGTGAAAAGCTTAAATCTGCATTTGATTATCTCCTTACAAAATTGCCAGTACAGAAACTCAAAAAAGATTTGAGCAAATTGAAATGGAACAAAGGAAAAAACTATAACTGGGCAATCATTCAGAAAGACAATGTAATTTTCATTTTACGCCAGTATCAAAGCCATTTTACCATTTTCACAAAGGTTGTAAAAGAGGATAGATACGGCACAAAACTTGGTTGTTTTACATTCAACACAGACAGTGATATGTTGTCAGATGATGAATCAGACGCAAGGTGTGATAATGAATTTTACGATTTAAACAAATACATTGTAGCTCTAATGGATTTCATTGGAGAAGGAAATATACATAGTCTGTGGAATGACTTTTCATTTAAAAGAGAAAAATACATTAAAATAAAAAATGTTTGGAATGGTGGAGAGTATTTCAGTAGCATTGATGATTTTATTTTCTGCCTTGAAGAGTTGTTCGGAAAGTATTTGGAACTCTTTGCCCAAACGGATATGTTTGAAAAGATTAAAACTATTAAGAAAGGTGAAATGTTAGGCACTCACAAAGTGTTAGACGTTAAAACAGACCTTAAAGATGAATATTATCACGGGGTTGGCTTAATTCTAAAGGGAACAAATGGTGCTGATAGTAAAAGTTGGCAAGATGTTTATTCATTAACCCGTTGGTATTACGGTTCAATCTTTCCCGAAGAAGTTAAAAAAGTGGAAAAACAAAATGAAGCGTTTGAAGAGTCATTTAAAAATATGTTCGGGAAGAAACCTTAAAAAGACAACTCTCCCTCTTTTCTAAAATTATTTCTTTATATAAAAAATAAGATAAATGGAAGCTAAATTAATAGAGCAATATAAAAGAAAGCGATTAGAACTCAAAGAAGCCGAGGATGAAATGAATGCACACTTTGAAAAAATAGTCGATGATATGCTAAAGACGGCTAAGAGTGAAGATGAATTTATTGCTATTAAAGAGCGTTTAAGAGTTATGCCTGAAAGTGCAAGCAAAGTTTTGCTGTTTAGAAAAATAATATTAACAGAAAAATCCCAACTATAAACCAAACACGATGGAACAAATAAAAGGAAAAGTTGCCCATTGGGGTGAACATACATTCGAGGCGGAAGCCAGTGAACATAATGGTAAAGAAGTTATCAGGATTAATGTGTATAGGAGTTGGTTGCACGTTTACGAGGGTGCATATTTTATTGAGAACAAAGAACATTTGTTGCAACTTGCAAATGATGAAAGCTGTGCCTTGCGTTTCTATACAGGTAATTTAAACGGTCAATCTTGCACAGGAAAAAAAGCAGTAAAGAGAATCACTCCACGAAGCCACAGAGAAGAAACCGTGTTCGTAGATGTTGTTGAACCTACAATTGATTATTTCTTAAGTTGTTTTAAACACGAACCGAGAGGTTAAAGTCTCCCTCTTTTCTGAAATTCTTTCTTTATATATTTATTAAATCAAAAAACAAAAAACCATGATAACAAAGAAATTCTTAAGGACTGTGGGGCTTATATGTTTCATTCCTTCATTTTTCGCAGTACTTGGATTGATAACTTTATTGACCTTGCCTGAGCCAGTGGTAATAAATACACCAATCAGAGTTGCAATAGTAATTGGTATATTTGCTTTTAGTTATTATTTAATGATATGGATGTTTATGATGTTTTCTGACAAGACTTTATGGGCAACAAGGAAGGAGCTGGAGGATGCAAAGAAGAGAGCAAACAAGGCTGAAGAAACCTATATAAAAATGGCAAAAAAGCTAGAGAAAAAACTTGTTGAGGAATGCTCAAAAGAATAATCCCTCTTTCCAAATAAATTCGCTTTATATATTTGTTATAAACCAAAAACAAAGTCATGAAAGATTTTAGAGTTGCAGTTGTTCCAACCGAAACTGGAAACAACATTAACCAAAACAGCACTGTAGAAGAAATTCTTGCTTGCCCCGAAACAGTTTTGTGGCAAGTGCCAGATTATTTTCAAGCTCAGAATGATGAAGACCTTGATTTATTGCATTGGTCATTCCTGATTGATATTGAAAAAAAGATAAATTTGACAGGTGCTGATATGAGCGACCAAGTGACCATTAAGGGTATTCATGGCTCTTAAAACTCTCCCTCTTTCCTGAACCCTTTCTTTATATATTCATAATCAAAGAATCATAAAATGAAAAGAATATTGACTACTACAAAAGAATGTGTTGAATACACAATATCCATGTTCGCATCTGACCCCATTGGATTCATTGATGAAGTTAATGAAGAAGAAATTGAAGTTGTGATAAAAGACCAATACATGAAGCTCAAAGAATTGTGTAATGAAACTGGAGCCGACTTTTATACTTCAATAACCTCCTGGAACAAAGGCAAAAAATTATATGAGAAATATAACTAAAGTCTCCCTTCTTTCTCAAAACTTTTACTTTATATAATCGTATAACACAATAAAACACTTGTTATGAAAAAAAGAAAACTTATAATTGCTTTTTGGGCGTTATTTGTCCTTGTTGATATTGCAATAGTCATTGGAATAATTTATTGTGTAATTCACTTCGTTTATAAATACTGGTAATTTATAATGGCTATCCTTCCCTTTACAATGGTTATCTTCTCCTCAATACTTTTTGTATTGGCTTTTATTGCACTTGCTATTAATCATTTTTCCTTAAAAAAATTTGAAAAGAAATTTTTCATTGAAGGCGAAGAAGAAAGAAGGGTTCTTAAAAAGTTTTATGATGAACTAATAAAGATTTGCCGTCAGGAACTAATATATGTTCGCTATTACAATAACACCAAAGAGTTGAATGAGGCGGTTTGTGAAAATGAAAGCGAAAGAAATGCGGCGGGGGCTTATCAACATCTTACCAAAGAATACAACACTCCCCTCAACAGAATATCTAAAGAATTCCCAAAAATTCACGTTGTGCTTCCGACCTTTTCAAATAGAGAAGGATATAGTGAAACGTATGTGCTTGCTCACGAATTAGGGCACCACTTTTGTTTTGAATATTATAATGATACCAGTGAAGAATCTGCCGACAAATATATTTTTGCATTGGCAAGAAAAGTTTTAACAGATGTGGAAATAGGAATAATACATATTGGGCTTTCTGTTCGTATTGGTTCAGATGTCGATGAAAAGTATGTAAAAAGAAGTGAGGCTTATTTGAATAAACTGGCACTAAAAAAACTTTGGGACGAATGCAAACTCTCCCTCTTTTCAAAACCTATGGCTTTATATAATAAATTAATAACCAAAAACAAGAACCATGAGTACACGAGCAGGAATAGTACTAATAGATGAAAATGGAGACACAATTCATTTTTATCGTCATTCAGACGGTTATCCCAAAGGAACGCTCCCCACTCTTCGTAAATTCTTAAACCTTGTTAAAAGAAAACAAATCCGTGACAACGTAAACCAAGCAAGTGGATGGCTTGTTTTGATTGGAGCAATGGAATATAACCATGTGTACGGTTACATTTGTGACTGTGGTGCAGTCACGACGAAATACAGACGTAATAAAAAATGCAAAGAATGTGGCAATAAAGATGATGGAGGGTTTAAGTGGGGCGAAATCCATTTACCTGCCGAAACTATTTTTAACCCCTCAGCAAAAGAGAGAAAAAAAAGCAGAATGGGATGGAAAGTGGGAGCGTATGAACCTACAACAAATGTTAAACATCACGGTGATTTGGAGTATGTGTACCTTGTGAATTTAAAAGACCGTACAATTCTAATTCACGAAGGCGGAAGTCAAAACTTCTCTGTAAAGAAATTGCAGGAGAAAGTTCTGACAAAGAAATAAAGACTTGCTGGTGTCTTTGGGTGCTAATGGAAACCCTCCATTGCTTTGAGGTGTTAAGAACCTAACAAAGACAGGGAAACCAGACTGGAATCCCTGGGAGAAATTCTGGGGTTTTCTGCTTTTAGATGTCAGACAACTCTCCCCTCTTTTTTCATCTCAGTTCTTTATATAATTGTCAAACTTAAAACCCATAAACAAAATGAAAAACATTATATTCATTAAAAATCTTACCTCGCCTCTTTGCGCAGCAGAAGTTAAAAATTTCTCTGATGAAAATGTAGAAGTTGCTGTGGCAAAATTGGTTGGAGTTAAACCCGAAGATTTAGAACATAAAGCCTCAAGCATGAGTGGTGGTATTTATGAAGTTAAAAGTGATTCTGTTGCCGTAAAAAACATGATTAACAACATTGAAATTGCTGAAAAATACGGAATATTAGCAGTCCATGTATTATTCGGCAGTATGGAATAACAAAACAAGAAAATAATCGTATAAAAGGAGGGGACAGTTCTCTTCTTTTTCGTATATTTGTTTTATATATTTATAACCAAACACAAAACATCATGAATGAAAATTTTGTAGCAGACCATTTCGCAGAGAAATATAAACAAGACAAGAAGCGAGCCAACGAAACAAATCAGCAATATCGTAACAGAATTGCAGAATACCTGAGAGATGAAAAAAATCTTATCCTTAGCGGGCAGTCTGTTTTGGATAACAAATTTTTTGGAAGCGGATATAAGAATTCACATCTTGACCCTATTACTGATGAAGATGACCCATGGTGGAGTCATAAAATGAAACAAGCAGGTATTGACCCTGATGAAAATTAAGAACCCCTCTTTCACATTTAGTTTTCTTTATATACCAAACTGATAAAAATGAACAAAGAAGAAGCATATCAAGCAATGCTTGACGGACACAAAGTAACCAACGAATATTACGACGTTAAAGAATATGTTTTCCTAAATAAAGACAGGAAAATTCAGACAGAAGATGGAGTTGTACACGGAACAAGATTCGATGAGTTTTGGGCAGTACGACAGTCTGAAACTGCTGAATGGAGTATTTTTAAAGAAACTCCCTCCGTTATAATTGCAGGTCATGCCGATGCAGGCAAAGCCGCCCTCATTGTAGAAGCAATGAAATCAGCAGAGAAGCTTGGCAAGACCGTTGCTGTTACTTCAGGAGAACTTGGCACACTTATTTCTGAAAACACATCAACATTGTTGCAAACTCCCGACTACATTCATATTGTGGAGAAGTTTTCCGATTATGGTGATGTTCCAAACAAGTTACAGATGTTAAGGAAACTAAACCTCACCCCCGAACAAAGAGACTATTTCTTAAACGCTCCCTCAGAAAGAATGGAAGGAGAAAAATTTGAAGATTATAAGGTTCGCAGAACGTTAAACAAATTAATGCTTAAGTATAGGGGGGAGTTCTAAAGTCTCCCTCTTTTCATTTTTATTTGCTTTATATAATAAAATTAATCAGTATGAAAAAAGAAGGGAAAACATATTTAGATGGTTTGGGTGAAAGAGGTTTTTCATTAGCTGAAATTAAAAAATTAAAAGTGGCTGATAAAATAACTTTTCACTTTAGCACATCTTTAATAGATGGTATAATATTGGGTAAAGAAGAAATTAGTAATGGTGACACATCATTTACTATCGGAACAGAAAAGGGTGTATTAAAGAAAACCCACAGAAATTTAAAAGTTTATAAAATATATTAGTTTCCTTCTTTTCTGAAACATTTGCTTTATATATTTAAATAATAATTCTTATGCCAAACAAAAATATTAAAATTACAGCAAAATCAATTGAAGAGTATATAAGAATGAGAGTATTGCTTGACGCTCTTCCTGAAAAAATACAGGCTTTAATAGAGCATGTAGAAGAAACAGTGGTTGGTTCAAAGTTAAGATGTTCTCTTAATGAGCAAGTATATGGAGGAATTTTATATTTGCCTGAAAATCCAACAACCACTTTTCTCACCGATAAAGAAACAATATTTCAATATTCACAATTTGTTTTTGTTTTGAAAACAGACCACAGAACCAAGACAGAAATCGAGTATATACCTATAAAATCATAATCAGATGGATTATTTAGACAGCAGCCACCCCGAACTTTATAAAAAGGATTACGCAGACCTTCCAATATTTGATTCCAAGAGAGGTTTGAAAACAAAGTGGGACGTGGGAAATGGAGATATTCGTTCTGCAAGTTTACCATATAATGAGAAGAAAAGAACGGTGGTATTAGAAATAACTTCATGGATGGGGATTAGCATTGGTGCAATTCATTTTTATGGAAAATTACATGTTCAAGGTTTGGAATTTGTTAATAAGGAAAAAACGAGTAGAATATCAAGCAACAGACAGCCAGAAATAACGAGGAGTTTTAATATAGTTGTCCGCAGACCTTTACCAAAAGAAGAAAAGGAAGCTGACCCTGATAGATACGAATATTACAAAGAAGGTGATTACATTGCAGGATTCCTGACAACAAAAGATTTAATTGCAGCAGGCAAAAGAATCTTTAAAGAAAAATTTACTGGAGACTGGAAATTTGTGATTAAGTGGGATAGATAACTCTCCCTCTTTTTCAGGAGATTCGCTTTATATAAAAAACAGAGACATGAAAAGAATTCATCGCAGAGACGCTAACAAATATTTTGGTATGAATCACATACAAGACAACTTTGTAAAAGGGTTTGAATACAAAGATGTAAAAGAATATGCCTCGCTGAAAGAGTGGTTGGATAATATTTGTATTTGCATGAATGAAAATATAGCGTTGGAAACCCCCAACGGAAATCGTGCCTGCTTTGTAGATAAAAGAAGCGGAGTTTATTTTTCCTTAATGGGATTTTGGATGTCCAAGGAAACACAAAAGGAATTAATGGAGAGTGAAGGCGCTTGTAAAGAATTTCTCTCTAAGTATTATTTTGACAACAAATAATTCCCTCCTGGATGCTGAAGGAAATGACTTAAAAGACAGCTTTTAAAAATATTGGGGTTCGCCGTTCTGTCCCCAGCCATAACACAAACGGCTTTTTGGTTATGACATTGGGATTCGGATTTGGCCGAATCCCATTTGTTTTGTTGGATACACAAAACTCTCCCTCTTTTCAAAACAATTCTCTTTATATAATTAAGAAAAAAAGAAATGGACAAAATGAAAAAACTAAAAAAATTATTTGTTGCCTCTGGCAAGAGAGAATCAGTGCCAATTACACTGGATAATTCAGAAGTTGTAAAACTGGTTCGTGTTGGCGTTAAAGATGACGTGGTGGTGGAAAACGAACACGGAACATATTTCTCCATGAAAGAACTTTCAGAAAAAGCGATTGACACTTTTGTTTTGCAACTGGCAGGCTAAGGGGGGACTTCCCTCTTTTATATTTTATTGTCTTTATGTATTTGTAACCAAAAAATAAAGGTATGAAAAAATATAATTTTTTTAAAGTGAAATATAGTCATTACCCAGCAGAGGTAATTGAATTTAAAAGCCCCATTACCAAAAAAGAAGCGCAAGAAAGATATAATAAGTATTATGGGAACAACAGCGGTTTTTGTGTTCCTGTTCCCGACAATCTTCTTTTGGAGGTTTTAAAAACTGGTCTTTATTTATTTGAAGTTAAAAAAGACAAAGTTACTGGTATAGAATATATAAAAAGATTTGTGTTAAAAAGCACATTATAATCCTTCTTTTCAAAACAGTTTTCTTTATAACCAAAATAACAGCCATGAAAATATTAGCAAGTCAAGTCGATAAAGCATTTGCAAAAGAAAAAGACATTAAAGCACAGCTTAAGAAAATTGAAATGTCGCTGCCGTCTGATGATAGATTCATGTCGGTAAGATTTCAAGACGAACTTTATATTGAAGATGCCAAAAAGGTTGGTGATATTTGGCAGTATCCGTTACAAATAAATGGTTCAAATTCACGTATAATTACAGCTTATAGTATCTGGAGAGACTTTCCAAACTATATGAAATACGGTAAAATGACTTCCGAAGAAATTCTTTCCAAAGGTGAAACACAAAAAGTTTTATTTAAGGGCAAAGGGTTTAGTATTGTTTGGTTGCGTGATGTATTAAGACCGCCAACTGATACTTATTGGGGATACAAAGTGCAAGCCCCAGTTTATGCACTATTGGACGACAAAGGCGAAATCCTTGTCAAAGACGAAAAGGCTTGGAGGTTTAAAAAAAGATGTTTGGGAGAATACATAGAACCAAATCCCCAAACTCTTTACGAAAAACTGGCACTTGGAAACCCTTTTAAAATGAAAATCGTTCCATTCAGTGATGTTGAAATCATCAAGCACTTACAAGAGATTTTGCCAATGAGCCACTTTCAGTTTAACCAATACCTCAAAAACAAAACACTGACTGAAAATAAAAACCTATATGTAGTATTTTTCTTGGGCTACGATAGGGGCGAAGACAATCAAAGAGAAACTTGCACGTGGATTTTTATGGAAAGCAAAACGCTCCCCACCTTTGATGAAGCATTGATACACCTGAAAAATATATTAGAAAAGTATTTGGTCGGCAGTGAATTTGTGGATTATTTGGAAGCACAAAGAAAAATATTCAAAGTTGATTTAAACAAATTGGACTTATATTTGGAGGCAAGGTTTCATTATCTGGTAAATGGAAAACTACAGCACAGAATTAAGGACGTATTTAATAAAAGATTGGAAGAGTTTTACAGTGTGTTTAAATAACACACCTTTCTCTCTTTTCCAAACAATTTACTTTATATAATCATAATCTTAAAAATAAAAATCATGGACGGATTTACTCAAATAAAATTACATGATTGTTCGAGAGCGAACATTGACAGGCAAAATGCACGCTTGGAAATCTTAAAAGTTCCTAAGAAATATCGTTTTTCTTCCGAAGCTGATACGATTGCACAGTATGAATGGTTTATACAGGGCAAAGGCACTTTTCCTGAACACATGTTCCCCAAAGACAAAATCAACAGCTACGAAGATTTCAAAAGATACTGGAATCCAAAAGCATTAGGCGAATGTTTTGTACCCCCAGACGGCACTCTCCAGTTTGATTGCTATTTTGGTAGGACACCTGAAAGTGTCATGAGCAAAATAGGTGTGTATGTTGCCAAAAATATTACCGAATTTAAATCGTTTCATGGTTCATTCAACACGTTTATGGAGCGTGGGATGACGATGGAAGAAAGGGAAATTGTTAAGAAATCAGGGATTTTAAAAGGACGATACGATTAAATAGGGTGAGATTGAACCTCTCCCTCTTTTCCGAAACATTTACTTTATAAATTCGTATAACCAAAAAAATTAAGGCAATGTTAGTTAGCAAAAATTTAAAACAAGAACTTACAAGGATGCAAGCTGACATTGAAATGCTTGTCAGAAACATCATTGGTAATAAACATTTGAGGTTTGATGCAATTACTCATGTCGAACATGAAGATGGGCTCAATGAGAACCTCGTTGGTATCAGAGATAATGAGTATACGGGAGAATTAACAGTCATTACAGACGTTAATTATGACTTGGGTGAAATATTATTAGACGACCTGCCAATTCACTTACAGATTGAAATTTTGGAAATTTTGGAAAAAGGAGCGTTTGAAGAAGACGGGACAAGCGGGCAGGACAGAGACAATTATACAGACACTCAGGACAGAGACAATTACACATCAGAAGAAAACTAAGAAAATGAAAAAGTTATTTTTAATACTAATTATAGCACTTCTCGGTTCCTGCTCAGCCCCTCAATTTGTGGTAACCTCAAAGACCCCCAATGGCGTCGAACACAATTGTGTGGTTACTATGACCCCAATAAACAGAGCGGGTGTTAGAACGGGACGCAAAGAAGCTGTAATCAGTTGCCGCTTCTATAACGTCGGAGACACAATAAAGTTAACGAGAAAGACGTATACTAACTATTAGCGGGCGCCCGTGCTTCGCACCCACGACCCCGCTGTTTTAAGGTGAGACCCCCGCTCCAAGCATGGATGCGGGGGTTTTTTGTATACACTTTTTTTCAAGCAATGACCTAGCAATTGTTAACAATTTGGTGACAATTCTTCCCTCTTTTCTATTTTTGTTTCTTTATATTTTTATAACCAAAAACATATTATCATGAAATATTTACAGTTAGGTATCGGCAATGCAAAATTAAAGAATGACGTTGTTATAGTGGACCTTCCAGCAGGATTTACGTGTCCTTACTCAAAAGATTGCGGCGATAAGGTTAACCCCAAAACAGGGAAAATGATTTTTAACCCCAAAGCAAAATTCCGTTGCTTCGCAGCCACAAGTGAATTAATTAGCCCCGCAGCACGTGTAAAAAGGTGGAGAAATTATAATCTTATCAGAAAATGCGATACATCAAAAGAAATTGCGGAATTGATTGCTGCTTCTTTTAATGCAAATTTAAAGGCGCAGAATGCCGCCAAAGTAAGAATACATTCAAGCGGAGACTTTTTTAATCAAAAGTATTTTAATGCTTGGTTAATCTTTGCCAAAGCAATGCCTGAAAAAACATTTTATGCTTATACAAAGAGCCTGAAATTCTGGGTTGCAAAGTTAAATGAAATTCCTGAAAACTTTCACCTTATTGCTTCAAAGGGCGGAAAAAATGATAGCTTAATTGAAAAACATAACCTTAAGAATGTAGAAGTGGTTTTTAGCGAAGAAGAAGCAAAAGCAAAGAATATCGAAATCGACCACGACGACAGCCATTGCTACGACAGAAAATGTAAAAAGTTTGCTCTACTTTTACATGGAACACAGGCGAAAAATAGCCGTGCAATGGATGCAATTATGAAAATGAGAAAGGACGGAATCATGGGTTATAAAAGGGGAAAAGTTGGGGACGGGAGAAGAATGAACGTAGCTGCATAAAGAAAATATGAACCAGGGGGAGAAACTCTCCCTCTTTTTAAATAAATTCGCTTTATATATTTATAATTTACCAAGATGAAAACAAAAGAAGATATTTTAAAGGCTTGTACGGTTGATGGATTAATTGTCAAGTTGCCAAATGGTAAACTTGATAGAAATCTATATTTGGATGTTGCGGAATCTTTGAAATTAATCGGCGGAAAGTGGAAAGGTGGGAAAATAGCTGGATTTATTTTCCAGGAAGACCCCACAGAATTACTCACTCAAATTGCAAAGGGAGGAAATAGAAATTTAAAAAAAGAATTTCAATTTTTTGGAACACCCGAAAAACTTGCTGATAAATTAGTTAGTATTGCAGATATAAAAAATTCACACAAAATATTAGAACCATCAGCAGGGCAAGGCGCAATAGTTGATGCTATTGTAAGAAAGATTTCAACTATTTGGGTTGACTGCTGCGAAATAATGGCCATTAATGGAAATATATTAGCAAAACATCCAAATGTTCATTTTATTTGTGAGGACTTTTTGAAAATTCCAAAGCAATATGAAGGTTACTATGACCGAATAATTGCTAATCCCCCATTTTCAAAAAACCAAGATATTGACCATGTAATGAAAATGTATAGCCTGTTAAAAAAAGGAGGCATGTTAGTTTCTATTACTTCCAAACACTGGGAAACATCAAACAACAGGAAAGAAAAAGAATTTCGTGATTGGTTGGTTAACGTAACTGCATATGCAGAAACAATTCCCGCTGGAGAATTTAAAGAAAGCGGCACAGAAGTGGGCGGAAAGATTCTTATTATTAACAAAAAATAACTCTCCCTCTTTTTAAAAACATTTGCTTTATATATTCATAAATCAAAAACAAAAACCATGAACAGATTTATTGCAAGAGGGCAAAATGCCGACAAAACCATTACTGTTATTATGACAATTTCAAATGAAGAAAAGCTTCATGCAGATGCTTTTTTGGAATCTCTTAAACACGCCATTAGCACATATATAACTTATAATGAAAATGGCAGAAGAATGTGGGAATATTCAGGCGGAGAATTTAACTTTGCAGATTTGGCTATTGCCGCACATGACGGTTATTTTCTCAGCATTGCGGACAAATACAGATTATTCGATTTGAAAGTTGAACTGGTTCAAAATAACCAAGCTGATTTTGATTTAGATATGAACTTGGCAAAATAACTCTCCCTCTTTTATAAAAAATTTGCTTTATATAATAAATTATTAACCAAAAAATTGAAGTCATGGGACAATATTATAAACCAAGTATTCTTGGAAAAAACAAAAGAACAGTTGAATTGTTTATGGAATCATGGGATTATACCTGTGGAGCAAAACTCATGGAGCATTCATGGTTGGGAAACAAATTTGTTGGAGCATTTGAAAATCTGATTTTGCAAAAGCCACAGATTGTTGTATGGGCAGGCGACTATGCAGATGAAGACAAAGGATTAAAAACAAATGTTTACCAACGCTGTAAAGATAAACTCAAAGTCTCCCCCCCCTTACAGCTTGTTAAAGCTAAATACATTGTGAACCATACTACAAAACAGTTTGTGGATAAAAGCAAAGTACCCAATAAAGGCGGTTGGCAAATTCACCCCCTACCTCTGCTTACTTGCGAGGAAAACGGACGGGGCGGCGGCGACTTTAGAAGCACAGACCCCCAAAATCTGGTTGGTTCATGGGCAAGGCACCTGATTTCTATTGAACCTCGCAAACCAAAAGGATATACAGAAGTGTTTTTTAACCTTGTGCATACTTAAAAAGACGGAGAGTGAAAACTCTCCCTCTTTTTTGAACTCATCCTTTATATATTCAACTCTTAATTATTTATAACAATGGCAAAGTTTACATTACAATTTACTCAGTATATCCCTTATCATGCAAAATCTTTGCCCAGCGGAATGCCAGTTTGTGCAACCTATTACTATTTTTTAAATGAAGAAGGAAAAGTTGTTGACAAAGAAACTTTGAAACCATATAAAGGAAAACAAATGAATCGCTATGCAATGTACAACGAAACAGAAGCAAAGGCATATCTCGAAATTATTAACTCAAAATAACTAAATGCCATGGGATACGAAACCGAATTATTGATTGGGAGGAAACTTGACGAGCCTCATAGAAGAGTAAAGACTTATTTTATAAAGCTTGCTTCCTTAGAACTATCCAAAGTTTATACTGGCAATTTTGGTAAGCTTATTGAAAGAATTCAAAAAAAGAGAAATGCCAAGAAGTACCCCCGCACTTATTACTATGAGGGATATTGTAAAAAGTGTGATGAAGAATTTGAAATTAAAACAGATTGCTACGGCGCCCCCCTTCGACTTGTCCCCATAAAAGAAGTTTTAGAAGCGATTGTTACTGACAACAAGCTTGAACCATACCGAAGATTCAAAATGGCAATTGCGTTGCTCAGAGAAATGATAAGAGGTTTTAAGGGAGAAGAATTGTATTGTGTATTGAGGGGACATTAAAGACAGTTTCCTTCTTTTTTGAGCAGATGTCTTTATATAATAAATTAAAAAAATAAACAAGATGAAAAAGTTAGTTATTCTATTAGTCATTGCAATGTTTGCCTTTGCCAGTTGTGCAACGATTGAACAAAACAATTACGTTAAAAGAAGCAAAGCCAATGCAAACGCACTGGTGAAAAACGGACAGATAACCGAAGAACATGCTTCTATGATTATTTCCGATGCAAAGAAAGTGAACTTAAAGAAAGAAGCAAAAAAGGAAGTAAACAAAAACGTAAAAAAAGCCAAGCAGATGGTGACGAATAAAGCTGTTACAACAGTTATTTATCTGTTAAAATAAATTTTAAAAAATTTTGAGTATGAAAACACATCAAGTATTAGACTTACACTATCACGAAGATGAAGGGCAAGGTTGTTTTGATGGCACAAAACAAGAATGTGAAGACTTTGCGGCAACGCAAACACCAGATTTTATGTACAAAGTAGTGCCTATGACAAAAGAAGAAATTGAAAATCACCCCGACAATGTTGTGATACGTAAACAATTTGTGAAAAATACAACTGTTAAACCAGGCGACACAATAGAGTTTCAAGATTGTTGTAATGATGTAAACAGCAAGCCTCTTAAAGGAAAAGTGGAATATAAAGACCAATTGGGATTAATTACTATTGTTGATGGAACACAGTATGAGTTAAGAAAATTGATAAATATTAAGAAGGTTTTTTAAAAATATTTTGCTTTTTTCTTGCGTTTATTGAAACTTTTTTCGTATATTTGCGTATAAAAGTCGTAGAAAAGATTTTTTTTGACTATTTAAAGATACAATATATTGCGGGATATATTAATGGTAGATTGGCTGTCTCATAAGCAGCATATGTAGGTTCAACTCCTGCTCCCGCACTACAAATTAACAAGTTACGAATAAAATGAAGATTAATTTTTACACAGAGGAAAGCGAGGAAGTTCACAACAATTGTGTCCCTGACAAAACTATGTAAAAGGTTAATTTACAAAAAGCTTAGAAGCGGGATACGAAAGTCTCCCGCTTTTTTTATGCCATGTTCGACGAGATGGATTGTAAGTCATTGCACTTTCACTGCAAAGGTCATGGGTTCGAGTCCCATACATGGTACAACGTGCTGTCTTCTAAATGGTTAGGAATCTGGTCTTTCACATCAGCAATGTTGGGTTCAATTCCCACCAGCATGACAATATACTGATTTATAATGAGTTAAACTCATTAAATATATTTTTGCGTTTTCTCCCTGAAATTAGTTGATTAATATAATTTGGATTAATATTATATTTATCAGCAATCTCCCTACGAGTTTTATGCTCGTCACAAAACATATGAAAAACATCTCTCACCTCATCATCCTTTAATTTACACCTTCCACTGTTTTCCCCACTCAATTTATCTTTGGTTTCTTGTGAAATAATTCTATTTTTATTACATTCTGCAAGCTTTTTTCTATTTTCAATTGTATGAGTTTTCCCCAGAAACCCATTACTACCTTCCCCTCCGTCAGTTCCATTAACAAGATTAAATCCTTTGCCTTTATAAAATTTAATCCAATACATCTCCCTGGCTTGCCAATCGGCGTATGTAGTTTCCTCAATAATGTTCAGTATTGGAAGCTCGCTTAAGCTATTTAACCATTTATCTTTATGACTTTTATTTCTTTGTTTTGCTTCTTTAATGTGGTCTTTTAATCTGGCTTTTGGATGGTCAGATTTTCCTATATATCGTATATTCCCCAATGGATATTCTAAACTGTATATGAACGTAATTTTATTTATATCTTTTTCTTTTCTTATTTTAATTATTGGTTTATTTTTTATTGTGTTTCTTATAACGTTACCTTTAAATATAGCAGCACAGCTTCTGGAACAAAACAGCTGTTTTCTTTCTTTATAAGGAACTTCAAACTCCCCACTGCACTGTTTACAAATTATTTTGACTACATTGTTTTTAGTTAGCGCTTTTCTAATTTTTTCTTTAGAAATGTCATTATGTACTCTACTATTAGCGCAACCCCTCCCACAATAATATTTTTCCTTTTGTGGGAATAGTTTTTCTCTTTCATTAACTATAAGCTCTTTTTCGCACTTATTACATTTTACTGTAAAATTTTTAAACAACCCAAACCTCTTATCACATCTTTCTTTGTTCTGATACTCCATTTGGCATTTAATAGAACAAAATTTTTTGTTATTTGTTTCTTGTCCGCAATTTAAACATGTATTCATAATTTCATCTTTTCTATAAATAGTCTAAAAAAGCGGAAATTAGATTTGAACCTAAGATTTTGTGAAATTTCCCTCTTTTTAAAACAATTTGCTTTATATACCAAAATTAAAGTCATGGAAAAATTTACAGAAATTCAGAATCTTTTTGTCGAAAAGAAAAAAGCACAAACAGCCATAGAGGCAAAGATTGCACTCAAAGAAAGACAAATTGAAAGGTTGAAAGTAAAGAGAGAAAAAGCTTATCCCCACTGGACAGAAAACCTGATAAAACCATTAATAGAAGAAGTTAAAAAACGAATGCCCGAATTAACATTTGAGGAGAATGAAAAATATATTCCTATGGGTCTGTGCTGCAGAGTATCAGTATTCCCCTATTTTAAAGAAAAGTGTCTTATGCTTAGTTTTGTCCCTGGAGACCTGAAAAATGGTGAACTCAAAATTGAACCTGGTGAAAGAAATAACCAACCATATCCTACAGGTTCATTAGCAGACTTGAACGGTTTCGGCAAAGTGTCGGTTCCTGTAAAATCCATTAGGCAAATTGTTTCCTTGCTGAGAAAACAAATGAGAGAGGAAGAATAGGGATTTCCCTCTTTTTCAAAAGAATGGCTTTATAACATAAAAATAGAAATCATGGGAAAAATAGCAAAACTTATAGGCGTGTCTTTAATGGTAAGGGTAATCGTTGAAGATAATCTTTCAGAAGAAGAAGAATTGGATGCAATTGCAACCAATGTAAGAAAGAAATGTGTTGACCAAATTTTGAATGATGGAATTGGAGACCACATTGAAAGCATTGAAGAAGATGAAGAGTGTCCCTTCGGGTCTATTGACACAGACAAATAACAACCCCCCTTCAAATAAATTCGCTTTATATAATCAAAATAATACCATTATGAAATCAATTCTTGATACAGAAAAAGGAAGAGAAATTGTCGAGCAGGTTACATTAAAGAATGTAAAACTTGACATTGGACACGACCTAGCAGGTATGTACGCCGATTTTTATCTTAAAGGCAAAAAAATGGGCTACTTTAGCGATGATGGCAACAGAGGTGAAACCGATGTTGTTTATTTGTCCCCCGCACACCAAAAAGAATTTGAGAAATTTCTTTCAGACAACAAAGTGGCTCAGCTGATGTTTGAGAATGGTTGGGACTTTTTGAAAGACATAAAGAAGATTGACCTGCATTGCCAAGCTGAAAATGTAATCGACGAAACTGTAAACCTCCAAGCAATTAAAAAGTTTCAAAAGAAAATTGAAAAGAATTGCTTAAAGAGTGTTATTGTTGGAACGGATAAAAGCTGCAGGTTACAGTGTGATTTTAGAACTCCAATGAAAGAAATGGTTACCTCCTATGGAGACGAAGCAATTGCTTTAATTCAAAGAGCCTACGATAATCTAAAATCACAATTACAAAAAGGAGAAAGAATTTTAAACACAAACTTAAAGGAGTTGGGGATTAAATTATAAAATCCCAATTCCCTTTTAAATTTATACTTAATGGCACAGTATTTTAAATTAGAAGAAAGAAAAGAATCAAAGATTTTTAAAAGTGTGCGGCGTATTGCCGAATATTATATTCGAGCGTCAAAATACATCACACGCCTCCAAAAAGACTTTAACCAGGAATTCATTTATAAGAAGGAAGTGATGAAACTCCCTGATACTTATAAGATGGATAAAAACACCTTTGTGGTTTTGAATGTGGGCAAATATGAACTTCAGGACCCTGAAATGAGAGATGTAAACTTCGAGGTAAAAGTAGAATGTCATATTGACGAGGGGGGACGAATCCTGGGGGCTTACGCTGTTATATAAAAACAGTTCCCTCTTTTTGAGAAAGTTTTCTTTATACATTCATAATAACCAAAAAAAGAAAAATGAAAACTTCATGTTTAAATTGCGGACACGAATTCAAAGTCACAAAAGTCTTTAACGACGAACTGGGACTTCATACAACCTGCCCAAAATGCGACTCATCTTTTGATGTTGATGTTACTTTGTTAGAACTTACAGAGGACGAATTCCATGAACAGTTCAATTTTGTAAAGAATCACATTGATGACAATGCCGCTTTTGGCGGATGTATGTTCGAGACCTATGGAACAGAAATCGATTATATCCTTGATTTCGCAAAAGAGAACCCCAAGAGAGTTTGGACAATCATAGAGGCTGAGGAGAGAATGTATTACAGCGCAGGATACCATCTCGTAAACAGGTTGGGATACTTAATCACAGAAGAAGAGTTTGTTTGTGAAACCGACGTCAAACTGGAAAACTTGAATGATGACATGAAATATAAATGCACCATCTGCGGAGAGTATTTTGATGAGCACGTAGATGAAAAATGTCCCTTCTGCGGAAGCGAAACGTTTGAAATTAACAATGAAAATGCATAACAAAATATGAAGCCAAGAAATTCAGAAGAAATTAAAGAATGTATTAAAAATAATTCAAAACTTGTTCTGCAGAATGAAATATGCATGGCTCGCAACAAATTTGAAAGATGTAATGCAAAAGATGACGATGAAATACTACGCATTCTATCTCTGATAAATCAACTCTTAGGAAAAATAGAAAACAAATAAAATCATTTATTCATAAAAAACAAAAACAATGGAAGACAGACTCAAAAGAACAGGTGAAGTATTCCTCGTCCCCTTCGACAAAATTGTCATCGACGAAGAAGTAAATAAAGGCCGTATTGATTTCGGCGACATAACTGAACTATCAAAGTCCATCGAAGAAGTCGGACTGCGTATCCCAATTCTTGTAAAGAAGGTAAGAGGAGAAGACCAGTATACCCTGATGCAAGGAAAACGTAGAATGAAAGCAATCGAACTTTTAATTAACCGTGGAGTTGATTTCCCTGGGGTTAAATGTTTCCTTGCCCCCACCAACTACTCAATTGAAAACAGTCTGTTTGACCAGATTGTTATGAATGATGGAAAACCTTATTCCAGTCTGGAACAGGGAATCGTATTCTCCCAGTTGGTCGACAGAGGCTATGATGTGAAAGAAATTGCAAAGAAAGTTGCGAAGTCTCCCTCACATATTAACAATTGTATCAGTATCGCTTCTCTCCCCAAAAAAGTCCGTGACCTCGTTGCCGACGGTTCTGTCTCTGGCCACACCGCCGTCGAACTCTCAAAGGTTGTGAAGGATGAAGATGAGCTGATTGTAAAACTGCAGGAAGCTGTTGTTGAAGCCCCAATCGCTTCTGATGGAAAGAAAAAGAAAGTTACAAAGAAAAATATAAAACAGATTGCATCTCTCTCTCCAATGAAAAGACTGGAAGAATTAAAAGAAGCTCTGAAAGAACATGAAGTCAAAACGGTACACCGTGATTTCTTTATCAAATTGCTGTCCCGCCTCAAAGCAGGTGAAAGCACCGAAAGCCTTATTGAGCTTTTTAAATAAAAAAAGAAGGGGAAGAAAATGATTCTTCCCTCTTTTTTATTTATTTGCTTTATATATTTGTTTAGTAAATAAAATTAAATTACTTTTGTCAAATTAAAAATTTATAATCATGGGATACAACATAGAATTTCGAGGACAATTTGGACTCAACAAAGAACTGGATGAAAACACTTTTGAGTTTTTGAAAAAGCTCAGCACAACTCGCAGAATGAAAAGAAATGTACATCATTTGTATGGAGTAGAAGGAGAATTTTATGTTAATGGTAGCAATGGTCTTTCTGAAGACGTTGTCGACGGAAATTGTCCACCGTCAACTCAACCTAGTCTCTGGTGTCAGTGGAGACCAACCAAAGACAAAATGGGAATTGAGTGGGATAAAGAAGAAAAATTTAGTGAATATATTCCGTGGATTAAATATATTATCTCAAAAGTTCTTGCCCCCAGAGGATACGTTCTGAACGGTGTGGTTGATTATGAAGGTGAAGAATTTGGTGACCATGGTGAAATTAACATTGTTAACAATGTAGTTGACGGAGAACGTCTAATTGTGGATTACTCAATCAATAAATGTATCCCGCTTCCTGAAAAAACCTACCCAAAAGAGAATGCCCAAGATGCACAACTCAAAGTTTTGAAAGATATCATGCTTGACGAAATCAGGTTAAATTCAAGATTCAACGGCTCGTTGGAAGAATTTAAGTTGATGTTAAAATCATTGCTGCAGTAGCGGGGTTCCCTCTTTTTTAAAACGAAGACTTTATATATTTGAATAATTAAAAAAACAAAGAGAGATGAAAGAAATGAGCAAAAGTGCAAAGGCTGATTTAGAATTGGTTGAGGCAATCAAAGCAAAAACAGGAAGAAAATCCGAAGAGGCATTCAGTGCTATCTACAAAAAGTATCACGATTCCATGTTGTTCCATTTCAGGAGTCTCGGAAGAGATGAGGAGACTGCGAAAGAACTTGTTCTCGAAGCTTTTGTGAAGATGAATAATAACTTGGATAAATACAATGAGGAAGTCTCTGCATTCAGTACGTGGTTATTTAAATTAACCCAACACATCTTTATTGACAATTTGAGAAAGAAAAAGGATGACTGTTTGCTTATCTCTGATTTGGCAATCACCGATGACGAAAATCACACCGTTGAATTTGAAGTCGCTGATGCGGACGGAACTCCCGAAGACAAAATGCTGACCGTCGAAAAGAACAGAAGAATAAACAATATCATCAATGCAATGGAAAATAAAGAATTGGCGGAAGTCATAAAGATGAGATTCTTTGGCGGAATGTCTTACGAAGAAATCAGTCAAGAAACTGGTAAACCCATTGGGACTGTCAAAGCTTTCTTATTCAGAGCTAAACAAATCTTAAGAGAGGAGTTTGTCAAAGCAGATATCGCTCTTCCCGTAAATAACAAAAAGAAGAGCGTAAAAGAAAACGCTGAACTGGAGGAAGCATAACATGGGAAAGCAATTGAAGATTTGGAACGGCACCGTGTGGTCGGGGGATTATAAGTATGGGAGCGTTTATGTTGCTGCCTACTCAATGAAACAAGCAGTTGAACTCATTAACAAAGCCCTCGGAACATACATGTCTCCCTCAATAATAAAGAACTATTATCACAAAGGATGTTGGGGAAGAGCAATGGACGGAATCGTTCCAACTGAACCATGTGTTTATGCTTCAAAAGAGTTCAGAGGTAAGCCTGAAAAATTAATCTAAAAAATAACAAAATGAAAAATACAAAATTATTACTCGAAGATTACGAGAGGAGACTTAAAACAGTCTTGATAGAAATTGAAAAACTTCCATCTAACTGCCCCTCAAATCCTGATTATTCGAGACTTAAAGAAAAATCCTCGAATTATCGAACTCTAATTGCTGAACTCAGCAAGTCTCTGAAACAAGATAGAGAGGCTGTTGAGGAAAGAAAACTTGAAAGTTTTACAGATTGGTGTAAAGAAACACTTGGAATAGGTGATGTAAATAGCAGTGATTTAGCTGAGAAGATGACTCTTGAAACCTTAAAATGGGATTATTTAAATAAAGCTTATGAGGCGGGATATGAAGATTCTAAAAAAACATCCTAAATATTTTTGATAATTCTTAGAAAATTCCTTATATTTATTTATAAGGAATTTTTTATTTTATGACAGCTCTAACTCCCCAACAGAAAAAACAATATCTCTTGCAGAAATATGCTAAGAGAGATTATGATGTAACTGAACTTAAACCTAAATATGCAGTGTATTTCAATCCAGCAATTGATAAAATCAAGGATTGGACATTAATCTGTATGACAGATACCCTTGAACAGGCGAAATTTGAAATTTTTTTTCGCAAGAAATACTTGGAAACTGGGGATGGAGACCTTGTTTTGGATAATGACCCCAAATACTCCTCATTCCGTAATGAACTTATAAACACAGACTCCAATGGAAAACCTTATGAACCAGGCGAAGAATTAATGAAAATTGATTACAATTCCCCTGGAAATATGTTGCAAGTAATTGCAAACTCTCCACCACCAAATAGTGTTACTGGATTTAAATCAATGGCATTTTATACACAATTTGACCTCAATGAATATAAGGGGTTTTATAAAATAACAGAGGTTTATGAGGTTTAATATATTACACTGCTATTTTTAACTTTTTTGTAACATTTAACCCCCATTTGCGTATAATATATTATAACTAAAAAAACGCAAAATGGCAGCACCAAAAATTAAAACAATCGAGACAGTTCAAGACCTCATTGGTGAGCTCATGAAATTAAAGAACAAAACCAGGCCTGTCTTTGGATACATCACAACCCCAGAAGACGAAACCTTCGAATTGGTGCCAATCGAGATGATTGATGACTCAATCTCAGACAGGGTGGATATTAATTTTTATACGGGGGATGGGGAATAAGATGGAAGATTTCTTATTGTTTATGTGCATCTGGATTCCAATATTCCTCATTGTATTATTAGATGGGGATGGGGATGATGAGGATGATTAGGGGTTCCCTCTTTTTTTAGAATTCTCTTTATGTATTTAAATAAAGACAATGGGCAATAAAACTTACAAGAAACATGGTGAGCTGAGGGGACGGAAGAAAGATAAAATCTACAAGAAAGTTTCCAAAAGAAATGTCCGTAGAGACAAAAGCGAAATTGAAGAAGAAATTAATTCTAAAAAACAATTATTATGAGTATGTCAACACGCGTTATAGGTATGGTGTCCGAAGATGACCCAATTTATAAAAAGCACGCAAAAGTATTAATCGCTTGTGCAGAAGCAAGCGTAAAAGAAATGCCAAAAGAAACCGCTGAATATTTCGGTAGCAAGTACCCAGAAAAATATCTTCTAAAAGAAAAATTGACGGTTGATATTCCAAAACACCAAATTTTTGAAGATGGTATGACGGGTTTTGAAATCGTCGTTTCTGAGATTCCAAAAGGAGTTTATAAAATCAGATTTGAAAATTGGTAAAAGTTCCCTCTTTTTTAACCAAACTTCTTTATATATTTAAATCAGGTGCGAGCGATGAAAGGTAGGTAAAAAATGAAAAGCATAAATTATTCGGATGTAAAAATAGACCACTCGGCAGAGGAAGCCCTGAAAACAGGAGACGATACTCTCGACCAGTTTATAAGTGGAGTGGGCGGATTCGTGAGGGGAAGCGCAATATTCCTGACAGGTACCCCTGGAGCAGGAAAAACCACATTCTCTGTGGTGCTGCAGAAATTCTTCGAAAACATTAAAACTTCTCTCTATTCCCGTGAAATGACAAACTCAAGCGTGGTCATGCAAATGGAGCGCTATAAAATCCTCCACCACAATGCATTTATTGTAGACAGAAGCATGTGCGCTTCCATCGAGGATTATATGAGAGAACTGGATGATATGAAACCATCCATTGTCATTATCGATTCTCTGCAGATTCTCCTGAAAGAAGATTTTATTGATGTTCCTGCAGATACCGCAGCATTTAACCTGATTCAGAACCTGCGGGCTTGGACAGATAAAAATAACGCCGTGCTGATTGTTATCGGCCACGTTAATAAAGACGGTTCGTTTGAGGGAAAGAATACCATCGAACACCTCTTCGATGCCCACCTGGAAATGATTTTTGATAAGGGGAAAAATACAAGAACCCTTTCTTGGTCAAAAAACAGAAAAGGTTCTATAGACCAAACTCTTTTCTACGTGTTCGGAGAAAAATCCCTCGAATTCTATACAGCTGAACAATACCAGAATATTAAACAGGAAAAAGATTTGGAAGACTTCATTCTCGAAGCAGCTCTCAACTTTATGAAATCACTGGATAGAAAGTCTCCCCAATATAAAGAGTTCCAAAAAGACCTGAATCAGCAAATCTCCCTCATCATGGAGGCAAACCTGAACAGGTTGGATACAACCATCAGCTGTATTAAAGTTATACAGAAAAAAATTGAAGAATATAATCTTTAAAATAAATTAATTATGGGATACTACACACATCACAAATTAGAAATCATTGAAGGCAATGATTTTGTTACAGATTACGCTAAAGAAATAAGCGAAGCAACAGGAGCTGGGTATAGTAATTGCTTTGATGACTCCATTAAATGGTATGAACATGAAAAAGATATGAGAAAATATTCTAAGAAACACCCCAATGTTCTATTTAAACTGAGTGGAGAAGGAGAAGAATCGGGAGACATCTGGATTGAATATTACAAAAACGGGAAAATACAGAAATGCGAGGCCACAATTTCTTTTGAAGATTATGATGAATCAAAACTTGTATAACCATGGAAATAGAAGAATATAAAAGTAGGCTTGAGGAGTTGGGAAAGGAATTTATAAAGAAAAAGAATGCCTTGGCCAGAGAATATGCCAACTCGAACAACACAGTAAAAGAAGGAGACATATTTACAGACCACATCGGCTCCATCAGAGTGGAAAATATTGGTTATGAATATGATTTCAATACAAGTCTTCCTTCTTGTATATACGAAGGTCCTGAATTAAAAGCCGACGGCACACCAAAGAAAAATGAAGCTCGAAGAACGGCTTATCAAACAAAACAAAAAAAATAATCATGAAAAAATTAGTAAAATTCTTTGATTTTGGTGGCTCATTCTTTGGAGTAATCCTGGGGGGAATTGTATACTTTATCCTAATAACAATTGCTGCCTGCTTAATCATTGCAGCAATAACATCACTTGCTTATGTTTTATTTCTGGATTCCTCCATTTTTATAAGCACAATTCACATATTTAACCCCGCAGAACACTTAAGTCTAAGAGTAATGGGACTGTTTGCTTTTGTTGTAGCATTCGGTTCATACTACCATAGAGACGAAATATAAATTTCTAAATTTTTTCGGCATATTTAAAAGAAAATAAACTTTTAAAATATATGCCAGATAAAAACGCCAGAGAAGTATTTAAAGAAATGCTCTCAATCTGTTATGACGAAGATTACCCCCAACTCCATGAGGAACTCGTCTCCCTGGACTCCATAACAAAAAGAGATAAAAGTAAAAATAAATACGAAACAGCCATAAAAGAACTACTCAACATTATTCCCCTTTTCGCAGAAGACTTCTCCCCAGAAATTATGCTTAAATTGGAAAATATTTATGAAGATTTCTTGGAAAGTTAATTTAATTTTACTATATTTACCCCATGGAAAGAAAAAACCCAAACTATATTTTTGACTTCATGACAGGAATCTTCTGCGGGCTTCTCGCACTAGGTTTAACAATCGCAGGCCTCATAATAATTGTAGCCTCATTTTTTACAGCTCTCCCCATATTTAATGGAGTTGTTCTATTGTCGCTGGGGGTTGTTATTTATTTGGGAATTAGAATCATTTATGTTAACCAGGAAGTTATAACAGCCCTGGCAAACTTTGTGGAATCTCTCCCCAACTTATTATCAGGAACCTCTCCCCAAAAAAACAAACCAATTGCTATAAATAATTCTGATGAGTTCTCAACCCTTATAAATATTACCCAGGATACAACCCCAGAAGAAATCGAAGAAATTAAAAAGAAATTCCCCATGTTCGCCGATAACCTGGACTCTATAATCAAAACCTTTAAATCTCCCCAATGGGAAAAAAGTTTTGATTTAAAAGAATGGCATAAAAAACAAACTGATTTGTCTAGACTCTCTTTAGAAGAATTAAATGTAGCTCTTAATAACTCCCTGGATAAAGATGAATTTGAAAAAGCTGCGGAAATCAGAGACGAAATTAATAAAAGAAAACAAAAATAGGTGACCAGCTGCGAAGGCCTGCCCCCAGAAGATTTTTTTCTGGGGTTTATTTTTTAAAAAAACTACCACCCTATCATTTTTTATCGTATATTTGTATATTCATTTTTTTAATTTGTTATTGACCAGGAAACCCCAGAGTGAATTTTATTCTGGGATTTTTTGCAACTCTTTTGCACAGAAATCCGTATAACCTAGTTCACAGATTAGATGCTGGCGAGCTACATGTGCGCCGTGGAATTTTCCAGCAGGCTGAATCTCTTAGAGCCCCACTTGAGGGGCTCTTTGAATTTATATGTAACCTTTCCTTTCTCTTATCCGTATAAATAAGTCACGAGCTGGGAGGCGGAATAGTTCCGTTCTGAAAAAAATGGATGAGATATGATTGGAGTGGCTACCAATAAATCAGTGAACAACCATTCTTATTCCGCTGGCTCAGCCTTAAAACCCCCACTTGAGGGGGTTTTTTGTTTTTTATTGGAACCTTTTTTAAAAAAATACGTATAATATAGTATAAAGTTTGACATAATCTAAATATTACGCCAACCCCCAACTCCATCTTCCCAGTGTATGGCTTTGGGGTTTTTTATAAACTTAAATTAAATAATCATGAAAAAAATAACAGTCTATTGCGGTGAAACAATCCAGGACAAATGTGGAAAACAACTACATCCTGTAGTGGAAGTACGCAATGCCGAAGCTCTTGTAAAGTCCGATAAAGATGAAGTGGTATATTCTAATTGCTCAGATTTTATTATGGGGGTGAAATATATCGGCAAGAAAAATGGAGTCGAGACAGAATTTTTCCTTAATGGAGTGAGCTACGGGGATAGCATCGAAGAAATCTTTGAAGATATAAATAGAGCTCTTGATTTGATTAATGAACTTGGAGCCACAGTGGATTAATTTCCCTCTTTTTAAAATCTTTGCTTTATATATTTGAATTTAAAAAATAAACACAATGGAAGATATTTTAATGAAACTCATCAAGGGTGAAAGAATAACCGATGAAGATATCGCAAATGAACTTTATGAAGTCTGCGATAGAGTGCATGCATCTTGTGACTCAGATTGTCCCGTGTATAGCCTAAATGGAAACCACCCGCTTCAAGTCGTAGGGAAGATTGCATCTGCTTCAAAAGCGGAAGCAAAATGCTCAAATTTATCAGGGAAAAATTAAACATTGTATAATGGAAGACTATAAAGAAATCCTAGCCAAAGCTCAAATGGCTGGTATGGAAGCACTCAGAAAATGCGTTCCAACTCCCGTCACATTCGTGGAGTCCGACCTGAATGATAAACCCATTGGAAAGTCTTATTATGAACCTGAAGGTTTATGCGGCGGAGCTTATGTATCTGGATTGGGGGGAAATTCCCCCTTCGTCAGATGGGCAAAGAAAAATAACCTGAAAGGATTAAACAAAAACGTCTATAAAGGATATAATCTCTTTATTGACCACGAAGACTATTACGGCCAGTCAGCAGAAAAATATGAAGCCTGCGCCAGAGCTTTTGTCCAAGTCCTGAAAGATAATGGAATCAGTTGCTACGCCAAATGTTATTTGAGTTAAAAAAATCCTTCTAATGAACAGAATGATGAAGCTCTGGAAACTTTTTACGAAACAACCGAAGAATAATCCCAACCCCCCCCACAACAATTATTGTCAGGAGCTCTCAATCAGGAAGAACCAAACAAAGAAATGTAATATTTACTGCGGATAAACCCCATATTAAATCTATGGCCGCAGGCCTGCTCCTTCGAAATAAACTCCTATACCAGGACGTAGACTTCGTTGAAGATAGCTTCTGGACTTGGCTCAAATTCCGTGATGAATACCTGAAGAAAATCCTGAAACAAAAAGGAGATTTAGTTTGCTCCTATTGCGGGAAACCTCATTTGGAAGTTGGGGGACTTACCCCTCAAGAATTAATACAAAATAATAAAAATCCAAATCTGGCAACCATTGACCATATAACAGCTCTTGCAAATGGGGGCGCCAAATATGATGAAACTAATCTTACCGTATCCTGCAAAAATTGTAACAAAAATAAAGGAACAAAAGAAGTGGGAGCCTTCAAGGAAAAAATGGCATTATAATTATTTTTACCAAAAGTTGTAACCTTTTTAATTTTCTTTCGTATAATCTACCGTCTATGAATTCATCTAGGAGCTCCCAAACTCCAACTTGCATTCTGTCTTTGTTTTTTAGAAACCTCGGAGCTTGTCCCTTCGAGGTTTCGCCTTTTTATAACCTCGCAACAAATGTGAAACATTTCACCAATTTTCCCGTATAATATCTAAAACCCAATATCCAATGAAACCTTTTATTATTCATGGCCTCCTGTGGCTAATGTTCTTTATCATTGTTGCTCTAGTGGCTGTATTCGTATTTTCTCTCGCTGTGTGGCAACTTATTCTACTTATTATAGGAATATATGCCCTTAATTATCTTCTGAAACGTATGGACAGAAAACCCTAATACAAACGCCTCCGCCCGTCCATCCTGTCAAAAAAATTATTTCTTTTTTTCTTTGAATAAGTGAAACTTTTTTGAAGAAATCACGTAGCATATAATAAAAGGGGATGACCCGCATAACAAAGACAAAAAGATATAAACGAAAAAGTAAAGGATGGCCATTATGAAAAAGAATCTAGTAGTTGAAGAATACACAGGAACCGTATACGAGGGGGGACAAGAAGATATGTATATTGATGAGGGTAAAAGAAGACTCTCTCCAGGACATGTCGTAAACAGACTTATTAAACCTTTTGAGGATAAAAAAATCAGGATGAAGGTTACCGTCGAAATTGAAGTTCTTGAATAATTAAATTTATCTTTTCCCGTTCTCTTTTAAAACCCCATCGGCGGATAAAATCCCCCCAGGTAATTTCTGACCTCTTCTCAATATAAGATTAGGATTTTTTATCAGATTAATTACATCTTAAAAACTTTGTTAAAAATCTTTATAATTTATTAAAAATATTAAAGGCCTCCTGGGGGGAAATCTCTTTGTTCTGTTTATACGGTCAACTTTAATTTACGGTGGGGGTTTATTTCCCCCACCTCAAATCTGACCCCTTTTAATGTTTACCCAAATTCTGACCTCAAATAATCATAAATTCTTTTGTAAAAATATAAATGTTCCTGAATTTAAAAAAAATCGGGGGTGTCAGTTTTTCTGACACAATGGCACGTAAAACTTATCCGCTCCCGTTTGGTAAATTTTTAGATTCTATATTACCATTTTTCTTGTTATTTTACAATTAATTACTTATCTAAGAACCAACTAGTTGCGCTTTATACTATAGATTTTGTGTTGAGAAGTGGTAAAAAGTGGGAGGAAGACTACTTAGTTTTATACCAAAACTTTCATATCATTCTAGGTTAATATTTCACATAAATTATTACACGAAACTCTCCCTGTAATTATATAGAGTTTTGTGGTGAATTATTACTATATTTGTAACTGGTTTAATTCACAATTCTCCCCACAATTAATAAAGGTTTTATTTAAAACTGGTACCTCTCCCCAGTTCAATTTATCTCTTTTTTCTTTTACGTTAATATAACTATCTAGAGGCTGAAAATTTGTATAATGGTTTAGTTTAATTATATCCTCAAAAGACTTTGCCAATGTCAGTGGAACAATATGGTCAAGTTGCCATGTCTCATATTTATTTCCTGTATAGCATCCGTGGTTATTCCAATTCATCCAAGGCTCAAATTTGCTTGTTAAATATAGCTTAAACTCTTCAAAAGAACATCCAAGTATTTTTTCAGTCTTATTAATCTTTTTTAATTTCTTCTTGGAAGAATTTTTGCTTATAAAGAATCTCCCCACAGTATGTCTAACATCTTTTTTAGCTTTATAAATTCCACGAATTTCACATTTTTCTTTTTCTAATTCGAATTCTATTTCTTTAATAATAGGTTTTAATTTATCTTCCCATTTCTTTTTATAATTTAGCTTCATCTTTCTTTCTAACGTTAATTTTCTTTCTATCAGTTTTTGTTTGTTTCTAAACTTTACATATTCCTTCTGAATTTTTTCTCTTTTTAACTTATCTTCTTTTTTTCTTTGTTCACATTTTAACGCATCTTCCTTTTCCCTTTGTTCACAAAGTATAAGATATTCTTCCTCCTGTTTAATTTTCTCTTGTTCTTGCTTTTTTTTGGTGGCTGTTTCTTCGGCTATTTTCAATTTTTCAATCTCCAATAGTTTTTTCTTTTCCTTAGCATCTTCTCTTAATGTACTCCAGCATATTTTACAATAATCTTTGAAGCCATCTTCAGAATCTTTGTTAAGTCCAAAGTCCCCAATAAACTTTTCCTGGCCACATATTTTACAAACTTTCAACGTTTCCATAACCCCTCCCGCTATTAAGTTCAAAATGCTCATTTAGGAGCCACTCAATCAACTTTGATTTATTGGTTATACCCAACTCTTCAAAGTGGTCGTAAGTCTCCCTTCGAATGGTTATAGACAACCTATCCTTTTTCTTTTCTGTTTCAATTTTCTTGCGTCCCATAATTATAAGTTTTAACTGTTTCCTATAAATAGGTAGAAAAAAGTAAAAATCATCCCAGAATGAAAAATATATTTATTTTTTATTAATGGCTTCGCCTTTGGCTTTCTCGAAATATTCAGTAAGAAGTCTATTTATTATTTTAGATTTATTATAGCCCCCTTCTTCAAGTTTCTTAAGAATTTCTGGGGACAGGGATATGGTTAGATGTTCATATTCTTTTTTTTCTTCCATTTTTTACAAGTTAGTTTTTACTGGGTTATTATTTTCATCAAAATCAATTTAAAATTCATATCCAGAAATATCCTTTAATAGTTTTTCGTCTATTTCTGTTATAAGGACATTTTCATTTTTAACCTGATATTTATCAGCGACCAATCTAAGAATTTTTTTAAATAGCACATCTCCTTTGTTTCGGATAATTTTACCCCAATATTCAAAAAAGGATTCTGTGGTATTTTTTATATTATATTCAGAAAGTGTTTTAAGGTTTTTATTAAAAGCATTAACAAATGGTTTAATTACTTCTGGGTCTATTTTTTTAATTTCTTTTGTTGAATAGTTCAACATTCTTTTTGCATCTCTAAGTGGTTGGAACTGTCTAAGTGTTTCAATAGTTTGATTGGGTGTTGTTTTTTTTATGTATTTAAGTTTTGTGGCGGTTTCTTGGACACGGGCTTCTATTTCCTGGGGGAGTGAAAGATAAATCATTTGCATAAATTCTTTAATTGTGGGATTATCTTGGATGGTTAATTGTAATTGTTTCCAAGTAAAGTTTTTGGTTTTATTCAAAGCATTTGCTTTAGAGTTTTTATTAAGGGTTTTTATATATCTAAATGCATGATGGAGTTCGTGTACAACAATTTCCTCCAGTTCATAAGAGAATGTTTTTATATCATTTTGTGTTTTAATTGAGAGAAGAAGTGTTATTTCATAAGAATCATCATTTAAGAGAATAGTTTTAGAAGTTTCAAATTTCCCGTTAATTATATTTTCCAGAGAATAGGTAAAGTTTACTTCTGTTTTTATCTTTCCTATGTTTGTTTTTTCTTTTAAGAATTCTGTGGGGATTTCTGAAACCCCAAAATGCCATTCAGCGCCATCTTTTAATTTCGCTTCATAAAATTTTATATAATTATTTAAGAGCATTATTAAAGTTTCTGTGATTTGGCCAGAGAAGTTGTATATTTCCTCTTGTTTCCCCCCCGATTCAGGAATAATTTTTTCTTGCATTTCCTTTGTTTTACCATAAATATAACAAAAAAGATAATGAAAATCAAATAAAGAGCTTCGCTTTGGGCTTTTATTTTTGCGGGGTGTGTTTGTCGGAGGGGGTTAGCTATATCAATTATTTACTTGTTTTACGTTTATGAACAAATGGGATGGGTTATTTGTCGGAGGGGGTGGGAAGAGTGAAAAAATGATTTAATTATTGGCTAACTCCTGTGGCTTTTATAATGTTTTATTAATTTTTTCTGCAATTTCTTCGAAGAATTTTGACAACAATTCCTCTGTTGCATCATTAAATTCCACATAATCATTTCCATCGTGTAAAGTAAATGAAAAGGGTGTATCATCATCGGCAAATATATCTGTAGAATAGACTATTCTATCTCCGCTTATAGTGGTATCTCCTTTGTGTACGATTTCCCCCTCGTCATATTCTTCTGTTGAGTCGTAGGTAAATGAAACATCTCCGATTTCAGGAATATTCTTTCTAAATACATACCCAGTGTCAATAGAAAGAAGCTCTTTTGCTTCTGTGTCATTTATTCCCTTTGAGCTTTTATTGAGATAACCAATTTCCAATGGGGTTAAAGATTCCATGCCAAAGCGATTTATTTTATCGAGTATAGAATCTACTACTTCATTTTCGAAGATTTTATTGACCGCTTTTCTTATGGTTTCTTTTATGTATTTTTTTCCGTTCATCACCTATAAATAGTTAAAAATATTCTCAATTTTATATGGGGCAGAAAAAATCATGGTCCATCGAAACGATTATTATGTTTACTGCTTTTATTTATATTTGTAAAAAATATTGGGGAAAAGTTGTTTATATTGGGAATTAATGTTATATTTGCACAATAAATAATTAATATGGAAAATGTAGAAAAGAAAGAATTCTTTTTGTACGATATGTCTAGAATAACTGATAATGAATTTATCTTTGTCAATGTTGGGTGGTGTAATCATGGACATCCAATAACAGTATTTAAGACCAACAAAGTTAACAATTGGGTTTATTTTGATGATAAAACAGATAAAATTAGGTCTTTTAGTTTTGATGCGGTTGAATGTTGGGGGTTTCACTCGTTTGGATGGACATCATATGACTATATTTTCTTTTTAAATAATGAACCAATTGATATCAAGAATTCAAAATTTGCACCAACATCAGATAAATTAAAAGAAATAAAAACAAAAGAGCTCGAAGCTGAAATTGAAAGAATTGAAAAATTAATGAAAACAAAACCGACATTGTTGGCGAAAATTGATGTTATAAAATCCGCAGAAGTTGAAGGGTTAATAAAGGATGATGATATAATAAAATCATCCAATGAAATGGGAAATAAAACCTCATTATGAGTTTCACAACAAGAGTTTCCAATTATTATATTAAAAAACACAATAAATTTAACAAAATGAAAATGAATGTACAATTAAATAATAAAACTTATACGGGTAAACTATTAAAAAGAGGCTGCCTGAAAATCAAATTGTCAGAAAACTCTGATATTTTGTTTTTTAAAGAATGGTTAAAAAAAACATATGGTGGTTTATCTGGCAGACATGGGTACAAAAGGGATTATACAAAAACAGTTCAATATACAACAATCATGGAACAAGGAATTTTGACGAATTGTTTTCCACTTTTAAGTTTGAATGATGATTATGTTGTTCTCCATTGGGATGTTAGGAAACCAATTATACAGGATGAAAAGAAGTGTTAGCTTATATTAAACAAAAATAGTAACTTAAATAAACAGCTATGAATTCAGAAAATAATAAAAAGGTTTTAGATTTAATTTATTCATCAATTATTTCAGAAGGCGGTGATGGTGATGCTATTTGGTTATCAAAACACACCCCATTAAACGAAATAAAGAACTTAATTGATGAATACAATGCAAGTAATAATACTGGTTGGGAAATACAACAAGAAGATAATTATTTATTGTGGGGTATAGACCAAGAATGGGCGACTATTACTTGTGATGAAGACTTTTTTAATTCGCAACCAAGTTGGATTATATTACGTATCAATTATTAGTATATGGAATTGAGAAACAATCCTGCTATTTTCACCGAACATTTCAGAAGCTTTATCCCTGACTTTAATGTTGTCCTGGATGAGATAGAATCTATCATGGAAAATGACTTTATATATATTTTTAAACAGCTTCAGATTAATGCTGTTGTAAAAACTGATAAGAGAACATTGCCTTATAACCATGAAATTGTTGTAAAATTACCAGCAGAGTCTTATGTTCAAGGAATGCTGGAATACAAAAGAACCTACAGAAAAATAGTTGGCAGAATTTTAAAAGATAATGCTATTCAAAAAATAAGATTTTATGTACATACAGAAATATATGCTGGAAGTGATAAATATTTTACCTTTGGAAGAAGTGGAATTAAATATTGTTTTAGATATTATCTTCCCACATAATGTCAAATAATTAACACCCCTCTATATACTTAAAATTCTTTATTCCTCACAGTGTCTTTATTAATCAATATCATCAGTACAATCTACACAAGTTGTTTCTGTTCCATATCTTGGTTTCTTCCCACACCAAGAACAAAGCTGTACTTCATTAGATAATCTTTCCACACAATACTTTCTAATCAGTCGAAATATTTTTCCAATATCTGTAAACTGCAGTTCTTGGTCTGGGCGGATGGGGGTGAAGGCGATTGTAAATCCGTGTTCACCGTGGAATGTTTCTGTTACTCTTTTACCATTAATTTCGGTGAGATATATCCAGGGGGCATTGCTGGTAAGTTTTACCTTAATGCCAATTTTATCAAGACGAAGAATAAATGCTTCTATCTTATCCATATTAAAGTTTAGATATTAAATCGTTTGCGGTTTTAATAGCTTCTCTCATTTGTTTAATATTCTCTATGGAGTGGCGATTAATTCTGTGGTTAATATTAATGGGGTTGATATATTTAAGTGGTTCCCCACAATTCCCGTATCTCCATCTTTGTTTTGGTCTTCTGTAATGGCGAATTTACCTGCTCGGAATTCGTTATATTCTTTTTTGGATTTAAATGTATACAGGAGCATTCTGTTTTTGAATGCGGAGAAAAAGAGCATGGCCAATTTTTCGGGGAAAAAGGTGACATATTTATAATAGCAACTATTGTTACCAAAATTAGCTCCGAGGACTTCAAACCCCAAAGGCAACATTATTTTTCTACTCCAGAATTTTGTATCTTTCATATGGCAAAGTTTTGTTTTCTTAATTCTATTTTCACTTCTTCACTTAAGTTTTGCTTTTCCTCATAAGACAAGTTGTTAACATATGCCTTTGCTTTTGCTTCTTGGATTTCTTCTTGTGTCCAATCTTTTAAGACGGCTTTATAAAGTCTTATTTCTTCGGCTTCATATCTTTCTTTTAAAGTCTTTATTTTTTCTTCCAAGTGCTCAATTTTTGTTTTTGCCCGTTCTTGGAAGAATCCGTCATGAGAATATATTGTTCCAACTTCGTCTAAATATTTTGTCCAATGAAATTTCATGGTGTTTATTTTAAATAAATGGTTCTGTTCCGTTTTGATATGCTTCTTCAAAATTGATTGTCAACAACTGTTCAAGTGTAAATTTAAATGTTCCTCCTCTTGGTGGAGTCATATGTCTTACAAAATCTTCCAAAACTTTTTTATTTCTTGGGATATGTCCTTTTGCTAAATTAGCCACATGATATTTTCTATAAGGATGTGGCAACATCCAAACAAGAGTTGTTCCGCTCATATATCTGATAAACCTTACATTCTCTTTTAGAACCTCATTTTTCATATAATCCTTTTTTATATTATACGAAAAATCCTTGAAAAAGTTTCAAATTATTCATTCTCTTTGTACAGTTTTTTAATTTTTTCGTACAGGTCGGCATTTACGCCTTCGCTCAATAAAAGGTTTCTTTCATGAGTTTCTGGGAATGGAAAGTTTTCTCTTAATTCCTCTTCGTGAGTATTGAGGCTGCCAACATAACGGCGATTTCTGATAATGATTCGAAGGTTATTTGTACTGTTACGGGCTTAAATTTTCTTTCTTCTGTTTCTACAATTACTTTCATGGGTTTTAATTTTCTGGGGATATAATTTTTGGTTTATCATTCAAAAAAATTTCTGGGGATATAACTTTTGGTTTATCATTCAAAAACAGAATTTCTTCACTTTCTTCGTTCACATTAAGAGAAGTAATTGGTTTATCCAATCTGTAATATACATCGCCCCCATCGTTGGGTCCTTCTTCTGCATTTACCACATCGAATTCAAGGAATTCTTCTGGGAGTCTTTCAATCCATTCTTTTATTTCTTTTAACTTCATGGGGGCTTTTCTTTAATAGTTATCAATTTTTTTATCACTCGTATCATTTGCTTCCTCTTTACTAAAGTAAAAGTTGCAATAATCTGTTAATTGTTGCGTTTCATTGTCTTCTAGACACTTGCACAAACTGATTAGGTGGTCATAAGAAAGGTTGCAATTTTCCCAATGCATATCCTTGTAATTGAGCTTCTGCTAAATCTAATTTATTCGCCATCTACATCGTGAATTTTTACGTTAATAACATTTTCACCGAGTGGTTTTTTGTTTTCTTTTCGTGCTGTTATTGCCTTTAACGCTTCACCATAACTTTCATATCCCTGTTCGGTAAAATTATACCAAAACGCTGGTCTATCCATAACATATCTTAACTCAGGATAATATACTTCGGGGAAGAATTTACTTCTACCATCATCAAATATTTGTTCTTTTATTCTATATTTTTCCATTTTTTGTTATTTTATATAATGTATTATTTCATTAACTTTTAATGGCCTTTGTTGAAATTGGAGAAATGCTTTTTTATGATAATCAATCATTTTCTTAGCACTTTTTTGGGTAGCAAACGTTTGATTTTCTATTGAACAATAATTATCAACATGTTCCCAGACCATTTGACCATTAATTGTAGTTTTTATACATTCTGGAATAAATTTGCTCTTCCCATTGCTGTAAACAATTTCTCTTATTCGGTAATCGTATTTAATTACCCCTTCCATATCCATTGAAATTTTCATTTTTTTAGATTTACAATTGTATCAATTCCGAATTGCAACGCATCAACCCAGTCTTTAGTAAATATTTCTTCATGTTCTATTTCCAAAGGCTTAATTTCACTATTGATTTTTGTCAATAATTCATTTATTCGACTGTTTATGTTTTTTATAAATATTTCAGCAATTTCTTTTGATGACGTTCTTTTTATATCATCAGACAACTTCTGCTTTTCATCGGGGGTTATTTCTTCCATAATCTTTTTTAGCATATGTTTGTCTTTTTCCTTGATTTTATCCATAGTCTTATTACAAAGTTCTATAAACTCTTTTCCCGCTATACGTTGTGAAATAGACCCAAAAGTAATATATGAAACATTTTCATTGCAGCATAGTGGACATCGTAATGTGATTTCAGATTTGTCTGAAAATTCCGTAGGGAATGATATGTGAATTGAACCATTAGATATTTGTACATTACAAGAGTTTTGACCAATGAATTCAATGGCCTTTTCAAAAATTTTTATAAGGGATGTGTTGTTTTCTTTATCGGTGATTTTCTGGTCATTTTCTTGACATGGTTCAAAATTTGCTGCGTTTTGGAATGTACTTTCCAACTTGGCACTTCTGTCTTCATCCACATTAGAATAACCCGCACATAATCTGTAGTCTTCTGGGGCAATAATAGTGTTCCATAAGACTGAGGATGGTCTTCCATCTTTATAGGCAACAAGTGTACGCAAATAAGTATTTCCTTCAAACTCACAAATCCACTTGAAAATTGTTTCTTTTATACTTTTAATTTCCATTTTATTTATTTTCCAGCTATTAGGGATATCTATTATCTGATTCGTATTAATATGTGAATAAACATATTCCTTTGCTTCATTTAAATCATTTGTTTCATGTAAAAACTCTGAGAAATACTTTTTTTTATTAAGTAAAACACGATAAATTTTTTCGTTTTTAAATGGGTCATATTTAAAAAAAATAATTTTATAAGTAAAATCGTCGTCTTTCAACTGTAAAAAACCGTGAAGTTTTATATCTATACCAGAGTAACTTTTTTCTATTAAAATTGGACCTTCGTAATAGCTCGAACTTCTGCAATCAAATGACCTATCTCTCTCAAAATATAGTTCAAAGTCTTGCTTGTTTGCAATTCTACTAGATATCCCTTCATATACTTCATCATCGACCTCAATTATAACATCTCCATTTGTTGGGTCATATTCTATGATTTTCCCATGGATGTTGCCATTTGATTTTACAGGTTGTCCTATGAGAGATTCTTTACTCATTCCTGGGAGAATCTTTGAAATAAGTGTTTTTGTCATGATATTAGATTTTATTTTTTATGAATAATATTCTTTCTTTTAATTCCAATTAAATTCCTGTTAAATGAATAATCGACAGCTTTTTTTATTGCGACTAATAACCAATACTTACGAAGCCACTTCATCTTCTTCCTCTTACAACATAATTCTATTGTGGATAATATAAGCCACAAAGGAAACAACCATACTTTTAATATATCGCCAACTGGGTTCGTGCCAGTAAATCTTTCTTTCTTGGCAAATATTAGCCAAAGTAATCCGCCGACGAACAACCACCACAAAACTATATCACCAACACCACAGCTCATTTTTTATTACCTTTACTTTAATAGGAATTATTTTAAAGTTTTTAAAAGTTGCTTTCATAAAAATACGCATCATTGTGATGGTATGTGTTTTTGAAGGTGCTTTTGGGTAATTTGCCATAATTAAATATTTTTAAAACCCACCACTACAAATAATTTTTTTAACTCGTTTGTTTTTTAGTAAATTGAAAAGATGTAGCCATTGTGGGTCTGCATCACCAATTCCGTCCGAATTGTCTGGAAATGGTATATGAACAAACACGTCACCTTCGTCTGGTGATTGGCAGGGTAAAGCAAATAAATATCCGTTATCGGATTCTCCACGTCCTGTCCATACTATTTCCACTTTTGCACCAACCAAAGTTTCACCTTCAATCTTTTCAAATTGCTTATCAGTTACATTTATGTTTTGATATTTCTTTAGTTCTTTTAAAATTTCTTCCACCGCTCAAAATATTTAATTATTATTTTCGTATTTCAAATTAAGCTCTGTGTTACACTGGTTATATACCGATACCGATGGCGCCATTTCACCGCAGCAATTATACATGCCAATAATGCCATTTAATATCTCCTCTTGCGTTTTTGTCATAATGATTTTAGTTTATTATTACAGATTTGTAAGATAATTCTTGCTTAACTTTTTCAATAGCATTTTCTTTATAGAGTTTTGTCATGTGATATAATTGCATATAATTTTCCTTGGTTATATCTGATTCAAAAACAAGTCTATATTCAGATTGCATGGCAGCATTTTCTTTTTTTGTGGCGTCACAATTAATTCCCATATTTTCCAGCAGGTTAATTCTTGCCATTTCATATTTCCCACCCCAATTTTCCAAACGTAAAATAAATTTTGTATTATCTTCATTTGGTTTTACGAAGAAGTGGTATTTAAACAATCCGTTTGATACGGCGACAATGCCATATGCTATATCATTATATAGAGGTTCATCATATATTATAATATCTCTAATATTCGAATGGCTTGCAATTCTTCCCCAAATGGAAATAATTTCGTCCCAGGAAGGTTTTTTTCCAAGCACTTCTTCGGATTTAAGGAATTCTACACATTCCCCTGCGTATTTTATTGGATTGTCATTTTTCTTCATTGGTTTTACATTTTCAGGTTTTATGGTAAGTCTCCACATATCATTTAAGTGATTGGCTATGGAGTGACATTTATCTATATCTTTTTGATTTTCTTCAAAAGAATGACAGTCTGGGGACATTTTATTTTTTCTTTCCCATTCGAAGTAGCAAATGACGTCTGGGGCATGGGCGTTTAACACATTAATAGAATGTTGTGGGTGCATCATATCTCTGACTGCCACACATCCCAATCTTTGGTCAACCCAAAATCTTCCGAGTATAAATTCCAAATTTGCTTCGGTTTCCCACAAGTTTTTTGTATTATCAATTTCCCTACTGGAGATTCCTATAGTTTGACGTGATTTCATATATTTCTCATACACTTTATCAGCAACCTCGATTGTTACCTCTCCAGTGTGTGGGTCATAAGCAATAATTTCGCCACAAACTTCTTTGTTTATAGATACAGGGTTTCCTATAATGGGTAATCCTATAATTTCTCCAATTTTAGATACGATTTTTTTCATGGTTTGTATCTTTTAAGATATTTATTCACTGCTCTGTCGTGTAATCTATTAAATTCCTCTTTTGTTATGTCCTGGGAGACGGATTCGAAGCGGATATGTGGGTCTCCTGCCAAGCATCCATTCAGATATATTGAGAGTCCTTTGGGAGTTTTTATATGAACACATAAATTGGAGACGTATGTTTTACATTCTGACTGGTCAATGGTTTCTATGGCATCTTCGAATGTTTTTATGAGGTCTAGTTTATCTTCGTTTTGGTCTTTCCCGCAGTTTTTTAATTCTTCTGTTAGAGTTTTGCTTAACAATTCTACGGCGTCGATTGATAGTGGGGCGTCGAAACATTTTGCTATTTTCATAATATAGTTTCCGCCTTCATAAAGTCTGTTGGCGTATGCCTGGTCGAAGGTGACGACTATTCTTGGGGTTATTCCCACATCGGTCAGGACGTAACAATCATGGTCAAACCTTCTTGGGTTTGATTCTTCTTTGAATGGTTTAGAGTTTGTTAAGTGAAATCGTTTTTCCAACTCACTTGTATTAATATAGGGTGTCTCTGAAGTGGCGACTTCCCAAAAAATTGAGGGGTCTTCTACTGTCCCAAAATCAGAAAGAGTACGTAAATACTCATGTCCTTCAAATTCGCAAATCCATTTAACAGTGGTTGCTTTTTTTTTAATTTTCATCTTTTTTGTTAACTGTGTTTTTTCTGTGGCGGTCGTCTTATCTAAAGGGGGAGATGTTTTTCCACATAACAATATTCTATCAAATATTTCTGATAAGTCATTACCTTCAAAATGCTGTTGGTGATAATCAGGATTGTTTTCAAATTCATCAATCGAAACTATTCCGATGATATAACCATTTTTTGTTTTTGTCAAAAATGTTATTACATTTTCTTCTAAAATTTTATTTATCTTTTTTTCCATGATGTTATGTTTTTATTTATTTTAAGCGTAACTAATATGCCTTACATATTTAAATTTGTCTGAGGTGCACTCTGTACTACTTATTCCATTGTTATAGCTAAATTTAACGTGTATAACAAATTCGGTTGGTACACAAGTGCTGTTTGAAATAACTTCAAATTTTTCTACTTTATAAATACGCAGTTCTCCGTTGTGTTCAACCTCTATTACATCACCGACTGTGACAAATGAGGTTATAAATCTATCACTTTTATTAATCCTATCTAATTCTCTTCTTAAGAAGATGCTGTTCCCATATTCGTCTTTAATAAATTCTCCCACCGCAATATTTGACAATCTTATTCCATTGGTTGCGGAAAACATGTATTTGAACAACATCTCCAGGTTGCTATCTGTTGCTTTCATAAATGATTCGATATTCAGAACCTCTTTAATTTCTGAATATCTTTCTTCTTTGGTTTTGTTCATTTCTTTATTTAGGAGTTTCAACAATTCAGCTTCTGCGTCAATTCCGACGGGTTTACTCATTTTTTCGTTTGTTTCCTCCACTTCTACATCCTCAGTTAATTTAGAGAGTGCGTATTGGAAGGCCTCTTCCAGTTCAGTCTCACAAATAGAAGGCACCAAATGAATTGAAGAAATTTCACCCCATTCAATTATTCTTTCTGGGCAATTTATGGAGGTGCGTTTATATGTAGCTTGCCCAACTTGACATATACATACACTGGTTCTTTTTTCGATTTTCATTTCTTGCATAGGTGTGGTAGTTTTATTTTTCCCCAAAGGTAGGGAATATTTTCATAATAACCAAATTTTATTTGATTCCATCGCAACCAAAATGATTATATACAGCTTTTTTGCTAATTGTTATTGATAGGCTGCCATCGGGTGTTATTATGGTATCATTAATATAATCCGTACAGCAATAGTAAAACTTCTCTCCACCGTATAATAGAAAGGGTTTACCGCTGGCATTAAGTATGGAATCTAATTTTTTGTATTTAATTCCAGTTTCAATAGAATCCAAAGTCCATTTTGTTTTATCATAATCCTTACAGATGGAATCCCACTTCAGAGAATCTTTTGCGGAATCAGAAGTGGTTTTGTTTTTCACATCTATTTCGTTACACGAAGCGAATATAAATAAACAGATAATTACTGAGAAGAGATATTTCATAGTTTTAATTCTTTTTTTGGGGGTTTTTATTTTCGAAGAATCCCAATATTAATTTTCCCAGTTCCAGATATTCTTTAGAGAAGTTACCTTTACCTTCTTCATTGGGAATTGACTTTGCGTATTTGATTATTTCTTTTTTGTTGAATGCGCCTATGCACCAGTCCATGTAGCAATCGTCATTGTTTTTTCTACCTCTTATTTCTACATATTTGTCATCATCATCGTCTAGTTCTTCGAGGGGTATATCGAAGTCCCCGCAGATAATAATTTCGAATATACTTTTCTGCATGAAAAGGTTTAAGTCTTCGACAAGTTTTTTGGTTGTCTTTGTAACTATTGTATCTTTTTTCATTTGTTTTATTTTAGCAGGCTTTGCCTTTTGCTTCTTTGTTAAGTATTCATACATTTTAAACAAATCATCTTGCACCATAGAAACTTCACGAAGTTTTTTATCGGGCAATATGTTGTATAGGGAAAACCAATTTCTACATTGGGGGTTGTATACAAATATTCTGTCCATTTGTCCATATTCTTTTTTATGCATTTTATCTGCTTTAATTAAAACAACGTGCAATTTAACATTGGGATATTTTCTTATATCTTTATGGACGCATAAATCTAAATACTTAAATACAGGACCAACATATCGGTATTGGTCATATGAATCTCCTTTGTGGACTGAACTGGAAAGCTTGGCCAATTCAATAAAGTTCTTTTCCTTTAATTTCTGTAATAGTGTTTCCATGGCTCTTATTTCACAGGCTTTGCCTTTGGCTTTTTTATATCTTTCTTAATTGTTTTCAGTGCGGCATATAAACCTTTTTCCACGGCTTTTTCGTAGGATTTAAAATATTCTTGATTTAAACATATTCCAATTTCTATGACTTCTCCGAGGGATTTGTGATATGATTTTGTTTTAATGAAAAATCCTTTGAAATTATAATCTACCAGAACATATAATTTATGATTTTCCCTCAACCACATTTGCAGGAGGGCTTGATTGGGTGCTGAATAGTGTTTCCATCCGTCTTTGGAAACACCATAATATTCATTGTCATTCCAATTCACATCATATCCTGATGGTTTTTGTAAGATTTGAACTTCTTTGTGCAACCCATTATTAAAGTAATAATACTTACACGCTTCTTCGAAGCCGCATTCTCTGGCCAGGATTGCTGTTTTGAAGTCAATCAGTTTTTCTTCTAGGTCTTTCTTTTTTTTCATTTGGTTTTTTTTCTGGGGTTACAATTTTCTTAATTTCGTATCCTGTAACTTCTTTGATATAATCGCTGGAAGAAATAATTTTTCTTTTGGATATATCGTAGCAGAGAATGGATTGAATAATAAAGAAGGGGTTGTGGGATACAACGAGCACGTCACATTTCTCAAGGAGTGTAAGCTTGTAGATAAAGTTGATAAAGATGACCATATTTGCTGTTGAGAGTCCGTTATCCACTTCATCGAGAACGACGAGGGTTTTCTCTTTTAGTTCTTCTTTGTGTGTGTCCATAAATCTTGCGATATCGATAAGGGCGCCTTCTCCGTGTGATGAGTTCTTTTTTGCAAATCCCCCACTTTCAAAATATCCCACTGCATCGTATGCATTCATAAAGTCATTTCCGTTATCTTTAACGGCATCGAGGAACAATATATTTTCGTAATCGTGTGTAATTTCTACATTCTCCGCCAATCTTTTGTAATCGGCTTCGTATAGTGATTTGGATTTGGTGGGGACGGAGCCACGGATTGTTTGGAGGATGGTGGATTTTCCTGAGCCGTTATTTCCAACGATGGTTAAGAATTTAAAATCCTTTATCTTAGAGAAGTCGTATTCCCATCCTGCCTTTTGGTTTCTAAAGTCCTTGGTGATTTTTATTTTCATTGTTGGATTTTTTTCTTTAGTTCTTGCATTGCTTCTAGTCTTTCTTTGTTGTGTGTCCACGCTCCGATTTCATAATAAAAAATGACTTTTTCAGGGTGAGGAAGGAAACAACCAAGAGCATCTATCAATTGGTCTTTTCTTCGTTTTTGCGCTTTTGTGATTACTTCATATAATTCGGGAAATACGGGTTGAATTAATCTTGAGTCGCTTCCTTTTATTATTTTTTTATCTTCCAGATAATGGCATATAAAATACGAACCACTATAGTTTTTAATATAGGACTTTATTCCTCTAATTATTTTGTTTAGAAGATTAATTTTTTCTGTTAAGGAAAGTTCTTTTTTCATGATATGGCTTTTAATGATAGCACACAAAGGTTTCACCTTCGATAAATTTGTCGATGATATTTTCTTTAAAGTTTCTTTTCATTTCCTCATCGATTTGTTTGTATTCCACTCCGCTTCCGAATCCACCCTTGCTTTCTGGCGTGGCATGGGAGAAGTATTTCTTCCAGTGGTCAATTAGTGTTTTCTTATCGATTACACATTGGCCGCTCCACATATTGTCTTCATAGAATTGTTTATTGGCGCCTTTTCTTTGGTATCCCACTTCTTCTATGGCGATGCAGGTTTCATTTTTGGTGAGCAATGGGGGGGTTGATATTCTAACAAGTATTTTATCGTGACAGAAATCAAAAGCATCTCTCAGGTTATGATAATAGGTATTAGACCCAGATGCAAAGTAGTAATAATTTTCTTTCCATCCTTCGTTTTTTAGGGTATCAAGAAATTTGGAAACGAAAGTTTTGTAATATTCTGATTTTTCGAGCTCTTCAAATGTATTAAAATAGGTTTTGCTCCAAATTGTGTTTAGGTAGGCATATGCTTTATAAAGAAGATGTTTTTTATTAAGGAAGTTACAATCCATATCTTGCCCAAAGCTATAACCTGTACATTCCAAATCTTTTGATTTATATCCCAAATCCTTAATAGCTTTTTTCATGTTATAATACTGATTCTTCTTCTTAAAGGATAAGTGTTTAAAAACGTTGAGTTCTGAAGATTCCCTTAAAGTAAAAAAGTGTTCCACTGTTTCGGGCACTCTATTGCCTATTGGCATTACTTTATAAACTGAAATGTCTAGTCCCATGATAATTTATTTTATGTTATTTGTTTATTTTGAATCTTTTTCTTTAGTTCTTCCATTGCGGCCAATCTTTCTTTGTTACATGTCCATGCTCCGATTTTATATTGATTGATGGGATATTTATGTTGAGTGGTGAAACAACTCAGAAGTTTCTCCAGAGCTTTTTTTCTTTGGTTTTGTTTTTTTACGATTACTTCGTATAATTCGGGAAATATGGGTTTAATTAGTTTTGAGTCGCATTTTTCTATTATTTCTTTATCTTCCAAATAAATGCATATATAATACGAGTTCGCATTTTTATCATGGGACTTTATTTCTTTAATTATTTTGTTTAGAAGTTTAATTTTTTCTTCCAGTGTTAACTCGGCTTTTATTCTCATAGAGTTTTATTTATGTTATACGAAAAAATTCCCCTAAAGTTTCACACGTTGGAGGAATTCTGTTGCGAAGTATCCGCTGAAGTTTTCCAAGAACACCACGTCTTGATTTGATTGGTTCATAAAGCTATCTGTTTCGCAAATCCAGAGTTTATCTTTATATTTTGGAAGGGTTGCTTCGAAGCAGGTATGCATTACCACTTTGTCACCCCTTTTAAAGGTTTCGGTTTTGTTTGTCATATTTTTGGAGGATTTGTGTTATTTTGTAGGTTTTAATTTTATTAAACTCTTTCCTTGGGTCGAACTCTAAAGCCTTCATCAAGAGGGTTTGTTGGAGGAGCTAACTTCTCTTTATTTCGTTTAAGTTTCTCATATGCTTTAGCCGCTTTTAATAGCTTTTGATATGATAGGTTATTGGCTGGATAAAGGAAAGAAACTTCATAATCATTTTCCTTTCTATTTTCCCTATTGACATAATTAAGTGTAAAATTTATTGCTCGATACATTTCTTTAGCAATATCTGACAATGAGAGAGCTTTAGATTCTTTTGTGTTGTTTTTCATAGGATTTGTGTTATTTTCGTGGGGTTATAAAATTTGATTAGGATTGTAAGACTTGAAAGATATTATATGGTCTTAATCTGTGTGCGAGATGTTCTTTTATTATTCGAATATCTTTTGAATAACGGTTTAATCGTTCTTGTTCTTTTTCTGAACGGTGTATTTTTTCTTTGCTTTGTTCTAAAAAGTCATAATCACGTATTAACTCTTGCTTTATGCTTATTAAATCAGCAATGGAAAGACTATTTAATGATTTGTATTTCATGTTTTTTGAATTGAGTTTATAAAAGTTCTTCCAGGTCAGTTATTTTATTAAATGTTTTTTACCAACTAACATAAAACAGCACCATTTCTCCTTTAGAGAACCCATTAGACAAAAGGAATTCATTTATTAATGGAGTTTCTTCATTTTCTGCCACCCATTCTAAGTTGGCGCTATCATTAGATTTTGCTCTATTCTCAACTTGATATTCCCACTCTTTATAAATTGGGTGCTTTTGGTAGTTTTTACCCCCAATTTCTTTTACCAATTTAAGCAAGTCGATGACTCGCCAATTGTATATCCATTTCCTTTTTTCCATTTTATTTTTGTTTTTTAGCAGGCTTCGCCTTTGGTTCAATTAATTCATTTTTAATAAGCAGGTCTTCCATGTAGTCGGCTCTTTTCTCAAAAGCCTCTATAAGCTGTTTGGGACTATTTGTGTGTCTTATTTTATAGTAGCTCTCTTTTCCTTCACCACGATAACAATCATTCAGCGTTAATTCATTATAAACACATCCTTGGCAGGGAGAAAAAATACTTCTTTTGTTAATAGAAATACAGAGCGTGCATGAACTAACCCTGCCAAATCCCGTTAAGACCTGCGCAACTTTACCCCCATCGAACACGTTTCCACAAGTTATAGGAATTTTCTTATAAGCATTCTCAATCCTCTCAGGAGTTATTGACCTGTACTTCTTAATGAGAGCTTTGAATTCCTTTAGGTTTTTGATGTCTTCTTTCATTTGGTTTTTTGTTTAATGATTTTAAAATGCTTGTTATAGTACATTTGTCAACGCACGAGATGAAGTCCATTTTTTTTCATCTTTAAAAATAGTTCATAAGGTATTCTTCCCCATGTACATTTAAGACCTGTTTTCCACCTCAAAGCCTCATATTTTCTATTCCCCTTTTTCCAAGGTTTTATCCATAAATCGTATGTATAACCTTCAAATCTAAATTCTGCCATTACTTTAATTTTGTACTCCCATCGCTCAAAAACGTGCTATAACAACAAACATACGTTATAGCGGTGGTAGTGGTTAATATTAAGTTTATACTTCTAATCAAATTTATCTCGGCTGATACTGTAGCGTTTCAAAGTCCGCTACAACGCATGTTTGCAGCCGTTATCGTGAATAAACACGTTCTAACCAGTAATCAAACATTTTACCTTCTTTTAGTCGTTTATAATATCCTTTTATATCATAAAGAAACTCACCGCCCATGTAGTTTTTAGGTTGGTTGTTCATCCAATCCCAAAAAGAATGAATATCACTCACGCTAACAACAGGCATATTCAATTGCGGGTTTTCGTGTAATTTGTTCATTTGTTCTCGTATTAAGTTATTACTATTTTGATATCTTTCGTGTTTTGTATTCTGTAACTGGAATATACCTGCGGACGATTATACATCAGCACTAAACCCGTGGCACATGAGTATCTATTTTCTCTGTCAAAACATTTTTAATCATCTCCCAACTTTGCATTATATCTCTGTCAAGAGAGGTTGTTTTATTTTTGCTTTGTAGAGCCCTTGCGACCAACCTAAATGTGTCTTCGATTTGTTTTGCTTGAAACTCGTAAATCTTAAGTTCTTTCATTCTATTTAATTTTATTATTTTCAAGTAATCTTTCCATATAATCCGCTCTATCCTGGAAAGCTTTCAAGAGTTGTATGAAAGTTGTGCTTTCAGATATTTTTTCATATGTATCTTTATTGTCTCCTCGGCAGCATTCCTCTCCGTCGCTGTAGTATTTTTCTTCTTTCGTTAGCCATAAATCTTTCTAAAAGACTTATTCCTTCTTCTGTCATAATAGGAATTTATTTCTTTACAGGCTTCGCCTTTGGTTTTATTAATTCATTTTTGATGAGGAGATTCTCCATATAGTCAGCCCTGTCTCGAAAAGCTTTTAGAAGCTGTTTGGAGTTCTTTGCGCTCTTTATTGAATTGTAGGTCTCTTTGTTGTTGCCACGATAACAACAAGTTACTGTTAATTCATCATAAACACATCCGTCACAGTCACTAAAGACGCTTCTTTTATTAATAGCAATACAGAGTGTGCATGAACTAATTTTACCAAATCCCGTTAAAAAGAATGCAATTCTCGTACCATCAAACACATTTCCATTAATTATAACAACCTCATTACAAGATATATCGATGTGCATTGGTGTAATCGACCTGTATTTCTTAATAAGCGCCTTGAATTCTTTTAGGTTTTTAATATTCTTTTTATCCATGAGATTCTGTTTTTTGATTTTATATCTTTAATTGTTTTTTTCAGAATTCTAATTTTCTTTTTATGTATTATTCTTCTACTTAATCCAGAGGAATTAAACCATGCAAAATCATTTCCTTTTGGTTTATATTTCAGGAGTTCTGGAATATAAATGAAGGTTTCATCTAAATTGATTCCTGTAATAGCTTGAAATGTCAGACACATAAAGCGTGATGTATGGGCTTTCTTTTTAAATCTCTTAAGAATCTCCTTTAATACTTCAATTTTTTGTTTATCATCAAATTTTGAGAGTGTTTTTCCTATCATTTGTTTCATGTTCTTTTGTTTTTAGAAATTATTCAAATGTTTCATTGTTGGTTGTAAAAGTAAGTCAATATATTCTTTGGCCTTTCCCAAACTCCAGGCGTGAATGGTTTTATCGAATTTGGTAACATCTTCGTCTGGGAATAATTCTTCTGATTTTCCCTCAATGATAGAATCAGACCAATCAATATTAATAACACGCTTACGCCATCCTATTTTAATTCTTCCTTTGGATGTGGTTACGACGAACCATGGCAGGTGTTTGCAACAATAGGAAGAGCAATAACCATTTGGTATTTCTTCAACAAAAATTGCTCTGTCTCCGAATAGAGAAAGAATTCCTTCTTTTTCTAATTGGGCATTTATTTTGCTTTGGGGGTCAAGCCTTATAGCTTCTTCTGCTAAAGACCTCATGATTCCCTCAGCATGCCCTCGCAAGTTATCATTATCGGTATCGGTTAACTCTCTGTTGACATCAAGTAATATTTCCAGCTCTAATGTTCCTGCTGAGCCAACTGTTTTAATTCTGTAGACTGACTTTTTCATTTTGTTTTTAATTTATTAATTTATTTTCAAGAAGTAAATCTTCCATATAGTTGGCTCTGTTTTGAATGGCATTGTATAAATCTTGGGAACTTTTCGCAACACGGATTTCGTCATATGTTTCAGTAAGACATCCATAATTTATGCCCAATAACTCACAATATACACACCCAGCACATCCAGCTCTATATGGATGACACAGCGTGCATGTAGACTTGCTGCCAAACCCTGTAAGTATACAAGCCACTTCACCATCAAAATAAAACGAGGTAGTTTTCTTATAAGCAGATTCAATCTGTTCAATGGTAATTGACCTATATTTTTTAATAAGGGTTTTGAATTCTTTTAGGTTTTTGATGTCTTTTTTCATTGTTATAACTTAACGAAGTTTATATTTCCTTCTTCTTTCCATATCATATTATACGAAAAAACCCCCAAAAAGTTTCATTTGGGGGTTTTTATTTCTTTTTTTAGTTTTTTTATGGCTGCAAGTCTCTCTACGTTATCCTGCCATCCCGACATTTCATAATAAGGTCTTTGAGGACAAAGTCTTTGGCATCGTTCTTTTTGTCCTTGTACAATGATTTTATACAACTCAGGGAATATTGGTTTAATTAACCTTGAGTCGGTTCTTTCATTTGTTATTTTTCTTTTTACAAAATAATGGCATATATAAAAATGCGCATCGAGTTTTTCATAATCGTGAATGTGCCTAATCACACAATTCAAGAACTTAATTTTTTCTTCTTGAGAAAACTGAGCTGGTTGTTTTGTTTTCATTTTAATTTTGATTATATCTGATGGTTGCACCCAATAAGATAAGCAGTACTATTTCTGCAAGAATTGCCATGTCAAATGCATTTTCTTTATCTCCCAACAAATAAGTGATTCTGCCGATTGCGCCCATAACAATACAACATAATACTGTAATAACGATAGAATAAGATGTTGTGCCTTTTTTGCTTTCCTTTGATTCTCCTTCGATTTTCATATAGTTGTTTTTTATTTGTGCAAGGACAGCTTGCACAAATATGATTAATACTGATGTTTCATTACAAGCAGTCTAAGATAGATATCATACAATTCCTCTTCTGTTCTATCTTCTATGCTAGTGTTTGACATTGTTTTGCTCCCGCTTACTCTGCACCAGTCGTATGGCTCAAGTTGGCACCCTGTTTCATCGTAATTATATTGCATTGACAACTCCCAGGTAATTTCACCTACGATTACTTCTGCATAAAAAGTTTCATTATCACGGCTGCCGAACTTCTGTAACCAACACCTGATACAATTTGCCAATTCTCTTTTTCCCATTTTTGTTGCCATATCTTTATTTTTTTAAATCGTTCTTAATAAGTAGATTTTCCATGTAATCAGCTCTATTTCGAAATGCTTCCAGGAGCTTTTCAGGAGTTTTGGAAAATCTTATGGCGTTGAATGTAATATTGCTTCTACTTTTGGTGGAATTGCAAAATGTATGCAGCACACCGTATACACATCCTTCACATTTGCTTTTTTTACATAATATACAGGTATCTTTGTCTCCAAATCCTGTTAATCTCCTTGCTGTAGAATCGCCATGAAGCGCAACATGTATTATGTTGGGGGGTGCCGTTATTTCTTCAAGAGTAATTGACCTATACTTTTTAATAAGTGCCTCAAATTCCTCAAGATTTGTGATGCCTTTTTTATTCATTTGTATCGTTTTTTGCTTCACAAATTAATAGTTTATCACCCTCATGGTCTATGATTTTCCAATTATATTTACAACCATCTAAAAGTAGAAGGCACCTGCCACGATATTTTATAGGGACAGTTCTTTTCCCAATAACAACACTGTCTGATAGTTCTCCACTTAGAACACGAGTTCTAAACTCTCCTTCTGGAGTATCTATGAAAGCAACAAATTTGTTTTTTTCCTCAAAGATTTCTTTTCCAAATAAATTAACAAGAAATATTTTGACGTCAATATTTCCCTTTTTATATGCGGCAATCGCATTCTCCTTTGTAATTTCTAATTTCTCTATCATTCTTTTATTTAATCAATAAAAAGAACATTCTTTATAAATTTTGCATCTTTTTCTGTGCTCACCAGAACTTTGTGCCATATATTTCCTAAGTCAAGTGTTTTATGGTCAGGATGGCGGATGGTTCCTTTTGCATATACAGTTGGGTCTGCTCTTTCGCTTCTCCATCTGGATGCGTCCTTGGGGTCTGATTTCTGAAGTTTCTTGTAGTCGGCAACTTCGAGCACTCTATTTCCCAGTGTATAAACAGGGCGTCCTCCCATACGAACAACTTCTGCAGCAACGTGAGGTTTTCCCCCAGCTCTCATCGGTTCTTTTTTGAGAATAAGTGTATTCTTTCCTGGAATATAGTCGGGCATTGGCACGAACATGAATTCTCCTTGACGGTGGATTTTTCCTATGCCTTTGGCTTTACGGTGACGTTTTTGTTTGTCTTTTTGTTTAACGGTACCTCTTTCGATAGATTTGAGTTCGGCGGGTTTCAGAGCTTCTTTGGCTTCATTTATGGTTTTTACAACTTCTGGGATTGCACAGGTGAACCAATCTCTTTCATCATGGCCACAAAGGTATCTTTGTTTATCAAAGATGCCTGAGCGTTTTGTAGGAAGTGTTGCTAAGAGTAAAAGGTGACGGTCACTTTTGTCAAAATCTATAACCTGAACTTCAACACCCTCTTCTTTATTGATGATGAATTGACCTTTAACAATATTGACAGTAATAGAAGGAGTTGGACGAGATAAATTCATGCTGGGTCTAGCTTTATTAACGCTAATTTTTGCTCCCATTTCTGTGAACTTTTTCTCTATGGCTGTGTTTGTGCTCATAATATTTTTTATTTATTTATTGTCTTATACGAAGGAAAAATAAAAAGGTTTCAAATTATTTGTAATATCTCCATAAAACAACTTTTTATCATCCTTTTCCCAAACTTTTATCACACCATTTTCAATCCACATTTCTTGTATAGTTGTCCAAGTGTTGGGTGGTAAAATCCAGCTTTTATACTTATCTTCTCCTTTTTTGCCGAGTAGTATCTTTTTGTTGTTTTCCACTTTTATAAAATTTATCATTCATTTCTTTTTGCAATTTCTTCCCTTCTTCTGTTTGAGTAATTTGGTATCCACAGTCTCTTAGGACTCCTTCTAAAAAGCACCAACCAACATTTGTTCCAAGCCACTGGATTATGGTGGCAACAATATATCTTTCACGCATTGTTACTCTTAGCATCCAACCTTTAAGACTGAAAATAGAGAGTGGGTTGCCATATATTCCGAATAAGCCTTGTAACATTCCAGCATCCTGATTTGTGTTTAATTTTTTCCAATGCTTATAAAATGTTTTTTCTCTATATGATGCAGAGCACTTGGTTCTTTCGAACTTAAATCCTTTATGCTGCTGGCCTAGTCTGTTTATTTCTTTTTCTGAGTCCATTTTTGTTTTCTATATATTAAATTAATTTTCTCCTTCATTTTATTTAATTCTTTAACAACTCGTTCATCAGCAATACTTTCATTCAAACTTTTCATTTCATCACCATCTGAAAAATATTTAATCCTGCTATTAATGTATTCAATTATTTCTTTCCTAGCATTATGATTAGGTTCTTTATAATAGTTCCTAACGGTTGTAAATAAAACGTCTAAAATGTTTTTAACATTGACATACATCAAATGTTTTCTTTCTGAATCATAATCAAAGTCGAAAGAAGATATGTTTTGTATTCTTAAAATTTCATTAACTATTAAGGGAATTAGCGTAAACTCTTCTTCTATTTCTTTAATTTCCCTGTCTATTTTTTCAGTAAAACTTTCCATAATTTTTATTTTATTTTATATACTTCTTATTGTACTCTTTTAAGTCAATAGAATTTAAATGAACTATTATCATTAATAATGTTGTCAATTCATTAACATTAACAAAATAACATGATTTTTTTACATATTTTTCTCCAAAGATATTAAAAACTGAGAGTTTGTTTCCAGTGCTTATTTTATTATTAATTATTTTTAATGATATAATTTCATTAATAGCGTCATTTTTGTGGGTTTCTTTACAATATTGACCACCTCCAGTTATTAGATAATCACATTCTTTTAAATTGAGAGTACCTCTAAAGCGTAAATTCAAAAATTTAATTAATTTTTCATATAATGAGTTAAATTCATCATTAATATCTACATGGCAAAGAGGAGAAACTATAGTTGATTTTTTCATATAGCAATTTCTTTCGTTTTTAGTGTATTTTTCAAATGTTTCTTCGTTTCTTTTCATAATGTTTTTAAGCTATTTCTGTCCACACTTCTATAGAGAATTGTAATTTTGTGCAGCCGTTGGGCGCACAATTAATTCAACGCAACATCAATCATTTCAAGTAAGCTCTCGCAAGTCCACACTGCACCGCCGTCAAAGCATCTAATGGAATACCAATTCTCATTTAATTGCCCATTGGTATATGGTATTTCTTGAACTTTGAGCCAAGCGTCTTTTGGGTCACCATTTATCATTTTTTCAAATTTGTCCATTTTGTTACTTTCATCATCAGGGTCGATGGTTAAGAAATTCTGTTTGTTTTTCAAATCATCCCAACTCGTGAAAGATTGTGTTATCATTCCTCTGTATCCGTATTTTTTTTCTTTAACAATAGTGCCTTCTTGATACATGTCTGTTAATTATTTCATTACTTGACTTTTATTTAGGTTTTTATATTCTGCTTCTATAGGATAATTAATATTTCTGTAGTCATAGAATTCAGTCTCATTCGAAAACTTACCATATTTATACTCAATCCATATTTGGTGTATTTCATTACGACATTTGTCGCATGTATCTTTTCCAGTTACTTGGCCTTTGCTAACATGTTTGTTATTCCCACATCTATTACATTTTACTTTTTTCATTTATAGCGCATTTTAGATAACACGTTCACTATTATAATATCCACCATTTTCACGAAGTTCTCCAATTCTTATTCCTGTCATATCGGGCAATGGTTCATTTAGGGCATCTTTTACTGTTTTATTAATCGCTCTTTTGCCAAAAGTTTTCCAGTAAAGACACACTATAAAACTGTGTATGGAACATTGCTTTTTGCCCTTTATATTTTCCATTGATAAATCCCCAATTCCAATATGTTTCCTTAGTTTTTCAAACTCTTCGTTTGTGATTAAATATAAATCACTCTTAAGTGTTGTTGATGGCGCCAGCTGCGCAACATCTTTATAATTTAATTAGCGTTATTTTTGTAAAACTTCATAACAATTCCAAAAAAAGGCAATGGGAAAATATATAAAAATTTCTTTTTGCTAGCCCAAAACCAGCCCACCCATGCATCATACCATTTAAATATAAATTCAAGAGAAGAACTCTTCTCACTATGGCCTTCTTTTCTATCTGTGACCACCCACCCTGCTAGCCATATTGCAAGCATTGGGACAATGTAAAATGTTGTTACTAATAAAAAGAAGTGCATTGGTTTATTTTATATGTTACATTTATTTTTATCTTCTTCAGTACTAAATTTTGTTTTTAAGTTGTAGTGACTCATTTTGTTAATAATTTAAACACATCGCTCAACAACAAGGCCTGATAGTTTTTAATTTTCCGTCATAAACATAAAAACTATTCATCCATTTTTCAGTTTTATCCAGTTCGTCATAAACTAATACTTTACAATTATCAATATCAATTTGTTTTATAATCTGTGGATAATATTCATTATACCAAAAGTGAGATTTTATTCCTATTAACATATCTCCAACTTTCAACCGTCTTAATTTTCTTCTAAATTTTGTTCTTTTCTCACTTAGCTCTCCTAATGTCCTCTTTAAACTAAAAATTTGTTCGGTATAATTCATGATTTTGTATTGTTTTTATGCTTATGAACTTTGTTTTTATGCTTATGAACTAATCTTGTCCATTGCTTCATAAATTTAAGAACAGTTTTGTCAACTTTTAACTCCCATGGAAGCACAAAAGTATAAGTAGTTTTACCCACTTTTATTTCTTTATCTTCTAACATTATTTATATATATTTAATTGCATTAAAGTCCAATTTTCAAAGGGAGATTTTATAGTTTCAAATCCAAATCTTTTAAGATGCCATTCCTTTTGAGTTGATGAGAATACTATTTGTGCTCCTAGCTCTTTTATCCTGTTAATTCTAAATTCAGTTAGGGCTTTGCCAATACCAAGATTTTGGAATTTTATATCTATATAGCACCCAATTAAACCATATATACTTCCAGAAAACATGGAGTTGGTTATTCCAGCAACGCCTTTAACGGTATCATCTTCTTCAAAAACGTAGAACTCAAGTTCGGCAATATTGTTTTCATCTAGCGATTCCTTAAATCTTTCTTTGACATAATCAATCCAATTATATCCAAGCATTTCAAAATTCTCTTGGCAAATTCCAAGACAACGTGCTATGTCTGTATCTTTAATTTTTCTTATCATATCATATTTTAATTATAATGATGTAAATATATAAAAAATATTTGAGAAAACCAAAAAACGAATTAAGATATTAATTATATAACAATAATCTTTGGTGTTTGTTTACACTTATTTTCGAACATCCTTACATTTCCAACAATAATCTTCCCATTCTCCACTGCCCATTTCTTCTCTCGTGCATGCATCATTATTTTCACATTTACACCCACCAACTCTTACCACATTGTTTAGGACATATCCACCAGATTCATGAAGATACTCAATCGTTGACCCATCCTTTAAAGTAAATTTATTCAAACCTTCAACAAAAATATATGGCATATAGTGCCCAAACATTATGCATGCTGTAAATAAATTTTTGCATTTAATTGCTATTTTATTTTCAGAACTATGTTGCCAGGTTAGTCCAAAATTGCTTCGTTCTTCTGATGGTATATTAAATTTGTTAAGAACCCTATTCTCAAAGTTGACTAGAATGTTGGAAAGCTTATTATCAAATGATGAATCCATCATGCTAAATTGGAGTTCTTCCATAATGTGCATTATCTCATCTAGAGGATAATTAAATTCCGGCTCTTCTGGGAAGCCTTTTGGAACGTGTAGGGTTGTTTTATTCATGGCACTCAAAGAAGCAATGTCGTTTTCTGTCTTTATTGAATTTTTTTTTTTTCATGTGTTTAATTGCTTTCCAATAAATATAATAGATATTATTCTTGACTTAGCATTTGTCTTACATCATCTCTCATCTCGTCTATTGTAAAAATATCATGAGCATATAAAACGCCTTGGATAAAACCAAGCCATCTCATTGCCTTTTCTTTTTCCATTTCTTGCGGACTATCTGAGAGCACATAACACATCCACCTCGCATGCAATAGGGAATTCTTTTTTGAAGGTGGGCAATCCATCATATTGGATAGGCAACCATTCTCGTTCTCTATTCCAAGAGACTTTAAATGTTCGTTGTATTTCTTGCTTAATTCCTTAATTCGCTTCATGTGTTTAACCTTTTTTATATTTCTACTCGTTAGAAGCACTAAACACGCTTCAAACAAAAATCTTCCATAACAACATCAAAATCTTCTCGTTCTTTGGACTCTTCGGTCCCTGTAAATCTAAAAGACCAATCTATTTCCCAATCCATACTGCCACATCCTGCTCCCGTGTCAAAAGAACAACCATTAATTCCCAAATATCTTCGTGCAAATGAAACCAATTCAGCCTCCTCCTTGTTTTTTATTTTAAATTGAATGTTTCGCCAACAAGGCCAATTAATCCTATCGGGTAAATTATATTCTTTTACAACATCTAAATCTTCTGGATTGTTAGATTCTCTAATAACTCTTGGAATTTGAATTAACACATCAATCCTCCTTTTTTTCAGGGATTCAATCACATTCATTGTGTGCTTATAAGCATCATTAACATCTTTCATAACTATGATTTTATTTCTTTGTTTTCTAATCACTTAATAAATTGTTTCAGGCAAGCCCATTACTAAATTTCTCAAACAACCTACACGCCAAGTTCGTAAATTGAATAGCCTTCAAATTTCGTATAACCAAATCCAAAGATTTCTTCCCCTTTATTTTTCATCATCTCGTCTTCAATATCACCAATTCCATTATATACTTTTTTTAATAAATGGTCTCGTTTCTTTAATCCAAAATCTCCATCCACACAAAGTTGTTTGTACTTTTCAAAAGTATTATGTATTTGTTCATCGTATGGCATCCTTGATTCTGCATTAACAACCACACAATAAAATTTATCAGGAACAGTCGTAATTCCTTGATGATTTAGGCATTTTATTACATAGTCTAATAGTTTTGGGTTGTTTTTTAAGTTTTGTAGTGATTCTAAAACTTCTTTTGCATCTACTGTTTCACTATAATCAAAAAATTGTTCTTTATAAATTTTATCTTTTATTTCGTTTAGTTTCCCCACACTCAAAGGCTTGAAAGGGCTACTATTGCTAACATCGTGTATAGGACATTGTTTTCGTTCTTTGTATTTCCCCATTTTACTTCATATATTAAATTTACAATTCTATTTTATTTTCATGTAAGCAACGTGCCTTACACGCAACCGTTATAGGCAATGCTACGAAAGTGCTTCGATTAACTTTTCATCAGTAATCAGCATAAGTTCTGCTCCCCCTTCAGAAGGGGCATAATCTGAATCCCTCCATTCATTGTATAAATAAGTATCATGATTTTTCAAATCTTCCAAATCACATTCACTTGCAATTGGACATGAAAAAGAATAACATTTTCCCTGCAGTTTACATCCAAATTGGGATATAAAATCAGGCTCATGAATCTTATGATATCTAATGTTATCAGCAAAAATTTTACCTTCATCTGTATTTATAACCCTTTCAATGTTTTTCCAGCTTCCATATTTCTTTCTTAATGAAATAAACAATATTCTTTGTTCAATGTTTTTGGGGAATCTTTCATGTTCGTCATCTTTACAAATTCTTACTATTTCTTTCTCTTCACAGTCAGGATGATTACATCCGTAGGAATTGTTGACAGGGGTATCTGGATTAAAATATCCGCAAACCTTGGTCAATTCGCTTAAATCTACCACCAATGCCGTGCAACTCTTTTCCATATATTATAAATTATTAACATCCCTGGTATTCGCTAAATCTACGTTTATTTATAGAAAATATTTCGTTTGTTTTTAAAACTTTTGTACATGTAGTGTGTTTTTAATTTTTCAAAACCTTTTTTATTACATAAATATCCCTTTTTCTTATTGCCGCCTCCGCTCTGTCATGAAGCTCTTTGAATTCTTTTTCTGATATGTCTTGGGTTAAAGAAATAAAAGAAATGTGCGGCGGCGATGACGTATTAAATCCTTGGTATAAACGAAGCTCAGACTCATAAGAAAGCTCTGTTGGAAAAATTATTTTTACAAAACTATCAGAAATGCTTGTTTTGCAAAAATGTTCTCCAATAAAACCAATAGCTTTTTCGAAAACTTGTCTTAAGTCAACAGAATCTATTTCCCTACCAATGCGATATGGTTCTTCCTTGCTACACTTGTCACACTCGTCACGTTCCAGTTCTTCTTTTGCTGCCTCTATTTCTGTTTTTTTCTTTTTTGCCAAAAAACCAGAATCATCAATGTATTCTGCTATTTGCATAAGAAAGTTCCCTTCTTCTTGAATTTCTATAGAACATACTGGGTCGAAGGTGACAAATATTTTACCACTTTCACCTCTATCTGTTAAAACATAACATTCGCTTTTGAGTTCTTTTCCCAATAAGAACAGTTGTTCTAATTTCCAATCATCAAGATAGGTTTGTCCATCTTGCGTATCTTCATTCAGATGCCAGCTTATTGAATTTGGTCTATTATCATTCCAAACAATTAGAGTGCGAACGTAAGAGTGACCTTCGACTTCACAAAGATAGGTGGTGCGGGTTTCTCCATTTTTAATTTTCATTTTTTCCATAATTAATATATTTTATTTTAGGTTATTTATTCTTTTCTAATTTATTTTTAATTTCCAACATATATTCATCCAGAGTCATTCTACCATATTTTATATCACAAAGTTTTTTATATAACTTATCGTACCAAATGGGTTTGTGGTAATCCTCAGCAGCATCAGACTTGGCAAATTCAACCATTAGTCTTTGAATTTCTTTATTAATGTAAACAATAGTAGAAATTTGTAGGTCTTCTGCGGCTTCTTCAATGGTTGGTTTGGACTCGGCATTTTCAAACTTTCTTTCCCCTGTTTCTGCATCAACCATAATAGCTCTTCTGAAAACAACAGGTTTAGTATTGCTTTTAATAATACTACAAACTACTTCATTGTTGCCTGTAATTTTTAGTTTAGGAAACGGTGGTTCGGTACTCGTATAAGCATAGGGAAAATATTCAACTTCTACTTCATCAGGACATTTTGCATCAATCCACTCTTGTATAAACTCTTTGCTGATAACTGGCAGCCAAAGCCAACTATTTATATAAGGATAGACGGCAATAATCTTTAGCTCTGGCTTAGAAGAAAGATAATTAACATCACTTTCGTCCACGCACTCTTTAATAGTACCATCATCTGCCAAATAAACATCTCCGCTTTCTACCCCATCTTCGCTTACAATGATTACTTGTTGGGGCTTCCAATATATGTCAAATTGATTGCCTGCATTCTCGATTATGGAGATTTCATTTTTATTTGTCCAAAGATTATCCCAATAATCCATTATGCATTTTCCTACATCACCTACTATTATATTTCTATCAACGATAGGTAAAATTATAATTTTATGTTTCATAGATTTATTAATTTTATGAATGAAATGGAATAGAACAAACAATTTCATTATTTTCGGTGATTCTAGGAAAGCCTAAATCTGTTTCAACTTCTATTTCATCAACAGGATTACTCACCCATTCAAGCAAAAATTCTTCGTTGATTGTGGGCAACTTTCCATTTAAAATGTTAATTTCAGGATAAGCAGCAATTATTTTTCTTGGGTTAAATTCTGGAATTTCTTTGTATAATTTTAACAAATGAACACTTATGTTCTGCAGAATTCTTAATCCTTGTCTACTTTGATATACGACATCATCTCTTTCTTTTACCTCAATGCTATTAGAAAGAACAACTACCTGTTGTGGTTGCCAAAAATCTTTAACTATTATTTCTTGTGAGGCAAAACCCATGTCTCCAATTTTAATATTTAATGATGGAGCATCTTTTAATGATTTTAATACGTCTTTCTTTTGGGCATCTCTATCAATTGGCAGCGCTATTATTTTATATTTTGCTTTACTTGGTTTTCCATTCATTAATTTGTCATAGAATTCATCTACTACATCGGGAACCTCTGCGGCTTTTTTGACTGGTTCTAATCCCCCATTGTTATCAGCAATCATCATGGCAAAATTTGCTATATCTGCGCATTCTCTGGCTATTTTATCAGAACTTTCTCCATCCCATATAGACTTTTGCATTTCACAAAACTCTTCTAACAATCTGCGAAAGAGATATACGTCTGGACAATGTTTCCATTTGCGTCCTGTACCATGGGGATTCATTACAGGACATTCCTTGAATTTATTTTTGTCTAGCTTTTCTTGCATTATCTCTGCAAACATTTTTATTTTTTCGTTCATGTCTTCTTATTTAATATATTTTTTTACAAGAGTGGAAACCTTTTCGAAGTAATCAGAAGAAGCGCAATCTTCAGCAAGTTTTCTTTTAACAATTTCTTCTTTTTCATATCCGTTGCTTTCCTCTAAAATGATACGAAATATTTTAACGGTGAGCTCATGCACTCTTTCTGCTCTTGTTGTTGTTACCATTGCTTTTCCTTTTTAAATTTCACTTTTAACTTCTTTGTATTGCTCTTTGGTGGTATAGACTTTAACTTTCTCACCAGTTTTTTCGCAAAAACTCTTACACTCTCCATTGTTTACGTCGAATATTTCTTCAAGGAAGTGACACATAACACCTTCGAAATGTCCCCACATTTTTCCCACTTTAAAACAGGACTCATTGCATCCGCATAGTTTTTCCATAACGATTTTATTTATGCTTTTCTAAACCAATAAATGTTTCCATCAGACATTGCATCTCCCCAATTTATATAATCGTTTTCTTTGGAGTTTATAAATTCTTCTTTATCTTGTTCATCAAACTCATCAGGTTTTGAATGTTTTGATGTTTTTATTGCATATTCCTTCCACCAATCTTCTTTGTTAATCCCTGCTGTATAGTCAGGTATAATTGCCACTTCCCATGTATTTGACTTTACTTTAATTGTTGCGGGAAGCCCGTACCAACATATCTTTCTTCCATTTTCTTTCTCAGGTTCAAAAAAGTTGTATGGATGTTCTCCCATTATTGTTTGCAAATATTGAATCTTTGCCATCGCAAAATCAAGGTAAGTTCCACCAGAGGTGAATTCATATATTAATTTTCCATTACACCACATTTCAACATTTATGGAATTGTTAAATTGAGTTCTGTTCCATTTCTCTTTAGTGGTGTTACGTTGTTTAATTTTTATTTCCCACACTCTTCTAAGTGTTCCCACACAATACGGTCTCCAATTCTCGCTATCACATGGGGGGATGGTTTCATTTGGCAGTCTGTCTGAAAAATAAAGCCACCAGGTTTTGGGTGTATCGTTGTATCCTTCGTGCTCTTTCCCATCAAAATCAAAAACATCATATTCTTTGTCTCTAATGAGTACTGTAAAGATTTTTCTCGGAGCTCTTCTGTTGTTTTCCATATTTGTATTTTTTTAATGTTAAAATTTCTTTTCTATAAAATCAATCATCCTTTGTTCCTGCGCCTTTTTAAGCTCTTCTATTCTCTCTTTAGCTTCTTTAAGCAAGCAATTAAACTCTTCTTCTGTGACTTTCGTGCGGCAATATTTGTTGCCAAGAGAATAAACTAGAAGTTCGTCTTCCCAAGTTCCTTGCAGGAGACATTTTGGAAGGGAATCGTGCTCTAGTTTAACGTACTGTGCTCCATAAACCCTATCTGTTCCAACGATTTTGTCTTCTGATTTAATTTCGGCCAACAGTCGCTTGTAATACTCAATTATTTTATGTTTTTCCATGTTTATATGTTTTTTTAATTAATCCATTTATAAGTTTTTTATTCATAACTTTTTCCATGTTCTGAGGTTTATTTAACAAACGCAGGTTTACCTTCACGTGGTCTCCACTTAATCCACCAACCATCTTTTGGTTGAACGTAGTAACACCAGCCATCTTCTGTATATAGCCTGTGTCCGCCGCTTTTGCTTACATTAAGAAAGAGAGGTTTGCCGATTAATAATCTTTGACCATTTGGGAATCCGTATTCACGTTCCATTTCAGAACTTATGTCTTGGAATTCCAAACCTGATTCATTAAGAAATCCTTCGTTGGGGTTTGTTTCTTTTTTCATATATTGGGAATTTTAAATTTTCCCAAAGGTAAGAAAAGTTTTAATACGAGGCAAGTATTATATGAAATAATTTTTCATAATGTTATAGATATCGTCATAGCTGTCTTTATGACAATGCGTGAACAATCCGCTGCCCATTTCACTCCCATGTCTATTGACAATAGAACCATCGCTATCTGTTACAAATACCAATTCGTCTCCTTCGATATCGTCCCCATAATATTCTTCCACCTGGTCTTCTGTTTTAATTCCGTCCCCGTCGAACAATCTTCCATCGGGCAATTTAATCATGACATGAATTGGGGGTCTTGTTCAGAGAGTCCAGAATCAAAAATAAGCATATAGGGAAGCCCCGTAATGGCATGTAAAGCCCTGGCGAACTCATAGCATCCCCCATGGTTAACATGGGGGTATTTGCCTTTAATTTCGCCTTGTAGTTTCATTAAAAGCGGAAAGTGCTGGGAATCAATTTCTACGTGTTTGTTCGTTTTGGATTGGTCAATATCTTCATACATTTCTTTTTTCCTTTCCCATCCATTATCAACCATTTTCATAGTTTCCTTTTGAAATTCTAGCCAGGTTTTATATTTACATCCTTTATAATCTTTCAGCTTTACCAGCTGACCGAACCTTGTTCCTCTGTTTGGGATTTCCATGTACCAGGAACCGTCAATTGTGATATTATAATTATATTCTTTTTCACTGTTCCAATCTTTAATAAATTCCTTTAATTCAAGCACGGTGGGGATTTGCCAAAAGCTTATGATTTTAATATCAGGCCACATTCTTCCAGCCTTATCAAGCACCACATCATAATCATAGCTATTATCAGATTTTATTACGTCATATCTCCTTAAGACGGAATTGTGCCATTTTTCCACATATCCTATATACAACCCGCCTTTATAATATCCAAATGGAACAGCCCCATCCTTCAGTGACCCCAAGCGAATGTGTTCTTTTGGAAGATAAACGTTATCTGGGTCCTCTTTTAGCAAAGCTTCAGATATAATTCTCCTTATGTATAGTCTGAGGGGATTCATGTTAATTGTTTTTTGATATTGTCCACTCATTTAATTTTGAATTGAAAATCACTCCTCTTGGAGCTGAGTATTTTGACACATCTAACGCATCCTTCCACCAAACTCCATCAAAATTTGTGTTCATTTCAGCATATATTGTTAATAGCAAATCAAAAGTTTGTGAAGTATCTATTGTGCTTTGTTTTGTATCGGATTTTAATTTTTCAGTTGGTTTAATACCACCCTTATTTGTTTTTATATCATTAACATCATCTGCCTCTTGTTCTGCCTCTTCATACGTTGGGAATTCAGAATATACTTCTTGTTCTAATTCTTCATCATAATAATAAACACGGAATGTTTCTTCTTGTAAAACATATCCATTATCCACACCCCACTGGACTATATCATTCTTTTGTACTTTCTTTAACTTGTGAGCATTTATAAATGTTCCACCCCTTTTGACTAGCGTGTATAAGTCTTCATTTTCCAATTGTGCTATGCTTCTCCACTCATCTGGGTTAACTGAAACAGACAAACCACTTCCTTCTAATGAAAATTTTGACTTTTTATTTAAATCCAAACTCCCAACATGAAAAACTTTATTTATAATCACTGTTGGCAATTGTAAAGTCGGATTTTCAAAGGATTCCTTTATAATTTTCCTTATGTAGAGTCTGAGAGGATTCATGCAATAATTTTACATATGGGAGTTTGAGAAATGTAATTCATTATCGTCTCCAACATACAATTCAACACCTTTCAAATCATGAGCAGCTTTCATAAGTTCATCTTCATGCTCATAACTGTGGTCGAAGAACCCTGCTCCATGGCTGTTTCTTGTGAGCCAAATGTCCATTCCCAAGTGTGAGAGTCCGTGTTCTTCTACAGCTTCGGAAACTGCATCCTCTCCAGCATTTTTAATAAATTCTTTAATGTCTATATAGGCTTGTATCTGAGAGTCTTCGCTAAGGTCGTCGATGGTGAATTTGTCTGTGGTTTCGCCTTCTGTCCAGATAGCTCCTGTTAAATATCCTTTAAGGACTTCAACTAAATCTTCCTGAGTTAACTTAACTGTATCCATTTCAATGGCCTCGGATATAATTTGTCTTATGGTTTTTCTAAGTAGATTTTTCATAGGAATAGAAATTTCCTATAAATAGTAAAAAAAAGTCCCCATTTTGGGTGGGGACTTTTGAATAGAAATTCTTGTTATGTGCTATAAACTAATTACTCCAATATCGCTTTTTACCACAATTAATACATCTCCCATACATAAATAAACCAGTGCCATTACAATATATGTCTTGATATTGATTATGCTCACATTTAATTCTATTTGAAAGTTTATTTATGTATTTCTTAAATCTAAAATTTACAGCACATAACAGCGTGTATAAAACATTGTTATTCTGTTTCAAATTAACATTTTCCATATTATTAAATTTTGTATTCCAAATTAAGTTTTATTAAACAACGTTTCATACACGCAAACGTTAGCAGTAATACTACATATACCGTACTTCAACATCTTTTTCACCTTTCAAAGCATTTTCAGCATACTTTTCGGCCTGTGCTACCATCCTATCGTGGCACGTTCTACCTTCTTTTGCTTTATTCCTACTTTCGTGGATATTAGCAGTAACTCGCAAAGCTTCTTTTATTGCTTCGAGTTGAAATTTGTAAATTGTTATTTCTTCCATTGTATTAAAATTTATCGTTAGTTCTTTTATAGCTGCAAGTCTATCGGCATTATTTTTTCACGTCTTCTAAGCGCATGTTTCCTATTTTAATGGGGTCGCCCAATTTAATTCCCCACCGTTCACTGTTAAATTTAACAGACAGGCCGTTGCTGTATTCTTCATCTGCTTTTTCTATTTTTTCAACACCAAGGAATGGCGCATAGAAGAATGGGTTTTTGCCACTATATCCAAGTATAAACTTAACATAGTCACACTTCTTTTGATTACCGTTTTTATCGAAGAGCCTAGAGTTTATCCACTGGCCTACCTCACGGTATTCTATCTTTTTCTCACCTGTGACCATTACTTTAAACGGTTCGCTTTTAAGGTTTAAAAGCAGCACGTTTTTTTCGGGGAAATTATTGTCAGGCTTTCTCATTTTAATAAAGTTTTTATATCTTATTATACGAGAAAACTGTCAAAAAGTTTCACTTAGACTCTTTACGCATTTTTTCATATATTTTGCCTGTTTCATTCTGGTCATTACAGAATGTTGGATGCGGAGCAATTCCCATTTGTCCCATGAACCAAGCAACTTTATAAAGTTCAATAATCCATTCTTCTGGAGAATGTTCAAGAAAAAGATTCTTAAGCTCTTCTGCTGTTATCTCGCCTTTTCCCATCCTATAAGACCAACCAGAGTGCACAAGATTCTTATTGCTCTGCACTTTCTCCCACAAAGGATATACAGTGTTAAACAAAGGCAAACTTCCAGATTTCTTCAAGAAATCTAAATCAAAATTCTCAAGAATCTTTTGATAGAATTTATAATGGACAAGCATATACATTTCATAATCCTGATATCCTTCTCCTGCTTTGTGGTAATCGGTAGTTTCCCAATAATTACATTCGGAGTAATTGCCCCCATATTTAACAATGACTGGTCTTGCTATGAATGTGTGTAGATAGGCAAAACAGTTTATGTCTGCATAATTTCCCCTGCTGAAGTCACTTTGCATTCTAAATCCCAAAGGAATTAAAACACATTTGTCACCATCTTCAATGGGAAGGTGAGATATGCTGCAGTATGTTGTTCCGAATACCATATGTTTGATTTTTTGATGTTATGCTATAAAATTAAAGAAATGTTTTATTTATCTGTTCCGCCTTGATAACTACAAAAGGTCGCACCACATAATCTTTCGTTTTTCCATTCGAATCCTACATTATAAATGCTATCCATTAAGTCCCCTCTGTATCCATTAAATTTTCTTACGAATTCTGTTATTTCTTTATGCTTTACGTGAATTATCTTGCCGCCAACATGCCAAACATCTACAGCGCTTCCGCCAGCAAAACTACTACTTCGTACTCTAAACTTTATCTCTGGGAATTTTTCTTTGAGTGCTCCACGAACAATCCTTGCATGCTCTACAGCATCAATATGCCTTGTAATCTTTTTTTGCTCATCTAAAATCTCACCATAGATTTTATGTTGAAGCCCGTTTATTTTTTTGTCGTTGTTCATAACTATGGTTTACGATAAGTTTCCAAGAAAGCCCACGAGCTTTAGCTGTGAGATGAATTGGCTTAATGTTTCTTAAATTTGTTAATTTATACGAAAATATTTAAACAAAGTTACGAAATATTTGTTAAATAAACAAAATTTTGTTATATTTATATACAAATGACAGAGAAATACTATGAATAAAAGATGGACACATAGCAACAAATCAGTATATAACATAGGATATCATTTAATTTGGTGTCCTAAATACAGGAGGTCTGTGTTAACAGGAGAAGTAAGCAGCAGATTGTTTTTTTTGTTAGAAAGTAAGTCTAAAGAAATTGGCATTAAAATTGAGCGCATGGGAATAATGCCAGACCACGTTCATTTGTTTATAAAGGCAAGCCCAGTGGACAGTCCTCATTTCATCGTTCAGCAATTAAAGGGATATACATCTCATGAATTAAGAGGTGAGTTCCCACATTTAAAAAGCAAACTGCCAACCTTGTGGACAAGAAGTTATTATTGTGAATCTGTCGGGCATATTTCAGAAGCAGCAATAAAAAAATATATAGAAGAACAAAAAAATAAATGATAAGGTCATATAAATACAAGTTGTATAATAATAGCCGCAAGAACGAAGTATTGGTTCAGGATATAGAATTATATTCCGAGGTATACAACCATTGTATTGCTTTATATAACAGGTATTATAAATTATATAAGAAGAATATCGGCAAATATGACCTACAGAAGCATCTGACGAAGATTAAGCACAGATATATGACCAGATGGGAAGATTTGGGTTCCCAGGCAATCCAAGACATCACAGACCGCCTTGATAAATCATATAAATTGTTCTTCTCGAATTTAAAGAAGAAAGTCAGATGTTCTCCTCCATCGTTTAAAAGCAGATATAAATATAAATCATTCACTTTAAAGCAGGCGGGATATAAGCTTGACCAGAAGGAAAATGAAATCATCATAAATAAAAAGAAATACAAATATTTTAACAGCAGAGATTTCGAAGGGAATATAAAAACCTTAACTGTAAAAAGAAATCACAAAGGAGAGATATATATCATTTTTTCTGTGGAACAGGAGATGAAATTAAAAGTTGGATTCGAGACGGGTAAAATCGCTGGATTCGATTTTGGTTTGGGAACATTTCTTGTGGACAGCGAAGGAAAAGAGTTTATTTCTCCGCAATATTTAAATAACTCATTTGAGAAACTGAAGGTTTT